AACGATGGGAGCCGCTAAGTACGTCAATGGCAAGTTGGTAAAACCAACTATGGGAGCCGCTAAATACGTCAACGGAAAGTTGGTAAAACCGTCGATGGGAGCCGCTAAGTACGTCAATGGCAAGTTGGTAAAACCAACGATGGGAGCCGCTAAGTACGTCAACGGAAAGTTGGTAAAACCGTCGATGGGAGCCGCTAAATACGTCAATGGCAAATTGGTAAAACCGTCGATGGGAGCCGCTAAGTACGTCAATGGCAAGTTGGTAAAACCAACGATGGGAGCCTCTAAGTACGTCAATGGCAAGCTGGTAAAACATTCGAAGGGAGCTGCTAAATACGTAAACGGCAAGTTGGTAAAACCAACGATGGGAGCCGCTAAATACGTAAACGGCAAGTTGGTAAAACCGTCGAAAGGAGCCGCTAAGTACGTCAATGGCAAGCTGGTAAAACCGTCGAAGGGAGCCGCTAAGTACGTCAACGGCAAGTTGGTAAAACCAACGATGGGAGCCGTAAACGGCAAGTTGGTCTCTAAAATATCCTTAAATATCAGGAATGTTGGGAATACAGCTGTACCATCTGTAGGCGCACAGCGTATAATACCAGGACGAACAATACGTGTACAATCTGTAGTATCATCTGTTACACCTATTCAACATGTTATGCCGAAAGTCATGCCCACATCATATAAAAAAACGAAAAAAGAATCCGTAAAAAAATACGATGACGACGATGACGATGACGATGACGATGATGACAGAGAATACCGTAAGTATCTTCATTACATGTATCTACGTTATTTGAGGAGTCGTCATCATTCGTAAACATACCCCATTTTATACCTAAGTGGTGTAAAATAACTTACTTTTTATTGTTATGGCCGTTGCCGCTCTGATTGGACTCGCTTTCTTTGTATAGACTGCTATCATCGTTGAATGGCATATTTACATTATTGGGGGCTCCGTACGACGTGCACGAACATGCTTTCTTAGTTTTTTGGCCCATATCCGTTAGGTCTTGTTCGAGGCCGTTGTATATACCGTTGTCCCACGATTCATGTCGTTCTCGCATGTCTCGAATATGAGAAACAAGAAGCATTGTATTGATCAATGCAATGCCTAAACCAATGGCAACAAGCGTAATCAATAAATTATGAGCAGAGTCTGTTGATGACATTTTATATTAAAAAAAATAAAAATTTTTATAAGTAATTTATAAAAATATGGCCACGTCGAGAATCGAACTCGAGACCTCTTCTTTACAAGAGAAGCGCTCTACCGTCTGAGCTACACAGCCTATAGTTATAGCATGTTTTTAAATTAATATTTACAACATAAAGAAGAACTCCGCCATAAAATGGATACATTGCCGCTAATCGACAAACGCCTTCACGTCGTCGCCGTCATTTCTAACCCTGTTCCTTATATAAAAAGGTACTTTCTTTTTCGACAATTTATGGAACGAATGGAAAAAGATAAAAACGTCATTTTATATGTCGTTGAATTGGCATATCAACAACAAGATTTTATAATTACATCTCAAACCAATCCACGGCACTTACAACTTCGTACCGAGACTCCACTGTGGCACAAAGAAAATATGATCAATTTGGCCGTATCAAAACTTCTACCGTCTGACTATAACGCCTTTGCATGGATTGATGGCGATGTCGAATTCGAAAATCACAATTGGGCTCTTGACGCATTGGAGTCTTTGAGTGGATCGAATGACGTCATACAGCTTTTTTCACACTGTATTGATCTTGACCAATGTAACCGCACATCGTCTATTGTAAGTAGCGCAGGATATCAATACGGGAAGGGCAACCGTATGTACTCAACAAATAACGCGCTTGATTACTGGCATCCAGGATACGCATGGGCTATTACACGTAACGCCTATGAAAAGATAGGCGGGCTATTTGATAAGGCTATTATCGGGTCAGGTGACACTATTATTCTTTCTTCTATATTGGAGATTTCTGATAAAATTGTAGACGATAAGTATAACAATGCCTATAAAAAGGCGGTTTCAGATTATGCAACAAAAATAAAGGGAACGTCAGCCATTCGGTTTGGTTACATACCAGGTTTAATACGCCATTATTTTCATGGTTCCAAAAAAAATAGAAAATATACCGAACGACGACAAATCCTTTTCAAACATGGCTACGAACCAAGTTTTGTCGGCTACGATGAAAACGGGGTGCTTATCCCAACATCGTTATTTCCAGACGACTTAAAAACTGACATTATGAATTATTTTCTCGAAAGAAACGAAGACGAATATTTCTGTTAGATTTTATTTTTAGTAAAAATAAAATTTTAAAAACCAAGATCAGCTTCTAGATCGTCGCCTAGGTACTTCATGAAACTCTCATCTGTCTCCGGTAGACCACTCTTCTTACGCGCATCCTTATAACGAGTTAGGTATTCGCCGCGGCATTCAGGATTCTCAACGTCCATACGCACCAACTCTTTACGCGTCTTAATGATATTTTCCCGCATTTCGTTCATCTTCTTCAACGTTTCTAGGTAAGTCCACGACAATTGGGCCTTTTTAACACGCATCTCAGTGTACGTATCGATCGGATCAATCTCTTCCGGCTTCTTTGCGACATCTTCCAGTAGTTCCTTCTCTTTTTCTTCGATGTCCTTGATCGTTTGGCGCTCTGCATCTCGCTTCTGACGAATCTGAGCCGATGTCTCCTCCGTTACCTTCTTTTTAATATCAATCTCGACCGTCTCGGAAATATACTTCCCTGTCGCGGCCAATGGGAACGGCCGGCCAACATAAGTATGATAAATGCTGTGATAACTGTCAACGTTTCGAACCAAGTATTCTGCTCGAAGCATGGCCTCGTCTTCAGTCGCAAATGTGCCACGCACTTTTAGCATACCGAAGACGCCGTCCTTGTCAGGAGTAGCGCCTTTTGAGGGAAGAAAAGATACAAGAGAATAGATTTGACCGTTAATCAATGGATCTGCATAAAATTTTTCGACTTTGGGAAAACGGTTGACGAAAGTATTCACATTTAGTTCAGACATGGCCGTTTTTACATCGGCTTCCGTCAAAGAAACGCCAAGATTATAAGAAATCTTCTCAGGATTTGGAACCCGATCGGCGGGCGCTGTTAAACTGTTTTGGATGTGTTCAGACATATTTTATAATTAAGATGTTTCTTTAATACAATTTAACACGACGTATTTACATGCTGTGTTGTAGACATCGGGTTATTGGGGTCAGATAAACCTGTCGTAAAAAGAGGAACCGATCCAACTTTCCATTTGCAACACGGATCGCCCATCTCTAACCCGTTGGTCTGGCCATCTTGATCCGAATCCAACATACACAGCAAAGGCGTCCACGCCCTTCCGTGTGATACATAGGAATTAGCAAACGATGTGTAACGCCGTGTCACGCCATTTGGGTGACCTAGTCCAATCGCGTTGGGAGGGAGTTGATTACCGTTGGGTACATTATTGTTATAGGCAGGATAAGCGTATGCTACGAACGCGTAAAGAATCGCTAAAAATGTTCTCATTTATTTTATAATAATAATTTAGATTTTTTTGTGAATACAAGGTTTACCTCCAATCTCGATGTCTCCAAATTTTCGGATAAATTCAAGAAATCGTGTAAAATCTGAAATGTGAACAGATGTGACTGGCGCGTTAAGTGTTTCTGTAAGATAGACAAAGTATCTACGATTATCGAATGAATCGAATGTAATAGGTATGTATTTATCGTCTGAAAAAATTGTTACATTTCTAATTTCATCGTCGTGGCCGTCATAAAGAAATTCGCGCAGCTTTTCATGCGTCGAAGGGTCAGTGTAAACAATCCCGTATGCTTCGTATGTCATATATTATTTTTTATAATAATATATTTTTATATTCACATTTTTATTACTCAACATCTTCCAGACTATCCTCTTCTTCGTATTCTTGCTCGATCATATCATCTTCAATATCGGGAGTCTCCTTTTCCTTCTCCTCGACCTCGCCGTGTCGATCTAGAATCATTCGCCACAAAAGTCTATAACGGATAGACCTCGTCTTCTCGCGAAGCCTGTTCAGTCTTTCTTTTTGATATTCAGATGATTCAGATGATTCAGATGATTCAGATCTAAATGCATTACAGGCAAAAGAATTACGTGTGATTGTTTTAAACCCAGGTATAGGGGTAGCGCTTTTTTCCTTGGGATTCTTGACAGCCCAATTCGACATCTTTACTTTTTATACCGGAAAGGCTTTTTATCGTTGAAATTTCATTTTTATTTATTTTTGGGCAAATTCGCAATCCAGGAGTATCCATAGACGCAATAAACCCGGCCCAGCCTACGATTGAGGGATGAAATGGATATACCGACATTTATACTTTATATTTTATAAAATCTAAATGTTATAAGTTCATTTTTACTTTTTACTTTTACCTAAAAATTTATAAGATAGAATAATTGCACATAAGATCAGACATACAATTCCAAATAAATAATATGGATTTTTCTTTTCTTTTTTCTTTTTCTCAATATCCATATTCTCAGTTTGTGTGTCGGGAGACACTTCGTAGTCTTCTTGACAGTGCAAATTCTCTAGTTCATCCTGTATTTCTTGCTTTAAAGACGGAGATAAGTTAGACGGAAGAACTTCACGCCGCTCATGTTGACTTCGACCATGTTCAATACCGTGGTTCTTACCTTGTTCCATACTATGTTTATTACTGTGACCATGGATCTTACTCATACCTTGTTCGATAGATTGGTTCATACCCTGATAGCTCATATCTTGTTCCATACCTTTATTCATAACTTGGCTCTTACCTTGAATTGGCATATTCATATCGGGGTCTTCAAAACGTACATGACGTTCATCAACTGTTTCGCGTTTACGGACAATAGGTTGAAGTTCGCGTAAACGAATGGTTACTTGGCATTTAGCTGTCTGCGTTGGACCGCATTTTAAGGCTATATAATGATTTTGGTGTTCGTTTTCTTGATACGTAATACGACGAGAGTAAGATCCATTGACTTGTTCAAACTGGAAATCTCCGCTATCAAGCTGATTTTGGTTTACGATCGCTACAAGAATATTGGTATCGTCTGATGCAATCGTAAAATCCGACTGAAAATTGACCATAGTTCCATTTAAATCAACCAATTGCATCATACTGGAAAGTTCCATGCTTTTATTAACTTCAAACACTTTTTCGGGTGTGGCCATTTTAATATTTATAATAAATAATTGTTTTTATATTAGAATTTTGATGCACGTTTTTTCGAAGATGATTTTTTCTTTGAACGTCGGTTTGATTTTTTAGGTGATTTTTTCTTTACGCTTCGTTTTAGGCTTCGTTTTACGCTTCGTTTTACACTTAGTTTTACGCTTCGTTTTACACTTAGTTTTAGGCTTCGTTTTTTCGAAGACTTTTTCGAAGAACCAAACTGCATTTTTTTCCTAAACACAAGCTTGATTATATCTTCCCAATCCATTCCGAAATTAAAATTAAATATATTACCCATTGTCGCTTTTGTTAACAGTACGTAAAAAAATCTACCTCCAACGGCCGGATTGAGATTATCCCATAGAAATTTAACAACATTGCATATAGCAGGTATTACTTTTGATAAAGTTGTTAACGCTCCAATAACTACCATAATATTATTTAGGATTTGTTCATGTCGAGAACCTCCAAGAAGATACTGGACTGTATTGGTAAGAACGGTTTTTGCGTTACCCCAAAACCCAATGTTTTTAAGTCCAATTAAATTACCCAACCCCATCCAAGTAAAACGCCCATCTCCTGTAAAATAGGTCGACATAAACGCATTCCACCCGTTTTTACCCGACGGGTATTCATATTCTAAGAAATTAGAAAATTTAAGAATATCGGAGCCCCCAAGCACACTTCGATCCTTTCCAAATTCTTTTGAAATTTTGTCCAATATAGAAGTATCTTTGGTAGCATTAAACAAATCGTTAGTTGCCGTATAATTTTTTAAAGCCTTCTCCCATGCGGCTTTTAACGTTTCTGACGCGTTAGGCACAAATGAGTCAACATCGTTATTTATTAATGACACATTAGCTAGTTTTTCAGGATCGTAACCCATCTGCATATCAATCACATAAGATATTAGGGTAGAAAAAAAATTCTGAACAGCCGGCACACCATAATTAATTGTCAAAAAGAGAACTGTCCCGTATAAAAAAAACGATAACACATGGAATGAAATGTCAAGCGCAGATGATGTTTTAGTATCATTACGACGAGTGTATTCATCAATATATACACTCATTTTTTCTTTCAGTACCTTATCACTCACTCCCATATCTAATTTTGTTATATCGCGTGTATTGTATACTACACACGCATTATATGTAGCAATAGACAAGTCGGAATTATTTATCTTAAGATCTCTTGACATTCTATTTATTTCGTCTAATTTTTCGTTAATAGATACGTCAAGTTCATCCCGCTTTTCATGGAGTCTTTTTTCTCCATCAAGATATGCCTGACGAATACCGTTGCCAGCTTCAATTGCCGCATTCAAAACATTTCCTCCAACCGCGCTAACCGCCAAGTTTTTAACTGCACTTGTCGTCGTTTTACTACTAGCAGAGCCTCTGTTTCTTAGTTCATTTACATTTGAACGACCAGGCATCAAATTTTCGTCTTCTTTAATCTCGTTATTAGAATTACGAGATTCCATAATAATTTATATATATTTTTTTTTTAAAATTAAAATAAATGAAAACTGTACTGATATGCATATCCATATGCATTTTTTTTGTAGTTTTAATAAGTATGCTGGATAGAACAAAAAGTTGTACACACCCAACGACTCCCGCGTCTACGACATCGGCGATAATGGTAATACCAACGGCTACGACTCCAGCATCAGCGATAATTGTTACACACCCAACGACTCCCGCGTCTACTACATCGGCGATAATGGTAATACCAACGGCTACGACTCCAGCATCGGCGATAATTGTAACACCAAGGACTACACAGGCACCTGTAGATAATGTTAAAATTTTCTTAGATTTTATTCAGTCAAAAAAGATAAAAGAAAATTATGACGCATCTCCTTCATCCGCTGCTACACCACCCTCTCATAATCCAGACGGCGTTGTAGTCAGCATAGTACAAGGTGGAAAAACTATGATTTCCTATTATGACGATGATACACAAAACATACCAGACATACCAGACAAAGGCATTAAAGGCATTACGTATATTAAATTATCAAATGATCTTCTAGATTCTCAAACGCTTTTAATTAATATGTATAAGCAATTTATTGGATCAGAGCCTCAATTATGTTACACCAATTTACAACCAGTTACGTATCGAGTAGAGTTTTTTGGACGTGGTTTTTCAAGTGCAAACTACGAAAATCTGTCAAGTGACCCAAACGCGTTTTTCATACGTATTTCAAAAAATATTAAAATGTTAACATGGTATATTGCATATTCGATATTCACCAATGGAGACGTGAATATTCTTCGTGATATGGGAGCACTTGTTATAGCCAATTATATTCTTAAAACGACGGCGTGCCCTGAATTGTGGTCTTTAACTCGGCTCCAATCAAATAGTGTTGATACATCAGTTATTTTTAATATGCTACAAGACGCTCATGTCGGTCTTACCCCTGTACTTATGAAAGATATAGGTAAAATATTTGAACTTAATAACTATTTTCAACTTATAACATATCCAGTAAGTAGCGCAAATTATCAAAAATTAATGAATGCGGCAAAATCCTATTTATCACCAAGTGCTGCAACAGATATGCAAAACATTCTGAATTCACGAGACCAAACGTCCGGTACTATTCTAATTGAGGATGTAGGAAGACTTCTTATTCTTACATATTATAATGGCCGGTTTGATGCTGATACGTGCTAAATAAAAAATAAGTATTTATTTTTTATAAACCCAATTTCTTCCGTAACGACATAACGGTTCTAGACGATTTGACCAAATCAATCATCATATCGGACGCCGGATCCTTCCTTGAAATCGCCAAATTCACGATTTGATTCATCTTCCCACGCGCCAACTTCCTAAAATCCCACGTCTTTACAAATTCCCTATAATCCGATTTCATATTCAACGCTTTCATTGTCCCACACGACGTCTTCTTATACTCATAGTGAACCTGGGGCAAATTCTTGCACAGTTCTTTAACGAACCCCTCTTTCCATGGCGCAATTTGATACCATATGTTTTTCTTTGGACAACACGACAATGCATCCGTAATACTCTGATCACCAGTCAGCAGAATATCATCTACGCTGTTTGCCAATAGGGTGATCATATCCACATTGGGTACAGGGAAAATATCCCCACGTATAATCAAGGTTTTATTGCCATTTCCGCCAACAACAAACTCTCTTGTTACGTCGGGCGTGATTACGAGAATCATAGAACAATAAGAATGTAACAGCTTTATGTTTTTCTTATTGGTCATTAGATGAGTAGCGACTGATTTGGGCGTGATAATCGTAAATTCATTGGATTTCTTTAGATACAAATACTTCTTAGTGACCATCTCAAAAAAAGACATATAGCACTGATCAAAGTTAGGAATAGTGCTGGTAACAGCGATATAAGATAGTGCGTACTCTTTTTTATTCAAGCCGATCGCCTTCGCCACGGACGCCAACTTACGTTTCTTGTCAACGTCCGTAAAAAACATACCTAGCCGTCCGTTGCCAATGCCTGTATGAAAATCAAACTTTTTATCTATCCTATCATTGTATTCCGAGAAGAAATACGTATTGTACGCATCAGAATAGGGAATGAAGTCTTTAATGTCCTGTAACGATACGTCATAGTCTTGCTGCAAAGGCGCTACAAAAATCAAATCGTATTTATCTGCCATAGTTGATTGATCATCGGGCTTTACCTTCAAGTACTTAAACCGACGACAATCTTCTCTACCTGTTGTTGCCTTCAATGAAATAATGGAGTCGCGTTTTTCGCCAATACTAATAAAATTATCAGGTTTTGGTGTGGCGATATGAACCGTTGCAAACGGATACCATTTTACCAGATATTTCCTTAATTTTAGGGCAAAAATCACATCGCCAAATCCATGACAAGGCGAATTTAGGATAACGATGGATATCGCTTTTGGTTTTCTAACGGTTTTAGAAAAATTAGAAACCATTTCGTTCTTGGCATTTTTTATATTTTCGATCGATTTTATTGCTTTTTCCATTTATTTAACAATTATTTTTATTTATAATAAAATAAAATATGATTAACTCCATTCCGCCGAAACGAAAACACGTTAACGATTACAACGAAATCAAACTGAAACCTGTCATTCAAAATGCAGATAGCTCATTCGTTGTAATTACATACTGGTGGGGTCGTGGAAACACAAACAAAAACTTACAAAAACCTTGCCCAAGTGATATAGAGAATGCCGCATCTAATGGCAAGACGATGGCCGTACGCAAACAAGGCAAAAAGTTCGAAGAAATGATCGACGACTTTCTTGATAACATGAAGTCGCGACGCCTCAACTATCTTGTGGCCGAGTACCCGATGTTTGCGGTAAAAGGAGGCTACCAAAATGCAATCAATTACAAACCATATTTTATCGAAGAAGCACTTCGTGCTTGTTATCCGCGAAGTGTGCTGTACATTGACGGCGATATGAAAATCAATCAGTATCCACGTATACTGGACACTCCCGGCATTGATTTTGCAGGTCGATCGTGGAACATAGATCTAGATGGTTGGGATCCACATAACCCTTGTTACGATCCGTATATCTTTGAAACAAGCGGTGGTACCTTATTTTTTGGCCAAACGCTATTTGGCTATCAACTCCTCGATATGTGGCAAGAAGGGATGCAAAAACATGTGGGAAAAGCAGAAGACCGTGTCATATCACTCATCGTAAACAATAAGAAATTAATAAAAGACATGAACATAATTCAGTTGCCGATCGAATATCTCTGGCTTACTTTACTATATGAAAATGCCAGCTTGGGGTTTGATCTCAAAAAATACCGCCCTCACCGCATAATATCTCACCCATTTTGTTTAACATCTGAGGAGGCGGCCATAGAATTAAGCGATGAACTGCTAAAAAAAATGAAAAGTCGTATCCCTAACAGGTACAGCTATTACGTAGACGGCCAAGTCATATGCAACCGAACAAAAGATATAATCTACGAATATATCACGTATAAGGATAAACGAACCTCTAACCAACATGTAGACTATAACAAATGGTCAAAGAAAGTAGATGCATTCGATATTGTCAAGTACGAGACTAAATACGGCGAATTCAACAAGATCGCCAAAAACAACCTGGCAACGATGAGGACGATTAGACGGGTCTCAAATAGAAGTAACGTTTGCGTGTCGCTTGACCAATATGAAAATGCTCACCACATCCTTTCAAAAGACATGCTATTGCCAACTATATTGTCCTACCTCAAAAATAACCAGTCTGTCATTTATCTCCCGTCTAAGAGAAACTACCTTTCTAAATCCGTCGACGCTATTTGCAGAAAGGCCGACCAGAGCTATGAACTTATCGCTCGAAATAACAATGATAGCGATAAACACTTCAAAAAAGGATACATGTTATCACTTGACGAACAATATCCAATTTACTTTTCGGCCAACAATAAGGTTTTGTACCACCTCCTTGTGATGTCCGATAATCTCAAAAAGGTCGGACAACACTTTAACAGCAGTTCTACGTTCATTTCACGCATTCGATGTCATTGGTTGTAAGAGTTTCGTGTCTTATCGAACAATGCGTTTAGTCGAGGTTAAATGACGTAACCATTTGAGAAAGATTTTCTCAAATTTTCTAACGTTTTCCCAAATTTTCTAAAAATAAGAAAATTTATTTTTCTTATTTAAAATAAAGACTTATATTTATATAATAATGGACTGCGATTTTTGTAAAAAAACGTTTTCCTCAAAGAGTAATTTATACACTCACCAGAATACAGCAAAGTTCTGCTTAGAACTACAAGGAAAACAAGAAGAAAATGGGTTTGAATGTGAATTTTGCAAAAAGAAGTACGCCCAGAAAAAAGGGTTAATTCTCCATAATAATATATGTAACGAAAAGGATAAAAAAACTCAGTCTGATAAACACCAAGAAAATATAAACCGGTTGGAATCTGAAATTATAAAACTTAAACGTCTTGAAAAAGACAATATAAAAAAAGTAACCCAAAGTCACGAAGCAATCCTAAAAGAGAAGAACGAGTACATTGCCAAACTGGAAGCCAAGTTGGAGAAGTTTGAGAATGCGGTAACCAATATGGCAGCCGCTAAAACACTTGCAATAGAGGCAAAAGCGGCTAAGGATTCACAGCCTGTAACCAACAACACGACGAACAACATCACTGTTACGACAACCAATAACAACGTCCTCAACCTATCACAGGAGCACGTCAAGAGTGTTCTTACCGAACATCTCGACTACAACGTCGTGTACGCTGGCCAAGCCGGCTTGGCGACGTTTGTGGTCGACAAAATATTGAAAAATCAAGCGGGCACTCTAATCTACCGGTGCGTCGACCCAAGTCGTCAGATGTTTGAGTTCGAGAATGAGAACGGAGAAACAGTTAGAGATATGAAGGCCGAGAAACTGATCCAGTCGTTAGTTAAAGGCGAGGTTATCAAGATTGGACTGGAACAGGCAGGTAAAGGGTGGAATACCGATGACAGCGAATTAAATACGAAGCGCGCCGAGGTATTTAGCACAAAGGTAAACGAGTACGCGAATTTGAACCGTAACAACACGGTATTTAGGTCGAAGGTGTCGTCGTTGACGACGTGATTTTGTATATTTTTATTTTTCCAAATTTTAGAAAAATAAAATGAGACACACACACAATTTTATTTTTATTGTGTGTGTGTTGATTTTAAAAATTTTTTAGAAATTGAATTTAGAATAATTTTATAATTCTATATCTATAAAATTTTAGAAAAATAATATAGAAGATATAATAAAATGAAAAAAAATATACCACCGCCTCCTCCCAAGCGTCCACCTAAACCCGTCGTAAAACCGTTAGAAATTGTGATTCCATCTGAAAAAGAAGAAAGGGACTATAAGAAGGAGCCCCCGTTGCAGCGAAAGGATTGTACCATTTATTTTGTCTTTTCCTAACGCAAGAGATCCTCTTTACCTATGTAGCATAGGAACTGTAATTGGGTGGTAGATACGTCCCCAAACTCGCGCGGTCCTACTAGGCTCCAATTAACCGGTTCAATCAATCCCAATTTTTCAAAGATATAAGCCAGTAATGCAGAACACCAAAAGCGGTCTATTTGCTGGTAGGCCGGTTCCAGTGGAAGCGGGTGATGCAGTGAATACAGACCCATTAGCCAATCCCATGGGTTAAGATCGTATGGTTTATTTTGTATGTCGCGATGGACGGTTTGCAGCGTCTTGTAAAAAGCGTCATCGCGTTTGCATTCAACTTTTCTCACAAATACACTATTGGCAGAACATTCTGCCAGTATATCGGCTAGAAAGTGTATTTGGACGCCGACTTTAACGACGCCGGTCTCGGCGTCTGGAATAGCGTTCCAGCCGGATTCGAGTAGATAAATGCCGTCTTCAAGGTCTTTATTTAGATAGGATGGGTTGCGCACGATCATACCAACGTGGCTGTACGGGCTTCGCCCGAAGTATTCGAGGATATAGGAGACAAATGTGCGTCCTTTGAAAAGGATAATATCGCCAGTTTGTAAAAAGTCCATTTATTGTAAAACCCGGATTTTTAATTTAAACATTTTACTTATATTATAAGTAAAAATGGATCTATTAACGTATTATTCTGTGCATTCTAGAAATTCTAAACCGCAGCTACTCAACATTGTCAGCGCGATATGTAAATCCAGTATTTCAATTGAGAAATGTATTCGGTATTCGGCGTTACGAGGTTTTCACGGAGATTATAGTGTATCTACTAACGCGTCCGGAGATGTTCAAAAAAAACTAGATGTAATATCAAACAATTTGATGATCGATAATTTAATCGAGACTTGTTCGTGCAACGTATTGTTATCAGAAGAAAATGATGAGCCTATTTATGTCCCTACCGAAAAACGAGGTATGTATCTTGTAGCGTTTGATCCGCTTGACGGCTCTTCCAATATAGAGTGTAATGCCCCGATTGGAACTATCTTTTCAATTTGCGAGAATAAGGAGGAACGGATCTTGATAAGCGGAAATATGATTGAAATTGCAGGCTATATTCTATACGGCCCTAGCACCGAACTAGTGATTTCAGTGGATGGTAAAGTCGTTCGATTTGTCCTATCGCCAAGTGGTGAATACATTCGAATTGGATCTGTTAGTTTAGAAGGTAAGGCTAAAAAGATTTATTCGATAAATGAGGCAAATAGTATGAATTGGGGAAATGACATGAAAGTCTATATTGATGACTACAAATCGGGATATTTAGGATATTCGGCTCGCTATATTGGCTCGATGGTCGGAGATGTTCATCGCACGTTGCTCTACGGAGGCATGTTTAGTTATCCGGCGGACAAGAAGAATAAAGACGGTAAATTGAGATTGCTTTACGAGTGTTATCCAATGGCAAAACTGTTCGAAGACGCGGGTGGTAAGGCCCTAGTGGGAAATATGAGCGACCAGCGAATTTTAGATGTAGAGCCAAAGGAGATACATCAACGATCTCCGGTTCTATTTGGAAGCGCGCAAGAAGTAGAGAAGTATGAAATTATTTTGAGAAATATCGTGTCTAAGTTATAATAGGAATAACTATTTTAACTTTTTGATAATTAAGATAATAAAGATGAGATTTTGTCGAGTTTTGCGTATACCACCGTCTTCATGTTGTGATGAAAATGGTTCATGATGATTTGAACCAATTCGGCTTTGGATTTTCCGGCATCAGTAACGCCTGCATACTTACGCAATTGACTATTGCTTAATGACCACAAGACTTGTTCCATTGTTTTGTCGTCTTCTTTATCATCGGTAATATCGTTACACTCCTCGTTAACCCCCTCGTTAAACTCGATGTATTCTTGGACAGATGATGACCATTCTCTAACCATGTCGTTTGATTCATCGTATAGACTGTCTTGCGTTTTAAGCATCGCGTTCCAGCACTCATCGCTGACCGGTTTTCCGGTGATTTGTGACATGGATTGTTTGTCGTACCAGTTTAGAATAACGACGCGATCGGTGAGCCCTACGATAATGTTATGAACGTCGTCGTCTGACAGGTATGCCATCATATGTTGAATATTTTGAGTGTCGCGAATATTTTGAGTGTATCTATTTTTTAGTCGGTTTAGAAACCAAATGGCCGTAACGACAACAGTTACGAACAATACGAAAAAAAACATATTTCTAATATTTTGGCAGAAAATATAGGCGTACTGTCATTTTTATTTTTCGAGGCATTTTGATCTTATAATTATACAAATTTTAAAAATGCATTTTTTATGATTATGGATTTATCTTTCTAAAACTTCTAAAATGTCTCAAACCGTTCTGTGGGTTACTTCTAGCCCAAAGGAAGATTCGAACTCCAAAAAAATCAGTAAAATGATTGTCGACCGTATTACCAATGAAGTCACAACCCAGACACACCGTGACACGTCTACTGTTCCGCATCTTGTCAATGATCATAACCAAACATTGGTAGATGAGGTATTGTCGTGTGATACACTTGTATTGGCGATGCCTATGTGGAATTACGGCACTCCGTCGAGTGTAAAAGCCTGGATCGATCATATTGTCGCTTCTGGTAAAACATTCATCTACGAGTCGGATAAGGTGAGTGGATGTTGCAAGGCGAAAAATGTATATCTTGTGGTGACGTGTGGAACAGGTGTCGCTGAGAATAGCGATCGTGACTTTATTACGCCCTACCTTCGTAATGTGCTGTCATTCATTGGGATGACAAATGTCAATGTGGTATGGGTAAATAATGTGTACCAGCCGGATGCGATGGAACGCGCGTCGGCCATTATCAACTCACTTTTCTAAATATTTATAATTTACATTATAAATATGAATACCTCAAATAAACGTGCCATTCTATTTCTATGCGGATGCATACCATTGCGTCTGTTGTTTGTATATATTGCCTATTATATAGCATATCATAATACCTCATTTTTACCATATCTTGCTATTCCCACGATGATTATCGCCATTGGATTTATATCCATTTTTATGTTTGGGCTCCGTAAAACGGGGACCGAAACATTTGGGCAGCCTATTTGGTGGGACCGCCTTAGACCAATTCATGCGTTATTTTATCTTCTATTTTCCATATTTGCGTTTATGGGTAAGAAAGAAGCCTATATATTCCTCGCGATGGACGTTATACTAGGTTTTATATCATATCTAACGTTAAGAGTTTTGTAGATCGATTATAAATCATGTGGTCAATGTAGAGCTGATCGATATCAGCTCCGTATATCCCAAACACACCGTCGGTATGATTTCGACAATACGATCCGCGCATCTCTTTTGGCAATACCTTACCTTCGTAGTAGGACTTTATTATTTTTGTGCCATTGCAGTCATTGCAATTGCGTAACGAGCTACGACATAGAGGACATGTCTCCTTTCCACTCTCAATCCATGTTTCAATACATTTTGTGTGAAAAACGTGATTACAGAATGTTTTTGTATTTTTGGCATCGTCATCGTTAAGACATATTGGGCATATATTTGCGTCATTTTCCATATTATTTTCTATTTTTAAAATAGACGACGAACAACTGCACGATCGTTCGATTGTAAATTTGTGGACAGAAGCAGTTTGTTCTTCGTATAGATAGATCTTTTCGTACACTTCTTTTACGGTGCTAAGTAATTGAGCAAGACTAAAGCCGAGCGGGTTAGGCGAATGAACCTTTATTTTTTTAGAATGAGTTACAGGATATGAGATATCAATAAAAATATCAGTATCAGGTACTACAATTTGCTGGTCGTACAACAACTCGCCGTCCATTGTGGCCGAACAAGATGCGTCAAAATCACTTATTCTAATGATACTGGGGTTGAATGTTCCCGAGTACATGCATTTACCGTCTTGATAATTTGGGTTATCGATGATTACCATTACAGAGGCATCGTCATATTGATGGGTTATATAAGAAAGTTTACAGGTGCTGTTGCATGTGTGTTTGGAGTATAAAGGTATTTTCCATTGCGTGGACGATGTTCGCAGAGGGTATATACGACGTTTAGTAGGACGATAGGTACGCATTTATTCTTCTATACATTTTACATTTTAAATTATTATTAATCGGTCGCACGTATTAACGATAAGTTCCAGTATCCTACAAACTTTGGGTTCACGTAGGGCCAGTCGTACAAACGACGATATATCGATGGTCGGTAAACGGTTGACATTGGCAAAGTAAAAGTCTTGGTAATCGCCGTCCTGGATTAAATCGATGAAATACGAAAGAATATTTATCATTTTTTGATGGGCGGCCGCTTTCAATTGATACCGTTGTATTTTTTCAAAAAAGTAATCGAATTCTAGATCTTTTTTAACGCGTTCGAATGTTTGTTCAAAGCTCATTTTTTATATTTTTATAAAAATATAAAATTTATTCATAATATTCGTCTTCGTTTCGTTCATGGAAATAAGTCATAATCTCGCCTAACATTTTCTTTGAACAACTTTTTGTTGGGCATAGCACGCCGTTGGGAAGAGCGGTAAGATCGCACAACGGTTCGTAGTTATGATTTACTAGAATCTTCCATCGGTCCATGTATTTTCTGTTCTTTTTAGAGCCGTGAAAATGGTGTAAAATAACTCCTGGTACGTATCCGAGTTTTAAACCTTTAACGCGCGCTTGAAAGTCAAGTACGGATTTCTTATACGATGCACTAGACTTTGGGTGCAATGCTTTTATGCCGTTATGAATGAGCGACAACGCCATGATATTGTCACCTGATCCTAGGATGGCCAATTGGTAAAGTCCGCCCATTTTTTCGTAGGCCTCTCGTGTACAGGCCCATGCAAACCCGGGATGCCAGTAGTTCATTCCGGTTGCCACGTATGGATGACCTTTGGAGTGTTGGTAGCCAAAGCTATTAAAAATACTCATGGCCTGATGTTTGTGATTCATGTCAACTGCGTGGCTAAATACCTGGACGATGTCACAGCACCCGTTTAAAATTTTCAGCGTATCGGACGCCCAGCTTACGTTCTCGAACTCTACATCAGCATCGACCCATGCCATCGCTTTCCATTCTTTGGGTAACAAATTGCGGACGCCAATGTTTATCATGTTTTCTTTATGCCAGATTGGGATATTCGAGCGTAGTTGAAGATGACGTGGATTCTCTGCGTCTGTTATTTTGAAGGTTTGTTTTTGGTAGGCGAGTTCTACGACATATAGAATGATATCTTTATTTTGTTCCATTCGTTTCATAAACTCTTGGGCGAGTTGATAACGGCGTAAGTAAAGACATGGATTTGAGATTACAATGATTACATGCAATTTATCGTTGGGCGCCGGTTGGCAAGAGAGAATAGATTCTTGGATAGGACGATCATCCTTCTCATCCTCGATAAATGATACGGCGGTTTTTTCATCGTTCGAGATATTCGAGATATTCGAGATATTCGATATATCATCCGTGATTGTGTCGCAAGATTTAAAGTCGTGTGCAATATCATTCGTTAGGTGTTTTTTGGAATGTTTAGAAAATAATTTTTCTGCCAGTTTTTGGTTCTTAAAAGTTTCAACTACATTACATTCAATGTATTGATTATTTTCTAACGTGAAACAGTCGAAATAAGGGTATTGAGCGCCAAAGTGTGGGTATTGAGCACCAAAGTGTGGGTATTGAGCTCCAAAGTCGGGGCATTGAGCTCCAAACTGTGGGTAAGATGTAGGTTTCATTAAAATATTTTTCATACTATCCAATAGTTCTAGTGACGACAAAGACTCGAAGTGTGGGTAGCGTGTTTCAAAGTTAGGGTAAAACGTATCTAAAATAATCTGCTCAGTTGAAACTTCATTAGAGACTTCATTAGGCACTTCTTCATTAGGCGCTTCATTAGGCACTTCTTCATTAGGCACTTCTTCATTAGGCACTTCTTTATTCGGTGCTTCATTAGGCACTTCTTCATTAGGCGCTTCATTAGGCACTTCATTAGGCACTTCTTCATTAGGCACTTCATTAGGCACTTCATTAGGCACTTCTTTATTCGGTGCTTCATTAGGCACTTCATTAGGCACTTCATTCGGCACTTCTTCATTAGGCACTTCATTCGGTGCTTGAATATTCATATATTTCATGGCAGATCTCATTTCGTCAAGCGCATTTTGCATGGTTAAAATTGCATGATTCATTCCGGTAATGGAGTAATTTAAATGTGTGCTCATTTATCTTTATTAATTTTTTTAAATTAATAAATGTATCGTATTTATCGTAATACTGTGATGGCTGACGCGTTTACTATACGCATATTTAACATGGCAGGCGATCTGGTTGTAGATTTGCGAACAGGCTCAAAAGACCTAGGACAAATTGCGACTGACACAATTGGAGACATAAAAAGGTTCTTAGAAAGCGAGAACATTGACAATATTTACACTAGATCGGACGGTAATGTGTATCGCATTCATTTGTTCGATAAGGATGAGCTTGCCGAACGTAATAATAATTATCTGATTCGATCCAATACTGAACTTGTAATGTTTGTCGACGATCCGCCGGCGCCACCGCCGCGTCTTGTATTTAGAGATGACTAACTCACATAAAATTTGGTATAGATCCTTCGCCGTACAAATGGTTTTTACCGGGGCATCCCTTTATTAGACCATAATCGTTGCAGCCGTGTTCGTTGCACATACCTGACCCAACGGTTGAGAAGTCGAACGTGACTCCTTTATTGGAATCAAATATGGCTTCTCGTGGTTCATTGCGACCTAGGACTCGATCATCGTGTGGAGTTGGAACAAAGAAAAAGTTTTCCCGTTCGTTGTGGTCGCACGATAGGTAGTAAAATAGAGAAAATAGGGCGATTGCCGTGATACTGTATACGAGTTGTGCAGTTGAAGATGACATTTCCGAGCTTTCCATCATTGTTGCAAAATAGTCAGACATTTGTCTTGACGATACAAGTAGGATGAAAAGAACTGCTAGTAGATATCGAGTGATCATGCCATTTTTATGGTCATTGGAATCTTTGGAATGACTGGAATGACTTGATGAGTACATATTTTATTAATATATTATTTTTTATTTTTAGGACTTTTCGTTTTACGGGAACGCGAAAGAATACGTTTACACATTGGAGATTTTTGTGCCACTTGTGCGTATGCGACTGCTTTTGCCTGGGCAGGTGATTTATAACGACCGGCTTTGTATTCGCGCATGTTGATTGCGATTTTAGCAGAAACCATCTCTTGACACTTTTGTCGAGGTGATTTCTTTTTCATTTTATATTGTAAAATATAAAATTTTTTATTGCACTTTCTTCGTTCGCAACTCCTTATACCTGTTTACGCATGTACACTCATCGTCGTTTTTATTGCATGTTGAACAATTTTCTTCTTCTTCTGTATCCGATGCAACACACTCATTGTCGTCGTCTAAATCCTCGACGTCTTGTTCATCTTCACATGCCTCTTCACAATCGCAATCACGTTTGGGTAACAGTCTCAGATTAATATCTTTCATGTATTCAAGATGCGATTCCAAAATGCGAACAATTTGCTGGTTTTTTGCTTCAAAAAGTGTGATAATCAGCGAATAAAACACTAGAATCAAGAGTACGTCAATCATTTCAATTATTATATTTAATAATACGTTTTTAGATATGATTTCATTATCGGTAAACCATCTCCTTTGACGTGAAAGGCCAAAGGAGATTTTGGTCTTTTGTCAAATATAGAGTTGTCTTTTGAATGGACTGTTTGTGATCGATATAGCGTCGGATACATTTAATTAGATCGTCGCTTGAATAAATTGAGATCGAAGTGAATAAGTTTTTATAGCGATACGAAAAAAACGGTTTTTGAGCGCAGCAATTGTACTCGTTGTATGAATCTTTTTTATCTAAAAATGATGTATGAACATGCCTCGATACTACAAGTAAATTAATAATGGTCCTGTTATCTAAGAAACCTGCGATGTTGCGCAGAGAATCGTCATCGATATTTTGCAGGTTATTTTTATGTTTGGAATATTTTTTAGGTTTAGTTAAAATCATAAATTTACTATCAATTGCGTTCATAAAATTATTTTAACATTTTTATTTTATATAATAATTTCACGATTTCAAATAAAAATGTTTATGTATAATTATTATCCATTTTTTATAATAAAATGGATTGGAAAACTGTAGTTGCAAAGCCTGCGGATTCGATTAAGATTATCAAATTTAGTGAAAATGTTGCAGCGGATGATTCTAAAGATGACAAACCAAAGTTTTTTACAGCCGATTTCGGTAAACGGCTTGAACGTCTCAGGACCTCAAAAGGGATGCGCCGATCGGATTTGGCCAAACAAATGATGGTGAAAGAAAGCGTTATTATAAGTCTAGAAAGAGGCAGCCATATTTACCACGGACCTCTTCTTGGACAATTAAAGAAAATTCTAGGAAATGAGTTGGTTGAATAAATATTTTTGTCTAAAAAATATTTTATAGATGTCGTAACAATTTTTCGTCTTTTTTCTCGGAAACCTTTGACACTTCTTCATCGAGCCCCGAATAGATATCGATGTCTATCTTGTATTTCCCTTTTGCGAATGTAATGCCCTTGATTTCAAATATCTCGCCATCGTGATATACAATATCTGTATTTTTAATCGATTTAAGCATCATACCTAGATTTATTGTGTGATACAGGCATCGTATTTGCGAATCGCGCAATTCGTTTTCCTTTTTATGCTTGATCAGGTAATTTTGGAAAAGAATATCTTTCACGCTTTTTTTCTTTATATCGTTCCATTCTGTTTGTTTGAGAATTTTTAAATGCTGTTCTAATTCTTCAAATTCATGGATTAGGATCTTTCGGTCGTTTTTGCTCATAATATTGAGTTTTTCTTTAAGAAGTTTCGATATGTCATTGTAAATACGTTGGGGCTCCTTATCAAGGAACTTATAGATAAATTCTTTCCCTTTTACGTTACAACATAAAAATCCTTTACTAAGATATGACCCTTGATAACAATTGCCATATGAAAGTTCTTCGAAGGTCTCTTTCCAGAACTCATCTTCAACAAACGGGAGGCATTTTAAAAAAATAGGGTAAATTACATCTCGTCGTAACGGAGGCATACATACATTTATATATAGAAAATCTCTTTATACCGTCTAAATTTTTATCATTTGAAATTGGTATGACATTTCTGAGATTTCCGATTTAGGGTCTGTTTTTTCTGTTTTAGATAAATTTTCTTTTTCAATATAGGCTGTAAGTTTTTTTAGAAACTCATTACTCAGTTCATACTTTTTGTTTTTACGATGATTGCGTCTGCGATTGCGTCTGCGATTTCGACGACCCATTTTTAGACTATCTCAAACATTCTCGCTCTCTTCTTTCATTCTTCATTTTTATAGGATATCCTATAAAAAATTTAATTTTATAAGTTATTAGCTAAATCTTAACCAGAAAGACTCGGTAGCTCTTACTGATAATCTGATATTGGCCGTCGTATTTATCTAGAAAACGGTTTACACCTTCGTACGGGCTTTCCAATGGTTTGCCAAGATTGTAGACGTAGTCATCAATTACCATCATTCCGCCCTTCTCTAGCAATTGAAATGCCAACGTCATATCGAGGTAACAGTCAAGCGCCAAATGACTTCCGTCTATGTAGATAAAATCGAATTTACTCGTATTCTTTGTTACAAGATCCATCAATACAATGCTAGAATCGCCCTTGTAAACGGTAACACGATCGGTTAGACCCGCCTTAGAAATATTATGACGGAAAGAGTCCTCTACCTTTAACTCATCTATCGATTCCATTATTCGAGTTTCATTGTATTTTTTCCAACTATCGATAGCCGTTCCAATCGAACCGGGGATTTGACGCATAATCTCAATCAGTGACATACCCGTGTACACCCCTACTTCAAGTACCCGAGGTTTTTCTCGAAGCCTTTCATTAAACTTTTCAATCATCGCCATAAAAATCTGTTTGTGACCAACTGGGACATCGCTTGCCCAATTGTATAACCCTTTGTATTGATAAGGCTGCGTCAGAATATAAGTATCCAACATATCAGTCGCGCGATTTTCCCACGATCGATTTAATGACCATTCGTAGTTTCGCGTAATTAAGTTGTTTTCGTCGGTTTCTCCTGTAAGATAAGGCGTCATCTTATCGAGCGCGCGTTTTTGCCACTCCGCTGTCATAACATCCTCAACTTTTTCGATCGGAATAACTAGCCCTCGATCGCCGACTGTATTCTGCAATGCCGCCAAATTGTTGGTAACAACAAGCGTCTTGCTACGAGCGGCTTCCAGAGCCGTAAGACAAAATGTCTCCATAAAAATACATGGATAAAACCAAATACCGGACTCGTTCCACGCGTTTGCCAATGTCTTCTTATCTACCCACCCGTGATACGTAATATTATGAGTGTTTCCGTAAACACCAAGCAGACGTCGAATTTCGACCATTTGTTCGGGCGAATTTTCGTTGGCCCATTTTCCGTTTACGTCTGCGTAAATATGCAATGAGGCAATCGGTTGAATACGAAGAATCGACGGCCACATTTGAAGAAGGGGAAGAAGTCCCCGATTCGGAAAAGAGGAGTAGATAAATTGGTATTTATTTTTATTATTCGAATCATTCGACGCATTCGACGCATTTGATGGCGCGATTCCATAGTAAAAGGGAACCGTTAGATCCTTCAACGTCGGGAAATGTGATAGGAAGTATTGGACATGCCATTCTGTCAAGCAAAACACCTTTTTCAGCTTATTATCTAATGGAATTACAACGCCAGACGGCGATAAATCGTGCAACACAAGGTACACATTTTCAGAGTGGCCCTTGAATGTCAGAGGTAGGTATTCCGTAAAACGGCTAATGATGCACGTATGAACGTAAGTCTCGTTAATAAACGCTGTGTACTCTCTCAGATGACGGTACTCAACTCCCTCAAAATTCTCGGTTGACGGACAATTGCAAAACACAATCACTTGAAATCGGCCATCGCGTTGAAGATATCGCGCCATTTCAATAATATAGGTCTCCGACCCGCCTACACCGCTTGTTATAATGTTACTGCCACTCCATGGCGCAAACCCCCCATCAGCCACAAAACATATAATGGGTTTTTCGGGAATTGTGATTTTAGAATTTTTAGGAATCTTAACTTCATTCAATTTCTTAAAAATAAGATGCCACGCCATAATTTCAGGGTACGAGTCGTCGGTCGGTTTATTATGTTTTAGGTACAACTCGGAAGCGGCTTCGCCTGTTTGATAGTCTTCCATATGATAACAAATCTTGGTAAGAAATTTAGGCAAGAAGTGGTAACTCAAAGTAGGTTTCAAACTGTATTGACAATGCACGGGAAACCCAACTTCAAAACCTTTCTTGAAATAGGGGTACGCCTTCTCGACATTTCCTTCAAGGTAATAGTGAATTCCAATGAAGTATAGAGATTCGGGTCTCGATTCGTCGATTTTATAGCAATTTTCGTAGAGTGCCAGACATTCTTCCCAAGGTTTCTTCAACTGAAAATTCGATAAACGCGCGGCTTCAAATACCGAATCGATTCGTTCTTGAATAAACCCAGAATTGGTATAGGACGCTCGTTTCATGAAGTAGTGAAACGCTTTATCGTATTCTTTCAGAAGACTATACGTCTGCGCTAGATAATAGTACGTTCGAGGATTGCTTGGATCCTCTTCGACTTCCTCGAACAGCAATTTCAGGTCCATCTGTTTTCGTTTCATGGTTCGTTCTTCCATATAGTCAAATCTGGCGTCCAGAATGTAGACATCGTCTTCCGGAATAACAACATTGATATTGTTTTTGTCGCTGATTACCTCGTGAATACGATACATATAGCGCAGCCCAGACGCCGATTTAATAATGCGATTCGAGCCGTATTTCGTATCGTCGCTCATAACGTAAAGCGAAAACGAGTCGGAAAACTGATCGCCTCTTACAATCTGTAAAAACTCGCGTAGATCTCCCCTCACTATATACGTATCGTCGAGCATAATGATAAACTTACATCTCGTTCCCGCCAAATCAAGGCACCGGTTACGACTGTCTCTGAAATTAATAAACGGTTCCTCAAACAGCTGGCCGCGTCGTTTTCCGACCAGTGTATTGTGGATCGTGGCGATTGTCTGATCGGTACTGCCCGTGTCCAGAATCGTCCAACGGTCGCAAATGCTAATATTATTGGTTAACATATTTTCAAACTGGCCTCCTCCGTCCTTTACCATCACGCAAAGATGCAAAAGATTGTCATAGGTAAGTTGTTTTTCAGCGTTAATTTCAAGCCGGAAATGTTCAACAAACTCGTCGTTTATCAAATCGGCTACGTAAAGGTATAGATTAGGATGTGGCGTGTGAGTCGTTCCGACATTTGTTAGGGGGTATTTGTGGCAACGCGGGAATGATAAGTCGGATTGAGGGGCTATAATGATATTGCGACCGGGTTGATCGAAATTGATATTGATCCATTCATCGGGTAGCATTTGTCGCTGGATATTATCAATCTTGTAGTAATTAATATTGTAAGGGATTGTTGACTCGTGGTCCTGTGTATAGTGTACATACATCTTCTTAAAAAAGCTGGCGCACTTTATGGCCGTAAACCCTCCGTGTGTCAGGAAACTCATTTTGATATTAACTTTTTCGGTGAAAATATAGGAAATTTCTTCTACAAGAGAAATAAGGCGATCGTGAAAACCGGCTAAATTAAGGATCGATAAATTCTGGTAACGTGGGTGTTCGATTTTCGAGTATTCACCTGCGCGAACACGGAATCTGGAAGTCTTGTTAATAGAAATGTCTTTTACATCTTTTACGTCTTTTACAATTTGACCTTTCGCGATATTGTTTTGATCACTCATTTTTTAAATGGTTTTCCATTTAAAATATAATAAAATTAATTCCGACGCGTAAAATATACCCCCAACCCAACCATAAATGCAGCGACGGTTGAAATTCCAAATAATGTTGAAAAACGAGTCTTTTTTTCGTCGTCTTTTTCATCTTTTTCATTTTTTTCGTCGTCTTTTTCCGACTTTTCAGATTCGGCCTTTTCAGATTCGGCTTCTTTTTCATTGGCCTCTTCCAAACTCTTTACCTTCTTACCAAGAATATCGACACTCTCGACTTGTTTGAGTATAATTAAATGCAATAATTCGACATGTTCTTTTAACGAACGACCATCGCGTGCCGACATCGGCGGGTCCTCGTTTAGCGCATAACTACGAGCATAAGACATTCTTTTATGGTTGAGAACAGGTCTTTAATATAATTTATAGACGTCTTTTTTTTATATTTTCACAGAAAAAATTAACACTTCTTTCGTTCGATCGACAATCTCTTGATTTTGTCCATAAACTCTTCAATTTTCTCTTGCTTGCTATACGCTATATTGCGTAAATACAAATCGACCGACAATTTACTTCCCGGAATAGGGTGTCTTTCCCATAACTCCGTTGCGGCTTTCTTGTAAAACGCCTGTTCATCCGGCTTAATATGAAACAATCTGTAGATATTAACATGTCGACGCGACGCCGGCTCATCGGAATGACTGCCTTTTCGAACCGCTCTCCCAATCACTTGCATATGAGTCGATTCATTCCATGCCGGCTCCATGACAATTACATTTCGCGTCTTCTTTAAATCCAGACCTTCGCCGCCCGCCTTGCTAATCATAAGGACTTTAATGGCGCCCCGGTTATACTGTCTCACGGTTTCGGCGCGCACTTTCATACTTACATCGCCGGTAATATGAAGGAAAGGTATCTTTTCTTTTTTGAGACGGGCTTTGAGAAGTTCCAAACCAGACGATAAGAAATGACTGAAAACTACGTACTTATCTTGTTTTTCGCTCTTCTCAATGTGATCCATAATCCAGTCAATCTTTTGCGACCTAGTTCCTTCAAGCGAGTTACTCGCTCGACGAGCGCCGTTGTAAAAAGTTTTAATGGGAAGCTCCGTGCTATCTTCAATCTTTTTGTATTCGTGCGCATACTTTGGCGACATCACTAGAAATACATCGTTATTTGTCGAATCCGGGAAATCTGGATCGTGTTTTTTAGTATCTCGGGTGTACACGCTAACTTTGCAGCCAATATAGTCCTTTAACATCCGATCGTCTTTATTGCTCAACATTTTATTTAGCACATCGGCCTCGATTGGCTCTTCGCCGTCGATCATACCGATCAAATTGACAATTTCGCATGGCCGATTGATTATAGGAGTCGCAGTCAGTAGCAATACCTTCTTAGCATCTTTGGCACACTCGATTAGATTTCTAGCATATACTCCGACTTTATCGCAGTCATCGCTTACTTCTGATCGAATATTGTGGGCTTCATCCAAAATCAGAAGTGTATTTTTACATGGAATTTTTGTGCCTTTTTTAATGGCAGCGCTAAACCCCTGAATGGTATACATTGCGTACCGCTTCGTCAGCTTAGCGCCGTACGTTTCAAGCTCTTTGATAAAATTTTGTTGAAGACTTGTGGGAGTAACTACAATCACACGATGGGCCGGATTTTGTTGAAGAAAGCACTGACTGGCCGTTACGGCGGTCAATGTTTTACCGGTTCCTACACCGTGAATGACAAGAAGTCCTCTGGCGTTTTCTTGTTGAAGGAAGGATACAACCCGTGTCTGGTGAGGGGCAAGCGGTAGGCGGCTTGATGTTATGCATTTATATTCATTTTCGGCGTAAGTACCGCCGGATGATTTATAGCGGAGGGGAGACCAGATTTTCATTTTCTTTCCTGATTTTTTAGTCTTTATTTTTGATTTTTTCTTTTTATCTTTCTTTTCCTCTTTTTCTTCATCGTCTTTCATCTTTCGTGGTGACTTTCTCGACGTTCGAGACGACTTTCTCGATGTTCGAGACGACTTTCTCGATGTTCGAGACGACTTTCTCGATGTTCGTGGTGACTTTCTCGACGTTCGTGGTGACTTTCTCGACGTTCGTGCCGACTTTCGAGGCGATTTTCTAGACTTTCGTGATGTTGTCTTTTTTGAAGACTTACATTTTCCAGACTCGTTACGTATTTCAGGAGGAACGCAACTTTTTCGACATCTTCTTGATTTTTCCGTTATATTACGTTCATAACCGTCTGGGCACGGACGTAATGGGCGCAAAGATCTCATTTATAATTAGTTTATTTTTTATTTTTGATATATTTGTTATAGACCAACAACGCAACCGCCGCTCCTGCTACTTGTGCCAGGATATAACCTATCATTTCCGATACAGGCATACGACCGTCCATTGCCATCATTACCGATACGGCCGGATTGTAATGAGCGCCCGAAACGGTTGCGCCAAAGAAAATAACGGCGGCCAGTGCAATTGCAATCGGAATTGGTTCCGGGTGACTCAAAATTACGCTAAGAAACATAAAAGTTCCAATAAACTCTACTGCGTATTTCATTTATTTTATATTAATTTTATAAAATAAAGATGTATCTAAATATTCTAATTTTCATTATTTTTATCTTTTTGATAAACTCGTTGGATTCGGGAGGTTGCGGTTGCGCAAAATGCAAGGGAGGTTGCGGTTGCGCAAAATGTCTAGAATCTTACGCAACCGTTCCGCCAAACTGGATGAAAAATATCAAGACTGTTACTCCTCCTAATCAATAAAATTAACACTTCGAAAACAAATTTACACCCTCGTGAAAAAGAACAAGGTCGGACAAGATTTTTTGCGACAAGTATTTTGTATTTTTCTGACGGTACGTCCGAAAAACCCACAACGACTGGTTATATTTAATCCAGTGCTCATACTGTATGTAATCAGACGCAATGGTTTTGTAAATACTGTACAACTCACGGCGGTAAGCCTGCTTTATATCCGATACTTTTTCATTCTTTTCGTTATCGTTTGCCTCATCAAAAAACATATTCATCCATTTCAGTAATTTATTCATTTGCAATTTATCTACCTCTTTCTCGTAATTCTCAGTCCTTGATTCCTTGTATAACGTTACACTCGACAAGTACGCAATCAAACTCGCGCTTATATTCGAAAAAACGGCTTGATGGATTATAGGGATAATAGATGCATACGACATATTCTTTTATAATTGTACTTTTTTTATTATTTCTCTTGCGGAAATAATGATTTATAGCTGATTTTAGAATTCTAAAAATGATTTTACTTTTTATAGAATTAATAAAAAATAAAATGTGGTATTCTTACATTCGTCATATCCTTCGCAATCACGAATATCTATGTGATTCATGCGACTCGTCTTTCGCGTCGCCTTTTTTGGTTCAAAACCATAAGAAAAAATCATGTATCGGAGTGAAACATCAAAAAGATCCGAAAAATGAAAAAGAGATAATAGAATATAGAATACAATTGGGGTACCCCATAGAACCCGAAGACTTCCTATTCTTGGCGGAATTCGGCGATAGATCCAATGAATGTAACGAATGTAAAAAAATCAAGTGAAATAAATAGTGCCTAACTGTTTCCTCATTATAATTGCGTATGACAAAAACACAACAATCGACGTCAAAAACCCTTTGGTGATTCTTTCCGTATTTACCGATTTCCAGACAACCCATAACAACACTATGAAAGGCAGATAATGCACTAAGAAATCCATTACCAGTAATAACATTCTCTTACCCCTCATAAACGGAAACAAACTTGATATGTAATCGTCGATTTTTTCAACAGATACCGTCAAATGAACAACCGTAACTACAATAGCAATCCATAACGAATTGAATAGACAAAAATAGATATCGCCTTTGCCTAACAATAGACACACTATAAAAAATAGATTCCAAATGGTAAATGAAAGTAGTAAACGCGCAATCGTATTCATTTTATTTTATTATAAATAAAATGATTGAAGTTACATTTATGTTTCGAACATCGTTTTGTGAACGATCGTTCGGTAAAATTCAACTACGTTATTGCAGCGACGATCACAACGGTATTGACCAAGAAATATACCCTCATATTTTGAAGGCACTTTGTTCATATCATGATAGATATGACTCTGAGACGCCTCTAACCTCTCAAAATTTAGTTGTTTCTGTATTAGGAACATCGGTTGAATGGACAAGCGAAAAAGATCGCGGTTTATTTGACATCTTCATTAACTGCATGGATCGAGCCGAACGACACCACTATTTTATCTACCGAGGCAAATCACGATACCTCTATCGAGATGAAGACTATAATATCGCCAAAGATTACGAGGATGACGATGAAGACGACTATACAAAGTACGACGAAAACGAAGATATCGATGAAAACAAAGTTACATATTTCTTCTAATTTCTATATCTATCTTATAATTAATTTCTAAAATTTTATAGATATAGAAATATAAATATTTATAGCAATACGCGAAATCAACACACACAATAAAAATAAAATTGTGTGTGTGTCTCATTTTATATTTTTATAAATTGTATAATTTATGTTGTCATAGACGACACTTTTGACCGAAATACCGTATTGTTACGGTTCAGATTAGCGTATTCATTCACATTTGCGCTAAAAACCTCCGTTCGCTGGACATTTAATTTTGGGTCATCGGTATTCCACCCTTTACCGGCCTGCTCCAACCCAATCTTGATAACCTCGCCTTTCACTAACGACTGGATCAGTTTCTCGGCCTTCATATCTCTCACCGTATCGCCGTTCTCGTCCATAAACTCAAACATCTGTCGACTAGGATCGACACAACGATAAATCAAGTTACCCGCCTGATTTTTTAACATTTTTTCGACCACAAACGCGGCCAAGCCGGATTGGCCGGCATACACAACATTGTAGTCTAACTGCTCCGTAAGAACCTTCTTGACATGCTCTTGCGAAAGGTTGAGAACATTGTTTACCGTAATATTCGTAGTCAACGTCGTATTGTTCGTAGTCAATTGAGTGGCCTTCGCAGCTTTTGCGTCTAAGGCATGCGTGGTAGCCGCCATATTGGCCACAACAGCATTCTCAAACTTTTCAAGTTTCGTTTCGAGCTTCGCGATGTTTGCCTCGAGTTTTGCGATGTACTCGTTTTTCCCTGAAATCTTGTCGTGATGATCTTGTTCGAGTTTGGTGATGTGGATATCTTTTTCTGTTATTTTCTTTTCATATGTTTCCTTCTCTAAATCTATAGCATATTTCATACAATTCGAGAGATGGATTTGAAAATCACTGCGTTTCATCGAGACATGTTCGCATGATTTACATATAAATTGAGATGTAATTTCAAGACCTCGCGCGTTAATACATTTCTTATTTCGTTCAAGGTGTGTTTTAAGTATATATTTACTAGTAAATGTTTTATTACAATAATTACATGTACTCATTTATATATTTTATATATAACAAGAAAAAATAAATTTGTCGTTTTTTTTTCGACAATTTTCGATATTTCCCGACAATTTTCGCTATTTCCCGACAATTTTCGCTATTTCCCGACATCTATAAAAAATTATTGGCTTAATTAATCCTTGAATAATTTGTATAGAATTTATAGGAAGCCGATGCACTCATCGATGGTACGAGTGAAGAACGAATCATCCTTATCATCTGGTAAGATAAAACGATCACGATTTGCCTGTTCACGATAATCTCTTAATTTGTTTAAAATTAATATTTCAACAGTATCCATGTCATCTTCATTTTTACATTCACGATAGTGAACTACGGTATGGTCGCAAGTCTTGTTATAGGTGCTAAGACGATTGGTGAGATTCTTTGCCTTCCCAATGATGTAGGTACGACGTTTTAGATGGTCGTCGGTAGTAAGCATGTAAATAACGTTTCTTTCAGGATATACAGCCCTACGTTGTTTACTGAGACATACAGATTCAAGCTGTTTGATACGAGCGTCTTTCTCTCTCATTTCTACTTCTTTTTCTCGCATAAGGGATAGGTCAATTTCAAGTGAACCATCCCTAAAAATTGTACGAATCCATTTACTTACTTGGATAGCGAATTTAGGTGAAATCCATTGAGCAAGTTGGATAGAAAGATCAGGGTGAATCCAAGAACCCTGTTTTGATTTATCATTTCCACCTGTTTTTGTATCTATCAATCCCGAAGCGGGAATTCCCGCTTCGGCTTCTAATTCGTTAATTAGTTCTTTTGTTGTATCAAGTCTAAACCAGTCATTAAATTTCTTTCCACCAGCTTGACATAGTTGAGTTGCATTTACGTAGTGGTCAATTGGGCGAGAAGTTATTACTACGTTATTGAGAGTGATGTTGGAGTACTCAACATTTTTTCTATCGTCATCGTTTATTACTATAGAATCGAGTTTTTTGACAAGAGGAATTGCTTCCTCATTATCGTCGTTTTCTTCCTCATATAAGGCATGCGTAGTAGCCGCCATATTGGCCACAACAGCATTCTCAAACTTTTCAAGTTTCGTTTCGAGCTTGGCAATGTAGTCGGTCTTCTCGCGAATCTTTTCCTGGTAATTAAGAATTTCGTTTTGTAAGTCTTTAATGCTATTTTTATAACCATATGTTAGATCGTTTTCTTTTGAGACTTCATCCTTCTTCTTTTTTATTTTACATGAGTTAAAATGAGTTAAAAGGCGCTCATTTGTACTAAGAGATTTATTACAATGTTCACAATTATAATTAGTATTTGTTAACCCTTGTAATTGAAGACAGTATTTAGCTTTTTGCTGGTGTTGGTATAAACTAATTTTGGAAGAAAATTCTTTATTACAGTATTGACATATCATTTATGATAATAAAGATAAAAAATAATTCATCACAATTTTATGCGATGTTCTACAGATATGATAAAGCCGATGAGCGCATCAATCGTGCTAGTGAAGAACGAATCCTTATCATCTGGTAAGATAAAACGATCACGATTGGCCTGTTCACGATAATTAGTTTGTTCAAGACTTATAAAATATCAAACGAAGACGATGGATCGATTGGATTATCTACATTCAATTTGAAAATTACGAAATAACGTTAAATCTTGTCTGGACCATCTTATTCCCCTACTTCTTGGATTCAACGGATTTTTCCACATATATCCTACATTTTCAGCATAAGGATGTTGTCTTGCCAATGTTCTGATGGCAAATATACGTTCTTCTTTTTTCATTTTATTTTATACAAGAATCTTTAAATTTCTAATATAAAAATATGAGCGATATATACCTCCTATTTTAAATTTGAAACTTTTGTACAAAATTCTACAATCTACTAATCATGGTAAAGTGTCAGTGTGGTAAACGTGCTATTTTTAACCTTCGAGGACAAACCAAGGGTCGTTTCTGTGCCGAACACAAAGAGCCCGAGATGGTGGATGTGAAAAATAAAACATGCGAAGCTGACGGCTGCGAAACACGGCCCAACTACAACGTTCGAGGACAAACCAAGGGTCGTTTCTGTGCCGAACATAAAGAGCCCGATATGGTGGACGTGAAAAATAAAACATGCGAAGCCGACGGGTGCGAAACACTGCCCAACTACAACCTTCGAGGACAAACCAAGGGTCGTTTCTGTACAGAACACAAAGAGCCCGAGATGGTGGATGTGAAAAATAAAACATGCGAAGCCGACGGCTGCGAAACACAGCCCGTCTACAACGTTCGAGGACAAACCAAGGGTCGTTTCTGTACCGAACACAAAGAGCCCGATATGGTGAATGTGAAAGATAAAACATGCGAAGCCGACGGCTGCGAAACACAGCCCGTCTACAACGTTCGAGGACAAACCAAGGGTCGTTTCTGTACCGAACACAAAGAGCCCGATATGGTGAATGTGAAAGATAAAACATGCGAAGCCGACGGCTGCGAAACACAGTCCAACTACAACGTTCGAGGACAAACCAAGGGTCGTTTCTGTGCCGAACACAAAGAACCAGAGATGGTGGATGTGAAACATAAAACATGCGAAGCCGACGGGTGCGAAACACAGCCCACCTACAACGTTCGAGGACAAACCAAGGGTCGTTTCTGTGCCGAACACAAAGAGCCCGAGATGGTGGATGTGAAAAATAAAACATGCGAAGCCGACGGCTGCGAAACACGGCCCGCCTACGGATGGTTAGGAAAGTGTACGATCAGGTGTTCCACCCATCGCCAAAAAGGGATGATTACTTCTCCTACACGGAAATGCGAAACAGTGTGCTGTAACCAATTAGGGACACACCAATCGAATGGTTCACGGTTCTGCGATGAACATATGCCTTTCGGTTCAGAAAATTTGGGCGTAGACACATGTATGTCTTGTGGGTTAGATGATATTTTAACAAATGGGAAATGTGGGACGTGTGATCCACAAGTCATACAGATCCGACGCCATGCGAAAGAGAATCGTGTGAAAGATATTTATACGGCTTCAGGATTCACGTTTGTTCATGATAGGATGTTGGAGGGGGCAATATGTGGACGCGAACGTCCTGATTTTCAGTTTGATTGTGATACACATTTTGTCTACGTGGAAGTAGACGAGAATCAGCATCAATCATATGCGTGCGAGTGTGAGCAGGCACGTATGGTAAATTTGGTTCATGTGCGTGGAATGCCAGTTCTATGGATTCGTTACAATCCGGATGTGTATGAGCCATCGAAAGGTCAGCGAAAACTAAAATTGGAACAACGTGAGAAGAAATTACTTGAATATACCAAATGGGCTATGATCCATCCTCCTGAGTCTATGTCAAGTGTATTATATTTGTTTTACGATGAGTATGATACTAAAATACAGGAATGGCATAAACTAGTGTAAAACGACGTTAGTGGTAAAAAACATAAATGGTTTAGTATAATTTCTAATCCTTATTTAGATATAAACCATAATATAAAAATATGAGCGATATGTTTTCAATAATAAACGAAATGAAACAAAATGAACCGACCGAAGTTGTAGATTCCGTAGAAGTCCAAGAATGTCGTGCGTGTATGATCCGAAACGCGCTGCCACTAGTTCCAGATTCATTGCTAAATACGGTTACGATATGGCAATTTCCACCTTTCTGTTACCAGACCGATGACGAAGCTGACGAAGCCTTTCGACAGTTTGTGCCGTCGCCTGTTCTGCCCGAGTTTTATTGTTCTTACAATGAGGAGGGTTACACATATATGCAATGGCAAGTCTACTACTTATCGAAAAACCGGCACGACTGTAAGTCGCTTCACGCGTCCGTACTGCGTCTGTTCAGGGTTTTAGCAAAGTACCCATTTTTTGATGAGATGATTAAGATGGGAACGAGAGCCGACCCGTTGCATACTACCCTCCACCATTTTACGAAATATATGGAGAGAGCTGGGTGGCGACAAACCGAGATGCTTGATCTTCTTATGAGACACAATTTGTCATTAGATGATGAGGATTCCGAAGGCGTTACGCCCAGAGATAACTTGTCTTGTAAATTTGTGCAGACGTCGGATTTGAATAGAGCCAATTCTTTGACGAAAGCGTACAAAGAACGTGAACGGCAACTATTTTCTGATGTGTTGGGTGACAGATGCAAAAAATGCAATAGATGTAATGACTGGATCGATCCGTATGGATGCCTTGAAGAGGTTTTGCGTGATGAAGATGTAAAAAGCCGAGTTCTAGGTGATATAGATGCAATCATTGGTTATCGAACGAAATGCAATGAAATCTACCGAACCTATTTGTTTGATAGTTCTCCGATCATTACAAGACACCAGTATCTGATCGATTGGTACAAACGATTGTAAATTTCTATATAAAAGTATGTAGAAATAAAATGATTACTAAAACCCTATTTTATCGTCTATTTTTTACGCCGTCACTCTTGTTGAAAAATAACCATAAATACAATTTTAAATTTAACAATCACACTGGTTTATTTGTGTGGAAGTATATGCCAATGAAGAGTTGTCAGTGGTTGCGTCCATATTATTCGTCTGAAATAATTATAGCGACGCCTAGTAAAATATCATATACGGAGACACTACAATTACATAGTGATTTGTCGGTTGTCTTGCACCAGAAATTTAAGAACGGTTTAAAAATTCGGGAATTTCCAGATGAGCTCATTAAATCTCTTGTCGATCAGCGAAACAATTTGAATTAGTTTTGTAGAATGTCTATAATGTCTAGAATGTCTATAATTTCTAGAATGTCTATAATTTCTAGAATGTCTAGAATGTCTAAAATGTATTATAAATAATATGACTTATATATAATATACCGTAAGATGTCAGTACCTAAAAAACGAGCGCGAACTGCGTATATACTGTTTTGTATGGATTACCGTTCTAAAATTAGCAAGTCTAATCCAAATATGCTATCTAAAGATGTCACCAAAGAATTAGGAAAGATGTGGTCAACAATAAGTTATGACGAAAAAATATTTTATACGCAAAAAGCATGTTTGGAAAAGTCGATAGGAACTACTACTAGCGAAATAGCTCAATGTTTTGAGTTTACAAAAGTTGAGAATTCCGATAGTGCCGAAAATTCAGAAAATGCTGCGAATGTAGTAGACCAGATAATAGAAACGTTAGACGCTGAAAGTGAAGTAGACGACGAACATGACGAATTTAACCGAAAAAATGCAAAAGATGGGCACACGATAAATAGTATTTGTTATTATGTAGTTCGGTTTAATAACGTGTTTTTGTGGATGTATGTTTTTTATATTTTTTATTCTTTTCTCACCCATAAAACTAGTGTGGTCGTAAATGATGTAAATAAAGTTATATTGGCTCTTCCAGCTCCTCCTAAACTTCTTCAACTTGCACCTCCTAAATTAAGTTTTAACAATTTTAACGACTGCTGTGTATTAAATGCATTGACCGCTGCTTGGTTTTTGTTGATATTATTCCGATCGTAGGCCTAATAATTCATGAACGTTAGATCTATATTAAATTTTCGTAACAATACGGAATCATCGATCGAATCTAAACTGGTAATTTTGACATCTCCATACGATGATTGATAATAGCCCGTTCCGCTAGTTGTTTTAAATGTATACGTAACAGTTGGAAATACGTATCGCCCATCGGGCGTTCTAATTGTTTGCCCAGAAAACACGTAGGTTATGTTTCCAGTTGGTAAAAATAAAGTGGTTTGACCGGTAGTTTCAAATACTCCGCTCATATTGGAATCCAAAATATCGAAAATGGTCTGCGAGATTGCAATTCTCCCTATTACCGTTGTTAATAGATTGTCCGAATATAGATTTCCATTGAGTGTTTCATAAATCGAAGTACCGTTTACGCCTACAATACGATCGATGATAGTTGATGGCAAACTTGCTGAAAAATATACCTCTATATTTTCTTGCTTTCCATTTTGCATACTCAGTGCGTTGATAAAGCCAATAGTCGGAAACTGGTAATTCGATGAAACGCTAAAATTCATAAATTTATATTATAAAATATAAATTCATTTTATAATATTTCATTCATAATATAAAATGACTCATCAAAAACTTAATCCGACCAGAATAAACTCTTTTTCTTCTAATTTTTGGGCAAATGTAGATTACGGTATTTTTCCGCCTTATATTTCAACAATAGATAATGTGAATATTGAAAAATATTATTCATTTCGGTTGATATATGACATTCCAAATAATGTGTAAAAAGCTGTCTGCAATGATATTTTGACCCATACATATCTAGTTAACTCTACTGGTATATTAGAAGTGTTAGGGATATTAAGAGTTCCAATGATCCCTATCCATCCAATAATTGTCAAATACATCCCCAATAAAAAATATAGTATGATTGCAAATGACAAATGATTGTGATAAGGTGGAGTATTGCGAGCCCCATTGTAAATATTGTAAACTACAAATAAAATAGAGATATTTATACCTAGCAGTCCGTTTACCAGTAACCAAGTTGAAATCGGCACATTCGTGAATTTATAAGATCGATATGGTTCCTCTAATGTTATTGAAAAGTAGAACTCTCCAATTTGCAATAATGAGTGAACAACCGCCATGCAAACAACAATAGGCTGTATGCGTATATCTTGAACGTCCTGAATATCCTGAACGTCCTGAACGTCCGAATTTACCGCATGCAATGAATACATTTTACTAATTCTAGTTAGTAAAATATAATAAATTTAAATCATTTTTATCAAAATTCGCACGGGACTACCGAATTACCAGTGATTGTCTGGATATTGGTTCTACCGCATTTATTACAAAAAATAACGGATCCATTGGCCCGAAAATCATGCGACTTGAACGTCGAAAACGCCGATGATGAAGAGGATGCCATATTGTCGATTTCGTCTGATACCATATCGTCATCCGAATTCGAGACATCAGATGCGCTAGTAAGATCGGAAACGGCGTCGTCCCCAAAATGAAACTGGACGAGCTCGCGAAGCGAATCGTACGTCCAGCATCTCTTTCCTTGTTGAAAGACGTCCCATTTGTTGAACATCGCCAGAATATCTTTCAATGTAAAGTCGCCCTTTTTCAATACCGTAAACTCTTTTCCGTACCGGTCGAGAAGCAAGAAATTGCCTCCCAATTTATCTTCCGTCTGTCCCCACGGCGTTACCAAATTGAATGTGTCAATGAACGTCTGAATGTTGCATCCTTTCCACATCATAGACAACAAGGTTAACAGAGTAGGAGAAGACGGGGGAGGTTGATAAGGTTGGTTAGCCTTGATAATGCGTCTGGCACGAGCCATAGCCTCTGAACGTTCGCTTTTCATCATCGATTCAGCTCGCGCCGCCTCCATTCCATCACGGAGTCGTTGGACATTTTCACGGATCGTGCACACGTACGGATTCTCAACTCCCACGACGTAAATAGCGATCCGGTTTCGTTGGATCAATTCGATGATTTTTCCGGCCCCTCCCAGATTTCTAGAAAGACGGGATTCGTCAAATACAAAAATGGTTATATCTTTATTTTTCATGATGTTGAAAATCTCTCTTGATTCGTAGTCTTCGCCAAATGCGGTGCCCTCGTCGTAAATAACTTCAAATCCGCGTGAACTGATATTTTTGAAAAGTGGCGAGTTTTTAATCGCTTCAAGTTGGATAGAGTGGCCGGTTTGTCCTTTTGTCGATACACGTAGATAGATGTAGACTGACGGAGCCGACTCGATCTTAATCGTAGACATATTCAGTGTAATATTCATATTTGGTTTATTTGGTATATTTGGTTTATAAGATATGAATCTCACCGTAAAATCATTTTTATTGAAAAATTATAAAAATGATTCGTGAGTATCAAAGTTGTCAATAAAGTAAACTAACTGAGAATGTCAAAATACAAGTCACTCGATCAACGAAGCCATGTTCTTCATCGTCCGGATATGTACATCGGAACAGTAAAGAATAACGTTCACGATTATTATGCGGCGATGACGTCCGAAGACGATGATGAAAAAGAAAATATCACAATCACAAAGAAGAACGGCGTGCTGAATCAAGGTCTTCACCGTATCTTTATCGAAATTTTATCGAACTCTATTGATAACGTGTGGCGAAGCAGTCTGACCGATACCAAATGCACTAAAATCAAAGTCGATATCGATGACGAAGGCCGTATTACCGTATGGAATGACGGCCTTACCATCCCTGTTGAAATTGATAACGTTTCCGGTCTTTACAATCCCGAACTTGTTTTTGGAAAGTTACTGACATCGAGTAACTATGATGACGAAGAAGAGCGAATGACTTCCGGTCGCAACGGTCTCGGAAGCAAGGCGACCAATATCTTTTCAAAGGAGTTTTCGGTTAAATTATTTGACCCTTCTACGTCAAAACAGTACGTCCAGACATGGCGCAATAACATGTCTGAAAAAGACAAGCATAAAATCACATCTCCCAAGCAAAAAAATGGGTACACCCAAATCTCATTTCTCCCTGATTTTGAGAAATTCGGAGTTACAAATTTGAGTAGCGCAATGCGAGAACTTTTTTATAAAAACATCATTGATACCGCGATGATCACAGGCGTTGCTGTTTTCTATAATGATAAGAAAGTCCCGGTCAAGACACTAAAAGACTATGCGGCTTTGTATGAACCGAGCGACGAGTTTATCGCTGTTTCAACGTCTGATGGTGATTTTGTGCTGTCGGCAAATTCTAAGCCGGACGGTTCGTTCATGCCCGTGTCGTTTGTTAACGGTATTGAGACGACACAAGGCGGTGTTCACGTAGATGCGTGGGCTGAATCGTTTTTGCGTCCGATTCTGGAAAAGATCAACGGAGCTGTAAAGAAGGGGTCGACACCGTTGGTCATTAAAGACATTCGCCCGTATTTTCGGCTTTTCATGAATTGCAAGTTGGTCAATCCGACTTTTACCAGTCAAGAAAAATCAAAGTTGGTCTCTCCCGAGGTTAAGCCGGCCGTTCTTGCTAAACATATTACCGCCATTATGAAATGGTCAGTGATTGAAGCAATTCGTGATATCTTGAAGAGTCGCGAACTTCTTGCGCTCAAAAAGACGGAAAAGAAACGCGGTTTCGTCAAGATTGAAGGATTGGACCCGGCAAATTTGGCGGGTACTAAACAATCAGATGAGTGTTCACTGATTTTATGCGAGGGTGATTCAGCAAAGACGTTTGCGGTAAAAGGGATTCAGACAGGTGTTTACCAGAAGAAGGGTCGCGATTTCTTTGGGATTTACCCGTTGAAAGGTAAATGTCTGAATGTTCGAAACTCAAATGTGACAACTATTTCTAAAAACAAAGAAATTTGTGATGTCATTCAAGCTCTCAATCTCAAATATGCGACGGACTACCTCGACGACGATAATTATGCAGCACTTTCGTATGGCCGTGTGATTATCTTGACTGATTCCGATGTAGACGGCTACCATATTTGCGGACTTCTTCTCAATTTTTTTCATAAGTTGTTCCCATCTTTGATTGAGCGAAATCCGTCGTTTATTACGTGCATGAGAACTCCGATTGTCCGAATTTATCAAGGAAAGACTGATTTGTCCTTCTACACGCTTGAAGATTTCCGGCAATACCAAACCGACCATCCGCTTGCGAAGGGTGACGTGAAATATTTCAAGGGACTTGGTACAAATAATAACAAGGAAATTGAGACATCATTTGGCCGTAAAATGATCGAGTTTATCAAAGACGAGCATACAGATGCGAATATGGATAAGGTTTTCCATTCTAAATTCAGTGATCAGAGAAAAACGTGGTTGGAGCAGTACGATCCATCCAATCAGTCGGAGATTGTTGGCAAGAACGCCATCCAACATCTGCCTATTTCGAATTTCTTGGACAATGAGATGATTAAGTTTTCGATTGATGATTGCAAGCGCAGTCTTCCTCATATGATCGACGGCCTTAAAGAGAGTCATCGTAAGATCTTGTACGCAACCTTTCTCAAAAATTTAAAATATACAAGCAAGACAATGAAGGTCGCACAGCTTGCTGGTTTTGTAGCCGAAAAGACAAACTACCACCATGGCGAACAATGTCTGTTCGACACAATCACTAAACTTGCACACGATTTTGTGGGAAGCAATAACATCCCTTTGTTGTATCGCGATGGTCAATTTGGGTCGCGTATCGCGGGTGGCAAAGATGCGGCCAATGCCCGTTATATTTTTACAAAGTGCGATGTGATGACTAGGTTGTTGTTTAGACCAGAAGATGATGTTTTGCTTACTCATATTATGGACGATGGAGATAAAGTCGAGCCTGTCTTTTTTGTACCTATTTTGCCGGTTGTTCTCATTAATGGTTGTACGGCGGGTATTGGAACGGGATGGAGCAGCCAGGTTCCGTGTTACAATCCGTTGGATCTTGTGCGATGCGTCACACTATGGCTGGACCATCGGGATAAGATGGAGTTGAATGCGGTAAATGAAGAAAAAAACGACCATGTGTTTACGATTCCAGATATTCATCCGTGGTATCGAGGGTTCAAGGGCACCATTGAAAAAGTTGCCGATAAGAATGAGAACGGCTGCAAGTATATCACAAAGGGTCTCATTTCACAGAAGAAGGGTAAGGGTTCTCTAATGAGCACTGTTGTGACCGAGTTGCCGATCTCGTTGTGGACAGAAAAATTCAAAGATTCGGTTGAGGAATTGGTTGAATCAAAACATTTACGATCCTACAAAAATTATAGCACGGACGTAGTTATTAATTTCGAGTTGGATGAGACAAAAGACGCGATGTCGTGCACAATCGAGAACCTTAAATTGACAAGTTCCTTAAATTGCAACAACATGGTTTTGTTTTCGGAGAAGGGAACCATTACTAAGTACAATCGCGTTCAGACAATTATCGATAACTTTTGCAATGTTCGGTATGAATATTACGTGAAGCGACGAAACTATCTGTTGTCTGATTTTGAGATGCAGCTTACGATTGTGCGAAACAAGATGCGATTTCTTCGCGATGTGATGAGCGGGTCGCTTGTTGTACAGGAGGTTGACGAAGACGTTTTGCGTAATGAGATTGAGACGCGTGGCTATTACAAGAACATATCGACTGATAAGGATAATTCTGATGATACTAGTATGAAATCCTACGGCTACCTATTGAACATGAATATTCGTAGTTTCACAAAGCAAAAGGTTGATTCTTTGCAGAAAGAGATCGATGCTCTTGAAAAACTGTATAAAACCTCTAAAAATACGAAGCCCTCTCAAATGTGGCGCAATGACTTGCTTGAATTTCAGCAAGAATATACTAAACAATACAAATAAATATGTATTAAAAACGAAATCTGACAATAAAAATGAACATGATGAATGTACGTAACATTCACAGGAAAATTACGTCTTTTATGTCTCAAACACCGGAAGATATAGTAGAAAAACCAACCATAAATAATAACACAAAGGATATACAAGTAATCAAAGGGGACAAAGAAGATGTGATTCAAAGTATCAAAGGAGACAAAGGGGATGATGGTATTCAAGGAATTCAAGGTATCAAAGGGGACAAAGGAGATGACGGTATTCAAGGTATCAAAGGGGACAAAGGAGATGATGGCATTCAAGGTATCAAAGGGGACAAAGGAGATGATGGCATTCAAGGTATCAAAGGGGACAAAGGAGATGATGGCATTCAAGGAATCAAAGGGGACAAAGGGGATGATGGCATTCAAGGTATCAAAGGGGACAAAGGGGATGATGGCATTCAAGGTATCAAAGGGGACAAAGGAGATGATGGCATTCAAGGTATCAAAGGGGACAAAGGGGATGATGGCATTCAAGGTATCAAAGGGGACAAAGGGGATGATGGCATTCAAGGAATCAAAGGGGATGATGGTGTATGTGATTGTCAGGAACAAATAAGATCTCTACGACAACAAATTGATTTGATTCAAACGCAATTACAAGAATTACAGGAAAGTGGCAATCTGAAAAAGAAAAATAAAGGCAGGTAATCCTAAAATAAAATTGATTTTACACAATTTTATTTATGTGTTTTTGACAACATACGAATAAGACATGTCACGCGAATCTCAGGAATACAACCTTTTGATGCAAAAGGCCTTCTTAATCCAAACGAATCCGGCTATCAGAGCATCCCATCTTTTTTGTACATCTATTTGTAAATCTGTAATTAGCAAGTCTCCTTGCCTTCATGCAAAATGCGCGTTTGCACATACACGTGAACAATTGCGACCCAATCGATGCCCTTACGATATGTTTTGCCATCGTCTCGGTAAAGGATGTACATTCTATCACTCGAATCAGGATTGCGACGCCTATCTTGATGGGATTGTCAATGGGATTACGTTCCCTGAAAATAAGAAAAATGAGCCGTTAAATGCCTTTACAACGCCGTGTAACGGTAAATGCGGTGACATGAATGCGTGTTTTTTTGCGCATGACATTGATCAACTTCGAGTTACCATTTGTAATACATGTATGCAAACTGACGATACAGATTGCTTAGAATGCCCTCGTTTCCATTCCTGGGAGAACAAGTTGTCGTATCAAGCCCGAAAAAAACTTGTTTTCCCGTCAAAACAATTTGTAATTAATGTAACTGCATTACTAAATGAAGACGACATCGAAGATGATGCGCCTCTACCATCATTACCATCCTTATCAATCTCTCAACTTAAAAAATAAACGCGGTTGTAAATCTAACATTGTAAATAATGTTAGATATAGTTTTTTTACACTTTGAAGATTTAATGCTTTACTAACATAAGTTTTCGAGTGGGATGACGCTTTCCACTGTGAGACCGTCTCTTGGGTAAACGAGAACTTCTCTTAGCGGAACCGGAACGTCTCTTGGGTGCACGAGAACTTCTCTTAGCGGAACCGGAACGTCTCTTTGGGGCACGAGAACTTCTCTTCTTAGGGGATCGTCTCTTAACGGAGGCCGAACGTCTCTTTGCGGGGCTCTTCTTGGCCGAACGTCTCTTTGCGGGGCTCTTCTTGGCCGAACGTCTCTTTGCGGGGCTCTTCTTGGCCGAACGTCTCTTAGAAAGGCTGTACATGTTCATTTCATCATCACTTTCCGAATCGTTTTCCGCATCAAAATTGTAATATTTACGATTATTTAATGCCATTTATATAATAAAAAAAAAATTATATATAAAAAAAAAAGTATCCAATACCTGTTACGACATTACTTAGAATATCAACTCCATCTAGTAATGTTATTGGTTTTTTTATTTCTTTTTTATGTAATAGCTTAATGTGTCGATTTTTTAGATAGCACGTTTGAGCTTTAAAATTGCATAACGGGCATTTGTATTCTTTGTGACCATTCTGACCATTTGCGATCTGAGGTGTTTGTTCCATATTGTAAAAGTTACGAAATTTCGTATGAAGCCTTAGATGTCGTTCTAATATGAATTTTGTAGTTGCGACAAATCCGCATGTAGAACATTTAGGCAATTTAGTTAGACGACATATAGTGCATTTAGGTTTGATCTCTTTCTTATGTTCTTTCATATGTCTTTCAAGCATGTATGCGGTATGTGTTTGAAAAGCGCATAACGTGCATATATGAGTTTTGTTATTTTTTAATATTTTTAACATTCTTTATTTTAAGAATATTAAAATAAAGAATAAAGAAATGGATGAACGTTTTGGAAACGTCTTAAAAGATCACCCCGATGTCTTAAAACAGTCAAACCAGTACCCTATCATTTCCAATGATTTTGTAAAGATTAAAGATCTTCCGAAAAGTTTTGATGGGCGTGATATATGGGGCACATATTTAGTATCCCCATCAAATGACCAACTATCAAGTGGGTGGGTCATCACCGCAAAAGATGTGCTAAACGACCGGTTTTGCCTTCAATCGGGTGGTCAGTTATTGGTAAATTTTGATGAATTTGAAATAATCTCATGTATGGATATTCCACCCAATCGTAAAGTCGAAGGAGTCATGTCCTACTCGGACTACAAAACCATTTACCAAGGTTATAGTATATTCGATGCATGGGAATACATCTATAAATTTGGTGTATGTCAACAAAATTGCTTCTCAAAAAGTCAACTTAAAAAATTAGATATCGATACTCCCGATAAAATCACAAATTATTCAGATAAAATTAAACTTTACGGTACGGACTGCTCAAACTTGGAAGACATTGGGCGCACATCTTGCCTTTTGAAAGTCGGAGATAAACCGGTTGCCCGTCGCGCATTTTTGTCGGATTCTATTTACAATGTAGGCGCCGGAAATACACCGGAGGACATAAAGAAGATAAAAGGCGAAATCGTCCGATGGGGGCCCGTTGCGGCGGGTTTTATCGTCTACGAAAATTTTGTAGAAGGATTGACTAAAAAAGGTGGATGGAATGGTAAAAGCATCTATAATTCAGTGAGCGGTAAACCAATCGGCGGCCACTATGTAACAATTGTAGGGTACGGAACAGAAACAAAAGAGGACAAACCGTCTGAAAAGATAGACTATTGGATTTGCAGAAACAGTTGGGGGACAGACTGGGGCCTACTTGGATATTTCAAAATAAAAATTGGAATTCCAGAATGTAAATTAGAGGAAAATGTAAGCGCATGTTCTCCGTATCTATATGAACGGCGAAAAGGCGAGGACAAAGTAGAAGGTAAGTTGAAAGATAAAGAAATCAGTATATTTGATATGGAAAAAATTAACCCCAAATTGTATAAATATCGAAACCATCTAAAAATAAATTTTAGACTTTTTTATACTGATGAGACTGTAGACTTTATAAAAAAAGATATTCTGAAAGGATCACTTGTCCCGCTTATTGAGTATCCTAATCTACTGCCAGATATGCGTTATTTCTGGGTAAAAGATATCCTTGAATATGATTTCCAGACTCTTGTTAGTGATAGCGGAGATGTAGATGAAACATCGGACCATAAGGAGACAAAAAATAAGATTAGTTATTTATATTACTTCACGTTTTTATTGGCGTGTCTAATATTGGGAATGATGGGCTACGTTTCTAAAAATAAATCCATTTTATAGAGTAAATTATATTATATAAGACCTACGTGGCGCAATCGGATAGCGCGCGCGACTTCTAATCGCGAGGTTGCAGGTTCAACTCCTGCCGTGGGTGACTTTTATTTTCTAAAAAAATAAAAATGATTTAAGACCGGTATCGCTACTCCTAAATTCAATATAACTCCATGATGTATACCAATCATACTTTTTTTACCGGGATTTCTAGAATTTACGGTGTATCACCAATTTTATCAAGTTATCTTCTCAGCGATACAATCGCTAAAACAACGTATATTTTTCTGAAATACTATATTTTCTTTTTGGTAATTCCCGCTATTCTATATAAAATTGTAATGAATTCTATGGCTGTTGATACCCGTCTGTCAAATTGCGAGACAGAGATTCTTCAACTTAAACGAAAAAATGAAGATTCAACCGAGTATAGGCCTACCGGTACCATTAAACGCCAGCGTCTATTAAGGCGATATGACAGAGCTCCACCTTCTCCATCTCTTCTACCACCTGGAATGAATTGGCAAACCTGGGCGGAGGCGCGAAACCGAGAACTCTACCCACATCTAACAGAGGGTGTTGATTACAATCGCGGCTCGATTCCGATTGTTCCAGAAACCCCGTGCAAGGTTGGGACGTTTTCGTCGGAATTTAAGGCTGATCCTAACCATACGCCTTTGAAGCCTATTGAACTAACTCCGCTCTTTTCAGGAGTCGGTGAGAATGAAAAGAAAGACTAGAACTTATATAATTATTTTTATACCGAAAGGTATAAAAATCAATTTCTTCATCTGCGTAAGATCAACTAAATTTGTCGAAAATGTCATTGAAATTACGTAAGACGTATGGCAAACAATACGGATGGCAAACATAATAAAAAAAGTTGTATAAATTATATATTTATTACAAATATATAAATGAATACGGCATCATGGGGACCCGATGGATGGAAGTTACTTCATTCAATTGCCTATTGTTATACGTTTGAAAAAAACGAAGAAGAAAATCAAATATATAAACGTTTTTTCAACGCCATTCAACATCTGTTGCCGTGCGTCTACTGCCGCCGCTCGTACGCTAAGTATATGAAAGAGATTCCCATCAATGGATATCTCTATACATCTAGTACTCACCCCAAACGTAACCTATTTTATCACCTCTACCTCATCCACAATAAGGTAAATGCCAAATTGCGCAACCAAGGCTATAACGATAAACCCGATCCCTCATACAAGGAAGTCCTTATCCAATATAGGTCATTTGTCAAGAAAATAAATTGTATCGTGGGATGGCATTTTTTGTATTGCATGATTTTCAATTACCCCGAAAAAGGAACAGATTGCTCCAAACGACGAAAACAAGCGTATATTAACTTTTTCGAATGTCTCGCATATCTACTACCATGCCACCGTATCCGTGAAAAATATAGAGTTTACGTAGAAAAGAATCCTATCAGCGAATGTATGGGGTCACGGGAAGAACTAAAAAAATGGCTTCATCGACTAGAACGAAAAATACGCGGCGAAAAATGCAAACCCTATAAAGTGAGATGTGAAACCGTTGAAAAATGTCGTGTCAGCAAATGTGACGGACAAACGTGCCGGAAATGATGTTTATATTTTTTAGATAAAAATATAAAATTTAGATTATTCAAGCCACTTGTACGGGCCAGAGCCGTTCAATTTCGTTTCCGATTTTAATGGCTCAACTTCAATTTCGTTGCGCATTGCATGAACATGCCAATAGAACCGAGTATTGGGTCCGTAAACGATAAATGCGTTATCTTCAATCTCTGAACATGTTAGTGTAATCGGGGTCTTGGATATTGCAGTCAGCTGAATCGTGAATTCGGTCGCAAGATTTCTTACGTATTCGGGCAGAAGAACCAAAGCCTTTTCACCGTTAGTAATTTCTGCCTTACCGCGGTAGTAAACACCTGCTTCTGGTCCTTCCAGACATGCGTGCACTAGATACTTGCGACGGTCATCAGGGTGATCAATAACGAAGGTCTTGGTTGTTGTTGTTGTAGCCACACTGTAACCAAGTTCGCCAGTCGCGGAGTTATACATCATCAAGGCCGGCGTACCCCATCCACTAGCGTCTGCACGTCGAATCGGCTGAATTACAGTTGAATAAGCGGCGGGAACTGATGAAATTCCTGTTCCATTAGCCGATATAAATATCGAATTATTGAATTGTTGCGTAAATGTATACGCATTGTAACCTATTGCAATCGCGCTATTTCCTTGTCCAATTTGACCCGCAAAACTTCCAATCGCAATCGAACCCACACTCTGATTTCTCGCACCTGAATGAGTACCAATCGCAACACTATTAGCGCCCTGATTTTGATTTCCAGCATAACTTCCTACGGCTATCGCATTAATACTTTGTCCAGTGTATCCTGCGTTATAACCAACATTTACATTGTTGTATGAAAGGCTGGTAAACGCTGGTGTAATACAGTCTAGAGTTGTAGGAGCAGCGCCAAATGTAGTCCACGATGTTCCTGTTGCTGAATAAATAGTAGATGTTCCATTTATATTTGAGGCCATCCATATTCCTGCCGAATTTACTGAAATTGCCCATGCCGCGAATCCAACAGCAGCTCCAGTACAACGTGTCCACGTTGAATTATTTGTTGAATATGACATAATTGGAGCGTAATTATTGGCGGCTGTATCTACGCCACAAATAACAATAATTGAACTAGAAGCCGCAATGCATATGCTATTTGGAGGTACATTAGTAGTTCCGGCCGGTATTGTATTACGAGTGTCAGTCCAAGTTGGCGCGCCAGTTCCTGTAAATGAACCATAAACCCACCAACCTGTATTATTTGTAGTTGATATATATAGATCGGTTGATACAAAACCGCCGTATTGAAATATAGATCCAGGGGGGACATAATAAATTGTATTACTTCCCGTATTAATAGTGCTAAGATTATTATAAGAAGTAGTTCCGCTATTACCAACACCAGCAGCCGTCCAAGTTGTAAGATTTGTATTACTTGATGTATTGTCATCTCCAGCGTATAAAATATTAACGACCGATGGACTCGCTGTAAAAGGAGCAGTCGCTATCCAATAATTGACAGGCGAAGCGCCTGGATATGAATTTTTACCGCTTATTAGATAAGTTGGGACAAAAACTGATCCAGCAACTTGATTAAAAGTAATACTTGCCCAATTGATTCCATCAACAGACGACGCAATACCATAAACAGTAGGTGTTCCTGTTGTTCCAGTTGGATACCCATTGCCTGGATTAGTTGCAACTGCTATAAAACGTTTTCCGTCGACACTAACAGCAACACTTGATGCATATGTATTTAGAATAGTTGACCCAGACGGATTCCAATTTATTCCATCTGGTGACCATTGAATAATATTTGCACTACTACCCGACGCTCCAATTGCAACTGCCACGTTTAATATATTGGAACTTACAATTTGTCGAACATATGTAAGCGACGTAGATGTACTTGTCCAAGAGACTAGTGGATTAGTTGAATAATAAATATTGCCGCTATTATATGAACCAGCGAGCCAAACACTTGGAGTTACAACTGATGTGTTTCCTGCTCCGGCGTATCCTCCAATATTTACTGCCAGATCGCCTACTCCGTACGTCGCCCCGTTCCAGTAAAGATAATCGCCATAATTGGTTCCAGCCGGTAATCCACCCGCTGTTGCCGGAGTATAGTACGTTATTTCATTGGTCGAAGTATTGTATCCCAACACATTGGTCTGTGTAACTCCTCTAATCGGAGCCGCGTATAAAGATGACGCGCTCTGTGCCGCTAGCGCCGCCGCAGCCGCGTTCAAGACAATGCTATTGGCATACGTGCTTGTCGAATTGGCACCGATGGCGATACTATTGGCGCCTTGACTTGTTGCACCCGCATTCACGCCGATCGCAATCGCGCCTGTTCCTTGATTGGTCGTTCCGGCGACACCGATCGCCACTGCATTGGCGCCTTGTACATTCTGGCCGGCCGTTGACCCGATAGCAACTGCATTGGCACCTTGTCCCGTCGTTGCCGCGTTGGGACCAATCGCAACCGCATTCGACGATTGAGATGTTTCTCCTGCGGCTATACCAATTGCTACGGCGCCTGATCCTTGGTTGGCGCTACCCGCAAATGCTCCAATGGAAACGGCGTTAACACCTTGTGAAGTTTCACCCGAATATACACCCATCGATACAGCGCCAGAACCCTGGTTCGCAGTTCCTGCGTTGTTTCCAACAGCTACTGAGTTAATGGACTGGTTGGTTTGGCCAGCCAAGTATCCAATTGCAACGGCCGCTGATCCTTGCGATGTTGCGCCCGCATTGCTGCCAACTGCAACCGCATTCAATCCCTGATTCGTTTGTCCTGCAAAATATCCCATTGCAACGGATCCCGATCCTTGTGAGTACGAGCCAGCGTTGCTTCCAATTGCTACGGCGTTAACGGCTTGAACCGTCTGTCCCGCAAAATAGCCAATTGCGATAGAACCTGAACCTTGGGTTGAACGACCGGCCGCGTAACCAATGGCAACTGCGTTGTAAGACTGTGAATTAACGGCGGAATAGGCGCCGACGGCAATGCCGTAATTGCCTTGACTATTCTGTCCACTGTACAAACCGATGGCGACGGCGCCTACCTGTTGTGTGTTTTGGCCGGATTGGTATCCGATGGCAACAGCGCCTCCGTTAGAACCGCCTTGAAGATTTTGGCCGGCCGATGCGCCGATGGCAACGCCGAATTGGCCTTGACTAGTAGCGCCTGCGTTAGTTCCAATTGCGACGGAGTTTGTACCTTGTGTTGATGAACCCGCGTATTGACCAATGGCAACGGCCGATACGCCTTGACTAATTGCGCCCGCATTTCCGCCAAGAACGACCGAGGCGTCTCCGACTGCATAAGTTAAGCCGTTCCAGTAGAGATAGTCACCGAAATTAGACCCTGGTGTCAAGAATGACGGGCCGGTAGGTCCAATAGGCCCAGTTGAGCCAGTCCATCCAGTTTTTCCAGTCGATCCAGTCCATCCAGTCAGGCCAGTCCATCCAGTTGGGCCAGTTGGGCCAGTTGAGCCAGTTGCACCTGTCGGACCTGTTCCAAAAAAGAATGGACCAGTAGGACCTGTTGATCCGGTAGGACCAGTGTAACCAGTTGAGCCAGTTGCACCTGTCGGACCTGTTCCAAAAAAGAATGGACCAGTAGGACCTGTTGATCCGGTAGGGCCTGTTGATCCAGTTCTACCGGTTGGACCAGTCGATCCAGTCGTGCCAGTATAACCAGTCACACCTGTTGGACCAGTTGAGCCAGTTGCACCAGTTGGTCCAGGATTTATGAATGTTGTTTGAAAAAACGTGTATACATCACTACTAAAACTCACACTATTCCCCCAAGCTGGTTCTTGGATACTAACTCCATTTTTCGAATAAACAGGATAAATTATCTGGCTAGTTTGAACAATAGACTGGGGAGAAGTCATTGACCATGTCGCAACAAACTGAAGTGAAACGTAATTATTTGGAGTATTTGGCGCACTATAATATGTCAATGGGGTATATGGAATTTGCATAGGAACAGATATAACGTATGGAGTATAAGGTGTAGCGTTACTTTGAGGTGGAACTAAACTAGTAGTCTGAGAACCGCCTGGAACTAAATTGATGTAAGATCCGTCTTGTCGTTGACCGAGAATATAAAACTTAAATTTGTAAGTTTGTCCATATCCTATATTCGGCAGATTTACAATAATCGGAAAGGTAAAATTAATTATACCTTGCGGAATAAAATATCCGTTATTACTATTGTATTGGGCAAGCGTTGATACATAAATTCCTGTTTGTAAAAATGGGGTCTCGTTATTCTGATTATTCGATTGCAAATAAAATATTGAATACGTATAATTTGGTAGACTTGGAATAAGTTGTGAAATGCTAGTTTGATATGGTTGACTAGTTACAGGGGCGTAAATACCTGATGGCGCATATATTGGAGTTCCAAGTATTGTTTGCAATTGCAAAGCTGTTAGCAAATTAATAGAAGGCGACATATTGACATTGTAATTTGCGTATAATACAAGACCAGAAGTTGGAGTATACGGGCCGGTCGACCCTGTCGATCCGGTAGGGCCTGTTGAACCAGTTATGCCAGTTGAGCCGGTAGGACCCGTTGGGCCAGTCGGGCCGGTAGGACCGGTAGGACCCGTTGGACCGGTGTAACCAGTCGAACCGGTCCATCCAGTCCATCCAGTCCATCCGGTCCATCCGGTAGGACCCGTTGGGCCAGTCGGGCCTGTTGAACCTGTAATTCCAGTTGAGCCAGTTGATCCGGTAGGTCCAGTTGAACCTGTCCACCCTGTAAATCCAGTATTACCAGTTGGCCCAGTGGGCCCAGTCCATCCTGTCCACCCAGTCGAACCAGTAGGACCAGTCCATCCAGTCGAACCGGTCCGCCCGGTAGGACCTGTCGTACCGGTCGAGCCTGTTGATCCAGTATTGCCAGTCGAACCAGTAATACCGGTTGGACCGGTTGGGCCTGTCGGACCGGTTGGGCCTGTCGGACCGGTTGGGCCTGTTGGGCCTGTTGGGCCAGTATATCCAGTATATCCAGTATATCCTGTTGGCCCTGTTAGACCAGTAGGACCTGTTGGACCAGTAGTTCCGGTATAGCCAGTCCACCCGGTCCACCCGGTCCATCCAGTTGGGCCTGTCACACTTGATTTGGGCCCAGTTGGTCCAGTAGGACCAGTTGCGCCAGTTGGACCAGTTGCGCCGGTTGGACCAGTATAACCTGTTACCCCTGTTGGTCCTGTCATAAAAGAAGAGAACGAAGTTGTCAGAAAAAAATATTGAGATCCGTTTCCATTAAACAAATTAAGTTGACCACCACCATTTGCGGTAGTTGCTAATACAAGTTGAATTTCAACATAATTGCTTAACAAAATAGTTGAAGTAATTGTCAATGGTATATTTATATAGATAGGGGGTGATCCATAGCTTGGATTAGAAGGAAGAAATACTGGCGTAGAAGTTGCTAAATTGACATAATTTCCACCGCTTTGCTGTCCAATAAGAAACCATCTCATGTTAGCTGACACGGAATATGTTGAATATAAAACGTTTAGCTGCCATACACCTGGAACGATATATAAGCCATTTGTACTATTATAGGTAGACAAAATAGATGTGTAAATACCCATTTGTAAGATAGCAAACTCGCCTACGTTGTTACCGCCGCTAACCTGAATCCACTGATTATTGGAGGTTGGAATATAAGCTGATAAATTTACAACATTTGTAATAGGCGGATTAGTGTAGCCCGTATACACAACATTTGAAAACGGAGTTCCCAGGACTGTTGTTAATTGAGGACCTGTAAGCGGAGAAATTGGCGGAGACGTAGACACTCCAAAGTCTGTGAATAATATAATTCCTGTTGAAAATCCGACAGGTCCCATAATACCGGTTGCGCCAGTCGATCCTGTTACGCCTGTATATCCTGTTGGACCGGTTGAACCGGTATTGGTAGAAAATCCCGGTGGGCCAGTATAACCAGTAGGACCTGTTTGACCAGTCGGACCTGTTGGACCTGTTGAACCAGTAGGACCTGTTGGACCTGTGTATCCAGTTGCACCAGTTGCCCCGGTCCAACCTGTTCTACCAGTTGCACCCGTTGGACCTGTTACATTTGACTGAGGGCCGGTAGATCCAGTCGGTCCTGTTGCGCCAGTCCATCCAGTCGGCCCGGTCGGCCCGGTAGATCCAGTCCACCCTGTCGCCCCCGTAGAGCCGGTTGATCCTGTATCTCCTGTCGCTCCTGTTGGCCCCGTTGCACCTGTTGAGCCCGTTGCTCCTGTTGATCCAGTCTTACCGGTTGGACCAGTCGCGCCAGTTGATCCAGTCGCACCAGTTGGGCCAGTCGATCCTGTTGGCCCAGTTACATTTGACTGAGGACCGGTCCAACCAGTTGCGCCTGTCCATCCAGTTGAACCTGTGTATCCGGTTGGACCAGTTGGGCCTGTCCATCCAGTTGCACCAGTCGCACCAGTTGCACCCGTTGACCCTGTTCGACCAGTTGGTCCAGTCGACCCGGTAGGGCCAGTAGGGCCGGTTGCACCAGTTGAACCGGTTGTTCCAGTTGCGCCAGTCCATCCAGTTGAACCCGTATAACCAGTTGGGCCAGTTGGGCCTGTTGAGCCAGTAGGGCCGGTTGGTCCAGTCCAGCCGGTTGGTCCAGTTGACCCTGTCCATCCAGTCCGGCCAGTAGGGCCAGTTGCACCAGTCGCGCCAGTCCTGCCAGTAGGACCTGTTGTTCCAGTCCACCCTGTTAGACCGTCAACACCAGCCTGGTTAACTGTGTAGGTTGTTGTCGTACCATATGTTCCTGTAATGTTTTTAATATTCGCAATAACCAATACGCCAGTTAATTTATCATATGCGCCGACTGTCCCCTGAAATCCGTACGTATTCTGACTAGGATCAATTATATTAACAAATGTAGGCCCGTTATAAGTATAATACGCGTAATTGGAGTTAAGGTCTCCGTTGCTTGTTCGACCATCCAAATAAATATTATTAGCACGCTGCCACCCGCTTCCTACCTGAACAGGCGGTTGAGCAGGGCTTGTAAGAGTAGACCATGTATTATTACCACCGAATAAAAAAGGTGAACCAGTCGATTGGACGCTCCATAACATATATCGATATGAATAACTTGAATATGGCAACTGGATTTGTTTAGAAAAATTATTTCGGCCCGTATTTTGGCCTGTTTCTTGATCAATAAAATACCATACGGATAAATCATTTGATCCGGCAATTGTCCAATCATACAGTGAGCCCGTCCCATTGTTTATTGAATAGCTAGTAAGAGGTGTTGGAGACCCGAAATCGAATATCAAATAATCTCCATAAACGGTTAAATATCCGGAACTATTTGTAGTAGGCGGGTAGGACACATTCACACCTATACCCGGTAGATAACCTAATCCGGGAGAAATAGTAAGTCTGACAAAACTACCTGTAACAGGATTCAAAATGGTCGAGACTGTTGACAGATAAAGAGCACCGTTTTCTCCTGTGTACCCTGTTGGGCCTGTATCGCCGGTACAACCTGTTGCACCTGTGTACCCTGTTGGGCCTGTATCGCCGGTAAAGCCGGTTGGACCTGTATCGCCTGTACAGCCGGTTGTGCCTGTATCACCGGTTGGACCAGTTGTGCCCGTATCGCCTGTATACCCAGTTGGTCCTGTATCGCCGGTTGGACCCGTTGCTCCTGTTGGTCCGGTAAGCCCAGTTGATCCGGTTGGGCCGGTACCAAAAAAGAACGGTCCAGTTGGACCGGTTGCGCCTGTGTGTCCGGTAAGCCCAGTTGCACCGGTGTTGTCTATTCCACCTGCAATATTAACGGTGTATACGGTAGGGCTTCCATAAGTTCCAGTAATGTTTTGTATATTGTTAATAGCCAGCAGTCCACTAATTATATTGTAATTATACACAATACCTTGAAACCCAAATGTTTGATAGTATAGTTGACCTGGCGGAAATACCGAAGGGTTAATAATATTCAACGAAGTTGTTCCAATATAATTGCCATTGAAATAATTTGTATTTCCGTAATTACTCGTATTTGAATCTAAATAGACTGGGTTATTATCAATCCAGCCCGATCCAACTCTTGTAGGAGGCTGTGATGGTTCAAAATAAACATATTGATTATTCCACCAATTATATGCATCAGACGGGAAATATCCAATTCCTGACGTATTTGTTTGTTGAATAATAAACGCGAAATACCTATATTGATATGGGCACGATACTCGTTTTCCAAAACCGAAAACATTTTGATTTGATTCTTGATCAATTAAATACCAACTTGTTAAATCATTTGAACCCGCAATTGTCCACGCCTTCATCCTACTTCCAAAATATACGTTCTCATATTGAAGCAAGTAATCAGGTGTACCTATATCAAATATAAAATAATCACCAAACACTTGTAGTCCCGGCGGCGTCGATGGAGTTGGATTTGTATATGTGATACTGACCGCCATATTATTGGCATATTGTAAATACGGTAGAACATTTAATGCCAAAACCCCACCCACTTTTGGAATAATCGATATTTCTGATGTGTTTGATAGATATATACTACTTGACCCAGTTGGGCCAGTTGAACCATAGCCTGTTGGTCCTGTATCGCCGGTTGGACCCGTTGCTCCTGTTGGTCCGGTAAGCCCAGTTGATCCGGTTGGGCCAGTACCAAAAAAGAACGGCCCAGTTGGACCGGTTGCGCCTGTATCACCAGTTAAACCTGTTGAACCCATTGCACCTGTTGGCCCTGTCGATCCTGTTAGACCTGTTGGTCCAGTCGATCCAGTCCAACCTGTTGAGCCATTTGGACCGGCCAAGTTAACATTATATATTGTAGCCGTTCCATAACTTCCTGTAATTAGTTGTATGTTTGAAATACCAATTAATCCGGACGAATTATTATAAGAAAAAACTATTCCACTAAAGCCTCCGGCAACTGCATAAAATGATTGATTGGGTGGGTATAGGAAAGTATCAATAACATTTGTATATGTAGACCCAGTGTAACTACCATCAGTAGAATAATAATATTGACCAGAATCGTAGCTGATCAAATCGTAAAAATTTGACTGCGAACCATTTAAATACATTTGATTTCGACTCCCCCAGCTAAATGTTGTTTGGGTAGGCACAAGATACTGATTATTATTATCTTTCCATATATAATTATCATTTGTGTAGCTATACGAAATATCTGATGACGCCATATTTTGAAGAATATAAGACATATATCGATACGAATATGAATTAGATAATGTTGAACTGAATTGTGATGTTTGTGTATTTTTTCCGGCTTGTTTGTCAATTATGTACCACGTCGCTAAGTCATTTGACCCAGCAATGGTCCAGCCAAAAATCGTCCCACCCGGAAGGAATGATGTTTTTGATATGCTATAATAAGATAATAATACCGGTGACCCAAAATCAAATAATACATATACGCCAAAAGTCTGAATCGTTGGAGGAGTACTTGGAGTTGTGCTATTATATGAGACGTTAATATTTAATCCCGGTGTATAAGATAATCCTGGTGATAGAGGAAGTTCGATATATCCATTTGTTGTCGGATTAATCGTTACTGGTGCACTTGATGATAAATAATAGACTCCAACACCAGTAGGGCCCGTTGGTCCAGTTGAGCCTGTCAACCCACTTGGACCTGTGACGTTTGATTGAGGACCAGTATCACCGGTTGAACCAGTTGGGCCAGTGTAACCAGTCCATCCAGTGTAACCAGTTGGGCCTGTAATTCCGGTATCACCTGTACACCCAGTTGGGCCTGTATCGCCTGTGCTGCCAGTCACACCAGTATCACCAGTTAAACCGGTTGGTCCTGTTGCGCCTGTTGGGCCTGTTGGACCAGTATCACCGGTATAACCTGTACTACCAGTTATACCGGTATCACCAGTACAGCCAGTCCAACCTGTTGGACCAGTATCACCAGTTGGACCTGTTGCGCCTGTTGGGCCTGTTGCGCCAGTTGGGCCTGTTGGACCAGTATCGCCTGTACATCCAGTTGGACCTGTCGCGCCAGTTGAGCCGGTTGGGCCTGTACATCCTGTTCCACCAGTAGTTCCATCAATTCCGTTTGTGCCGTCAATTCCTCCGGCCAAATTAACAGAGTAGACAGTAGGCGTATTGTAGGTTCCGGTAATCTTTTGGAGATTGGACAATACCATCACGCCGGTTGACGGCGAATACGTATTTACAGTTCCCTGAAATCCGTACGTAGGGTAGTACGGTTGGGTAGGAGGGTATTGTACAGGATCGACAAGATTGGTTGAGTTTGGCCCAATATACTGCCCGTTTGCGACATAATTTCCATCGGCGTTCGTGACAGGATTGGCAAAGAAAAAGTAATTAGATTGATACTGCCAACCGCTGCTGTACACAGGAGGCTGGTATGGAAATAATAAAGTTTGAGCGGTGTCCTTCCATAACATCACACAATCGGTTTGACCCGCGGCGGTCACAATCATCTCGACCACAAGTATCATATAGCGATAAGAAAAAGCCGAATAAAGCGAAGGAACATTCAAAGAAAACAAGTTATTCAGAGTAGACTGATTCACTTGCCGATCGATTATGTACCATGTTGACAAATCGTTAGAACCAGCAATTGACCAACCCTTCCAGTCAGAATAGCTTGATAAAATTTGATACGATCCCAAATTGGTCGGCGACCCAAAATCAAAGATGATATAATCACCCAGTGATGTAACGTGAGACGGTGGAGTAACAGGCGTTATTGTACTCTGATATGCTACCTGTACACCTAACCCGGCAGAATACATTAAATTGGGGCTAATTGTTAACTGTACAGATCCGCCCATAACTGGATCAATCTGCGAAGATGGCGTATGTGAAAAATACGTAGCAAGTGGCCCTGCAATTCCAGTCGGACCAATTGGGCCGCCAGACAAATTGACTGTATAAACGGAAGGCGTTCCGTATGTACCAGTAATGTTGGAAATATTAGTTACCTGTAACACGCCCGTCGACGGATCGTATAGACCTACACGCGAATCAAATCCGTAAGGGGTATTTACAACGTATGGAATGCCAGGAGGGTACAATGCTGTGTCAATGATATTGGTAGAAAGAAAGCCGCTATAAGTGCCACTTGCATAGTTTGAGTTATAAGCATATATATTGCTATTGCCACCACTAAATCCATTAAAATCTAAATAAATACCCTGGTTAACTGTCCAGTTTGAAGTGCTAATAGGTGGCGTCTGATTTTGAAAATAAGCGCCCGATCCGTTTTTCCAACCATAAAGTTCAAATATGCTGGCATTAGGAAACGAGGGCTGCGTACGCTGTTCAACAATAAATATCATATACTGATACGAATATGTAGAATAAGGAGCAGCAACAGTTATCGCCACATTCACTCGATTTGTATTTTTACCAGATTGACGGTCAATTAAGTACCAACTCGTTTGATCGTTTGAGCCAGCAATCGTCCATGCCACTAGACCATTATTAGAACTGTCGACCGTATTGATAACATAATAGGATAAACTTTGTGGCTGACTGCTGCCATCCAAAGCGTTAAAAATAAGATAATCGCCAGATATGCTTACGGCCGGAGGGGGTGTAACAATTGGAACGGAATAGCCTACTGTAACAGGCTGATTGGCCGCGTACGAAAGATTCGATCCAACTGTTAATGTTAATGCACCTCCTGACAATGGGCTAATGGTAACTGCGCTAGTTGTAGCCGATTCGTAAATACTGCTTGGACCTGTTGCCCCGGTGTTTGTTGAGAAACCTGGAACACCCATTGGACCCGTTTGACCTGTCGGGCCCGTTTGGCCGGTTGGACCTATTGGTCCTGTATATCCTGTTTGGCCTGTATTACCTATTTGACCGGTTGGACCAGTCGTGCCTGTTGATCCGTCATTGCCTCCAACATTAACAGTATAAACAGTGGGTGAACCATATGTGCCTGTAATGTTTTTAATACCGGTTAAAACCAATGCACCGGATGCGTTGTCGTACGTCGCAACATTTCCGTTAAACCCGTACATTTGATAGTATGGGATGGGGAAAATAGCCGGATCGGCGATATTAGTTACCGTCGTGCCCGTATAGTGACTATCTGTTGTAGTGTAGTCATAAAGTTCAAAATGGTTATTATCAGGTGAGAATGGAGGCGTACCATTTAAGTAGATAGGCCCATTATTTGACCACGATCCTACAAATGCAGGAGGTTGTTGTACGGGCGAAAGATACTGGCCACTACTATTTTGCCATTGATAGCTCTCATAAATATCAACCGAATTCTCAAGCGCGAAAATATTCTCAATTATAAATGCCATATACCGGTAGGAAAATGTTGAATAAGGTGCCGGTATAACCTTGCTAAAATTTGAGTAACCACCGCTAGACGCTTGATCAATAAAATACCAGTTTACCGAATCAATTGATCCCGCAATTGTCCAAGAAGATATTCGCGTTCGGCTATAAGAACCTTTTGCAAAAGACGATAATTGCTGAGGCGTACCAAAATCAAATAAAATGTAATCGCCCCTAACAGCGGTTGTGATTGGAGGTGTAACAGGTGTATTTGTTGAATAAGTGACACTTAGACCCTGTTGCTGAGTATACGCCAAACTATTATTGACATACAATACTACTGAGCCGCCTGGACTTGGATTAATAACTTGCGCGCTAGTTGTCTTTGTCAAATAGGTCGAACCAAGACCAGTTGGACCTGTTAACCCGGTAGGCCCTGTTGGGCCTGTTGCGCCTGTTGTTCCTGTTGGACCTGTTGCGCCTGTTGTTCCTGTTGCACCGGTCGAACCTGTTCGGCCGGTAGGGCCGGTTGCGCCTGTTGAACCAGTCCAGCCGGTTGGACCTGTTACACCTTGTCTACCAGTTGAACCTGTGTAACCAGTAATACCAGTATCACCTGTTACACCAGTTGGACCGGTTTGACCTGTTATACCCTGTCTACCAGTTGGGCCTGGTTGGCCTGTTATACCTGTATTTCCGGTCGCACCTGTATTAGACGCGTTACCAGATCGACCAGTGGGACCTTGCGGCCCTTGTACACCTGTATCACCTGTTGATCCAGTAGTGCCCGTGTTTCCGGTCGCCCCCAGGCCAGTTGGACCTGTCTGACCAGTTGGACCTGTTGGACCAGTTACGCCCTGTCTGCCAGTATTTCCGGTATTTCCAAGAGGCCCCATTTGACCTGTAGGGCCAGTATTTCCAATATCTCCAGTACTACCCGTATTTCCCGTATTTCCAGTATTACCTGTTTGACCAGTTGGGCCTGTTTTACCTGTTGATCCCATGAAACCGGTCGCGCCAGTTCCAATCGCTCCTTGTGGTCCAACTTGACCAGTTGGACCTACTTGTCCTGTTGATCCTGTACTTCCTGTTAAACCAGTTGAACCCATCAAACCGGTCGATCCAGTTCCAATTGGACCCATATTTCCTTGTGGCCCTGCCTGGCCTGTTGGACCCGTACTTCCAGCTAGACCTGTCGCGCCAGTTCCAATTGGACCCATATTTCCTTGTGGCCCTGCTTGGCCTGTTGGACCCGTACTTCCAGCTAGACCTGTCGCGCCAGTTCCAATTGGACCCATGTTTCCTTGCGGCCCTGCCTGACCGGTTGGCCCTGTTGTTCCGGTACTTCCAGCTAGACCTGTCGCGCCAGTTCCAATTGGACCTATATTTCCTTGCGGGCCTGCTTGACCTGTTGGACCTGTTTTTCCAATCATACCAGTTGAACCCGTGTTTCCAATCGGACCAATAGTTCCTTGTGGTCCTGCTTGACCGGTTGGGCCTGTTGAACCATCATTTCCAATTGGACCCATGTTTCCTTGCGGTCCTGCCTGACCGGTTGGACCAGTGGTTCCGGTACTTCCAGCTAGACCTGTCGCGCCAGTTCCAATTGGACCTATATTTCCTTGTGGTCCCGCTTGACCTGTTGGACCTGTTTTTCCAATCAAACCAGTTGAACCCGTATTTCCAATTGGACCAATAGTTCCCTGTGGCCCTGCTTGACCGGTTGGGCCTGTTGAACCATCATTTCCAATTGGACCAATAGTTCCTTGTGGCCCTGCCTGACCGGTTGGACCAGTGTTTCCCATACCAGTGGAACCCTGCGGACCGGTGTAACCGGTACCACCGCCTGAACCTGTACAACCTGCTCCGGCTGGACCCTGAGGACCTTGCGGTCCAGTATAACCAGTACCGCCTCCAGATCCTGTACAACCAGCTCCAATTGGTCCCTGTGGACCTTGTGGGCCCTGAACTGCGCCCACGTTAACCCATTGAACAGGTCCAGGCATGCTAGCAGCGACTGCAACCCAAAGATTAGGTTCAATAATATAACCATCACCTATATTAACACCGCTTGTAGGCAATTCAGAAGGATCTAAAAATGATCCTAAAATTCGAATTGTTCCAGGGTTAACACCTCCAATAGTCGATCCATACGGTAATTGAATAGATGAGTCTAGTGATGAAATTGACGAACCTCCAATATAAATTGTATTGGCGCTGACATATAATGATCTAAATCTAGATCCCGTCGAGCCTAAATCAATCACACTATCACTATATGGAATTATAGATTCATAAAGAACTCCTCCAAAATTTCCTGTACTACCAGTTGATCCTTGTTGACCAGTTGGGCCCGTTGATCCTTTTTGTCCTGTTGGTCCCGTATTACCGGTTGATCCTTTTTGCCCAGTTGGCCCTGTATCGCCTTTTACGCCTTGTGGCCCTGTATCGCCTTTTACGCCAGTTGGCCCTGTATCGCCTTTTACTCCTTGTGGCCCTGTATCGCCTTTTACGCCTTGTGGCCCTGTATCGCCTTTTACGCCAGTTGGCCCTGTATCGCCTTTTACTCCTTGTGGCCCTGTATCGCCTTTTACTCCTTGTGGTCCCTGATTTCCAGTCGAACCTTTTACGCCTTGCGGCCCCGTATCTCCTTTTGGACCAGTTCCAGCTGAACCCGTCCCGCTACCACCCTGCGGCGTAGGGAAATATGTAATTTCTTTCGTAACTGGATCGTACCCCAATACTTGGGCCTGTGTCATAGTGTTTCGGATAGGAGCCGCATACATCGCATTCTGTAATGCACCGTTTAATCCAGTCCCAGACGCATTTAAAACGATAGAATAAGACGCCTGATTAGTCATACCAGCGTTACTTCCAATTGCGACTGAATAGTCACCTTGGCCCAAAAGGCCTGCCTGATACCCAACTGCAACCGAATTTACACCTTGATTAATTTGTGCCGCCGAATAACCAATCGCAACTGCATTTGTTCCCTGCATCATAGATCCAGACTCGGCTCCAATAGCAGTTGCATTATTACCTTGGTTATTGTTACCAGATTGATAACCGACAGAAACCGAATTATCACTTTGTAGAAATTGCCCTGCCTGATAACCAACAGCAACGGCATTTGACCCCTGAGACATATCGCCCGCGTTCCCTCCAATTTTAATGTTTGTATCTCCTACGACATACGTATTAGACACCGAATCCCAGTAGATATAATCTCCTGAATTAGTTCCACTTGGAAGACTACTTCCTCCACCCGATGGACCGGTCGGACCAATCATTCCTTGTGCACCCGTCGAACCTGTGTTAGTCGCGCTCCCGTCATTTCCTTTTGGACCTGTTGGACCTGTGCCGCCATACCCTTCTGAACCCTGGCCAAAATTTTTAGTCCTATCAAACGATATGATTGGGCCCCAACCATCTGTTTGTATATGAGTGCTCATTTATTTATATAAATATTTTTTAGATATAATTAAAATGGATGACATTGTTGCAACTTGCAAATATTACATTGCCAACGAACGATATGAAGACTTACAAGAATACTATAACGATCTCTCTTCGAAAAAAATAAATACCGAATATATTTTTCAGAAAGTATTTCTATTTTGTTGTCTCCATCAAAACGAAGACATGGTAAAAATGTTATATGAAATGTATACTCAAATGGATCCAGTAAGCCGAATTGCACTCCGACCCGCACTTATTTACGGAAAATATATCTATAAAAAACCGTATCCTATTACGATTCCAATAAACCCAAAAGATTATTAATTATTTTTTTATTTAATAAATAAATGTCTTATCGTACTTATCATTTTGATGAACCTTTTGTACCAACTGGTGAACGTGAACGTAAAGAAAAAGAAGAAAAAAAGAAAAGATCGACGCAAAAACATAAACCGATTGATAGACGAGACGATCGCGGAAGTGGCGGAAGTGGCGGGCTACAAGCAATGGGATTCGGTAAAAAACGATCTAAAAAATCGCGTAAAGTCAGAAAGAGCACCGGTAAAAGCAAGACTAAGAAAAGCAAGAGTAGAAAGAGTCATAAAAAATCACGCCGTATTTCGCGTAAATAAAATTTTAAATATTTGAAATATTTGAAATATTTAAAATAATAAATGAGAGAGATATATATCGCCCTCTTTGTTCTATTTTTTATAGGAGGTGTTATATTTTTTATGCTTTCGCCTAGGCACGATAATCGTCACAATAGTAATGATAAACATAAGACTGTACTGGACGCGTATCAAACACCGTCTCCTTCTCCTATTTCTCATATACAGGATATTCAACCGGATACGCGATATTCGCAAAATCATGAACCTGAATATCCCGAATATCCTGAATACCCACAAAATCCTCAATATCCCGAACAGTATGCCTATCCAAATTCTTATTTATCGCCTAGATATATTAATCCTTACCTATACCCTTACCGAAATCCATACGATAATCCATATTTACTAAATCCATACGATCCATATTACATAAATGGTCGGAATGTACAGAATGATAGAAATGATCAAACTCAAAATGTATCTATAAATATTAAAGATATATTACCGATGTTACCAAATCGCCCAACAATGACACCTCGTCCAATGAAACAGATAAATCTTCCGTCGCCAACCCCAAATAAATCAACTCCAATTATTCATCCCCAATCAACTATGCCTCCCCAATCAATGCCAAGTATGCCTCCCCAATCAACTATGCCTCCCCAATCAATGCCAAGTATGCCTCCTAGGTCAACTCCAAGTATGCCTCCTCAATCAATACCAAGTATGCCTCCTAGGTCAATGCCAAGTATGCCTCCTAGGTCAAATCCAAGTATGCCTCCAAAATCAATGCCAAGTAGTACTCCAAAATCAATACCAAGTGCTCCTCCAAAATCAATGCCAAGTACTCCTCCAAAATCAATACCAAGTACTCCTCCAAAATCAATACCAAGTACTCCTCCAAAATCAATACCAAGTATGCCAAGTAGTCCTCCTCAGCCTATCGCAAACTTTCCGTTATAAATTTTATTTATATAAATAAAATTTTATTCTAGATCATTCTAGATCATAGCAAGCCGAACACACCAAATCTTGATTGTATTGATCCAATTCAACATCGTCAGGTGATTTACTGCAATAGACATAATCCCAAAACGTAGGATAGTCTACAATTCGCCATACACGAATCCATCTCTCCCAATTGTCATCTCGTTTTTCTAGAGTATAAATCGTAATTCGCTGATTGTTGGTATTAACCGTCCACTTTACAAGGATAACTTTGTCATTAGGAATATCGCTATACTCACCTACTGCAGACGACCACAATGTTCCTGACACCATCTCAATTCTTCCGGCAAACAGCGGAGGTTCCTGAATGTCTTCGCCGTCATTTGCGTTATTGCCAATATTCGGTTGCAACTCCGAATTCGAAACGTAAATACCCATATTGTAATTATAAAAATACAATTTATAAATTATAAACATTTTTATTTTATACTTCCAAAATGTGATCGAAAAATCCCAAATTTGCCTGATGAGAAACAACAATAACCAGCTTTCCTTTGTACTTGGTTTTCAATTGATCCAATACAACATTACTTGTTTCGCTATCCAATGAACTAATGCACTCGTCCAACAATAACACACGGTTTTCTACTAATTCAGAAAACGCTAATGTAAAAGCCAAGTTAACCCTATCGCGTTGCCCGCCTGACAGGAACGACAGATCGCCTGTCATATTTCGGAAATTTACAACAAAGTGTAATGTCACCTTCTCCTTTCCAGTCGTTTTTCCTTCCTGGACCGTGTGGAGTTCAACCGTAATATCGTCATCAGGGAAAAAATCGTCGATATAAATGGACGCATGTCGATTCAATGTCTCGATAAAATCCATCAGACTTTGCTGTTCCGCCTGTTTTATGTGATCACGAAGTTTTACAAGACATCTCATTCGGTCCATTAGCGATACCTTTTTACATTCTGCCTCCGTTATTTGCGTCTGAATACCTTGATACATTGTATTATCACGTTCCGTAATTTCCCATTTTTCTATCTTCTGTAAGTACAGCTTATACTGATCGACCTTATTTTGATACGTTTCCATCTTTTCACGACTTTGAGACAATAACGCATCCAACTCCTGTTCAGTTCTTTCAGGCGGCGATAGTTCGTCTAGCGACTTCTGATACATATCACGTTTTCTCTGAAATTGAGTAACGCGCTCCACCATCTCTTTTGTAGACGCAATCTTCTCTAAAAGACCCGGATATTCTTGTTCCGATGGAACATCTTGATCGGACATATCCATAATCACATCGCACTTCAACAAATCCATCTCTTTTTTTAACTGTATTACCAGACGGTCCGAATCAATTTCACGAACGGATTGGGCAACCATTTCATACCGCGTTCGCTTATCAATCATATCTGTATGAACGGAATCTACCATCTCTTGTTCAATCACATCTCCTGTCGGCAATTTCAATAATTCATCCAACCTATCAAACATCTGGTTATACTCCTTTTCGTTTTTCTCGAAAACAGCATTTTCAGCTTTCAATTTATCAATTTCACTATCGAGTGTTTCAATTTTTTTAGACAGATCCTTAACAGTCGCTTTAAGATCATCGATATTGTCGACTTTGTTTCCCATAATTAATTTTTCTTGATGAAATTGCAGACTTTTCTGACACGACGGGCACGTATAATATCGCTGATAATCGGCAACAGTTTTTTGATAACCGTTTAATCGGTTTCTCAATAACTCGCGTTCAGAAACTAACGTACTCAATTTATCGGTATCTGGAGGACTCGAAATTTTATCCTCAATAACCAATAGACTCTCGATTATACGCTGAATCGACTCCAATTGAACTATACTTTTTTGTAAGATATCCTTTCCGGGCAGATCATTAAGTTTTTCAAGAAGAATATCCCTCTCCTTCTTATTATGCTCGGTTCGTTCCGTATATGTTTTTTCGATCTCTCGGAAACGAACATAGCTTTTATGTTGTTGATAGGAAACTTTACGTTTTTCTAAAATGGATAAATCTGAAACCAAAGATTCCTTGTCAATCAGGCTGGACATCTCGTCGGACACGTCAGACAATTTACATTTTAATGAATTGATTTTCTCGTTCAAAGACGCGCTAGCTATCTTTTCTTGTTCCCATTTTTTAATCTTAGTCTGGATACTCTTGTTATTTTTTTCAGTAATATCGAGATTTGACTTAATTTTTTCATATAATTTTGCACGATTTTGAGAGGTTAACTTAATAGTCTCAATTAACACCTCCTCTTGTTCAACCATTTTCATTTTAGCAAGCATATCACTCAACGTAATTATCTTTGAGTCAGTTGATACATGGTCACTTTTGGTCGAAGATAAAGATTCTTTCACACGCTCTTTCATGTTATCGATATTGTATCGAGCCAACAATAGTTTCTCCAAAAACTCAATCTTCTCGGACGGTGATAGAAACACAAAAGAGTTTGTATTTTCTTGATCAATATAAGAAGTATTACAAAATTCCGATCCAAACATTGAGTCGATAATAGACTGCGCCTCGTCGTCTTCGTACTGACGGTCGTCTTTTTTCACAACTAGACGATTTGGCCCACGTTGCCTGGTGATAGTTACACCGTCCATCTCAATGCTTACACACGTCGATCGTTTTTGGAAAGACGTTACATTTTTACCTTTTCCAGTAATTGCATAAACTATGCTATTTAGTATTGTACTCTTGCCTCGGCCACTTCTGCCCGACAAAAGACAAATTCCTTTATCTGGGATCGTAAATTTTCTATCCTCCCAGCAACGAAAATTGGTAAGGGCAATGTTCATATCTCTAATATCTCTAATATCTTTCTTTTTTTCTAATACACATATAAAACATTCATTTTTAATTTAAAATAGAATAAAAATGAGTTCGGACAATTATACAATGATTACCGATAATATTGCAATCGGCAATTATCTTTCATCGTACGAACCATTTGATGTTGTGGTAAACTTATGTTTTCCTCAAAATGCAGTCGAACACCGCCAAATAGCGGTCTCTACCTATCCATCCAAAATAATCATCCGTATTGGGATTAACGATGATCCATCTGAAAGCATGGATTCTCTTCTTCCTAAAATCATAGTATATCTTGTATCGCTTTATCGCCAACACCCAAATTTAAGAATCCTATTTCACTGCTACGCGGGAATCTCACGCAGCACAACAGTTGCTATAGCCTATATGACGGCCGTATACGGTATGACTCTTACCGACGCCTACAATCTAGTGAAATCCAAACGTCCGTTTATTCAACCGAATCCTGGATTTATGGCGGCATTAAAGAATTTCGTTAAAAATTAAATCATATAATAAAATGGGAAATAATATATCAATAACACATCTTCCCATTCCCAAACGCCACCTTCTTCTTCGTAAAACGGGTGGAGACGATTCGGCTGATGATATAATATACGGCACTTCGCATATTAGAGAGGTTCTGGTTTACGATATTGAGTACGGAAATTACGACCCTAGTATATATAACCCCGTCGCTTTTCTTGACAAACTTGATCGTATAACCATAAAAATTGGTAGCGATAATCGCAAACTTCTTGTCGACGCAATTGAGTCGGGCGCTACTCTTTCTAGTAAATTCGAATTTCCGCCATATGAGTCACTTAGTCGAAACCCTTCATCTATATTGTTATCTCCCTATATTTCCAAAACTGTATTTAGAAAATTACACCCGCGTTACGAAAGTATTCAGAGAATGATTCAGTCGCATACTAACGAAGACGATGTATCAGACGAAGAGAAACAGGCTATTGCAGATGAAATACTAGACTTTCTAAAAGAAGCTATCCATTATAAAGCCGGTAATCGTAATATACACAATATAGAATTATATCTAGACTATGCAGCCAACAATAAATATTTAGTATACCTAAAAAATTTGCTGAATTTTAATAACGGCGTTACAACAATGGTAGAGACAAAGAGTTTCTGGGGTGATAAAAAAATAGTAAAAACCACAAAATACCCACACGAAAATATGAATTATGGCGATGTCATAAAAGACTTCATAAAAACAGTTATCCGTTCTATCCGATCTCTATATTCAACCTCTATCCCACTATCGAATATCTTCAAAGGCGATGACGATCACACTCTTATCTTGCCAAGCGGATTCGTATTGCAACGAGGGACAAGCTATAAAATGGACCCGACAGATGCCGAATACAAATTTCACGATAACTATTCATTCTTTTCAACGTCCATAAACACTACATTGGACTATATTACACCCTGGAAAGATACTGTTTACGAGTCCTATAATTTTTGTGATAATATTGGAGAAATCTATGTATTCCTTACAAAGCGTCCGCTTAAATTGTTGAATTTTTCAGACATTCGCGCCATCTCCTATATCCGACTAAGATTGACCGAATTAAACGCTCCTCCCGAAGTCGTCAAAAGTTTTGAGAAAGGCTGGAAGATAAATGGCGACAGGTTTGAACGAGAAAGCAGTTTAGATGATGATATCGTTGTCGTAAAATGGCTCTGTGATAATGGATACGATGGGTATATCGCGACAGGCTTACAAAGTTTAGCCGATGAAATCATGTTATGCAACCCTCGACAAACCTTGACATATATGGAACGATATTCAATCGCCAATTTTAATGTTCATGTTTGCGAAGAACCCTACTGGTCTTCCAATATCTTAATGTCTGACATTAGTCTGTAATGATATAAACGTAAAATTTATTTCTATGTAGAAATAAATGGATAGTTCTTCTTACATCTACATCAGACCAACATCTGTGGAAATGGCTCTAGAACGTTTGCGTCTACGCAGAGAAAAATATCTACGCGACCGTCAGAAAAAACAACGTACGCCGCCTCTTCATCGTATAGACGAAGAAGATAAACCAACTCACAAATTTCGTGCTAAAACTTCACGAAAACGAACACCGAAAACACGTAAAAGTCCAAAGAAAACACGGAAAAGTCCAAAGAAAACGCGTAAAAGTCCAAAGAAAACACGAAAGTTTTAAGTATGTTTAATAAATATATACTAAACATATTAAACATTTAAAAAATGTCAGATTATAAAAAATGAGTTCTGATTTTGAATTCTATTGTTTATCTTTTCGAAACCCATCTCGAAGAGAACGAATGACCGACACATTTCAGAAACTAGGCATCGCCAATATCACCCATTTCTCCGACGGCGTATCTCACGACGATCCAAGACTCGTCAACTCCGACAACCGGAATGCGTGGTCATGTATGTACGGTCACCTCGACATGATAAGAGACTTCTACACCAATACTACAAAATCATACGGAATATTTTGCGAAGACGATATCCATATCCACAAGGATATAAACGCCATACTTCCATCCATCATAACCGACTTTCAAGCCGCTCATCTTGACGTCCTGCTTCTCGGCTACCTCGCAACATTCAAAGCTGATGAAATAGCGATACCTGGTTTTGAACTTATACCTATTCAATACACATCAACCCACCGATTCCACAACTACAATCATCCATCCATTGATATATGGGGAACTCAAATGTACATGATATCACGCGACCACGCCAAACGTATACTCGACAACTACGACTACGAGTCTGGCTACGCCGAACGAAGCCTTCAAGACCGATCGATGGCCCATTTTTCGGCAGACTGGACCATCACAAAAGACGGACGGAGGGCTATAATCACACCTCTACTTTCAGTCGAGGCATACGACTACAGCAAACCATACGAATACGGTCCACAAGACAACTTTCACAGGATATCACACGAGGTACACTATGAACCTAATGTACATCTCTAAACGGATAGAATCGTGGCTAAATATATTAATTTTTAAACATGTTAAAGTTTAAAAATAGACCCTGGGAGAATCGAACACCCGTTGTCTGCTTATAAGACAGATATCTTACCACTAGAAGAAGGGTCTGTGGGCGAAGGGACAAATTTATAAATCAAAAAATCAGACTTTACAAAGTAGCAGAAGATTTACAAACTCATCCCTTCTTATATGTACAAGATATTTTTAAATCACAATTTATTTTTTTTATAAAACCGTTTTTACACGGCTGGATCCATTATAAATATTATAAATATTTTTATATAAAATTTATAGAAAGTTATTCACTAATTATATAAAATAAATGTACCGTATTCGTGTCAAAGACGCTCCATATCGCGGACTCATAAACATACACGGTAATGACATAAAACTGGAAACCGATCAATCTGACTCCGCTCAAACCGTAGTCGATTTTATCTTTAACAATAAAAATCTATTTGAAGAAGTTAAACACTGTACCAATAAACAAGATTTCGTCGTGAAGAACTCCCTAAACGAAAAACTAAAGAACTCGGATCTAGACTCGAAAGAACTAACGATCACGATAGTTAGCAAAAAACATACGTTAACAATTGAATACGATAAATTAACTTACGAATTTAGAAGCGAAAAAGGCGTAATAGATACAACCGACCTTAAACGCGATTTGCGAAAAGATAAGACGTCGCCCATACCATACTTTCTCCCTATAAAATTCATACACATTTTTGGAAACGACGGTCGCGAAATAGACGGCTTACTTTTATCAAACAACACATACGTAAAGGTAGAAATTGACTTAGACTTTAAGATGAGGATATTAGAGTCGTCGAGTGATTCAGGCTATTTAGTAGAGGGTAAAAAGTGTGTGTACAATTTTTCAGCTGAATACATTGAATACATTGAATACATACTTCACCATCACCTATTCGATACGCTGGAATTAAAAGTTCCAAACGAAGACGCTAAATTTTTGGTATCACACATTTTCAACACTATAGCCAACACGCTAGGCGGAGGCCTTACAACATTGATTTTAGACTGTAATAAGACATTTAACCCCATTTACAACGACTATTTTAATACACTGGTAAAAATGGATACCACTATTAAGACCCTAGTTATTACTAATCTAGTCATCTCCCACGATCTTGAATTTTTGTTAGAGAACATAAAAACGACTACCACACTAATGAAGATTGAATTTCCAGATATACAGTCGAAAGCAGTTGTCGACCCACAAATACGCGAAATCAATGAAATTCTAATGAAAAATAAAGGCAGTGTTCTTACTAACCCCTCTAAATTTAACCCATCTATATCGAATGAATTCGACAAGGAAATCACATGCAGAGAAAAAGACCAACGATGCAGTCTCGCCAATATCGTTGACGACGAACAAATGGCCGAATATGTCTACTACAATCAAGACAAACAATGCTCTCATTATAAAAAAGGAGACATAATGGGAACGAAAAGTGCATCAGGCCTTGTATACTATACTTGCTGCGGAGAAGACACCAAATGCAATCACATCACCAAAATTGTTAAATTTAGAGACGAAACCGACAAACAGAAATTCCATCGCGAAATCATGTTTCAACAGAAAGCGACAAAGGCCGGGCTGGCTCCAGCTATTATTAAAAGTTACATCACCAGTAAGCAGGGTATCATTGTAATGGAGAAATTATCAAATACACTGTCCAATATCATCCGCAACTATCTTGAGAGAGTGGAAGGCATTGTTGAAAAAATCGAAGAAAGGAAGGACGTTGATGAAACTGAACTACAAAAAACAATTGACGGCCACAGGTACGTTACAAAATCGCAGGGATACGCTCTTGGAACAACAATCGGAAATTTACTAGTAAAATTGCATCAACTCGGTATATACCACAATGACGCTCACATGAATAACTTCATGAGCGATGATAACGGCAAATTTTACTTTATCGATTTTGGAGAAGCAGACACCGTTCATGTGATTAAGAAACATCAAGACTACCCTCGCCGACCATATCTACTCAAATGTCCACTAGCTGATCATATTATAAAACAGAACGATATGTCGTCTCACACATATGCAACGCCTCCATGTCCTGGTATGTTTGAATACGAGTATAGACAACTTGAAGGCTATATAATAAGCGACGCGTGGTCTGCCCCTCAACAATGGTTTGATGATGCGTATTACAAACGTCTTATTGAAATCAGAGACATGGAAAAACAGGCCATCGCTAACGGAACTCTATCGTCGTTAAAAATAAAGCACAAAGGATGCCGGATTGATTTTAGTGTTATTTTTAGCGATTTTGATATGACCCAATTATTGGCTCTAAAAGATCAACTGGTTGAATTGCAACAGAAAATAGTTATCGACGTTTCCCAATACATAATCGATAATGATGAAAAGGAGGAGTACCTTGCATCCGATATCCACAAAAAAGAAGAAGAAGCGAGTGAAGCTGTAAAATCGATTATTGGAATAATTGATATTTTTGAGAGAAAAGGGATAACCGAGAAAACACTGGCTGTATTAGTGCCTAGATTAAAAGGAAAGGTTTTGATTTTTAACAATGGATGTGACCTTTTAACGCTTAAAGATTAGGGACTTATAAATCTCTATTTCTTACCCACCAAAACAATCCAATTTCCCTTTTCCCACGTGATTGACTCTACACAAAATTCAGGACAAAGAGTTTCGATCTCCCCTACCAGATCACCTTCTCCGTAGACGTGATAATATCTGTATAATATATTTAGATCGTCGCGCATCTTCCACTGAACACGCTCATCCCACCCAAACTGTCCCGTTTTTATATTCGACTCAAACACAAATCGCGAGCCCGGTTCTTGCTCCCTTGCCCACACCACAATCATCGCCTTCCCGCCCTTTTTTAGAACTCGGTACATCTCACGCAACGCCTTCATGCGATCCTCGTCATTTTCAAGATGATGGTACGACGCTACCGCCATGACTCCGTCAAAACACTGGTCATTAAAAGGCAAAGAAGTCATATCTGCCTCTATCGCATTCAGGCCCTTGCGCCTGCAAATATCTACCAATTCTGGGCAAAAATCAACCCCTGTAAAATCCAAACCTGGAAATAGCATATTCTTGCCATTACCACACCCTATGTCGAGAATTTCTTTAATATCCTTAATATCTTTAATATAAAACGACGCCAGAAAACGATGCACACACGGCCACATTTTTGTACGAGATCGATCAAACTCGTCGCAGATCGCCGAATACAATTGACGGGTTGACATTGTTTTTAGTTGTTAATATTCTTTCAAGGGATGTCATTTTAATTTTGAAAGCAGTATTTTGAATATTTTTCAATATACTATTTTAGCGCACTACGCTGAAATTGCACCAAAAGACGAAAGAGCCTCTGAAAGTATCTCTCTTGATCCTTCTTCGCTCATAAGTACACGAAAAATTCTGCGGTTACGATTGGCTAAATAGATATGATCGGCAACATTCTCGGACGTCTCCGACACAGGGTCAGACGTAAGCCAGAACGAGAATTCTAGATCGAAATTTCCATTTTCAGGGAACCAATCGAGAAAAGAGTCATCTGAGATACCCGGATTCACTTCCAGATCTGTCGGCGAAAATATCTCAGAAGGTTTAGTAAGAATATCGAAAATACGGTGAGATGCTTCCATAACTATAACGCTAATCTTGCGATCTTCTCCACGGCCACAGACATATCGTTCTAGGAGATGAACGCGTAACACATCAATAATATCTTCCAAACGATCCGACGCGATCGATTCAAATGAAAGTGTTAATACGTTTGCAGCGCCTGCCACATCCACAAAAGAGATGTAGATAGTCAGCATTCTGATAATATTCTTGAATAAATACAACATAAAAACAATTTTATCAATCGAGTAAAATTGGCGATATTGGAAAGTTATTCATAATTTATAATAATTATTATAAATTATTATGAATAATTCATAATTTAAAAATAAATCCTTATTACTATAAATGTTTACATGCAATTTTTGTAAAAAAGAATTTACATTCAAAGGAAATATGCTAAGTCATCAAAAAACGGCCAAATACTGTCTTGAATTACAGGGTAAAGACATAATTTTATTCGACTGTGATTTTTGTCTTAAAAATTTTACAACGCAGCAGAACTTAAATGATCATGGACCTGTATGTCGAGAAAAAGATAAAAAACAGTATGAAGATAAATTAAAAGAAATAGAAAAACAAAAAAAAGATTACGAAGACAAATTAGAGACACAAAGACGCTTTTTTGAAGATAAATTGGAAAAACAGAGACTTGACTACGAAGATAAATTAGAAAAACAACGTAAAGAATATAATAATTACACTGAACAATCTAAAAATATAATTATAAAAAAAGACGAAGAGTACATTGCAAAGCTTGAAGCACGCCTTGACAAGTTTGAGAACGCGGTCACAAGTATGGCAGCCGAGCCGAAGACTACCAAAACCACAAACGTCGTCGTAAACAATACCTTAAATTTAAGCAACGAGCATGTTACAAAGGTATTGGACGAACACTTTACCAAAGAAGTTGTCTCAGGCGGCCAGAGAGGACTTGCGAAAATGGTATGCGAAAAAATGCTGAAAGGTGTCGACGGCAAGTTAACCTACAAATGCGTTGACCCAAGCCGTCAGACGTTTGAATTCATAAACGAGGACGGCGATATCGAGCGTGACGTAAAAGCAAAGAAGCTAACAAAGGCCCTGATTAACGGAAAAGTGCAACAGAAGGCGTCAGAGGTTGGTAACACGATATGGACAAAGGCCGATGGCCATGTTGATCCCACTATGTATGAGTATAGTTCGCAAAAAGTGATGGAATTGTCGTGTTTTGAACGCGACGACAGTAAGTTCAGGTCAGAACTATCTGCTCTTACTTCATAGATATATTTATATTATTGGATATTATTGGATATTATTGGTATATTTATTATAAATAGTGTGACGATTCGCGTGACGATGTAAAAAATAAATTCCCCCTTTGTTATGCTTTAAAAACATAGACACACACACAATTTCAGTGTGTGTGTTGCTCCATCTCGTAATGCTAATTTTGAAATTGGATTTTTACAAAAACGCGGCGATGCGATTTTTATGGCGTTTGGTATTTTTTCTAATTCTATATCTATAAAATTTTTAGAAATTAATAATAGAATAGATATAGAAATTGGACTTTTTTGAAAAACGCGTCGATCGTGTTTCGTATTTAAAATGGGGTTTATAGAGCATATTCATATTATAAAATATAAATGCAAGAGTTAAGTAATGTTTCAAGAACGTTTAGCGATGATGATTTGGCCTCTCAAACTATAACCGATGTCCAAGAACGAGGTATGTCGAAACCTGTGCCTTACACGGCTCATAATGGCGAACATCGTCAGTACATGCGAGATATTATTTTGGGAATAAATGACGGTCTGGTAAGCATGTTTCTTCTTGTGTTTGGAATGTCGGGTGGAAACGCAGATGCTCATTCGATCGCGCTAGCGTCAGTTGCCGGAGCAATTGCAGGCGCGATATCGATGGGATTGGGAGAATACATTGCGACTAAAAGCCAGGCCGAAGTTATTGCAAGCGATCTGGAGTTGGAAAAGATCCATTTTGTTCATCATCGCGATGTCGAGTTGGAAGAGTTAAAAGTCGCATTGGCAGGGTTGGGTCTTCGCGGAAATCTTCTGAATGAGTGTGTAGATACAATCGGCGGTAAAGATGAGACGTTGCTTAAATTTATGCAGGCGTTTGAGTTTGGTCATACGGAAGATGATCAGCGTAACCCAGTGGTAGCAATGACGTTTTCGGCGTTATTGTTTATGACAGGAGCATTGCCATCTGTTATCCCGTTCCTTACAACAAATAGTGTACAGTTGGCTACAATTATTTCGGGTGTATTGTGTTGTTGTACGCTTTTTGCGGTTGGGTCGGTTAAATGCGTGGTGACCAAAACGAATTGGATATGGGGAGGAACAGAAAACTTGTTATTGGGAGCGTTTGGAGCTGGTTTCTCATATGGGATAGGGCGTATTTTCAATGCCATTTCATAAAAATGAAAATTTTAAGTTTTTTTCAAAAGCCTTAAAATAAAATGAGTCTTACATTTCTATCTTTCCACAGTCAGCCGTTGTTTGATATTTCGATGAGGCAAGTTGTTGAATATCTAAACTATTTTAAGGCTAACTATTACCCTAACGCGTCGATTACGCGTCATATGTCGTACCTCGAAGAGCTTCACGACTTCTTTATTATGAACAATCGTCTGCCGACAAGACGTGAGTTTCTATTGCTACACAGACAATTTTGTATGTGCCCGTATACGGTTTCTGACGATCAGTACGTGAACGCTGCTAGTTTCTTATTGCGTGAAATAGGCGAGATTAAAGGTCTATCTTGCTATCACTTTTATTTCCATGCCCAATACTATATTATTGAGAGACGGGACCCGTCTTCGATTTCCGAATTTTTGGAGTTTATGAGAAGGTCTTTTGCGGCCGAATCTGATGACCCCAACGTTGATGTGCTGAATGAACAAATTGTGAGGGCAGTAGAGCCTGCTAAATTAACTGAACTTCGGATGAGCGCGTGTTTGAATGATCCGTCAAACGGCTCTAAAACATGCGGTATATGTCAAGAAGATATCGAGGCTCAACAAATGATTACATTGCAGTGCGGCCATTCTTATCATGCCTGTGAAAATGATTGTTGCGAGACTGGCACTATTTTTACGTGGCTTCAAACTAACCGCGTGTGTCCAACCTGTCGTAAAGAAATAATTTAAATTTTATATTTTATGTATATATAAAATATATGGAAAACATAGAGCTAGATCAAAAAGAGGTAGCTGTCAATGTCAACGATGAAGATCAAATGAACGATGTCAAGCAATCTGCTACGAATACGGGTTCCGAGAGCTATACCTACGTAAGTTGGGAAGGCGGATACCTTGAAAAACTGATGGAAAAATGGGGGGATGACGCACAATTGCGTGTAAAGATGCATACAAACGCAGAACGCAGAAATAGATGTTTACACTACTCCTTTACGATACCGATTGTATTGCTAAGTATAATAGGCGGAACGCTGAATATTGGGATGAACACTATTTTTTCGGCCAACGTAGTTAGTTACGTGCAGCTGGCGTTGGGCGGAAGTGGAATCCTGGTTGGATTAATGGGAACTGTCCAAAATATTTTCAAGTACGAACGTCTGTGTGAGTCGCATAGATCTGCCGCGGCCCAGTGGAATCGTTTTTATCGAAACATTCGCACGATTTTGGCCCTGGACCGGTCGTGTCGTCGCAACGTATCGGAGTTTTTCAGGTCGGCAAAATCTGAGATGGATCGGTTGGTTGATAGCAGTCCCAGTTTGGCGGAAGAAGATGAATCCACTGAAAATATGTAAACCTAAAATGGATTCTTTTTATATAATTTTTATATAAAAGTTAAGGATTTTATTTTTTACTGGATCGTTTAGAATTTTTTTTGACAGATTTCTTCGTTTTTACCGTTTTTGGGGGAGATTTCTTTGGTTTTACCGTTTTTTTGACTGATTTCTTCGTCTTTTTGGACTTCTTTGTCGATTTTTTGGGACTAAACCCGAAAAACCTTTTGTAAATTTTGCTGCATATTCCTCCTTTACATAAATTTTTACCACAACTACCACACGTTTCTAGGTTGAGATCATTATATGCATTGCATTCACATTTTTTCTTTCGATTTGATTGCATATTCCAAAATAGTAATACCTCATGACGTTGAGGTAAAACCGACGGAATATCAGTAAAAAACGTAAGTGGATTATAGTAAACTTGTTGTATGGGATCAGATTCGAGTTCTTTTAATTTGTTATACAAAAATATTAGAATACTAGATACAAAAATAACTACATTGGGATATCTAATAGTTCTATTATGATTCAAGCCATAGTCAATTAATGATATCATAAATCTATATAAATCATAGAGAGCAGATCGTTTCCATTTTTTATAATTCGCGCCATTCATTGCATTTTTAGTAGCATCATCGCATTGGTCTTTCAAGTCATTAAGAAAACTACCGTCAGTAATGTCTTCTTTAAGATTATGCATGATTTCGCCCTCTATCTTTTTTCCGGTAAATCCAAAATCGGCTAAAATGTATAATTTATTACTTTGTGAAGTTAACTTATATTCATCACCGTCATCATCTTGGTATTCGTATTGAAAGTCGTGGGGATCTTCATCATCTTCTAAACGTTTGTAAAAAATATTACCTGTGTGAGTGTCACTGTGAGAAAATTTAGATTTATGCATTTCACTAAGCGCAAAAATAAGTTGAACGGTTGCGTTCATTATTTGTATTAGCATGTATCTATCTTGTTCGTTTTGGTCTAAATCGTTCCGAGCAGTAATACTCATCAAATAATCATGGAAATTTCCGTCATATTTTTCAGAAAATGATACAAGACAGCCATTTTGTAAAGTATCACTTATATGTCGATTGTTTCTTACTTTGCCACGATCTCTATCTGATAATTGAGAACCAGAAACAAACGAACATCCTCCATTGCCGACATTAGAGGCCCCACAATCACAATCAAAAATTAATTTTTGAATAGTGGCTAAATGAGCATCCTCAGGATCATCAACATCATCAGCGGCAACACCATTATCTTTACAGTTTGAGAATAATGGGAAATGCATACATGTTCCGCGTTCGACAATATTAGAAAACCATAAATTAAAAAATATTTCGTTATAGACTTCATCATCCGCCACTATGTTTTGTCCATCCAATTTTGTTGTGTTCGCAACTTTAAGTACAACATTAATATTTTTAGTAGATAATCTGAGATCTTCTAACTCAAACGCAATTCCATATGAACCAGCTCCAAGAAATTTTAATCTTGGTTCGAATATCGTCCCGCGGTCAACAAGTTTAAACGATCTGCCGCATTGTTGACTGTTTGGATGATTAATCATTGCCTTAAATTTACGAAAATTAGCTACACGATTTTGTAAATAAGACATTATTTATTATAAATACTATTTTAATTTTATTTTTGAAGAATCTCCAAAACAAAAGTGCTTCCAGAGGTGTAATGCCCGCAAATAAAATTGATAAAATTGATAAAGATACCATTAAGATTAGAGTTAAAATGTATGGGATTAATGTCACTTTTTCTAATACGCCTAATACATCTATGATATATACTCTTCCTGTTTATCTTCAAAAAACAAAGGAAGAAAAAGCCGATCAGTATGCAACATATTATTCTAGGCATTCAAGGCATTCTAGTGACTCCAAAAAAAATGTCTATGATAATTATTATAATAATTATATTTCTAATCTTTCAGATCATGATGAGAATAACGATGTTTATGAAAAAGAAAAAAAAGACTATATCTATTCATATCTTATAAAAAAAATAAAAGAGTCATGTGTCGATATAGTAATTAGTAACCAAATTGCAATTCAATATTCTCACGACGAAATGACTGATATTGATGTTTCAGTAAGCATTACACCCATTATTCATTTAAATTTATCATGTGTTGATGTATCAGAATATTTTTACGAATCTTTGCAGAAACATCAACCGATCAGTCATGCAAACTATAAAATTGTATGGGTCAATAAAGACTCTGAAAGTGATGAGTGGGAATTGTTTACTTGTGTAATGAGTACAGCCACTAAATATAAAATTACGATATCTAATAGTAAAAATCGTAATGATTTTTTTTCAAAATTAACGGATCTTGCAAGACAGCGTTTAGAATATTTAGAAAAAAATAAAATCTATCTAATTACGTGATTTATTAGAATCACGTAATAATCTTGGGTCATCTTGATGTTTTTCCAATAGGTAATAACATTACTAAATTGTTTTATTGGCATTGATAACAAACATGATGTCATCGTAGCGACCTTTTATCGACCTTAAATCGTAAACCTCTATATAAGGTTTTAGATGGATAGGAACATACCTACGCAAAACGTTAACCCATTCAATATCCTGTAAGTCTTCGATTACCATAACACCGCCGTCGGCCAATGCCTGTGAATATAGAGAAATAAACTTTATCATGCTGTCGAGCGTATGGGCGCCGTCGTCGATGATAATATCAAGTTTTCGGTCTTGTAAAAAATGGGTGTCGACAAATACGTCGTTGTAGGCGTCTGTGTCGGTAAATAGGGTGATTCGTTCTTTGTTTTTGATTTCGTCCCAAAATAGATCGATCGATTGAATGTCCATTGCGTATACGTGGGCATTTGGAAAATAGTCGTGCCACAATTTTACGCTGCCTCCGCCCTTTGGCGAAATTCCGATGCCAATTTCGACTACATGTTTGGCGGTGTGTTGTTTTGATTCAAACAGTTTTTGATAAATTGGCATGTAGGAGTGGATTGTATTTTTATCGGTTCGTGAATGGTCGGCAAGTTGTTCTAGTGTGGACATATTTGTATTACCAGAACCATTTAAATTATTAATATTATGAATATTATGAATATCATAAATATAAGCGATCAAATTGGTTAAAATTGTTTCGTTGTGATCGGCCGGGTAGGAGGTAAACCCTTCCATCATTGTCCAGTAGTTAACTTCCCATGTCATCATTGGAAGTTGCTCGATAACGGCAGCTGTTTGCTCCTTATACAAGTCTGGAAAGAGATGTGATTCGCCGATCATAAAACTACCGCAGTGATACCATAGTGTTACGTCGTTCACGAATATTTTAGGGTATTTATAACGCCAACAACCTGGTGACAAAACCTTCTCCATTTTTGGAAATTGCAGACTAGAAATATGTCTAAGCAGATCCTGGAAGCGCTGAGCGTCGGAAAACATATGGAAAATACCAAAATCGATCCATGCGAGGTGAGTGCTGTCGACCATACGACTGGCGGTCGACATGTGGAACAATTTAGAAAGTTGGATATAAAAATAGTGGAGGGTATCTTTTGACTGGTTGCGTTTGGCGGGTAAGACTAACTCGCCCCCTTTTGAGAAGATTTGATGGTAGAACGATAGTATCTTTTTATCGACCGAATCTGATTCAGAATCTTCGTAGATATCCCCGTTTTCGGCCCAGTTAGGAACGGGGTCTATATATTCGACTACTACATTAGTATATTCATCTCTAATTTTTTGGCCTTGTTCGTGCAGTGTATTATCCAAAAAAAGTAGAATGGTTATACCAGATTCGGCCAGTGTTTCGAACTTTGAAAAATATACATCAGTTGTCCGATATGGCGTAGAAGGCGCGTAAAACGCGGTCACAAACGTAATTGTCATTCTTTTATGTTATTTAAATTTACCTTAAATTAAAATTAAAAAAGAGGAAATACAGTTTGTTGGCACTTTCCAAACCAGAAAACAAGTTCAGAAAAAGTACTGATACGATTGCAAATAAAAACCGAGCAATCCGATAACAACCATATTTTGAGAAGTGTATACTGCAACTCATTTAATGTACCTTTATCGGAAAGCATATGAACCGTTAGGCCAGGTCGCAATGATTTACAATAATCAATATATTCTTGATTGACAGACTCATTATCCGTAGACAATACGATTGTTTTAAGAGATACATCGGCTAAGATGGCGTCTCGGATTTTATTTTTATAAACGTCACCGCTGTACGGCCGATCGATATCGTGTTCATGATGACATCGCCATGTCCTTACCGATATACCTAGGGCGGGTCCGTTCGTAAAAATCGCAGTTTTCATTTTTTCGTACGCATCGATAACATCTGTATGGAAAGAGATTCGATCTATGGTTTTTAATATACGAGTGCGTACTTTTTCACATAACTTATCCGCGTCATAATTCCAGTCGATTAATACACGATCTGAAAATACCGGTGAAATAATAGAGGAGCCTCTATCTGTGTGCCAGTATTCGTTTGGGATATGTGGTTGGTCAAATTCTTCGCTGGCAAGAACCAACAGCCGACACGTGCGAAAATAGTCAATACTTTCATTATCTGGAACAAAAATATGTTTGGCGTCAAGAACTGTGTCATAATTTCCAAATACATAAGTGGGATTGCATTCTACGACTGTGGTGTCGCATACGCTGTAGGCGGAAATGAACCCCTTCAATACATTTCCGATTCCATCAATTTCGGGTTTTCTGATTACAATTTTCATTAAAAGAGTTTAAATTCATTTAAATGTTTAAATGTAAAATTAACATAATTAACATGAATCAAATTGATCGTATATTTGTCATCAACCTCGACAAACGAGGTGATCGGCTTATTGAGTTTATGGAAGAGTGTCGAAAAATGAATATCCATAAAGTTGAGCGTTTTCAAGCTATTTACAAACCCGACAATCCGGCGGTCGGGTGCACATTATCTCATTTGGAGATCATCAAAATCGCTAAAAAGAGAGGCTACAAAAACATCCTTATTTTCGAAGACGATTTTACATTTCGTGTGGATAGCAATACATTGAACGATCGTCTTTCTCATTTTTTTAACGGTCCGGCGGAGATTGGATTCAAAGCGTTGATGCTTGCGTACAGTCTATACGATACCCATCCGTCAACGTATTATGATGATGTTGTAAGCACCATCTCATACGCGGCAAACGCCGCGGGCTATATAGTCAACCAATCTTGTTACGATGAATTGATTACACACCTTTCCTATGGAGCAGATATGTTGGAAAATACACGGGAACATTGGAATTATATAAACGACCAAATTTGGAGGCGATCGCAAGAAAAAGGTGGCTGGTACATTTTTAACGAAAAAGTTGGAACACAGCGTGACTCGTTCAGCGATCTTCGCGATGTATTTTTCTGTCCGGACAAACCAAATTACGTGTCTAAATACGATGGAATTGAGTATCATCATACAGACAAGGCATATCACGAGTCCATTCAAAGTGGTAAGTCTGAACCATACCCTGATGATCTTCCGGTTGTACGTAAATATCTTAATATGTTTCCTCATAAAAATCGTTGTTATGTCGATATCGGGGCACATATTGGAACTACAGTTATGCCTTTCATGAAATACTATCAGGATTGCGTTGCGTATGAACCGCAAGTTGATAACTACCAATTTTTGTGTCAAAACATCAGATCGAATGTGAACGCGCTTGGATCAAAACGGGTAACCGCTAAAAAGTTAGCGTTGGGCAGTACCTCACGCGAAGTTGAACTTGTCCATACAGCTTTTAATTCGGGGTGTTATAAAAGTGTTAAAGGTAAGGGATGTCGATCTGTTCGGTTAGACGATGAAGATATTTCCAATATAGATTTTATTAAGATCGATACGTATGGTTCAGATTTGGATGTGTTGAAAGGATCGATTGAGACGCTATTGCGAACAAAACCGTTAGTTCAAACGGGTGGTAACAATAAAGAGACGTTCGAGTTGATGACTTCGATTGGAGCCGTTCTATTCGATTGTCTACCCGATAGATCTTACTACTACTTTCCTAACGAGACGTTATGTATTGTTCCTAGGACTATTTTCTGTTTCTGGACAGGGTCAACGGAGATGTCAGAAAATCGTAGGAATTGTCTGACCACCATTAAAAACTGTAAGCTTATCACACCCTCTAACCTTGATCAGTATATCCTCAAAACATATCCACTTCACCCCGCCTACCAATATTTGTCGGAGGTTCATCGAGCTGATTATTTACGTACCTATTTTATGCATTTCTACGGAGGTGGCTACACTGACATTAAACTTCAATCGGGAGATTGGACTGAACATTTTGAGAAGATGGCGAGTGGTAAATATGATGCGTGTGGATATAAAGAGATTGGACCTAATGGAGCTGGTCACGAAAGCGTTAGATCGAAATCGGAAGACTTGATTGGGAATGGCGCTTACATATTTAAGCCGAATACTGCGTTCACAAAAAAATGGTATACAGGGATGCGACAGTATCTAGATGAGATTTTACCGATTTTAATTCACAATCCGGCACGTGATGCTAGAGACTGTGTCGAACATAATCCAGGGACTACGTATCCAATTGGATGGTCAAGAATGCTAGGGTTTATCTTTCATCCGATTAATTACGAATTTCACGAAAATGTGGTGCAGGATTTGCCTCAACCTTTGTTCTATCATTATTTGTAATATTTTACGTCATGAAATAATTACAAAATTTATAATTTAGTAATTTAAGAATTATATAAAAGATTATAATTATGTTAAATATGGATGAATTCTTAGAACGTCTTTCGTGTAATCAGCGATCTCTGGCTGTTCGCAACATGGTTCTTTACATGTCATACTATAAAGACGGTAACTCAAATCGTCAGGTAGAACTTGATAGGTGTCTTGCACATAACCAGTCTAATCCGCTATTTAGACGCATTGTGATTTTTGACGAGACCGGCAATCTCATTAACTTTAATAATGTGACGGTAGTTCCGACCGCCAATCGCATGACTTTTTCCGATTTTTTTCGATATGCAAATGAGAACGATACCAACGACGATACCATTCACGTTCTTATCAATTCCGATATTATAATCGGAGAGGGTTTTGAAGATATCAGGCTTGAGTCTGACCAGGCGCTTTGTGTTTCTAGACATGAATTGCGTGAAGATGGAACATCCTCCATTGATATTGGAGGAGGAAGTCATGATGCGTGGGTATGGCGCGGAAAAATTCGGGAGGGTATGGGCGAATTTTATATGGGCAAAATGTTGTGCGACGGGGTATTGGCGAATCAGTTTGTAGAGAAAGGGTACCGCCTTAAAAATCCGGCAAAGGGGTTGTGTGTATATCATTATCATATTACACAGCTTAGAAATTATGGGTGGCATGATGCTATTAGTGGAAGACGTAGAGGTATTACGATGACCCATCATGACCATATTTTTTCTGTCGATGATTTATATGAAGATGGTTGGAATTAATTATCGAGTACGATTTTTGGGCCTGTCTTTCTCTAACGCAACAGATATTGCTAAAAGCACCATCGTTAATGGCCATATATTAGGCGGCCGAGGGCGAGGTTGATAGGTAGACATAACTCTTAGCAGTCGTGTCCGCATCATTTTAATATGGTCAATATCTTTAATTGTAATTATAAAATGCGCGTTTAAAACATATCACTAGTAAGAAAGAATGTCTACAAATATTGAAAATATAAATGATACGAATGATACAAAAATCGTACCCGATAAAAAACTTATTATTCCTTCGCTGGGATTTCAAAACACTGGTGCAATCTGTTATTTTAATTCACTTATGCAATGCATATTGTCGTCAACGCATTTTCTCCGCTTCATTTTAAACGACAATAAAGACCAGCGCTTTCTCTCCTTCTTTCAAAATATTTGCAACGATCTATGGAACTCGACTTTCACGACCGAACTTCTCCATTCCATTGGAAACTTTCAGCCCAATCAGAGCAGTAGCGAGTATTTTCTGATGGTGATGGACGCGTTAAAATGGGATCGGCTTTTTGAGTGCCGCCATAAAATGACGAAAGAGTGTCGTTCGTGTGGCCACAAAAACGAGTCAGTCGACATTTCATACAATGTTTTAATCGATAATTCACTGGAAGAATTTATGAAGTCTGAATGTGACTTAGAAAACGTGTTGTGTGACGGATGTAAAGTAAAAACCTCATATCACCAACAGCAATTTATTCATTCGCTGTCGCCTGTAATTGTTATATCTCTCAATAAATATTTTGGGAAAAAACTGACTCACTATCCTTCGACACTTGTATTCGGTGATACAGCGACGTACATTTTAATTGGGACAATTGAACATTTTGGCGGGCTACAAGGAGGCCATTATATCGCGCGTGTAAGACGGTTTGAGACTCACGATGATGGCAATCATACGATTGGATACTACATCATTGATGACACTAACGTCGTCCCGATTACGGAAGAGATATTTTACAAGAGCGTTCCGGAAACCTATATGCTATTTTACGAGCGGAATACGTAGATAAATTATATATTTCTAAAATAAAAATGTTTTAGACGATTTAAATAAGTACTATTTTATAAAATTTTCTAAAAATGCTACCATTCCGATCACTTAACCAAACCGAGCGTTACTTAGTAAGGCGTAACCTATACGATAAATATAAGCGAGAGCAGGATGTGATTGCCAGAAATATGTCGCAACAGTATGAAAAAGAAAAAGAAAAGAAGTATAAAATTTTCTTGCAACACATAAAATGATTTCGGAAACAATTGCCAAATTCATTGAATCCAAACAAAAACTGGCCGAATGGGAAAAACGACATGAGAAATATCGAACAATTATAGAAGACCATATGAGAGATCAAGATCTTTCGTCAATTGATCAAAAAGTAGACGAAACAGATTACATCGTCAAGAAAATAGTGATAAGTCGTGAGACTTTGGGTAAAAAAGATGTACCGTCTGATATTTGGGAACGCTATTCTAAATCAACAAGATATACTATGCTGCGTGTTGATAAAAAAAATGAAAAAAAAATAAAAAATAATATCTAAAAGAAAAATGTCTGACAATCAATTTACACGAATTCAGTTCGATACATCAAATGTTGGCAAATTAAACACCGGTCTTTTAGTTGCCGCATGCAACTATGACTCGGAAGACGAAGGAGGTGTGCCCGTCTTTCAGGGCGGTGGTTCGAACGGATCTTCGATCAACTTTATGAACCGTTTGGCCAAACTCAATCTTAACCTTCGCAAGCAACTAGCGACAAATAACCCGATTGAGCAACTTGTTGAGATCAGCGGTCTTAAAGTTAACGTAGGCGTATCTCAATAAACTTTTACTTTTCTTATGGAAAATTAAATTATAATCTATAATAAATGTCAAATAGTCTTGATAAACAACTTTCATCCAAAATTAGTAATCGTAAAAATAAAGATACTCGAAAATTAGCGTCAAACCGACGAATTCCTCATTCCAATTCACGAATGGTTCTAGGTTCCCAAAATAAATTTAAAATATCTCAGCCAATATTCAAGGGAGCATCTAAACCTGTGCCAGATGCATGGCGAAATGATATTGCCCCGGACCCTTCATTGAAAAACGACCCAAAATATACGTTGGTAGATTTTACACCTTCCAAGTATGCCAATACGACGCGTCCGCGGAATCAGCAATTGTGTGGCTCGTGTTTTGCGTTTGCAAGTGCGACTACAGTTAGCGATGCTTTTGTATTTGGGGAGAATTTATCATACAATCCGGATATTAGCCCATTAGATATTTTGTCGTGTGTTTTAACGCCATTTAATTCCGATATATGTAAAGATGGTGGAAATCCATTCGATGTATTGACAACGATTGCCACTACTGGTATTGTTAGCAATCACTGTGTGAATTACGACGATGCATGCAATCACGATCCAACTTGCGCGAATACGGTTGTCCAGCCATCTTCGTCCATGATTCCTACATGTGGTGGATGTTATTCCAGTCAGTGTTCGGACCAGCCCCATTATAGATATACCATTAAAACACCAACCTTTGTTTCAATCAACGATTCTATCGATGAACATTATCAAAAAGTAACAGGAAATCCGTCTGCTGTTAATACTATCCAAACAAATCTTTTACAATTCGGGTCTGCTGTAAGCGGCTTCATCGTACTTAATAATTTTGAACTGGATTCAAACAATGGCAAATTTACGTCAAGTAATGGAATTTATTTTGAAAATATGTCGTATGGTGCAACAGATCCATTTAAAATTGCCGGGTCAGGACATGCGATCGTAATTATTGGATGGGGTATATCGACAAATCCTACTACTTTATATTTTCCTAATGATACCGATCCTAAAAAAGTAGCAGTCACTATACAAAATTGTCCATATTGGGTAGTAAGAAACTCGTGGGGAACAGAATGGGGTAATAATGGCTATTTTAATATCGCAATGTATCAGACAATCGTTCAAAATGGTGTTACATACGAGGTTAATCCCTATACTGCATTAGAAAGATGGCGTTGGATAAATATCGATACGTCGTCGAACACGATGACTGGAACAACTGATGTTGATACATTGGTTAGGACAAAACCAGATTTGGGGAATAATACAATGGGCGGAGGTGTAATTATGGTTCAACCATCAGGTAGCCCAGTTGTAAATACAAAATCGCCTCCGCGTGATCCTCCGACTTATACAGACGCCAATATGAAATCTTTCTATTGTTCCGACTCGCACGTGGGATCTGCTTCATCTTTGCCATCGCCAACATCTTCTACACAGTCTCAAACTACCCCTCAATCTTCACAAACCCAATCTCCGGCTCAACCCCCGTCCCCAACCCATTCTCAAACTACCCCTCAATCTTCGCCGACCCAATCTCCGGCTCAACCCCCATCCCCAACCCAGTCTACATCCCAGTCGTCAAATTCTCAAAATTCGCATCAAACTCAGCCTCAAATATCTCAAACATCTCAAACATCTCAGTCGTCGTCATTATCTATTATAATTTTTGGTGTAGTTGTGTTAGCTGCCGCATTATTATACTATAAGTATTATCTAGTAAAAAAATAAATTATATTTTCCAAAATTTTTAAAATTGATTTCAATCTTAAAGATGTGACTTGATATATAAACCAATCACTCACAAAAAATGGCATTCGACAACACTCAGCTCACTAACATCACCAAGAAGTTTGACACGAAGAACTTGATCTTCGGAAAGCCTCGCGATGGTTCTATCCCGAACAGCACTGTCGTGTTCAAGCGTATTCCGATCGGCGTTCGCAATACTGACGGCTCTCTTGGCGAACTCGTTATTCCGACTACCGACAATCTTTATTCGTTTGGTCTTTCGCCGAATACCAATATGCAGACGGGAAAGACTGACGGTTATACTCTATCGCTGTGCCTTTGGAATAAGGATACTCCGACTGATGAGCAAAAGGAATGGGTTGAAAATTTTACTAAGATCATTGACTCCATCAAGGACTACCTATTGTCACATCGCGATGATTTTGGAAAGTATGAGCTTGAAAGTGCCGATCTCAAGAACTTCAATCCTCTTTACTACAAGAAGGAGAAGGGTAAGCGCGTTGACGGCGCTGGGCCCGTTCTCTACCCCAAGGTCATTCAAAACAAGAAGAATGATGTTATTACTACCCCGTTTTGCAATGAAAACGGCGAGGACATTGACCCGATGATTCTCTTGAATAAGGCGTGCAAGGCAACGGCGGCAATTAAAATTGAGAGCATCTTTATTGGAGCTAAACTGAGTTTGCAAGTAAAGGTGTATGAAGCACAGGTCAAGATGTTTGACAACACTGTGAAGCGTCTTCTACGAAAGCCTGAGTCTTCGTCTTCGGTTGTTATGGAGTCAAAGGCTGAGGCTGATGATGACAAGGACGAGTCTGTAAAGGGCAGTGATAGCGAAAGCGATGAAGATGATGAAGAGAAGGTACCGGTTGCGGCAGTTGCAGCAGTTGCGGCATCGTCTAAGCCTGCCCCGGTTCGTCGCGTTGTTCGTAAGGCGTAGAAAATTTATAAAACCATTAAATATATTAACTCATAAAACCATATTTCTTCTTTACAAGGGAAGAAATATATAACCTAAAATTTTGATTATTTTAATTTTTAATATATAAATGGAATACAAATCAAATTCAGATACCCGAACGTTTGATTATTCTTACCTACATAATTACGGACAGGCAAAATGCGGAGCAGGCGTCACGGCACCTACCTTCAAAGTGTACGCATTTGGGTCACAATTTGAAAAGCAGACAAAACCTTTGCCATTATGTTCAGCGAAATTACCTCCACAGCATGTACAACACTATTCGCGTGAATATCGCGCTTATCCATACTCGACGTCGGATGAATTTGACAAGATGATGCGGACTAAAAATACTTATTAATCTCCATTAAAATATTTTTTAATATTTTAATTTTTACTTTACATGTGATCCGCTGAACGAGTGACATAACGCGATGTAACCGATGTTAATTTTGTCGCAGAGGTGCGAATATTGTCAGATGAAACAGACGAAACGGATGAAGTGGATGATGTAGATTTAACGGTGGCAGATTCACCAGAAGAAGAGACCGCTGATTTTTTAGCGACTGCTTCATTGATCTGATCGGTTCGCGCGAACCGGCCAAGAATCGACGCGTTTCTGAAATTTTGAGAGATACCAAAATTGCTCATTTTATTTTAGTATAAAAATTTCTTTATATTAAATTAAATTATAAATAAAGAAATGACAGCATCTCATGGATATTTCCAATTCAAAGATTTAGTTCAGACGTATTCTAAGGAAGATCTAAGGTACATTCCGTCAAAACCTTATGTATACGACAAAAACAGTGTAGCCGGATTCTTACAACAAAAAGATTTTTCTATATTTGCCTATTTATTCCGTATAGCCAAAATGGATATTCTAGCCGATCAAAAACAATTTACGTCTACCTTATTTGTATGCCCGGACGAACTTCTTCGCAAACAATTTGGAGGAGATGAGTTTTTCATGAATCTGGACCGAAATTCGATCGTTAAATTGCTGAATATTCATATCCTAACTCGGTCGTTTAATGAGATGTCTCTTCGCTCACGTCAACTTTCAATCGTCAATACACGAGACCCTGTCACAAAACTTACGTTGATAAATAACGGACGTGAACAGCCTCTAGAAATAGACGCTCCTAAAAATAAAGGATGTCGAATCGTATCAAATCAAATTCAAACAAACAACGGAATGGTTTACGTTATTGATCAGCTTCTAATACCTGAAAATTTTAATATTTAAAGTATCGCAAAAGAAATAAAGAATGATTTATTCATCTACTTACGACGGATTTACGTATCATCATGAAGATTCAGTATTTAATGAGACCATTTGCCAAGGACGATCGGAGCCTTACCCGCACGATCTTGCCATAGTTGTGAACTATTTAAAATTATTTCCTGATAAAAATCGTGGATATCTTGATATTGGAGGCCATATTGGCACAACTGTCATGCCTTTCATGAGATTATACCAGGAATGCATAGTATATGAACCAAATCCAATAAATTATAAATTCTTGTGTCAGAATATTAATGAAAATCAGGAATCTCTAAACAAACGAATTGTGGCAAAACCGTTTTGTGTGGGAAACTCATCGTCAATGGGGGTATCCGTTTTACACGGTAGTAATTCTGGCTGCTATTATGTTAAAGAAGACGAGAATGGCACCATCGAGACAGTACGATTAGATGACGATCAAGATGTGACATCAATGAAAGTTGACTTTATTAAAATCGATACGGAAGGAGCTGAGTTAGCGGTTCTAAAAGGAGGAATCAATACCCTAATGAAAAACAGACCACTGATTCAGGTAGAGACAAACGGCCTTTGTGAAACCAATTTTAATGTTAAAAATCATGAGGTATTTGATTTCTTGTTTGGATTGGGGTGTGCTATTTTTGACGATTCAATTAAGGAATCTAATACCTATTTTTATTTCCCATAAATTTATAATAAAATTATAAATTTACTTTTTAGATTTCCACCCATAATACCATTTTCCTGCAAAAAAACATAGTATTAACGTTCCAGCGAGCATTATTAACTCGATTGGATGAACAACTACCTCTTTTCGTTTTTTACGCGTTTCATAGTGAGCTACATCATACGATACATCACTCTCGTTAATTTCAATTTCTCCTAACCATGTAGATATCATGTTTGGCAAGCGCGAGGTCGGCATCAATGGTTTTAAACTTCCTTTCAAGAAGCCCTCTTTAATTTCTCTTATAGTTGTAAATTTATAGCCCGTAATTCTATCGATTCCAATCCATTCGCGCAATTCATCCATCTCGGCATTTTTCGTCAATTTGTATTGCAACATTTCCGGCTGAAATGTTGGAAAATCTGGGATGAATCCGACGACATTTTCTTCTAATTGGCATTTTGCGATATTCATTTTCATCTTAAAATACCCCCCGAGTCCCCAATCGGTTCCCCAGCTGTTTGCAATCCACCAAAAATCGACACCATCTTCTTTACCCCATCCAATGATTTGTATCGCATGACCTCCTTGGTTTTTCGAACCATTATCTGGTCCCATATAGATTGTCGTTCCGTCGTATTTTTCTAGAAAATTGTCGTATACCTGAAAACCGGCCGAAACAGGCCCCCATTTATAAATCTCTTGTTTAATGGACTCGATGTCCTTATTCACCTGATAGCCTGCAATCGTTCGATAAAAACGTACGGCGCGAGACCTATCCAGACACCGGTCGTAGTTTACGCCTAGAATACTTTGACACATTGGCACACTTTCCGGTTTTTCTAGATTGTCGAGATCTTGGATATCATATTCTGCGAATTTTCCGTGATTTACACAAGTCGTATCAACCAGTCCAACTGAGTACATGAAATTCATGGCTGTAAATAAAGTATTCCCGTTGCATGCCCCTTGTGTATGAGCCTCTAAATTCAAGTTTGATAACGATTTTTCGTCTGTTTGAAGAGCTGGAAAAATGGTACCTTCGCACATTACCATTTCATAGGGAGAAAGTTCTACTGATAATTTTCCACCAGATAAAATCGAGTATCTATCACCTAGTGTTTTAGAGGTCGACATCGCCCAACAACAACCGCACTTTCCTTGTGTTTTAATTCGTGATAAAAAGAAACCCCATCGATCAAATGGGTTGAATATATCAGGCATCTTCTTATCTTCTTCTTTTTTTACGGCTTTGAATGTTCCGGCAATTTCCTGGACATATTTGTTGTCACTTAATACTGTTCCGAATGATTTATCGACATCACTCATCTTTATTTTAAAAATGATATTTATTTTTGATTCATAATATACATAATATACGTAATATACAAAATGAAACTCTTGTTTATTGGCGATCCTCATATTAAGCCCGATAACTCGGAAGACGTAGATATTCTAATGAACGAGTTGAAACGCATTATAACCGGTTCTGGGTTTGACGCAATTATTGTAGGCGGTGACGTAATGCATTACCACGAACGACTTTTTACGCCTGCTCTGAATAAATCGCTGTCGTTTATCGACACTCTACGTAAAATGGCGTTTACGTATGTATTGGTAGGAAATCACGATGCAATCAATAATTCGATTTTTCTTACCGACCAGCATTGGATGAACGCTCTTAAATCGTGGGACAATGTAAAGATTGTTGATACTGTTGTTAATGACACAGACTTTATGCTATGTCCCTATGTTCCGCCTGGGCGGTTGGTTGAGGCGCTTGATACAGTCGGTGACAAAAACGAATGGCAAACAAAACGTTTAATTATTGCCCACCAAGAAATTAGAGGATGTAAGATGGGTGCAATTGTATCGACTGATGGCGACGAATGGCTAGACGAATGGCCTCATCTAATTAGCGGCCACATTCACGATAATCAACGAATCGGGCGAAACGTATACTATCCAGGAACTCCTCTTCAACATTCATTTGGGGACTCGGATGTCAGAGTAGTTTGCCAAATTGATATAGGGGACGAAGTCACGTTTACCGATATTCCGTTAAATGTACCTCGTAAACAAATTGCGAAAGCTACCTTGCAAAACATTAGCGCCATTTGCCTTAAAAATGTAAACGCCAATCGTCTTAAAATTAAATTAGATGCTACGGCTGTCGAATTTTCGGCTTTTAAACAAACCAAAGAATATAGGGAATTAGTGGAAAAAGGTGTGAAAATCCAACTTCAAAAAGATAATTCACGTGTGATTGGAGATAATCATGACATTCCCGAAACGCGGAATGATGATAACTTTATTCAGAGGCTGGAAAGCCTCGTAAACGACGACGAAACAATGGTTAGGTCTCTATACAACGAAGTTCTTTTCGATAAGTTGGTCTTATAATTTTATAGCGTAAATCTATAAAATTTATAGTTTGGTGATATCATGGGTTGGGCACGTATAGGTTGGAGGGGATATTTGTAGCGATCTCATAGACAACCGTTCGATTGTATCGTGACCTGTTGTCTCAAAATATTTTGGTAAAATAGCGTGAATTAGTAATGCAATTGTTGCAAGTCCCATCTCGATTGACATTGACATGGTCTCCTTAAAGTGAGTAAAATAGGTGATTTTGTTTTCATTCGGGTGTCTCATAAATATATCGTATAAAAATGATACAACTACTTCCTTCATTTAGTTATAATTTAAATTTTTAAATATTTTATTAATTTTTCGAGCCTTTAACTACGTCCTGTAAAATGTTGGACGTTGACAGGTGTCATATTAGCCGGAGTAGACGGCGTTGTAGACGGGCGTGTCGACGGAGATACAGTTTGTCTTTTTTCATCATCGTTTTTATGGTGACTCTTTTTTTGTCTCCGGTATAAAAAGATAAGACCAATGATAAGTGCTACGGCTCCTAGGCCGTACATGAGATACGTATTTGTGTCGCTTGATTCCGGAGCGGCGCGATATAAGTGTACCATTTTAATTTATAAAATAAATTAAAATTTTTATACTTTTGTCAACTTATAATCTGGTGCAGGTGGTCCAACCGACTTAATAATCAAGTTAGGACCATCATAAACAACATCGAGAGAATACTGACTATCTCCGAACTTTCCAGATAATTTGCCATTAGAAAACTTCATGAGTGACATAAATTTTCTGGATGTGACACCTCCATTACCAAATGTTACGTCTCCGGATGATGTAAATGTAAGTATTCCTCCATACGAGTCATCTGGATTTGGTGAAATAAACTTCCATGATGTTCCTACTAAACTTGGTGCCGCCGTCGTTGGATCTGCCGCTCGAGGTGTTTGCATACCTGACATAGTTGGCATAGAATCGTGATCTCCATCGGATGACTTTCGTTTCATTGAAAATCTATAGAGTAAAATAACAGCAAGGATAAGTGCTACGGCTCCTAGGCCGTACATGAGATACGTATTTGTGTCGCTTGATTCCGGAGCGGCGCGATATAAGTGTACCATTTTAATTTATAAAATAAATTAAAAAAATAAAAAATTAAGAAACTTTATAAAATTCAGAAAATAAGATGATGAACGGTAACATCTCCTTTTCTACCAATTCGGAGAGCCCTGCCAATGACCTGTTCCTGGATAGAAGCAGGCATTTCATGATATAACACAATATCCGTGGCAATTTCAAGATTAATTCCGGCGCCATTAAAACGGCTGTTCAAGAACACGATGTTGACACGCCCCTCCTTGAACCGTTTCAATTTTGCGTCACGTGTCGCTTTACTACCTGAAATCTCGACGTACTCCATTTTGTGTTCTTCCAGTTCTCTACGAATTACAGAAAAACTTTCATCGTACATGGAAAAGATAAGATATTTTTTGGTTTTATCGGGGTTAGACACGATTTCCATCACGGACTTAGGTTTCGACAATGGCGTTTTTTCCTCTTTCTTTTCATCCTTTTCTTCTGAACTGGATTTTCCATCATTCGAAATATATACAATTTCTTTTACAGGCACAAGCGATCTGCACATAGGGCATGTCTTGGTAGTCTCGAACCATTTCATGATACAGCCGCCGCAAAAGATGTTTTGACAGCACGGCAATAGCACCGGATCTTTGATTTCGCTGTAACAAATAGTGCAGTCATCTTTCAAGATATTTTTATACTTCTCTTCCAATTCGGCGATTGTTTTTTCCATTTCTTTTACTTTCTTATCCCATATTTCCATTTCTCTTGGTACGGCTCGATTGGTCCAAAACTCAAACGAAAATTTAGCTTGCGCCAATTTCTCTTTTTGTCGTTTAGACACAATTTCAAATAGGTTCGATTCAGATGTTAGACCCCCACCTAGCCGTGTAATAGCGCCTCTAATGTCGCCCGCACCAATCATAATACGTGTTTCGCTATCAATAAAGTTGGAAAGGACGTTCAGGATGCGCGGATTAAGGCATACGTGTCTAATATGATGAACGTCTGGCATCTTAAACGAATGTCTGACAAACTCAATGTCGTTTCTAATCACAAAGTAGGGAAGGATATCGAAATTGATATTATTGAAAAACACCTTCATATAATGGCTGCCATTGCCTATACATCTCATTAGCTGATCATATGTTGCGGTTACGAACCATACGAATCCGGCCTGTATGGATTTCATACCTGCAATATGAGTCGAACCGGCTTCATCAAAAATAAATCGTTTCCATACGAGATGGTTGCCAATATGGCCGATTAATTCATTATATCTTGTTGAACTACACAAGATAACATCCCACTGATCAGGGTCGATGTCTTCGATGTCTTTTGTGTGACTAACTTCTTTTAATTTTAGGAGGCCGGGTTTAACAAATGAGAAATATTCTTTCCATTGTTCTACAAGAGTTGGCGAAACAACCAATAAGTTGGCCCGAACACGTGTTTTTCGTGTTTTTGAAACTACTTTTAAGCACGAGTTATACGTATAGATATCGGCTTTCTCGTTGGGTTTTTTAATATCCCACGGCATTTTGTCTCTAAGTATTAGCGATACAATGCTAAAACTCTTACCGTATCCTGGGATGTCTCCCAAAATCCCAAAATCAGATAGAAATATCGTTGACTCATCTTTTTTGATTTTACGCAGTCGTTCCAATTCTTCCATATTATGTACTGTTACAAGTTGGTGCGGAAATAGGGTGATAGAAATGTCTGAGGGCTGTTCAATACGAGCGTACGACTCCCATTTTTTATGGAGAGCTTCTATTTCTGCCGGAGTTCGTTGCGCAGCTGATGGGGGTATGGAATACGATGCCAAGTATGCAGAGTAAGAGGCCGATTCAGCCATTGTGGACGACAAACTCGGCCTCATATTATTTCTGATTACGAGGTTATTATTATTGTTAACGTTTCCCAATGGTCGATCGTTATCTTCCTCATCTGAAAATGAGTAATCTTGAATATTATAAGAAGATAGGGAAGCCATCTTTTTATTTTATACCTAATTTTTAAATTATGAAATCTTTTTTATTCTCCAACTACCATTTGAAGTAATAAATGCCATCTTACTTAACTGATTAACTCCAACCAGCTCAATATCGTTCCTATATTTTCCGACTTTATCATAGACGGTACTCATCATCGCGTTTCCAGTAGTATACAAAATATCGTAATCGCGCTGAATTGGATAAGCTTGCATATTCTCAACCGCCGTTTTAAATAGTTCAAACATATATGGATGACGAGCAGTTGCCGAAAATATTTGGGTACATACTCTGACACGCTCTTCCGGTTCACCATGTCTGATGGGTTCTTTTCGCATTTCATTTGAAAATTCCGGAGTTAACATAACTTCGGTAAACAGCTTTACATTTTTGGAAGGCGAGTTTGGCAAAAACTGGTCCATTCCAACCAATGGTTTACTTCCATATTGCCAATATATACCTCCGTAGTGATACACGATCAAGAGTCGTAATATATCTACAATCATCACAGGTCTTGGCGCGTTAAAAATAATGGAGTCGTATGAAGGGTAAAATTTTCGGACAAATTTTTTACATTCGTCGAGTGTCCACATTTTTACGGTATATTCTGGGTGCGACTCTTGTAATTGTTGGAAAGCGGTCCTATCAAAGTCATTGGAGTCGTCCTTTAATTTCTGGGTAGTAGGATCCCACGGAAAATAAATTAAATGAATGAGTCTAACATCATTTGAGGTAAAAGAATCTAAACTTATTATGCTTCCTACCATATTTTTTATCCTACTATAAAAATAGTACAGTAGAAGAATAACAATAGCTAACAACAATATTTTCATTTATTATACAAAATAATATTTTATTTAAGTTTATTCGTTCGATGATATAAAAGCGTCGATATTAGCATTACATAACAAGTGAATGTTTTTGTTGATTCGGTCATCATCCCAGTTCCACCATTTTATTTTCGTTAATTTTTCAATTTGTTCTTTTGAAAACCGATATTTAATAAGACGGGCAGGGTTACCTCCTATTAGACTATACGGTTCGACGTCTTTTACGAGATGGCTGTTATTTGCGATAACAGCTCCATCACCGATTGTTACACCCGACATAATAGTAACGTTTGCGCCAATCCATACATCATTCCCAATAATGACATCTCCTTTTGTAACCGGATGACCTAAGCCACTATGATGAAAGATATCTTGATTGATATGCCCGAAAGGATATGTTGTTACCCAATCCGTTCGATGATTGCCGCCCAAATAAACAGTTACATTATTGGCAATCGAACAGAAATTTCCAATCTCTAATTTTGCGTCTGAATTGGGCCACAATACATTGATGTTCTCTACCCCATATGTGTATTTCATTTTATTATCTTAGTAATTTCTTATAAGATAATTAAGATTTTTTCGCGAGCACAAAAGTTGCCGAACTTTCAAATTCCAATTCGTCGCAATCTCTATCAAACTTAATATCATCAACGCAAAACACTCGATCATGTGTTATCGGGTCGCCTTCCATGTTCGATACGTCGTAAACGATTAAGTCATTGAAATTTGTATACCCCAGATTGTTATAAAATTCACATAGCGATCCACACACATAATCCCCGTTAATTAGATAATAGCGGCATTTACGAAGAACTCGGACGATTCTCTTTATATTATCAAGCGATGATATATTCTCGTTTCTAATTTCAAATAGATCATACGTCTTTCCACCGGTTTGAAATCGGATTACAGTGTTGGTTGCCATTTAGAATTATTGAATTAATAGAATTATAAAAATCATTTTAACTTTCTATAATAATAAATGAGTCGAATAGTTATTTTTTCATTAATTATTGTATCACTTTTATGTTATTTTCTATATCAAAAAGATGATTTTCGAGGCGGCGGTGGTGGTGGCGGCGGTGGTGGTGGTGGCGGCGGTGGTGGTGGTGGCGGACACGGTGGTGGTGGTGGCGGACACGGTGGCGGTGGTGGTGGAGGTGGTGGTCACGGCGGTGGCGGTGGTCATCACGGTGGTGGTCACGGTCATCACGGAGGCTATAACACAACTAGACAGGGCGGAATTGACGGAGGGGGATGGGGTGGATGGGGCTGGTGGTGGTGGCCCTATTACTATCCAGGCTATGAAAACTGTAAATGCGGATACTACGGGTGCGACTGTGGAAAAGGTTACATAAATTATGATCAAATGACACCGCCCCCTACACCTTCTCCGACGCCCTCGCCATCTCCTCAGACAAAATAAGGTTTTTAATTTATTTAATATTATTAAATAAATGAACGATCATCCATTTCTCGATGATGTAGGAGGCGATGAAAGATGCAGCACCATCTTTCCAGAATTTACTATTCTACGTAAAGAAAATTTAGAAGATCCTTTACTTAAAATTGACGAAAGTTGTGTATTCCGACTTGTCTACTCTAATCAAAACAGAGAAGATAACTGTACCGGAAAGATTAAAAAGGGGGAAGAACTGCCTGTAGTTTCTAGCGAGGGAAAATTATACTATGGGTCATGTGACGAAGAAGAAAATTATATCTTGAAAATCCAAAATCGGTATAATCGGAATGAAATCTCCTTCCAACTTTATGCATCTGATTCCGGCATCGCGCCGCCAATTTATGAAATATGGTTCTGTTATCCAGAAATTCCAAAACCTTCCGACTGCCCTACAACATCTCTTTTTGTTATGAAAAGGCTCTCCCAAACATTGGGTGACATACTGGTAAGTAGCATTCCAATAAACCAAAAAATTTATTATATAGAAAAAGCTGTCGTTTTATTAGAACGACTTCATCGGATAGGAATTCACCACAACGACTGTCACCTCGAAAATTTTATGTTAGATATGGAAACTGGTGAATTATTTCTTATTGACTACGGACTATCTTCTAGAAGTGACACAAAAAATGATTTTAATATATTATACAACTTTGTGCTTGGTTCAAAAATAAATTCATTGGACAAACAAAAATTGCTTTTTAGCATTAAACATACCAAGCCTTATGGTATCCCGCCTTTATTAGATAACAAAGATAAAAACGAAAAAAGCAGCACCGCATCAAGAATGGGGTTTACACGTATCGAAAAGGGCGGATCGCGTTACGAAAAAAGCAGAAGCGGTGGCCGAATCGGACAAAACAGATATGATGATGATGACGATGAAGAAGACGATGAAGAAGACAACTAAATTTTCTGGAAATGCGGAAACTCTTTGTAAAAATCTTTAATGACTCCTCCGGCATTTTGGTACACCTTTTTGCGTGCGCTAAAATGTTTTTTCAAACTATGATGCGGATCGACAACATCAAATACAATTGGCTTTACTTCTTCTGTTCTCATTACACGCGCCAAATATTGGATAAAATATTCCTCTACATCTGACGCGATAATAAGCGCGTCTAATTTGTCGAATGAGAATCCACACCCCGTTTTTTGCACACTTGATACAATAATTCGCGACTCTTCGTCGTAATCGTTTACGTCCTCTGTCATTACACTTACTTTTTCGCGGGCGTCTTCTAACTGCCGTGCGATCCATTTTGCCTGTTCAACTCGTTTACATAATACAAGAAAATGACGATCTTTGAAATAGAGAATAATATCAACCATCAACCGATTCCGCATTTCATGCATACACTGCGACGTAATCATAGCACTCCATTGTGTTTTACTATCCTCTTCATATTCAATCGAGGTATCGATTCGATAGACAAGATGAGGATGATACAGTTCGCGTGTGATCTTTGTATCTGTCCCAAAATAGAAGTCCAGAAGTCTATCTAATCCATCGGGACGGGTAGGAGTTGCCGAAAGGCCTACCAGATAACGAGGCGAAAGGTGATAAAGACACTCAGAGAGACTTTCAGCCATAATCGCATGAATTTCGTCGACAATAACGAGACCAACACCTTTGAACGCGTCTTCTCCAATTTTCTTGACGTTTTGCGCATTGACGATAAGAAAGTCGTTATCCAATACCTTCCTCATTTTTTCAGGGTTTTTTTCGGTCTTGACGAATCCGATCCTAGGTTCATCGATAAATCGCGCGATCGCCTTCTTCCATTGTTCAATTAGCACAAGACGATGACACACAATCAAGGTTTTCAGTCCAATTTTTGTCGCAAGATAAATCGATAATGCAGTCTTACCGGCACCAGGATAAAGAGATATTAACGAACATCCGTGATTGTTGAGATTTGCAATGCATTCATCTTTAATTTCACGTTGGACAGAACGAAGAGTCGAATTAAATTTTGTGCCATGCGTAAGAGGAGTGAGAGACGACCGAGGAGGACGAGAAACTGTCTGGATATTATCAAGAGCCCAGCGAAAAGGTAGATAGGCACGTTCGCCGTCATCGCTCATGTAGTACGGACGAATGATAGTTTCCTTTTTATAATTTGGGAAGGGTTGTGCAAAGGAGTTTTGATCGATCTTCTTAACAAAAACTTCATTAATGACTCGGTCTTCATCCTGTTCAGAAAGTTGAGAAGCAGTGATTACGATTGACATTCTTTTATTTGAAATGAGAGAATGACGAATTAAAATCATTTTCATAAAATAAAATTTTTATAATAAATAAAATGAGCACAGCCGTAATTGTTATTGCTATTTTAGTAATTGTAGCCGGTGTTGGTTATTACTTTTATGCGAAAAATGCGGCTTCTAATACTTCGGCGGCTACACCATCGCCAAGTTCTACGCCAAGTCTTAATTCTAATATGATTGGCGTATGGGAAGTCAACCAAGTCGGGTCGGGTGGATCATTAACAGACGATAACTATACGCTAAATTTTACGGCAGGCGGGCAAATTATTCCGAGTACCAATAATTTTCCCCTATCCAATCCAAGCTGGACATCTCAAACTTGGTCTGGCATAAATTCTAACGGGACTACTGTAACTGTGCCTCTAACATTTGACAATGTTAATAAAAGGATTGGGCTTTACGTAAATAATCAAGCTGGGGCCCAACCTTTTTTGGTGCTGGTACCAACCCCCTCTCCCTCACCGTCACCGTCGTCATCTCCCTCTCCCTCACAGACTTCATCCCCAACTCCATCTGCGACACCTGCTACTACTTCCGGTCCGTCTACAACTCCTGTAGCAACAAGTACGCCAACACCAGTTGGACAATTTGTACCGACATCTCCTCCTTCTAATTTGATGTCAACAGTGGCAGGAAGATATATTCAGTTAACAGGGTCACAGAAAAATATTCTTAATATTTGCAGAGTTGAGATTTTCCCATCAGTCTACGGCGCACCTATTCAATACGGTGATTCGGCTGTAACTGCGTCAAGTATAGATACATCGCATAAATCATTATTGAATGGCTGGACATCTTATCTAGCCACAAAAGGCACAGAAATCCCATCTATCAAAATTGATTTGGGCCAAAATAGCCCAATTTATAAAATTATAGTATACAATCGAGTTGACGATTATACGCAACGTATTTGCGGCATGACACTTTCCATTATAAAGTCAGACTTTACACAAGTTTATTTATCTAGTCCTGTAATGTGTCCTCAAATAAAGAAAGATGGAACAGTATTAGTTAAAGAGCCTATATCACAGAAATATGTTTTTAACACCGACGCCAGCGGAAACCCAATTACTGGACCGGCTTTCGACGATTATAGCCAGATATCGCCACCAGGTAATTTAGGACCTTATCTAAATTATTGCGGGACAGTTACGTACTTTCCTACTCCTACTAGTTCCGCGATTGCCCAAGACGTGGCAATGCCCATTTTCAGAGGAGTATGGTTTAATGCGGACGGATCAAGTAAATTAATCATGAACAATTCCGATAATAACGGAAATTATTCTATGACATTGGTTGGATCAAGTATAAATAGTGGGTTTTACTCACCTTATGGAGAGAATGCATATGTACGGTTAAATGGTACACCAACCGTCACTTCCTTAACTCCAACCACGCCGCCACCTCCGTCTATGTCATACAACAGCACAGACGCGTCAATAACTTTTCAGAATGTAAAATACAAACTAAATACAGTATTGGGATGGTATAATAAAGGGGGAAATGCAAACGTAAAACTAAATGTAGATGGTACAATCACTAATGCTCTAAATAGCACAATTGGTACCTATACGTTGAGTCCGTCGTTGCCTTATTTTACACCAAGCACACCTTTAACACTTGCATTTAATCCGTATATTGGTTCATGGCGGTTTATTGATAATACAGTTTTTCCGTCACCAATGGTGCTAGTAGTTAGGTCAGATATGAAATGTACAGACGGAACAGGAACATACAGTTACATATTTACACCTGGAACAATCACACCATTTAGTTACGGAACTCTCACCTTTACAAATAATGCCGGTACAACCTATAAATTAACAGGTGGGTACACTGACAATCATTTCAACGGAAATCCTACTAACTATGTCACAGATGTGACTGTTACTAAAAGTGGTAAGGAGCCACAAATCACACAATTGTTACTAGACCCATTCTATGGAACATGGAGTTCCAATACTTTGAAAAAACAAGTAACATTTAACGGAGATGGAACTATAACTAATTACGGTATTGTAAATGGGTATTCACAGGATCAGTATTGGGTAAACCCACCTAATAGCAATTTTACGTCGATTGCCGGGGTTGGATACATTACAGGACACATACAAGGAAACACTAATTCAGGCGACAATTTCGATATTGCGTATAACATAGATCTTGATATAATTTATCTGTATATAAAAAATTCTTACAGTAAAACAGTAGACATACTTACACATACTTAGACATTAAAAATTCTATATCTAAATATAGAATTTTATTTTTTCACCGATCTCGTCGATTTTTTTGTTTTTTTCATTGATTTTCTCATTGTTTTTCTCATTGATTTTCTCATTTTTTTCGGAGACTTTCTCTTTGTTGAACTACGAGCTCGAAATCTGTGCGTTTTCACTAATTCGTGTACATCTTTTTTTATACCTTTGACAGCTTCGGCTACATTGTTAGCAGCCTCTGAAATTTTATCTTTATTTTTTCTCCATAATCCTTTCAATCTGTCCAAAGCATTAGTGACTTTATCGTCATCACTCATTTATTTAATATTATTTTTTTATTTTTTTATAGATTTACACTTATCTCCTATACGCATTTGCGGCAGCATTGATTAACTCAGGCGTGATTAGAGGTCCCGAATTTTTGTTGTCACTACCTCCGGCAAATAATTTATAAAGAAGAAAAAGAACGGCAAGTCCGACAATCGCGCCAATGATATATTTTATAGAGTTCGCGCTAACTGCCGCCATTACAGGAGCATTTCCGGCATTGATTGCGCCAACGATACCAGCGTTCAATGCATTCTGCAAATCATCTAGACCAGCAACCTTATTTATAACGCCTTGTGTATTAGACGAATCCGATAAAAAGTTTGTAGCGGCCGTCATACCATTTGTAACGGACTGTGAAAGAACAGCGTTTACTATAAGAGTTGCAACAAAATTCTGGTCAATTGTAGTATCTATCAGTGTAATGCTTCCGCCAGGGCAGTTAATTTCTAATGAACCGCTTTCATTTATGTCCAACTTCGTACTACTTAAAATATTTGTAATCGACGATGAGGCAGACGCTGAATTATTTTGTGTAGCACTAGACGCGGCCTCCTGGACTGACGGGTCTAATACACTTGTTCCAAATGTATTAGCAAGAGCTTGTGATGTAACATCCTTTGAAACAGATGCGGCAAGAGTGCTAAGAGTGGATTTGGCCTCTGATGATAACGTTATACTTGCTTTCATTTGAGCATTACCCGATAACGATATTTTTAAATTTTTCGTCGTAATGTCACGGCTATACATAGCCTCCGCGGCAGCATGTGATTTGCTCATTATTTCAATAATATTTGTGTTAAAATCCTGTAAAGCCTTAATAGCTGTGTTATACTTATCTTGGGTAATAGCTGGACTCATTGCAAGTTGTACCATTGCACCATTAACCATGGTAGCACATTGCGTTTCTAATTTAAGTAGGTCGGCCGCGTTTTGAATTTGTAAAGCCGTAAAAGCCTCTACCTCTTTCGGTGTGAGTTTAGCTGTTGTAATACTGATACCCTCAGTTATCGAAATACGTCCTGTCGTATTCTGAGTTACATTATTGATTATACATTGCATTTGTGATTGTTTATTGGAAACATTGACCGCATTAATAATCGATGAGCCGCATCCCTTCTCCGAATTCTGTTGGTCATTTTGTGAGCTACTATTTTGTGCCGCACCTGTTACAGACTCTGACGCAAACCAACCTAGACTTGCTTCTTGGGTAAAACTTCCAGATGTTGATTGCTGTTTTGCCTGATTGCTTTGTTTTTTAGTACACGCTGATTGGTTTATGCCTAATTTTGTAGCGATGTCGCCGGCTGTCTGAAAAATTTGGTCAGACGTTAAAGGAGCAGGGCTTGGACACGTCGAATTGGGAGTTGGCAAAGCAGTTAAATTTGAACTAATTGCCTTTTTCAATTGGTCGAGCGTTCCACAACACTGTGGCCCTACGCCGGGGCCGGGTACGCCATCAGAACGGGTCGCGCACTTGATTGTTGAGTCGCATTTTGAAGGATCAAGAGGGTTGCCGCTACTGTCAACTGGTACAAACGGTAACGGGTAAATTGGATTGGGAGGGTCATATGCATTTGCGGGATTAGGCGTGCCAGACGGTGTCGGACTTATTGGCGGAGCGGCTGCCCCGGAACCTAAAGTATACCCTTCATATGTTCGAACAGCGTGATGAAAAAATGGCATCGACATTATTTGTTTATATTTTAAAAATAAATAAATTTTTATTTTGCTTTCGATTTCATGTAAAAATAAATTGCAATCGCGGCGCCGACGACAACAACCGCTCCTATTATGATCACTGTATTTGATGATAAGGGCGACGACGATGCAGGAGTAGTTGACGAATTTGATTTACTGCTAACAGACGATGTAGGAGTTGGCAACTGCGTAGCGGCGGAAGAAGTGGCGGCAGGGGTAGTGCCGGCAGGAGTAGTGGTGGCAGGAGTAGTGGTGGCAGGTGTGGTGGCAGGGGTGGTGGCAGGGGTGGTGGTGGCAGGGGTGGTGGTGGCAGGGGTGGCACATGTGCCTAAATTGCATCCGACAGTTTGCACGGTTGTCCCTGTTACACCACCATACCGAGCCGGAACGTTGATGGATCGAGTTTGTTGTTTTGTTCCTGAACCGCATGTTGCTGAACACGGTCCTGAATCCGTCCACTCCCCCATCGCAGCATCAAATTTGGCAGGTGTGCATGGTCGAGTTTCTGTTATGTTTCCACTTGAATCTGGTTTGACACATTCTAGTCCTCCAAGTGCTTGTTTAACTATTTTTTTAGTGGCCGTTTGAGTTCCACTGTAAGTACCGTCACTATTTGGATTCTGATTTCCTACACACTCAATGTTCGACCAATCAATAGGACTATATGAACAATCAACGGGATCGACACCGCATAACTGAGTAACGGTGCCATTAGTTTGATTTATGTTTCCGCCAGCAATAGTAACGTTGGTACAAGTAATAATTTTTATATCCCCAGGGCATTCATTTTTTTTAGTTTTGACGTAAAGCGCGTCAGTTGCAAATGTTGAAATAAATGAATCTTTATCGCTTCCAACAGTTGCGACCAGTGATCCAACCGAATTTCTAGCTGAACATGAACAATTTTCACTAAGAGTTCCATAATTAGCATAATCGAACGGAATATTAATCTGACCACCAGAAGCATAATTAACACATTCTCTATTGTATAGTAAATTACACGCGACATCACCATAGTTTCTATGACAGTCACCCGGAAGGGAATCATAGTGTGTAGCAAGATTATTCCATCTAAATTGTTGAAAGTTAGTTGTAGATGTTGCAATTGGGTTTAATATTCCATTATTTACAGGATTTTGTGTTTTATCTGCCATAATCTCACAATATTTTTGAGGAAGAGGATCTGATAAACGTGTTGCTTGGTCTGATATCGCTGCATAATATTTTTTAAAAGCAATGGAATGGATTGGATTATATAATACGTAATAGATTTGATTATTGGCACTCGATAAAACAAGGTCTCTCATTAAAATCCATTTCCCATTACTACTTACAACTATATCGTTACGTTTTCCAAAAGGAATATTTTGGCTGGTGTTGCCGTTTGACCATCCATGTGCGGGTGTAAGTGGGTTATTCCATGTATATGGTGTATTATTTGATGTTGTATGAAGATTTCCATAATCGTCAAATTCTAATTTTCCTACAAAATTGTTATAAATTAAATTACCAGTTAGAGTTGTGTTAGGAGTAGGTGTGTCGCCTGAAAATGTCGCTACGACAAAAAAGGAGCCGTCATTAGTAACTAAGTCACTATCATACCCTCCGTATTGAGTACCTGTCATGTTTCTATCGGTGTTGACTTTTTTCCATAGCAAAGAGTTATAGTTTCCGGGCGTAACAGGTTTTCCAATTGCTGTTGCATTTGCCGGAGATTGGTTTAATGCATTTAAAAATACATCTTTATAGTCTATCATATTTCTTTTCTTCTTAATAAAAAAAAATAATAAATAAATGAAACTAGTTTTTATTGTACTTGTTATCACAATTTTTGTAGTGGGCTATTATTTTTATAAGAAGTCACAAATTAATTCTGTTCCTAATATTCCTAGTATTTCTAGTATTCCTAGTATTTCTAGTATTCCTAGTATTACTAAGTCTGTTATCATAACTTCTGCTCCATACACGATACCAGCCTCTATTACAGTAACACCTGCGACAACAATCTTTCCTTTAACAGAACAAGCTATTCTTCTTAATTTTAGGTCGTCTTCATATAAAACATCTGCTAGTCAAACAATTTTTAACAATTTATTTGAGAAACGTCGACTCTCTGCTGATCCCAACTCTATAATTCTTAGTCTTATGTATACAGATCGTAAAAATATCACTACCCCGTCGTTAGGATGTTATGCTGTTTATACCAATGTTTTTAGATATAGTTATTCAAATGGTATAGATATCGATAAATCAAATCCTCCCCAAATTATAAATCCATATCTATCAGTATATGATATTATCGGCGCTTATTTCTTTACTATGTTGGCCGCTATGAATCTTTCAATCTCCTACTATGACAGTATTAAAAAACTCGTAATCACCCCAGAAGTGTTTGAAGCAGTAACAACAGACTGGTATCAAGGCCACGACAATCCAAGCGATCCTTATAAGTTTTTCGCTGGTAGTATGATGCCTATGCTACTAGATGACTTTGTTCCTCGAATATCTCGGTTTTTCTTTGCCAATTATAAAAATAATTTTAATGGATATTATAATGACAGAATTAAAAATTGTACGTAAAAATGATTTTAATCTTATGTTTAATGATAATTATGAAAACTATGAACGTTCTTCGTTTTGATGGCGGTAGTAACCCCAACCCTGGTAGATGCGCAGGAGCTTACGTGTTATACGATAACAACTCAGATAAAATCGCCGAAGGTGGGCAATATATTGAACACGGCACAAACAACATCGGAGAATATACGGGTCTAGTCATTGGGTTACAGAGATGTGTTGAATTAGGTATATCAAACCTTCGTGTAGAAGGCGATTCGCTTCTTGTCATTTCACAAGTAACTGGAAAATGGAAAGTTAAGCACGAAGGTCTTAAACCTCTTCACGCCAAGGCAACCGAGTTATCTAAAAAAATAATGACTATTGAGTTCGGGCATATTAGACGTGAATACAATTCATATGCAGACTCGCTATCTGATAAAACATTAGAAATAAAAATGAATTGGGAATTATAAGATTACGTAAATCTTATAATTTACAAAATCTACAAATGGCTGTCCGTCTTATTTCTGTTGAGGGAAACATTGGGTCCGGTAAAAGCACATTTTTGGAACATCTTCGGGTAAAATACGCCAATCACCCGAATGTTGTCTTTGCACCTGAACCTGTGTCTATTTGGGAAAGCATTAAGGACGTGGGCGGTGTATCTATCTTAGAAAAATTCTACCAAGATCAAGAAACCTATGCGTTCCCATTCCAAATGATGGCCTACATCTCCCGTCTGTCAATTTTGCGAAAACTGGTTCGCGAACGGCAGCCAGACACCCCTCTATTCATTATCACAGAACGCAGTCTTCATACGGACAAGCACATTTTCGCAAAGATGCTGTATGATCAAGGCAAGATTAACGATATCAATTACCAGATTTATCTGAAATGGTTTCATGAATTCGCCGACGACATTCCTGTGACTCATTGTGTGTATTTGAAATCTGACCCTGATGTGTGTTATAACCGTGTAGGTCTACGGGCAAGACTAGGCGAAGACGTCATTCCGCTATCATATCTTGAATCTTGTCACGCCTATCATGAGGAGTATATCAGTATGTATCCTGATCGTATCGTCATGGATGCGAATACAAACTTGAATGTCAATCCAGATGTGATTCATACGTGGCTAGAACAATTTGACGGTATTGTAAACCAAAAAGAATAATAATATATATAATAAATATATTATTAAGATGAATCGATTTCTGATTTCTGGATCATCATTTATTGATCCTATTCGAAATGTGCATTCTACAAATATGGTATCTATTGCGTCATTATTATCTTCAGGCAAACATATAAAACAAATTTATCGTTTAGTCTCTGAAAAGCCAAAAAGACAATACAATCTTATAGTATCGCGTATTTCAAAGGAGAATATCGATCAACTATCAATCAAAAAACCTCATCCCCAGCACAAACATATGATGAGTATCCATTCTAGTACTACTACCTCATTTCAAAAAGTTGATCTTCGATCTAAATTCCCTCCTCCATTTGACCAAGGTTCACTTGGATCGTGTACCGCCAATGCATTATGCGGTGTGATTGCGTACGATATGCCAGGTTTTATTGGTTCTAGGTTGTTTCTATACTATAACGAGAGATACATAGAAAAAGATGTGAAAGATGATGGCGGCGCAATGTTATCCGATGGCGTTGAGTCGTTAAAAATATATGGCATATGCCCGGAAAGTGATTGGAAATATGATATTTCTAAATTTTCGGTAAAGCCGTCGAAAAAATGTTACCAGGATGCTGTTTCTCATCACTCTGTTAATGTAAAAAATATAAATAATACTATGAAAGACATGAAGAATGCGTTAAGTAATGGTTACCCTTTTGTTGTTGGAATCACGATTTACGAATCATTCGAAAGCGATGAAGTTGCCAAAACGGGAATGGTGCCTATGCCGTCTTCGTCAGAAACGTGCAATGGGGGTCACGCGGTTGTCTGTGTTGGATACGACGACGAGAAACAAGTCTGGATCATGCGAAATTCATGGGGGAGCAAATGGGGCGATGGAGGTTATTTCTATCTTCCATACGCGTATCTATTATCTGATGATCTTGCTACAGATCTTTGGTGTGTTACTAAAATGGAGTGAAAATTTAGTTATTTTAAGATAACTAAATTTATGATAAATCTTCTTCTGTCAGGAGAAGGATATCGCCCTTCTCGACTTGGTCTTCGTACGTCATGCTTCTTCGGCCTTTCCAAACGCCTCCGCGTTCCGGTTCTCCCCACAATTTGGTGTAGTATTCTTTTACCTCGCTCTTAGTCGGAAGTTGTTGCCCGGGCACACTCTCTTTGAACCACTCTTTGAATGATGTGTACAGCTCTGCAAGATTGATACGAGCGTTTGTGGCCGTGATGATACGTTCGTCGACAAACTGGCGATACGTATCGTTCTTCTTTCGATAGCCGTCTGTTGCCAGTGTAACTTTCGCGGGATCTACCAGTTTGACGCCCTTCTTTCGGTGGTTCAAGAGAACCCATGCAAATGGTTTGATAAGAGATGGGATCTTCTCGGCGAAGAATGGATCCTTGGGGAACACCTTTGTACGAAGTTGTTCGTCGTAGTCGGCCGGGGCGTCACTAGAAAAGGTGCTTTCAAACGGAATGACACGGATACGATTCCAAGTCGCCTTGTCGCTATAAGGGATGCTTGGCGGGTCATTGCAAATAACCGTGAGTTTGAACATAGGCTCGATTTCGCCACCTGCCTGAAAGAGGCCGCGTGCAAAGAAACTATCATTGCCCGATAATTCTTTGAGAATACCAATATTAATGATATCTTTCTTGTCGGGCTCTTGTAAAATTGCCCATCTCACACCGTTTCCCGCGCGAACCAGTTCAGGGCAAGCGGCGCTGCTTTGTGTTCTCTTACCAACAATCAACGATGTAGGAAGCTTTACGGCATATTCACCGAGCATTTTTTCAAAGAAGAGTTCCGTAACACTCTTGCCGTTATCTCCTTCACCGCTCCAAAAGTATACGTGTTTCTTTCGATTTCCGCCGACGAATACTTCCGATGCAACATCCATAAAATAGTCGCGTACTTCTCGGTCCGGGAAAATCTTCTCAAAAAAGGTATACACCTCTTGAACCAGTTTATCGCTTTCTTGGTATTCAGAGTATTCGATTGGCATCTGCAATGACAGATAGTCTTCTGGAATACCTGGGCGAAACATATTCGCCTTCAAGTCGTAGACGCCGTTACGAAAAGCGATTAGCCACGGATTCTTGTCTAGCTGTTTTAGGAAATTCTCATTGTAAAAAACCTCTTTGCATTCTTTCATGACATTGCTTTTAAACGGGGACTGTTTTAAATTATTAACCATCTTCTGGACTTGCTTTTGTTGGGCGGCATACATGTCTTTATCACCATCAGGGCATCCAGACATTCTTCCAAAAATTTCTTTGCCCTTATCTGAAAACGTAGTTACAAACTCTTCTGATAGTTTTTGGCGAAGGAAAACGCCTTCTTCAATTCGTTTCCATTTATGGGCATCGTATTGATACCATAGATTTTGTACAATGCTAGCACAAACAAATTCATTTCCGTACCTTTCGAAACATGCTTTTGCGAGATCATGGTGACTTCCGGTTAACGATTGATTGATGTATTCGTCTGAATACGATCTGACAATCTTTTCGTATTCTATCCGATTGTCTTCTTTCGCAAAGTGGGCGAGCGTTCCAATCGTCATATTTCGGTGTTCCATTTTCGACCACGTTGCCATACAATGCGCTTCGTCGAATTTCTCGCCACATCGCGTCGAAAATTCAAGCCACATCATCATTCCATCTTCGGAACCGTTAGAAATGTTATAGAGCGCCCAGCCGATTTGCATCCAGTCGCTATAAGACTCGGCTCGGTGATCAGACATGATAGTTATAAACTTCTTCGCCTTTTCCATAGTTTCCGTCATATTCTTGACCACATAATCGCGCTTTACTTTTTCCGGTCCTACGCTGATTTTAATCATGCTTGGCAGGTTTGGTTTAATCTCGCACACCGGTCTGCACCATGGAATAACGCTAAGAATGCGAGGTAGAAAAAAGTCAAACCGCCCATTGATTGGAATTTCAATTTCGTCGGCGTCAAAGATTTTGTAGTCGGCAAGCGCTTGTTTGATTCCAATTTCTTCTCGATCTTGGTCAAGAATTCGAGTAAGAACATAAGGATCCATGCGTTCACCTTTCCGGCTCCCGTATAGCAACCAGGGATTTCGCGTATAGCAAGCGTCGATCAGATCGCCTGACTTTCCGACGTCAAGATTCTTAAAAACGTTGCTTTTATCAATCAGCTTTTTGACACGAGGGACAAGATGGGCTTCGTGATCGTTTTTAGATAAAAAAGTATAAGGAAAATGAAGATGAAATCCGTTCTTAATGAATTCATTGTCTCCTGATTCGATTTTATAAGCCGGTTTTTCAAGAACAAAACAGATCAAATGCGTTGGTTGGCAGTCAGTGATGATGTTTTTGAGTGTTTCTTGGTAGTCGCGTACGATGCTGTCAATCTGATGATCTGTGTATAGTTTGGTGGTGTCTTTATCTTCCGAGTATGGAAGTTTGATATCGACATCGACCAGGACTGGAATGTAGGTTTGGAGTTTCTCGGCAATTCCATATATCGCCTTCTCTTCGTTTTCAATAATATCAGAGCAATAATTTTCCCAAAAATTCTCCATATTATTTCTGCTAATCTGAAATTTTCCCAGAGGCTGCACCATACTCACGTGAGTATGATAGTCCCCGTGAACTTTTGTATTTTCTAAAATATCCAAAACACTATCCATTTCTATATACTTTAATTTTATAATTAAAATAACAATTTTTGGATCAATTTTAAAAAAAAATAACATTTCAAAGACTTAAAGAGATGTGCATTACGTATAACTAATAACCCAATGGAAAATCAAGAGCATCCCGAAACATCCGAAAATTCAGTAAAACCGCAAACGCCGCCTACGAGTGTAGAAGAAGACGATTATTCTGACATGCCAGAATTGGTAAGTGATAATGAGGATACCCGTAAATACGCAGAAATCTGCGAGTCTATTAATTATATTAAAGATTCTTTCCCATCGCCAATTCATAACGATAATAATAACGATACAAGTGATTCCGAAGATGAGACGGTCGAATGTGATGAGAATAAAGATGATGACAATGAAGATGAATGCGACGAAATTGAACCGGTTTTTGTGCTTTCTGATGAGAAATCGCCTATTCGGTACTCTGACCAATTTCAGACTCTTAGTTTGTTTCGAGATACTCTTGTCAAAAAAGAAACTTCTAAGTTTGTCGGAAGTGGAAAAATTTACGTGTCTCATAATTCCGACGATATTACAGACACCACGTCCCTTTCTTACATGGATCGCAATCTCTTATGGAATACCGAACGTTTGTTAAAAACTTTTACGATTCATCGTATTAATAAAATTTAATTTTTTTTTATTTTAATATAAAATGACTGAATACATTCAACGAACAGTTTGCAATTATAACTCGCTAGGTAACTATTATTTTGGTTCGCTAGGATGCGGTGCAGTCGCTCCTTACGCTTCTCCCAATCTTCCCGGTATTAACATCGTGCCCGTGTTCAAGGGCGTTTCGTACCAAGTCCCTAACTACAATTCCCTGTCGCACGGCTCGTGCATTAACTACGTTGACGTAAACAAGGCCTACATGGATAAGGACTGTGTGCAATACGTTGACCGCCCATGCTCGACCGGTGTCGTAGGACCTGTCGGAACAGCCGCTCCTACTCGCGGGCCATATGGCCCGTCTGGCCCAACTGGACCGATGATGCGCCGTTAAATTTTTATTAAAATAATAAAAATTAAATTAAATAACGCGTTTGACAGTTACGATCACATTGGTAAAAGACGGGTTACCAAATATAAGACTTCCAACCGTCAACCATTGAGTTTCTGTATCATAAGATAACGGTGTCGCCCCTTGCGGAGTAATTGCAGACGATTCGTTAGATAGCCAATAGCCAGCGCCTGTTGAGATTGCGCATGTATCACCTACTTCTACCCGAATTTTCTTGGCATTTCTATAATTAAAAATTGTGATTTTTCCAATTGGATCGTATCCATAACCGCCTCCAACTAGATCGAAACTAAACGTATTACCTTGATTATATTTACCTGATAACGTGTTTACAAATGACATACCACTAAGCATACTTTGAGCAAAGTTTGTATAGAGATTGTTATAATTAGAATAATTAGGGAGAAAATTCATATCGTTATTTGATGCCGTTGAACCAGACGTGTTAAACGTAACTTCGTATACGGAATTTTCTACCATGTTTGTTCCAATATCAATTTGACTAAGAGGCGTCTCACTATAATAGGAATAATAGTGGGTTGTATTGTAATCAGATAATAATAATTCATTGCCTTGTCCAAAATTTCGTAGAATCTGGGGATTGGAATTATAGGTAAGTTCAGCCGTAGACGGCGAATACGACATTAGATACGGCTCAACAAAACATGGTTCTGATGGATTTGTATCACGAACTGGCGCAATCACACATGTTCCTTGTCCGTAATTGTTAAGATTAGAACCTGTCGCATTAATAACAATACTATTGTTGGATTGTCCACTGAAACCAGCACCATTTCCAATTGCAATAGCGCAATCTCCTTGTGTATATGATCCTGCGCCATTACCAATGGCAACAGCGCCTGTTCCTTGCCCGTAAGCTCCCGCGTAATTACCAAATGCCATTGAATAATTTCCTTGCTCTATCATTCCTGCTCCTTGTCCAACAGAAATAGCTGACATACCTTGGTTAGTTTGACCGGAGCTCACTCCAATTGCGATAGAACAACAATTCATACCGCCAGTTGCTCCCCCCTGATTTTCGGAGCCTGCCATAAAACCGAGTGCAATCGAACCAGGTGTTTGTAAGTTTGCACCGGCGCCTGGGCCAATTGCCACTGAAAAAAAACCTTGATTGGTTTCTCCGGCACCAGTGCCAATTGCAATTGAGCAGCATTGGTATGGACCAGACCCGCCATTTAATCCTTGATTATAAGAACCCGCGCCAGAGCCAATCGCAACCGAGGCGGGTCCTTGATTTTGATTTCCGGCTCCTGCGCCAATTGCAACAGCGACTGTTCCTTGGCTGTATGAACCGGCGGTGTTGCCGATAGCGACAGCGTTATCATACTGACTATTTTCGCCGGCGTGAGCGCCAATCGTGACATTGGAGTCGCCAACTGCAAATGTACTACCATTCCAGTAGAGATAATCTCCGTAGTTTGTTCCATTGGGAAGCTGATTGGTCAGATCATTTTTGGGTTTTAGAAAATTAATAAGTTCCGATGTAAATTGAGTATTCGAACCTACACGAAATGACATTTTATATTAATAAAAATAAAAAAAAAATCTTTAAATGTTATTTTAGTCGTCTAGGCATTCAAAACACGCCCACCACTTTTTAGGTCGCACAACTTCATGTAAGGGGTTGGATACGACATCCGTATATTCCATAAATAAATGATGGATTGCCGTCCACAACCGAAGATCTTGGATCATTAGGCCACCGCCGCCTCGTCTTGTTTGAGATTCCATATGATTAATATCACCAATGAAAACCCATGGATGGTTTACATCCATACTCACGGCATATTTTGAATGATCCTGTGTAGTTTGATATTTGTCGCCATTGGGCCATCTAATGGTCTTTACATTTTTTACCGTATCGGTTGAGGGCGATGACGGTTTTGCCCATGTTTCACATAGTACGGCTGATTTCATATGGTCATAAATACAGTCTTCGTATAAATCTTTTCTCCACGAACTTGATTTTGCGATATGAATAATTTTTGATGAAAAAGGGGATATACAGATATCTTTTTTAGAATGAATATTAATAAGAAACGATGGATTGGAAATTTTCGAATGAAAAATATGGGCTTCCATAATTGATAATTGGTCAATAATCGCACATAGTTTATCTTTTTCAAAATCAAATTCCATGTACACAAAAGATTGACCGTAAATAAGTTGGGGTGGTTCGATTTGCGACAATGAAGAGGACGAGGACGATACCGATGGATATTTGGGAACGGAATGTATCAGCCACCCAATTTTTTGGGTGTTCCATGCTACAACACCTTTCGAATGACCTTTTGAGGTCGCTTTCGAGTCACCTGGTTCCTCGTCATTATAGCAAATTATAGAGTGTTCGTTCAATACATTTTTCATTACACGTTCGATCCAATGATTGATATCGTCTCCCATTTCTAATTCTTTTTTACTACCTACATCCATCCAGCAGTATGATGTACCGTTTGGCTTTTTCAATGCAATAGAAAGAAACATGTATATAAATTATTATAAAAAAGATTGACATATCGTAAATCATTTTTATGATAATTTATAATACAATATCATTTATTTTTTTCCTTAAATGATAAATAAAATGCACAGCGCCATTACTGTTTTGGTGATTGTATTATGTGTTTTTATCGCTGGATTGATACTTAATAAATATACATTGGAAAACTTTTTTGATTATTCAAAGTTCGAAATAAAAGAAGGGGAACATCGTATTAATAAATTTTATCCAAAGAGAGATTTTGGAAGCTTGTATTCACAAAAAATTCCTCTAAAAATCCATCAAACCTATTTCACTACAACCCTAAACACAAATATGTACCAAGCGTGTATGACTATCCGTCATATGAACCCCGAGTACGACTACTACTTTTACGACGATACAGATTGTAAGGATTATATTGCAAACCATTTTCCGAAAGAGTACTTGAAAGCCTATAACTCTGTTATTCCAGGTGCTTATAAAGCCGATTTATTTCGGTATCTTGTATTGTACCGTGAAGGCGGCGTATACATGGACTGCAAGTCGTCTACTATTAAACCGCTACGCGATTTTATAGACACTACATCTACGTTTGCCGTTTTTCGCGACAGACCAATTGGAGCTATTCTCAATTCGTTTATGGCATGCACACCAGAACACCCTATTTTACGAATTGTAATTGACATGACTATACACAATATTCTAAACAAACAATACGGGGAAAATTCACTTGACATTACAGGTCCGCAAGTTTTAGGCAGGGCTTTTAATAAATATATTAATCGACTCGAACTAACCGATATTACACCAGGTGTATACCAATCAGATTTGCAAGTTATAGGCTCATTCTATGTATTAGGAACAGGTGAGAAGGCATTTGAGGCACTTGTTGACAAAAGTCTTCAACCGTTAGTGTCGAAAAATACTTCCAATTACTATAATAATCCTCGTCGTATTTGCTATCAAACGATGTGGGATAAACGAGAAGTTTTCAATCGAACCTTCTATTATTAAATTAATTTTATCAAAAAATTAATATCTTTAGAATCTTTAATGCTCATTCTTATTGTAAACGTTTAATACCGTAGCTGATGGTTCTGATCCTACATTGCACCATCGAGGCAACCACAACGGAATCGTAGGTTTATAATCTTTAAAATACTTGTAAAAGAGTGTTTTGTAGTAGTTACTCTCGGTGGTTCCGCCGTAATCGGTTATATCATTCTTATCATTCTTATCATTCTTAACGTATTCGTGGATCCATTGATACCATGGTTTTTCACTGCTACTTACAGCGTCTGAAAACGCTGCTTTTCGTCTCCATGCAACTGGGTCGGGTAAATCAGTTGAGAATGCCTCTCTCAAAATAGTTTTCTCGAAAATAGTTGATTCGTGTGTCGAAGGAATCTTATAAGACGGATCCATTGCGACAACAAAATCAACTAAATCTTTATCCAAAAATGGTTCGCGAAATTCCAATCCATTGCCGGCCGTGCATCGATCGGCGCGAAGAACATCGTATTGATATAGTTCATTCACCAATCGAAGTGAGTCTGTGTGAGCCTCTTGTGCATTTGGAGCATTGTGAAAATAAAGGTAACCACAAAATAATTCGTCGCTGCCTTCGCCTGAAAAAATAACTTTATCCGGAAAATTCTTATTAATCCATTCACACAATAAATACATAGGAGTGCTTGCGCGAATGGTAGTTGTATCGTATGTCTCTGTTGCTTTGACAACGTCTTCTATACGTTGAAGGGCGTCTTCATATTTAATCAGATATTCTTGATGGTCGGATTGAATATGAGCGGCAACTTGTCTTGCGTAAATGATATCCGTTGAGTCGGGAAACCCAACCGAAAAAGTTCGAAGTTTCTTTCCGTTTTTTTGCATTTCGTTTGCTAGGATGGATGCGATAATCGACGAATCAAGCCCGCCCGATAAAAGACAACCAATGTCTCTATCAGACGTCATTCGTTTTTGGACGGCTCGAATTAATAACCGACGAATTGTTTCACGTGACTCTTCGTATGATACACTCGATACACTCGATACATTCAATACACTCGATACATTCGATACCGACTGAAAAATGTATGTATCATATTCATATGTTACAATTGAACCGGGTTTAAGCTGCTGAATATTTGGCAATGATAATCCGTCAAGTGCTTTGGCTTCACTGGCAGCCGCGAAAAACATATCACTCTCGCCGTAAAAAACAGGTTTAACACCAATTCGGTCACGTGCAAGAGAGACAGTTTTGGCAGTTGTATTAATATGAGCAATGGCAAATACTCCGTCCAATAGTTGGACAGTTTTTTCAATTCCGTAATGGGAAATCATATGAGGAAGAACTTCACAGTCAGATTTACTTTTTAGGATATTTAGATACTCGCTTTTCAAGTCATCGTAATTATAGATCTCTCCGTTGCACATTGTAAAGCTCTCTCCAAGTTGAAACGGCTGCATGCCGTTACTTGAAGTATCATTGATTGCAAGACGTTGAAACCCGATTATGCAGTTTCCAACAATAGTTAGGGCATACTGATCGGGTCCGCGGCGCTTTAATAACTTAAAATTGGATAAAATACGACGAATCGATTCATCCGTAAAAATACCCGTTTTGGAACAAATAAAAAAAATTCCACACATTTCAGTTGTTTTTATAAAATTATAATGCTATAAATATTAGATTTTTTTTTCGTTATATAAATGTATAAGAAATGGTTATGGGCTGCAATTGCCATAATCATTATAACAGTTCTGTTTTTCTTTCTAAGATCTAGACGTTCTCACGAACATTCTAGTAAGTCGTCTAAACCTAAAAAAGATAGCGTCAAAATTATTCTTGATTCAGTTGATCGCGGCACTCTTGAAAAATGGGAGGCCGTGTCTTCATCCCCGCCATCCCCGCCGTCTACGACTATTGCAAAAAGACTCGCTGGGACAGTTACGGATCAGACTGGCACACTAGTTAATGTATATGATTCGGATACAGTTGATGTACAATCAGGGTTGACGTATTTACAAGAATCAAAAAACTTAATAGGGTCACCTTCAACTGCCACATCTCCATCAACCGGCCAAGAATCTTTACTAGAGTTATATAAAAATATTATGGGTAAAGATCCAGTTTTATGTTTTAGACTTCAACCAGTATCAACACGTTTTGAAATGTATGGAAATACATCAGGAAACGGAACTGTTGTTCCATTTATTAATAAATTCCAACAAAATATGAATATCTTGAATGATTTAATAATATACCTACTCACTCCAATCAATCAGACACCATTGCAATATGGAAGTGATATGTTTAGAAATCTTGGAGCCATCATGCTCGCCCAGATATTCACACTTAATAACGCAGTCGCTCCAAATACATATGCAATAACGCGAACAAAAAATCAAAATGGACTTGATGTTTCCGTTACTTTTTCGATGAATAGCAATCACAATTTGGTCGGATTGAATAGTAGCGGTAATATAACAACAAAGATGCTTAATCCACTACCGCCATCTCCGCCTAATTGGACTAAAGTATTTTCAAAACAAAATCAACAAGTACAATCGACAATGAATGCAGCTAAACAGTATCTCGAAAATATTGCACGCTCGTCAAATTCAACAACGATTGGCGGAACGCCAGACGGAGCTGCGGCAGAGGCAATGTCAAATATTCTAAATACAAAAACAAGTTCTGTCGTTCTAATTGAAGATCTTGGCCGAATATTATTGCTATCTGCGTATTACGGGCCATTTTACAATACCGACGGTGTTAATCCCACTAATGTATATCCATGTGGTCAGTGAATTATATAATTTTAGAATCATAAAATTATAAACGTCGAATTGAAAAAACTGCATTTATTTGCAATGTGCCAATCGGTCGATAAGGGCTGAGGATATCTTCATCGACAGGTAAAAATTGAGTTCCATCTGGTAAATATACGGAGAATCTTATTGAATCGTTTGGCTTAAATTTAACGGTCTGTGTCATATTTCCACCGTCCAGTTTCACAAAGGTACTTATAATAGGCTGTACGACATCGGTTACGGCAGCGATGAATAACGCTTTCCCGCTTTCAGGATTATTACTATAAATAATATTTTGAGAAGCGCCAGATGGCGATGTTGTATTGGCGAACTCGACATAAACATAGGGATAAAATGCAATACGCGAACCTGTTGTAAGAGAGACATTGGGAAGAGTTAAATTGATAAGTGCGATCTCGTAACACACTGTTTGATTCTGTGAAACAACACTGCCACTGTAATTTAACGGCGAATAATTGTCATTGGTAAAACTAACGATATTGATCGTATCGCCTTTTAGAACAACTGTGCCCGGTGGATTAACAATTGGATTTGAGGAAGGATATGTAGGATAATTGGTAACATTTCCTGACATGTCGTAATAACATAACGCCTGTCTAGTTGCGCCAGTGTAAGAAACGACATAGTATGTTCCGTAAATAGGTTTAAATGTACTCTGAAATAAGTTATATTCTTGATAAGGAAGATTAGTTGTAAAGTAAATGTACTTACCAGTGTAAAAATTATCCTGTGCGCTTGATTCAAGCGGCAGTGTAATTAAAAGAAGTCCGGGTTGTCCAATATCGGGGTTCGTATTAACTACTGTTGGTGTCGAAAGCGTCCATTTTTCAAGAGGAAGACTTTGGCGCAATGTATATGAATCGGTTACATTCCAGTCCGATGGCATATCTGAATCGTAGTAGGCGTATCGTATAGTCTGGTCATAGTACTTAATTTGGCGCGCTACAATTTTTGACCCGTAACTTAACGTCTCGTCCATAACATAATAGCCGGTGTAGGCTTGATCATATTCTATTATATGATTTTCGTATACATCGACCGCCGGTAAATGAACAAACCCTACCGTACTCATATCGAATATAATATAAGACTGACCCGAATTTGTGACTCCATTGAATGATACGTCAGGTAATACAGCTACATTTGACGGATTATAAGATGTAATAATACGAGTTTGTAATTCTAGCGCAGTTTGCACCATCATATGATAGCCAACATAAAAGTTAGGCAGACTGGGCTGCGGGTGTGTGTTGGAGACTTCCAATAAAGGTGACGAATCCTTTGATCCCGTCTTCAACGAACCGGTATCAATCACAATTCCGCCATTCCATGTATAATAAATGGCGCCGTTAACAAGTGGATCAGTTGCCTGTGATCCGTTTGCTAGTTGTTTTGTTGGTGAAAAGGGAATATCAAATGACGAAGGCAGCGGAAATTGATTACGGTTACGATGAGCACTGTAAATTTCGATATAACGAGTATTCATTTTATTATTATAATATTTTTAACTTTAAAAATATAATACCCCTTATTATAAAGATGTATAAAACATTCCAAAATATCGGCAATAATGTCGTACAGGAATCTTGTGGGCCATATTCGAGAGAACCGGCATCTTCTTACAAAGGAGGGTACACCGGACACACTGGACACCGAGATATATCAGTAAAAAATATACACTATACTAATTCGGGCAACGCTGTAAATTCTGGTCATTCGGGACATTCTGGACATTCTGGACACTTTATCAAACCAAGTAGTGATGCCGACCCACGTGTTATACGCGGATCACTGGGAGTCTATTCAGGAGACGAACCGTTACCTTTCAATAACGATAAGTTATATAATGTATCTGGATCCTATCGAGTTATGGAAGAAAGAGATAAGAGCGACGACCGAATTCATTTTATCAGTTCGCTCGGGCTTTACGCAATGCCTGATTATAAGCTGGAACCCAATCCGATCGGAGGCGCGCCCGGCTATCAGTATGTTCAAGACGGGCGTGTTGTAGACGCGCCGCGAGGAATTCGCATGATTCTTGATCAACCTGCGAAAGTAGGAGCTGTCAATATGGATCAGGTTAGCACGTTTGACAATAGTAATTACGGCGGGCGCTACAAAACGTATTCGGATATTAAGAATGGTCAAATTGCGTACTACATAAATGAAGATGTCGCTCAGCCTTTCTTTAACCCGGTTTACACGGTCTCTTCGTATGTTGATAAAACAATCAGAGTAGACCCGATGGATTCTGTCAAGCCGGAATACATCAGAAAACCAATTTCATCTACCATGCACTCCGTATCAAAAGATCAATCTACACGAGACGCCCTTTCTTTTCGAGAAGACTTAATGTCGCTTCAACAAAACTTATACAACCGCACAAGTTGGACGAATCGATGGATTAGTGCGTAGATCACGATATAATTTCATAGTCGTCACAACTTTTATAAATAAACATAAAATAGTTGATTAACTCTTGTACACTCGCGTCTTTTATGCTATAACACTTCATACGATGAAACTTGTGTGTTTCCAGCATTTTACACAGATCTTCATGGCTCATCTCATTATCTAGAACTAAAAAATCGTAAACGTTTTCACTATATATATTTTTCAGGTGTTCGAGATTTTGTAAAAACATAGTTGTTTTTATAATCGCAAACTGTTTTTTAACATCCGCATTTATAATTTTGTTAATATGTTTAGGCACAAAGTTTTCCTTCTTCCATATGGATACGTTCGGACTTCCGCCTTCATCAAACGCGTCGTTATTTTTCATATGTTCATTGATTTTATACGCATCAAAACACATCGGCTTTAAATGCTCACCACAAAGTCTGTTAATTTCAGAATTGCGTATGAGCGAAAAGTTGTTGCCCCCGTTATTCATATACTGGACGTACCCTAGTTTGTGTATTTTGGCCATTTTTGTGTTAACAGCCGTACGTAACAACAATTCGTAATCATCTGAAATCGGTAACATTTCAGAATAATTACCCATTTCTATTAGCGTATTTTTACGCCAAATACGGGGATGATTAGGCACGGAAACGATATGACCCAGCGTAATATTATTTATATTGGGAGTTGACGCGACATACACCCACCTCTCCTTGTACCACTGTAAATAATACCCCGCATACCCAAGCGAGAAACAATCGTTATATTTGTAATTAGAACCATCTTCGTAAATATTTGTGTAATCCATATAAATAAATCCAATATCTGGACTGTCTTCAAATACCTTTACAGAATCTTCTAGCACTTTTGGTAAAATCTCGTCGTCATGATCTAACTCGATCACATACTTTCCTCGGCATAATGAGACTACATCGTTTTTAACACTTCCTATCGAACCGTTATTGTCTGCGCCCTTGTATAATCTTACCCGCTTATCATTTTCAAATAACTCTGTCAAAAAACGGAAATGATTATTATACGTGTCGTCGGTAGGAGTATCGTCCAATATCACCCACTCCCAGTCTTTTAATGTCTGTTCTTTCACGCTGTTATAGGCTCTTTCTATTTTTTGGTATGAATTGTAGCAGGTCGTAAAAATTGAAAAAGTAGGCCGATTGCCTTTAATAACATTGTCGATATAACAATAGTTAACGCTTTTGTTAAACGTTTCGACATTTTCAATTCTATCAAAATGAAGCCATCGACGTAACATTCGAGGGGCAATGATATCGTTGACATCTTTTACGTATTCGGAAAAATGATTGCCAAATGTAATGAGTAAATGATAGTTGGCATCAAACAGTTCATTTAATTCTTGTTTATCATCAGTCGGATTGATAGTGCATAGCAGTTCATTCCTGTTTACTTTAAAAAAAGTGTCAATATCAGAATACTGATTGTACCTGAATAAAATTATATTTGGATATTTCATTTTTTAATAAAATTTTTAATTTTAAATTATAAATAAAATGTCTTCTTCGTCTAACGAAATTACGATCCAATCGTTATTTATCGGAATTAGCGTATGTCTAGTTATTCTGTATCTAATGATTACATACACGTCCAATTCTCATCACAAACAGCATCCCCATCTCTGTCAATGCTCTCAATGCTCTCAACAACATCCCCATCTCTGTCAATGCTCTCAATGCTCTCAACGCTCTCAGCATCCCAATTATCAATATTCTAAATATTCTATTCATTATGATCAAGATATCAACGAAGGTTTTCCAATTGGAACATTACCAACCAATAGTTGCAAATCCAAAGATTTTCCAAACGTGGCCGCGACTATGCCTGCCGCAACAGACACAACAGTTCTACCAACCGCAGATGCAGCTACTGTTGCTGCATATAAAACAGCTTTAGCTGCATACAATACGGCCTATACTAGTTACAATAATCTTTCAAGTTGTGCTCCATTATGCCCTGGAGGAACTGTTGATAACGGCAATTGTATATGTGCAACAGGAACACCATACGTAAACACTGACGGTAAGATATATTGTGTACCAGTTGATTTATCATCTGTTCCCAATACTATGTTTGATTCGGCAAATTCTAAGTTTTTATGCAAAACAGGATATTCGCAGAGCCAAATCGCTAGCGGAGATGCTACATGCTACAATGATAGCAATACATCCACATTGGCTGGATATATCACAGCGCTTAATAATGCAACTGCTGCGATTAGTTCAGCGAAAACATCGATTGTATCGGCATATGGTAAGAGCGGGTTATTCTACATTGCAGGACAAGCGGCCGCTCCGACAGGTCTTACGCAAATATCTGTATCTCAAAAAGTCGCTAGTACAGCGTTATGTGTATCCGGCGCTCCTGCAACCGCAACTGTTTTTGTTTACAATCCACAATCACAACAGTGTACTTATTATTCAGGTACACTTTCACTAGGAAGTTTGGCAGTTGGAACAAATACAGTTGGATCAACTACTCTTTAATTTTATTTCTTTTGTTTTCTATAAATAAAAGAAATGGTATCAAAAAATATAGTAATTGGAATTATTATAATTTTGTTAATTGGTTTAGGTATATTTATGTCATCAAAAACTTCAACTACACCCACGCCAAGTGCAACTACGCCCAGTTCAACTACACCAAGTGCAACTACGCCCAGCTCAATCAATCCCACTCCAACTACGCCCAGCTCAATCAATCCCACTGCAACTACGCCCAGCTCAACCGCTCCAAGTGCAACTACGCCGAGTGCGATCAATCCCAGTGCAACTACTCCCAGTGCGTCCAAAATAGTAGCCACATCATCTCCCGTGTCTGTAACTCCGTCACCTCTATTAAATTATATTGCAAAACTTAATGAAGAAACAGCTAGACTTACAGAGGCTATTAATAACGCAAAGATTGGGAATGCTTACGGTATCTATAATGGGTTTTACATAGCTGGGCAAGCTATCCCTCCATCGGGTATTACAAAAATTGGACAAGATGTTATTAAGGCAACAACAGCCGAATGCACAAATAATGTCCCATCAGGTACAAAGTTATTTATCTATAATCCTTCAACGATGACATGTAGCTACTATTCTTCGCCGCAGGCTATAAGTTTGTCAAGCCTACAGGTAGACCCTAATACTTCCATATCTACACAAAATCGAACAATTGGATCGACATCCCTTTAAAATATTTTACCTTGTACGCCAGTTGAAATACCATATTGCCGGCATCGATAATTATCATCACAGTTTTGGTAGTGAGTATTTTCAACCGGTGATCCGGTTACTTTATAATTTTGCCATGATTTTGTTTGAACTTCAGCGTTTGTAGCATCGGGCCAGTATGAAGGAGGCGGTGGTGATGCACCAGTTTGGTAACCTGTCCATACATTGTTGTACACGTCTCCTTTGCAACGTCTGCATGTTGTTAGTTGTAATTCAGAGTCGCTTTCACTGGTTGGAATCGTTTTGTATTGTTCATACTTTTCATACTGTTTATGTCTTCTGCGATTTGTGATAAATATCAAGATAAGTTCGGCCAAGATCACTAGAATAAGACATATAATAACTAGATTCATTTAATTTATATAAAAAAATAATAATTAATAAATTAAGATGTATGGAACAAATGGAAAACAGCGTATGCTTGCCACTCTCGATAACCGTAAATTTATTCAACTAAACTCGATGCTTTATGAAGCTCCCCCGAAGACAAATGAATATCAAGAAGAAACAATCGAACAAAAAATGCAGTACTCGTACGGCCAGCCCAACGAAATTATGAACGACGACGCTTCTTTTCGTTTTAAAGTTCCCACCAAAGAAATCAAAGAAAAATTCACATCACCAACGCCTTCATCCGGAAAAGAAGGTTCTGGCGCGTCATCTTCGTCTGATAGTTCAGATTCGAATTCGTCGTGCGGAATTTCCGACGACGGGTCCAACATCTGCGGCGGAACAAATTTGTTTCCCATTCTCGATCCCCGTTTCAATCTAAGAGAAGCAGCTAAAAACATGATTTTACTGGAAGACCATCTTTTCCACTACGGAAAACGATGCCACGATTGTATTTTAAAGCACTGCTTAACAGTCGAAGGGTTTCTAGAAGAAGGAATTACTTTGGATAAAAAACGCGAGTATTCTGATATCCTAAATTCGTCTCTTGACCAATTCCGTAAAATCCAGGAAATGCTTTATGAAAAAATTAAGACAAAAAATCTTACAGACGAGGAGTGTTGTGGTATTGCGCAATCTATACGGGTAATTAGAAAACCGCTATGTCAAAAATATGCAACATTCTTAAAATAAAATATTATAATAAATGAGTTCCCAGAAAATCAAAAAAGGAAAGGATGGAACCATAACTTATCATAAGAGAGGAAAACTAGATGTAGTCACAAAAACCTTCCGAAAAAACAAAAATCGAGATTCGGTTAAACAAGAAATCCATTTTATGAAAAAGGCTCATCGTCTGGGAGTGTCACCCAAAATATACGAGTTTGACGTTAATGTGGATAACCCCTATATTGTCATGGACGAACTTGGAAAGACACTTGTTAGCTATATAAATAAAACAGGAAAATTAAGCCAATCTCATCAACGTCAGATTATTTCCATACTTGAAAGACTTGACGACAATTGTATTTTTCATGGCGATGTTTCTCCTCTTAATTTTATGACAGGAAAAGGGGACGATTCAAACAATCTTTATATTATCGATTTTGGTATGGCAAAGAAAATGGACAAGCAGTTTATTGGGGAACACGGAAAAAATGCCAACGTTAAGTTAGGAATTACAGTTTTCATTTTAAAAATCAGAGAACAACTTCCGTCTTTTATGCCTGAATTACTGTTGAAAAAAGTCCACAGTACATTGAAATTATAAATTTATATAAAAATGAACTTATCTTTTTATATATCATTTAAGTGAATATTACAATATAAAGATAAGATGGACGCATTTGATACATTTGATATTTTTGAGGAGATTGAAAACGAGACTAAACGTGAGCACAAAGAACACGAATCTGAAATTTCTGTTTGCAGTCATTCAAACGTTGTAAACGAGTCTGGCACATTTTTGTGCAGCGACTGTGGTGTAGAATTGTCGAAAGTTATGTCTTACGAAAAAGATTGGCGATATTACGGCAGCGATGATACACGCAAAAATTCCGACCCCAATAGATGTCACATCAGAAAATTAGAAGACAAAAGTATTTTTAAAGATGTTGAAAATCTTGGGTTTTCAGAAAAAATCGTAACAATGGCCAATGATATCTATTCACAAGTCACAAATGGTAAGATTTACCGGGGAAATTCAAGAAAAGCTATCATTTTTGGGTGCATTTTTCATTCTATTAAATTAAATGGAAAAATGTATACATGCGAAAATTTGCGTGATATTTTTAAACTGGATCGTAAAATTATCTTGAAAGGATTGAAGCACGTTAATTTGAATGCCCCGAAAGAGAGTCAAATTCGCAACAAGACATCAAATTCTCTTGAAATGGTCGAGGAGTGTCTTCAAAAATTTGACATGTCAAATGAGGAAAAGAAAGAAATCTATGAACTATACGAGAAAATTAAAAATAAGAGCAGCATGATCAATCGTTCTCGTCCGCAAAGTGTAACTAGTTCGCTGATTTACTATTACATTTGTAAAAAACGAGGGTTTAATAACGTTAACATTAAAGATTTTGTAAAAAAAGTCAAACTCAGTGAACTGACCATTAACAAAATCGCCAAAGAAATTCATAAAATTTTCACACCGTAATAAGTTTTATTATAAAACTTATTCTTTATTTTTCCACATCTCGCTTAAACATTTTGTGATTTGTTTTGAATCGTAAGTAGGATTTTCGTCTCTCACTTTCTTACGATATTGTTTACAATACTCAGAAAATGTAATCTTATTATTTCCACTAGTTTTTTCGATATCTCTATCGCTACCTTCTGATAAGGAAGGCTTATTTTTATCATTCACGCGCTGTTTTCTTGGAATACCTTTGTTTAACACCAATTCTGTAACAACTGGTCTCAAAGACGCCTTAAATTCGTCAGACAGACGGATCCATAATCTTTCAACTTCAACAGACTCTGGCATTATTTTGTAAATATCTTTCATTTTTGTCTTCATATTTTGAAGTTCGGCCTCTGCCATATCAATCATCGTTTCGACATATTCCTTATGGGTGAACTTGGTCATGTTTAATTTTTTTTGAAACAAACGTGGCAAAAATCAATTTTATCAGACAGAATGTGGGCCTTTTGTAGAAGGCGCATCGCTTTCTCTTTCTTTTTGCATTTGCATTGCGCGCGACACGATATTGCCGCCTGATTTTACAGCTCGATCCGACGAACGGTCTGACGCGCGATCGGTTGTACGGTCTGGAACCGCATTAGATTGCGACGGTGGTATATGCATGTAAGTATTAATTGGTTCAAATTCGATAGGAGTAGATGTTGTAGAGGTATTGGGAGGAGGTTGAGACGCGATCTCGAACATATCATCGGAGACACGAAGTGGTTGAGTCTGTTGCATTTGAGGAAGTGGAGTCTGTTGCGTTTGAGGAATCTGAGTCTGTGGAATGTGCGTGGTCTGCGGAATTTGCGAACGAAGAAGCTGTTCTTTCTCCATTTTTTCTATATAATGATTGTAATGAGTATTTAGTATCGTAAACGCCCTTTCGCCTTCAAATGATTCGACATACCCTGTTCTTTCGTATACGCGAAAAATACATGGCACTTCTGTTACATTTAATTTGAGGTTAGAAATGACACGTTTGCGAGTCTCGTCGTTATCAACACATAACAAGGTGTGTTTAAAAGTTGGGACTTTCTCTAATATTTCTAAAAAGCTCGTACATACTTTTGAAAACTTACTATACATAACAACAGTGATGTGAGCGTCATCCAAATTAGCGAACATAATTTTTAATAGAATGTAACTATTTAAATATTTATATAATAATAAAATGTCGAGTGCATATACCTACATTGATGATACTCATGATTTACAACAATCATTAAAAACCTTATCTTCTACTACTCCCAATGCACAACAAGGATTTTCTGCCTATGACGATCGTCTAGACTTAAACCAATACGTTGGATGGAATACAATTTCGGACTGGAATCCGTTGACACAAAAGTTGTTTACAAAAACAACAGTTAATATGATCGCTCAAAAAGTCGCCGACTATCTGACAGGGGTTGACGCAAATGGTAGACGAATCATACCGTCCGAACGCGTTGTCATATCAGCGCTTTTTGGAATTTTTAAAGAACACGTCCCGAGAACCGGTGATATCTACGGCAAATTTTTGGTAGTTGACGACAGTAAACGCAACGATTATGCATACATCGTCGATAAGACCATATCACTTCTAGTACAGGGTATTAGAGATGATCTTGGTATGGCCGAACAAAACCAAAAATTGACAATTTGGACAACCGTATTAGGCGACTTTAACGAACACGGCCTGCGGCAGCATCCGCCTCTTAAAATCAATAACGGAAAGAGACCGGACCCAATGTTGTTCCATATGAGATATTAGAAATATTAGAAATATTAGAAATATTAGAAATATTAGAGAAATAAAAAATTTGTATAATTTTTTATTTTAAGCTTTGCCAAGAGTGCTCTTTGCCATGTTTCCACAGAAATTTTGAACTTCTTTTACAGGTCGTTCGGTTTTCATTCTGTTGAAATCGGAAATAATTCCGGAATCTTTGGTTGAGTCAACCAAGTTGGTGCAAAGGTCCATGTATTTAGAAGGGTCTTTTTCTTCTAGAATAGAAGTTGCGATAGATTTGGATTTTGACTCTTTCGACTTATCGTACAAAACATACGATCCTAGCATCACACCCAACCCGACAAATACACCACCAGCTATATAAAGTTTTTTACGCACGCTTTTCTGTTTGTCTGGGTTTATGTTTTTATAAGTTCCGCCAACGATAAATAGAATTATCCCAATTACAGTAAGTGCAATAAACGTAAATGGATTTAGTAGTAGATTAAATAACATTTATAATTAAGATTATAAAATAAATGAGTAAATTAAAAAACGCGATCAAGCGTTCGGAGTTATTGTTTGATGTTATTCAAAAATATTATGAAGAATATATCGTATTATGCCAGTCGTATCATTCAAAAGATGAGATCGAGTCTTTCTTACTAAGAAGAAACAACGCAATCGCCGCCTTTCTTTGAAAATGTAATTTAAACATATGTATATATATATAACGCGTACATCGTATAATGGTTATTATTACTCCCTTCCAAGGAGTAGAACTGGGTTCGATTCCCAGTGTACGCATTTTAACTTTGCGATATTCACGTAGATAAATATCGCAAGGATAGCCAAGCCCGGTTAAGGCGGACGACTTAAGATCGTCTGAGAAATCATCGTGGGTTCGAATCCCACTCTTTGCAAATTTTTGATTTTTCTCAAAATCAAAATAATTACAGATAAATCTATAAAAATTTTTTATTATATATAAAATGCCACCAAAAGTAACCTATATTGAAGATTTACCAGAACTCGATAATTTTTTCGATCATAAGCAGCAAAGTATGCAAGGGTTTCCGCCTCGTATTAATCCCGATTTTTCATCGCAAATAAATAATGAAATGTCGGAACGAGATCGAACCATGAAACCAATGCAAGGTAAAATTAGACAATCATCGGATTTTCGGACAGCAATTAACGGCGGAGGTATGGGAGGAATGCCAGGTATGAGCGTTGGTGAAATTGTACAACAACCTTTCTATCCTTATAATCCACAACACCATAACCAACATAACCAACATAACCATCATAACCATAATAACCATCATCACCAACCACATGATGATTACTTACTTATTGAACCAAATGAAGACTATAAACTAGGCCCTCGTGCTCAGAATAATCAGAATATTCAGAATATTCAGAATAATCAAAATGATAATCAAAATTCTCATCGCGAAATTACATGCATTGAAATTGCAAAACATATAAAACACTGCCCAATTTGTTCTAAATTTTACGATACAGATAAATCGCTATACATCATTATTATCATCATATTAATCATTTTTTGCGCTCTTCTCCTTAAAAAGTTTCTATTTGTCAAAGAAACTTGATTTATTTCTGATTTTCATGCGCGATTTCATCATCGTTACTTTTTAAGCGAATAAATAGAATTAGCGTAAGAAGGCCGGTGAACGCGAACACATAATATGCATAATTTATCATTCGTTTTGGGATCCATCGTTCGACTAGATTATTTCCAGAAGGAACGAGGCCCCAATTTACGGAACCGAGAATTGTAATCAGTAGCATTAACGTAAAAATAACATTTGTTAGATTCATTTTTTATTAATTATATATAAATAAATAAAATGAGTAAAATTTTGACATCCTTTTTGACATTTCAACAGCAGATTCGAATTTATCATTGGAGTACAAAACGATATTCCCATCATATCGCATCGGGTGAATTATATGAAAAAGTAGACGATTTAATAGATCGTTTTATTGAAACACTGCAAGGAAAAATCGGTAGAATCGCCTACAAAAAACTAAGTATCAATTTACGCGCGTTGAACGAAAAAACAGTCATAAAAACAATGAACGCTTTTAAACTTTTCTTAGTAAGAGACTTAGAAAGATACTTGGATAATAACAATATGACTAACACTGATTTGATAAATATACGCGACGAAATACTAGGTTCAGTTAACCAGACACTTTATCTATTTACATTTCAATAAAAATGAATCAAAGTTATTTTGTAACAAAATAGGTTACAAAATATGAAACACTCTCAAATTACAGACTATTTTTTACCGGAGGTTGCTCCATTCAGACAAAAATCACGGAGAATTTCAAAAGATGTAGTTTTCAAACAAACTCAAATTGCCGACTATTTTTTACCAACCGTTGCACCAGTCAGAGAAAAAGTTAAGAAAATCGTAAAAGTTGTACGAACCAAACAGTCGCGTATTAATGACTATTTTTCATATTCCAAAAAAATTATAAAAGGGTATAACCCAGCCACGGGCAGTTGGCACTGTACTGTGTGCGGGGTAGATATGGGAGAGACAAATTCAAGACAGTTATGCTGCAAGTCGTATTGTCCATATGATGATTTTAATTATTAATATTCAAATATTCAAATATTCAAATATTTTTTAGTAAAAAATATTTAGGTCGCCTTACAATCCATATTTCATATAAGATTTAACTACCATAGTATGTTCTATGTCTGGATTCGATACTTTAAGAGGACACGTTCGTCCTACGTTCGTATTAACAGATACAGTTAAATGTGGAATGATACAACATTTTGAAGATACACTGGCAGTCGCCGGTGCAGTTACAGTTACTGCTGACATAGTTGTCTGACCTCCACACGTAGCAGTTATTGTGCTTTTTCCAGGTGACAAACCTTTCACAAGACCATTTAACGAAACCGATGCTATACTGCTATTCGAACTAGACCATTTAATTTGAGTATTTGATGAATTAGACGGTACAACAGCACATGTTAGCTGCGATGTCTGGTCAATAATAAGTGAAACAGAACCAGGCAATGATGTAATAGATGTTACCGCAACCGATGCTAAAATAACTTGTATATTTAATGATGACGTCTTCGAACCATCAACTGTCGTCGCTGCAATTATAGTATTGCCGGCTGAAAGAGCCTTAACAAGCCCGGACGCGGACACGCTTGCTACAACAGCGTTTGAACTGGACCATGTAACTGCCTTATTTGTCGCGTTTGCTGGTAAGACACCTGCACTAACTTGATATGTCTGATTTACAGATAGTGTTTTTGACGAAGATGGTGTGATACTAACCGAAGCGACCGGTACATTTACATTTACCGACACCGTAGCAATCTTTGAACCACTCACCGTTGTTGCCGTAATATTAGAGTTACCGGTCGAAAGGGCAGTTACAAGACCGGACGCGGACACGCTTGCTACAACAGCGTTTGAACTGGACCATGTAACTGCCTTATTTGTCGCGTTTGATGGTAAGACACCTGCACTAACTTGATATGTCTGATTTACAGATAGTGTTTTTGACGAAGATGGTGTGATACTAACCGACGCGACCGGTACATTTACATTTACCGACACCGTAGCAGTCTTTGAACCATCAACCGTTGTTGCCGTAATTGTGACCGTTCCAGCTGAAACAGCTGTAATAAGACCAGAGGAAGACACACTTGCTACAACAGCGTTTGAACTGGACCATGTAACTGCCTTATTTGTCGCGTTTGCCGGTAAGACAACTGCACTAACCTGATATGTCTGATTTACAGCTAGGGTTGTCGAAGATGGTGTGATACCAACTGACGCAACCGGTACATTTACGTTTATCGACATCGTAGCAGTCTTTGAACCATCAACCGTTGTTGCCGTAATTGTGACCGTTCCAGCTGAAACAGCTGTAATAAGACCAGATGAAGACACACTTGCATACATAGAGTTTGAACTAGACCACGTAACTGTAGTATTTGTAGCATTTGAGGGTAAGACAACCGCACTAGCCTGATATGTTTGGTTAACATTCAATGTAATAGAAGAAGTAGATAGACCGATCGATGAAACTGGAACGGTCGACAATGGAACAGTTACATTCGACGCTCCCTTAAATTCGCCGTCGATCGATGTAGCAATAATTGCCGTGCTTCCGGCGGCTAAACCTGTAACGAGACCAGAACTTGATACAGATGCTATAGATGAATTTAAACTTGACCATGTAATAGATTGATTTGTTGCATCAGAAGGTGACACGATAACGGACAATTGCTGTGTTTGTGAGACAGGTATCGTTGATGACGGCGGTGAAATACTCACGTTAGTAACATGGATAACTGGTAGGGCTGACGGCATCAACCATTGAGCCAGAGATGTTCCATTTATGCTTCCCAAACCTGTGCAATCATCGTAGCCCACTTTTGCCGAATACGAACCATTGCTGCCTGAAACAATATCATGAAAACACGTTCCATAAGGAGCAGTGTATAACAGTGGATTTATAAAAGTCGAGGCATTTATTGTTGCTAAATAACCGGCTATTAACGGTGCTACAAAACTTGTTCCTCCATAAACCGCATAACTTCCGCCTAACAAAATAGAAATACCTGTGTTGGGATCAGCGTTTAATGATATGTCAGGAATTTTACGATGATTGCCAGATAAAGATGACTGATACGATGGTTTACCGTATATTTTACTTATTCCTCCACCGCTACCAGACCACGTTGTTTCAATTGTTGAACCATCATATGTTAGTGATGGGCATTTCAAACTAGTTCCGCCACATGCGATAACATTGGGAGATGAACTTGGATAATTACAAGTAGTCGAATTGCCTGATCCATCCGATGATCCATTATCACCAGACGCTACACAAATGTTAATACCTTTTGCAGCAGCCGATGCAAGTGTTGTTTCCAATGTGCCATAACTATACATCTCAGACGCGGCCCATGATACTGACAATATAGTAGGTGTTAGAGATTGACCATTCACAGAGACTGGTGTAGTGATAGCAGAGTGGATAAGAGGTTGAAAATTATCTATTGCATTTGGAGCTAGATATAAAATAATAGTAAGATTAGGACTTGGACAACCGGCTCCAATCATTTCGACGTCCAGTGTATTCTCATCTGTTCCGCTATCAGATGGAGCGTTTACTGCTCCTAAAAGAGGCACAATTACCACGGTTGGGTGGTTGTTTGCGGGGATTCCGCATTTAGTCCAGTATGCCTGAACATCGCCATTAGTAAGAATACCACTTGGTGAGACCTTTCCGTATAAACCTCCTCCAAAAGATATTACACCTACTGTAACTTTGCGTGAAAGATATGGTGTAGGAAAATTATAAATAGACGTGATTTCGTTTGCGTAAAACCACGAACGATTTGAAGTTAATTGATTGAGTGACACTTCTGAATGTAATTTGGCGAATGTTCGTAATTTTATTTGTGGAGCCGCCATCATTTTGTGAGGCTGATGGAGCGTGTTAGACTGTGGAGGGTTTGGATGTGCCTGAGGAGCGTGGAAAATAACAGGCGCTGGAGCTGGTGGTTTCTGTTGATCAGAAGCGACTTGAATTTTTGCCTGTATTTTAGATTGAGGTTGATAAAATGTCGTTGGTTGAGGAGTTGAATTGGACTGTACATGTGCCTGAGGTGCAAAAAATTGTATAGGTTTTGGAGTATTAACAACCGGTTTAATTTTCGGCTCGGCAATCTTTTGTAAGGGTTTTTTTGAGGACATTCAATTATATGTTTATTTAAAGAAATAAAAATATTGGTTTTTGAATTTATTTAGTTTTTTTTATTGGTTTAATATTTACTTTACTTCCTTAATGAAGTGAGGCTGGATATGCTGTTGCAGAGCATAGTAAGTCAGGGGCTTGTCAGTTCCAAGAAGCTTGGCCAACTTCTCGTCAGGTGTGAACTGACGACGATCGGCCTGATTCTGGAGGCTGTTCTCCTTTACGTACTGGCAAATAGACTTGGTTACTTCAACTCGCGATACGAGTTGGTCCTCTTTTAGGCCGGTGAACTTTTGCATGTCCTTGCTGATCTTAACCGGCTTCATGAAGCCGGAGTTGCCGGACGCCGAAGAGGTGGTGGTACGACGAACCTTCTTGCTTGCAACTCGAAGTGAATCTGAACGAAGCTGTCGAACACGCTTGGCAACGGCGCGCAAAAAGCGAACACCCTTGGCCTTCGTCTTGTCTTCACTCTTACGGCAAGACTCGATCTCTTCGTCGAGGCTTTGGAGCAGAGCGTCAAAGTCCTTCTCGACGTCATCGCGAGTTACCTGGCGACGCTTAGTAACAACAGCCTCTGGGTCTACCACCTCTTCTTCCGCCGCAGGTTGGGCGACAACTGGTACAGGGGGCGCAACTACTGCTGCGACTTCCGCTACTGCCTTCTTCTTACGCGAAGACTTCTCCTCTGCCGCAACTGGGGCGGGCGCTGGAACTGCGACTTTGACTTCCTCCTTGACTTCCTTAGTAGATGATTTTGATTGCTTGGTCATTTTTTAATATAGTAATATATCTTTAAACTATAATTAGTTTTGACCCGTAATAAAGGTTTAAAATAAATTAATTATTTTATTTGTTTGTTTTATTTTTAATTATAATTTAAACTTATAAATGATAAGTTCTCACACAGGAAGATATCGCAATACTATCGATAAATTTTATACTAAGCCTGATATAGCCGATCGGTGTATTCAACTCACAAAGACGTCAATTGATATCAGTGAAAGTGACACGATCATTGAACCTAGCGCAGGAAATGGTTCTTTCTTAAAAAAAATAGCCGAATTCCATTCTAACTGCAAAGGTTACGACTTGAAACCAGAAGATGAAAGTATAATCGAAAAAGATTTTTTGAGTATTCTTAATATTCCTAACTCCAAACTCCATATTATCGGAAATCCCCCGTTTGGAAGACAGTCGATGCTTTGTAAAAGATTTATTAAAAAAAGTATTGAATTGGGAGCGTCTAGTATATCTTTTATCTTACCTAAGAGCTTCAAAAAAGAAAGCCTTCAACGCGTCTTCGATCCGTACTACCATCTAATAGCGACATGCGAATTACCCGCGTTTTCTTTCTTACTAGAAAAAATTGACTATGACGTTCCGTGTGTATACCAAGTATGGGAAAAACGGCTTATACCCAGACAAACGGAACAACTTATTGAGCCAACTTATTGGAAATATGTTAAAAAAACCCAACAACCAGATCTAGCCTTCCGGCGCATTGGGCTGTACGCTGGAACGTTTGATAAAAACTGTAACAAATCTGAAACCAGTCACTATTTTTTAAAATTAAAGGGAATTTTAGTTGATACATTTCTAGCGTCTTATAAAAAAGACACACATTTTACACACAATAATACGGTGGGTCCAAAATCCATATCAAAAAATGAATTAAATCGCGTTTTATTCAATATTTCTAAACATTTATAAGATTTCTAATTTAAATTTTACAATAAATGAATACTAATATTACAAATCTTCCACCAGATTTATTAAATCATACTAAAATGTTTCTAACATACAAAGAACGAATGTCATTCGTTCTAACATGTAAATTCTTTGAGTCGCTAAAAATACAAACATTTTCACCTTATTATGTGAATGTAATCTATCACCCCAAAACAAATGATAAAACGTACCAATTATATTTTAACCCCTTTAATCCACTGTCAACGCCTCCTCTTAGTTTTTTACGAAATAACTATGTCAATATTCTAATTTACGACACGCCCATTTCTTACTACAACATTCGTATTCATAAAGAATACGATCATCATAAAACGATTGAAGATTATCTTCGTTCTTACAAAAAAAACAATTATTTTATTAATAAAATTACAAAGTATTTTGCATCTTAGAATAAAATATCTATATAAGTATAAGCTTATATAGAAAATGCCTCGCGATCTTATTCTTTATCAACGACTCGAACTCTCTCCGACTGATTCTGATCAAGAGATTAAGAAGGCCGGACGAAAAATGGCGTTAAAATGGCACCCAGATAAGAACTTAAATAATCAAGAAGAGGCCTCCATTAAATTCAGAGAAATACAAGAGGCTGTTGACGTCTTAACCGATCCTGAACGAAGACGACAATATGATATGGTGGGAATCGACATTCTCAAAAACAATAACAATCATACTAATCATAACAATATGTTTCCCTTTCAACGCTTTCCATCCTTCAACTTTCCCTTCCCTCCTCCTAATCCTTTTATGAATTTTGGGAATGGCATAAATATAAACCCATTTGGCGGAATTCAGATAGGTGGTAATACGTTTATACGAAACGATGTTAGACATATTCTTAAACTGGACAAGCCTATTCCTGATGACGTTACATTTTCATATAACCGTGACATAACATGTAAAGACTGTTTATGCAAGGTATGCAACGGCACCGGAATTAATGTTACGATACAAAATATGGGCAACATTACATTACACAATCAAACACCGTGCGTATCTTGTAGTAACTTGGGTCAAGATACGCAATGTAAAGGTTGTCAAGGAACTCGTAAAGTATCTTCGACTAACACAATGACCCTACGTCAAATTCCGGCTGTAAATAATACTCAGATTTGTATCCCTAATCAAGGACATCAACTTGTTACTGGAAACACGAATTTAATTATTATTATTGAAATCAATAAATGAATTTTTATAGAGATATAAAAATTATTGAAGAAGAGTTTTGCTGCAAATATTTCTTAAGATATCATGGAAAAACTCATTTTTGTTTCCATTAAACATCTTAAATACTTCGATATCTTGATCGGAAAATTTACCAGCAACTTCCATAAAATACGCAAGTTGGGTTGGATCCTTAGCTGTCTTAAATTTGTCAGTCAACTCATTTGTATACTGAACGGTCAACTCTCGATTGCGATCTTTAATACTCTTAAACAGCAAATCAGATAAGGTTGACATCTCAGGATCAGTTATAATTTCCCCGTTCTCATTCTTATACTTAATTTTTCTACGAGAATAATCCGTACATGCAACTCGCTCTTTTAATGGGTACTCTAAAAAGTATTCCGAATACCCAACTGCTCCTTTCTTAATATGTTCAATTGTAAGGTGCTGTGCTTGTTCATGCAAGTGTTCCTGAGAAATAATATTCAAATTATTAACATTATTAACAGTATTGTTAGTCGTATGTGTAATATTTGGCTTGGCGCTAGTAATAGCTTTTTCTGCAAGATCTGCAATGATTTTGTCTTTTTGGGAAATGGTGTCTTCTAGTTTTTCGTTCATTTTTTCCAATAAAATTATACGTTTTTCCAGCTCCTTTGTTTCTTTCTCCAAATCTTTTTTTTCTTGCAATAATTCACCGCACTTAATTGTAAGTTGATAATCTATACATGTTGGATAATGTTTCACCAATCGATCGTTACTAGAAACAATTTTTTGACACCCCAAACATTTATGCCGATCATTTTGCTTTCCTTGAATAGATAAACAATATTTTGCGATCTTTTGATGATTCTCAAGACTTTTTGACGACGAAAACACAGACGTACAAAATTGACATGTATAGTTTTCGTCTGTCATTATCTTTTATTTAAGTACTAATTTTTTAAATTAGTATTTTCTTTTTCGCAATACCAACGCAATACTACTTATAATTATTTGATTACTGTGATTATTTGATTATTGTAATTATTTGATTTATTGTATCTATAATATTTTAGAATTTTAAAATAATATAGAATATAAATTTAGAAATAAAATACAGTCGCGTTTTTTTGTATTCGGATTTTCCAAAAGTAACAACACGCGAGGACATCCCACACACACACATTTTATTTTAAAAAATAAAAATAATATTACCCCTTATTTATGGGTTGGTACGATACGAATATACATATAAATATCAGTCTCTAATTATGCCTTCAATTTAATAAGTATTGTTTTTTAGACAATACTGGCGCAATACATACGCAATACTAAGAATTGTACGAATATCGTACAAAATTATTTTTGTTACAATTTTAACCTGTAAAATAACCACAAAAAAATAATGATTTGTTTTTTACGCAATACAAAAACAATACTACGCAATACAAATTACATGACGTTACAAAACAGTCTCGAATACAGGGATAAAATAATATGCTATAAATTGTGTTTTTTTTATAAAATGTGTGTGTGTGGGATGTCTTGAGATCTATAACAATTTTGTAAAATGAAAATTCGTATCGCGGCGATACGAATTTTATAAGAATTTGTAATATTTATAAGTTAGATTGAGAGTTTGTCCATTTTTAGAGAAACGTCATTCTTGATATTCTTGATATGCTCTGCCATCATCTTACGCGCCTCAATCTTTCTCTGCATAGTCACAGGCAACATATGACGGTTTTCGGTCGGCTCAACTTTATTCACATGTGTGCACATTACATTTGAGTGAGACCGACAAAGAATATCATCGGTAGTCAACTGACAATTCATACACTTTCCATTTGACCAGTTATGGGGATGACGGTGTGGAAAGCAAGAATCAGACTGAGAATGACTATGGTCGTCTACATTGCACAACAACTTTTGGATATCCCTCGCGTGAACGTCAAAAACAGTGTATTTACACTTTGTGCAAACATCGTTATTCCAGTTATGTGAATACACGAAACGATTCCCAGCATAAATCGGCTTCTCTTTCTTAACTTCCCCAAATCCGTAGAACGAAAAACCAGGCGCAGAAGGCATATAAGTCATCGCCATTTATAAGGTAGAGTCAAAGTGCTAATGAATAAGGTATGTGATAATCATTTTTATTGTCTTTTTCCCCAATAAAAATGATTTTTGCGTGTTTTAATAAGGTTATATTGTAATATATAACCGAGAAAAGAATGATTCAACTTGGACTTTGCTGTATCAACATTGAGCTGCGTGAAAAGGAGGTGTTTTGTTCTAGAACAATGGTTCGAAAGAACTTTACAGTAGAAAAGGCAAAGTCTCTTTCTCTCAAAAATATATCGGACATTTCAACTTTATGCGAGTGGAACGCAAAGAATAACATACACTGTCTTCGTCTTTCTAGTGACATCTTTCCTCATTTTACCGACGACGAGACTGAACCGTATAGCCTTGATTTCGCGAAAGAGGCGTTGCAACTTGCCGGCGAAACGGCCAAAAAATGTGGTCAAAGGATCGTAATGCATCCCGGACAGTATAATCAAGTTGGCGCCAAAGATGAAAAGGTTTTCCAGAAGACTTGCCGTGAATTGGAAATGCACGCTTTCATACTTGATACGATGGGAGTCGATCAAGACGGGGTACTGTGCGTACACGGCGGAGGTGTCTATAAAAATAAGGAACAAACTATAGAGCGATGGATTGAACAATTCCACAGACTGCCTGAAAGTGTGAGACGACGTCTTGCGATTGAGAACTGTGAACGTTGCTATTCGACAGTCGATTGTTTGAAAATCGCTGAAGCTTGCAATATTCCTCTTATTTTTGATACACATCACTACGAGTGTTTCAATCATATCTACCAAGACGAGGCTTTTCCAATTGACGATGTAATGCCCCGTGTGATTGCGACATGGCAACGTCGTCAAATTAAACCGCTGTTTCATATTTCTGAACAGCGTGAAAACAGCCGAGTCGGGACACATTCCGATTACATCGAAGTCATTCCCGACTATATTTTAGAGATTCCAGAAAAGTATAAGGTGTCTTTGGACATTGAAGTAGAGGCAAAAATGAAGGAAAAAGCAATCATGAAATTGTATAAAAAGTATCCACAAGTTTTTAAGAGAAAATAATTATTTTATTTATAATATAAATGAAATTAATTGCGGTATTCTCAATTTTTCTTATAGTTATTTTATCTAGTTTTTATATATCGGAAACGTATGCTGCCGGGCCTAGTCTTTTCAGTATGGCTATTCCTAACAGCCCGATAAAAATCACGAAAAAAGGTAAAATCACGCAGATTGGGATTAGTTTAATTCTTTCAAATCCCAAAGACTTTCCAAAGTCTTCCGGGCCAATCAGTGTTTATAAAAACGGTGCATTAATTGCAACATTAAGCGGCGGGAATTGGGTACGTACATCTGGGAATATGTATAGTTTTGGGGTAGTTACGCAACTGGATGCTTCTGTAGTTTCAGGTGATCAGCTAACAATTAATTACGGAGATATTACGTTTACTAAAGGCACGTTCAATTATTGGATATTATAAAAATTTATTTTATCAAATAAATTTTACTCGATTAAAACAATGTTAGGCGTAAATAGGTCATTTAGTTGTTTAAGGACCTTCCAGAATGTCTCTCGGTTTTTGTGGTATTTTTTAAAAAGGTCCTCTTTTTTATAAACAGCCGAAAGAACTTCGTCGATTGGGTTTATCATTAGTTTGCTATAATATAGAGAATCAATTTTTAGAATCGATGCATGTTCCTTGAAATACTCAGTATCTTCAATCTTGTTAAATAATTTATCCTTGATATTATTTTCGGACTCAATTACACAATATCCAATTCTTTCACCCGCGTCTACACGTGTACCTCTTTTACGCATTTTTTCGGCAAGTTGAACCTGACTTGGAAGTGCCTTGTTAATATATTCTTGCACAATTAAATGTTCAAGACCATATTTAAGCCTCAACGTATCATATTCTTCGTCATTTTTTTCGATATAATGTCTAAAAATTGTTCGAACAGCTGTCAAATCAGCCCTCTCATCAAGCAATTCAAGTTCCTTTAATCTTTTTTCAAGTTTTTTGTCATCATCTGGTAAAGCTCTGATTTTGTAATCCTTGATGTCACCTACACTTTTAGAGATCGTTAAATCTTTAACTGAAACTGAATGATTAGACAGTCTGTTAAGTTCTTCTCTCATCGTAAACAACAAATCTTCGACGGGTGCTTTATAGAATGCGCTCATGATAATCTTAGAATAGAAATCTCGACTGTACGCTGAATTATCACGTCTAGATAACAACACTCCTCTCTTTTCAATCTTCGATGATATGACACCATCTGTATCACATTTCAATGCCATATACCTCTTTTTACTTAAAATTAGGTATCTCCAATAAATTGCCTCTTCGTATGCAAATTTCATAGGACGCGGAAAAAGCGATGTCATCTCTTCTTCTACTTGCCGACAAAACTTATCCAAGTCGCTCGCACTTTTGTCGGTGGAATATTGAGGGAACGATACGTAACACGAATCTGTATCTCCATAAATGAGATGACCGCCTAACTGTTCAGTTAGAAATTTAGACGCTTTTTCAATCGATTGACGACCTCTGGCTGTTGTACACATCGCACCCGGTAAAAAGGGAAGATATCCTTTTTTAACACCCATCCCTCCGTACATACTATTGGCTGACACTTTATAAGAAAGTTGTCGCTTATCTAGCACCGTGATAAGACGTTCTGTAAGAAGTCGTTCGTCATGTGACAAGGTTGATAGAGACGATTTTAGACGTTTCATCTCAGAGTTTGTTCGTTTACGAGCATCTAATAGATTTTTAAGAAGAGTTGGAATAACACCAGGAGGTTCCTTCATAAAACGAAAGTGATTTTTGCCGCATACGATATTTTTGGGTTTCGTCTTTCTCACAGAAAGATCATGTGAACAACCACAGTGATCCTCCCAGTCAAATATATTGCATTTTTCGTCTGGGATAGTTTCGTCTAATACCAGTGTAGAATAGTCAATATTATAGGCAATGATCGTCGATGGGTACAGACTACTAAAATCGAATGAGACTACCATATCATATAATCCCGGAATGGGTGTAAATACGTAGGCTCCCGTATAGTTATCGTTTTCATTCACAATAAAGGAATCTTTGTCGATAACAAAATCATCGGCCATGCATTTTTTGTATACCTGTGAAAAAATCTTTATTTGTTGACCCTGTGTAAATAGCGTGAACACTGGCGTATTGCATGTGTTGGCCATTTCCGTCAACCCAATCCATACTTGCAATTTCTCAAAAAGCTTTACTACAAGTTCACTGTCTTTCACACAGTACTTTGCCACAATAGACAGGCTTTCAGGTGTAAACATACGATAGCACTTAAAAATTCCTTTTACGCTAAGCGGATCTTTGGTTTGTCCCAAGAAATAATCAGAGACGGTTTTCAACTTATAATTTTCAAGTTTATAGTCGCGCTGAATGATAGGGAGCATGTCTACCCATAAACGACCAGGTGCATCAATGTATGTGAAATTTTGGTTTTTGAAAGCGCTACTGCTCCATTTGATTTCTTTTTCTTTACAGTGTTCGCCTCTGATAAACGACAATTGGTCAAACGTTGTTAGCGAACCTGTCAGTTTTGATCGCGCGTACATGTAAGGCAGATCGAATGAAAAGATGTTGTATCCAGTAATAATATTGGGCTGTTTTTCGTTTACTATGTCTGTAAATCCTTCTAGTAATTCGGCTTCTGTGTTAAACAGTCTGATTTCAATATCGTCGCCTACCATATCTTTTTTTAACTGAATTTCTTCACCCTTTCTATTTTTACATAGACTCAAAATTACTTTGTGATAGGATGTCTCAGGTTGACCGTTTCTGCAAAAAACACACGAGATTTGGAATATCTTATCGTCCCTCACACCATGACGAGGAGCGATGTTTGGATTGCTGCTATTCACTTCAATATCAAAACCCATGATAAGAGGTGCACTAACTTCGTTTCGATCGACGGGAGCGATACGATTGTAATTAACCTCATATTCATGGTCACATCCGCTAAGTTTATCGTCTTCTTTGGTAATTTTTTTGCCATGAAACGAAAACCAGCCGGCTGGTTTGATGTTTTTCATGCACATGAATTGAAGCATTGGATTGGCGTCATTTTCATGAACTTTTAGTTTGATAGTGCCCATGTCGCCCACGTAAATAGGTTTTGTGACTTTATACATAAAAGGTCGGATGTCGCTATGGCACCCAAAAAAACATTTTAGGAAAGGGTAGGTTTTATCAGTGTACTCACCACCTTCCTTTTTATCCTTCTTTGCGTAATATAACTTTTTCTTTTTTTGGAAAATTTTTTGAGTAGGTCTACCTCGTTCTACTAGCGTGTCAAGCTTGTTTGACAACGCCTGAATACGATGAGAAGTCCAAGGTACAGTATCTGGAAGTTCCAGATAAATATATGGTGTAAAACCTGTGACAAGTACAAATACATTTTCATTGGCTGCATTAAGCCCAAATATTCTAATACCAATTGATCCATTTTCTTCGTATGTATGCCAACCATACGGAAAAACTTCTGTGGGATTGGAAACACACTTAGTAGCGATCTCCATTTTATAATCTATAATTCATATGGAATCTCATTAAATCGTAATCAATTTTAAAAATTTGATTTATAAAATAGAAATGACAACTTCAACTTTATCGTCTCTTTTACGTAAAATTAGACTTTCGACGGTTTCAAACATATCAGACATACTTAGGAATTACAATGGGAACGATTGGTATCACCATATTAGGTACAGACCCAATAATGTGTGTACTTTTCCTATTTTGAGTGATAGACATCACGATTTGTGTCTTGTTGGTTTATATGGCCATGTTACACTAAAAAATGTCAAATTAATTCATCTACTAGAAGGTAGTTTCGTTTTAGACCAAAGACGTTATGTGTCACTCGATAACCCTACCCATTCTTTTATGCCATTTCAAGATTGTAAACTCATTAGTAAAGAAGAAACTGCAATTCTTATTTTATGTAAAAACAACAATAACCAATAATAACCAATAATAAGTTTTATATTTTTAAAAATATAAAAATAAATGAAGCATGCTTTAACTGTTCGCGTTATGTCTATGCTCTTTTGCTGTGGATCATGTGATGAAAAAGACGAGAATAAGAATAAGGAAAGGAATGACAGGAATGAACGGAATGACAGGAAGATCATAAAGTTAGATGATATTAAATCAATTAATAAAGTAAATACAATAACCAGGTTAAATACCAAAATAGATTATTTAAATTTTTTAGATCTAAGGATAGGAAAAGTAGAACCTGAACCTAAAAAACAAGAAGGCATAAAATATATAAAAGACGTAAACGAACTTTTTAAGGAAGATGTAACACTCTCCGAAGCCTTATCCGACCAAGAGGTAGTATCCAACCAGGAGATCGCAGATGTAATCAAACATGATATCAAGAAAGACGTAGCCGTCGTTAAACAGGTCGCAAAGAAAGACGTAGCCGTCGTCAAACAGGTCGCAAAGAAAGACGTAGCCATCGTCAAACAGGTAGTAAAGAAAGACGTAGCCGTCGTCAAACAGGTCGCAAAGAAAGACGTAGCCGTCGTCAAACAGGTAGTAAAGAAAGACGTAGCCGTCGTCAAACAGGTAGTAAAGAAAGACGTAGCCGTCGTCAAACAGGTAGTAAAGAAAGACGTAGCCGTCAAACATGTAGTAAAGAAAGACGTAGCTGTCGTCAAACAGGTAGCCAAGAAAGACGTAGCTGTAAAAGATGAAAAGAACAAAAATAAAATTAAAAAATAAAATGTAAGATAAAGATGTCTTTACCATCCGCGCCTAATCCTACTCGAATATGTCAAGAGATATATGGTATGAATAATGTAAATGACGTCCGTGATTGTGTAATGGATTCTATTTATCGTTTCTACGGTGGAATGTGTGAATTTCATAAAAATAATATAAGCAAATTAATACAAACCTATCTCATTCGTATTCTAGAAGATGCTGGTCGCAACCCAAACGCGGTAAAACTCCCTATTTCACCGTCGCATTTACAACCGGATTTCTTTGTTAAACGATATATTGAGACAAAATTTGATAAGGAAAAAGCATACCAATTATGCGTTGACGACTGCTCTTATTTAAGACCTGGATTGTCAACAGAGTGTTCATCAAATTGTATGATCGATAGAGAATCTGTTTAATTTTTATAATGGATAAAAATTATAGAATAGATAATGACAATAGCCCGATTGCACTTGAGAATAGCAAGGAGTATACAGTGCATAACCTAAGTGATATTTTATCGTCTTTTTTAGTTCGAACATATTCGGGTGTAAAAACTATGTAGTAGGCCAAAAATAGTAAAAAACTTACTGTTGTTATAGATAAGGTTTTTGTTTCAGACATTTATTTTATATTAAAAAAACATAAAAATAGATAAAGAATATGTGTACCATTACGTTATTATGGTCAACCAATTTACGAAGTAAACCCACATTTGGAGAATTTTTAGACGAGTTTCTATACTCGAAATACAGACGAATATACTATTGGCCATCTTCATTGGTGACAGACATCATTCAATCTGATATTAATGTTGATATCTTATGTTCATCATACGATGTGGAGTCTGTTTCGACTTCTTTATATATAAGAAAAGCCCTCGACAAGTCAAAGAATATTACCGACCCATCGCCTATCTACTCATTACCGTACATTAGCAATGAACGGTTAACTGACGTATTCTCTATAATTGATAGAGGAGAAAATATTAATCTACTACGACAAATTCAAAATGCCCCAAGTTATTGTGAGATGCCATCTAGTATCGAGGATTTTAAGACTTATGTCGTGCCTATAATTAAAGATTTGTTATGGGTCAAATATTTCAACAAATATCAAAACAATAATGATGAAAGAAATTATCACGTGTTAGTTATATCAAGTAATGAATTTATCAAAGATAATTTTGGGATAGAATTAACGCCCGGTCATTTTATAAGTCAAAAGTATAAATACACCAGTATATTGGATAAAGATCCGTATGAGTGTGAAAAAACCTATATACCCTATTTTAAGACAAAAAAATACAAATGCAACGAAAACGTATCGAAACGTCTTTTCTTGTAATTACGTTCGCGCACTCATTTATAGGCCTATATTTTATTTTTAGAATAAAATATATATTATAGATACATCATATTATTATTACCGGTTTCTTTTTTGGAATCTTCCAAAATAAGTTCTACCAAATCGCGGCCAATTGTGACCATACCACTATCGTCGCACGTCTTTATTTTTTGGAACCACCGATAAGTATAAGGCATTTCGCGGTTACATATATAAAAATACACTTTTTCAACAATCAAGTTGATGCACCTTTCTAAATCTCTAACACCTTTTTTGTAATTTTTACCGGATGAGATTTCAACAATGGTTTTAATACCAGATTCCGAGAAAGTTGCAAACTCCCCAATTTTCAGCTCGCTTGTATATTTAGGAATCAAATAATTTTTAGAAATTAGAATACGTTCATCAGTTGTATATTCATCTACATTGATCACTTCTAAACGATCCAACATTGCCGGGTCCGTAGGAAGTTCATTCATACTATAAATAAACCAGATTCTACTTAGGTCTTGCGCCAATTCTGGAACATAGTTATCTCTAAATTCGTTATTTTGGGAGAAATCGGTAATATGAAGCAACGTTGACATGATATCTTTCTTATCGGATGCCTTGTCAAACTCGTCAAAAAATAAAATCCCATTTTTCGATCCCATCCGTATCAGACACCTTGTTATCTCACCCGGTCTGCTTCCGATATACGTATAGTCATGTCCCATAAGAAATTCCGCGTTTGTTACTCCGCCAAAACTAACCTGTGCAAATGGTAGCTGTAAACATTCGGATAACGCCTTTGAGATTGCCGTATTGTGAGTGACAGTCCAGTCGTCCAACACAAATCGACAATTGCCGTCGATCATAAAACCACAATAGTCTCCCATTCCTAGCGATTCTATCGAAAACTTTTCATTCGAGGTATTCGAGGTATTCGAGGTATTCAATGTATTCGACTCATTATAATTGAAAATAGATATAGAATTATTATTATTTTTAGTACATCTAAACCCTGAACTTCTAATTACGAAGATAAGTTGGTCTATATTTTCAGGAACTGAAAAAATCGTTGTATGTTTGTCGGCAACTACGATTTCACTGGCATCTACTACTCCTTTAATGAATTGCATTTTTGATTTTAAATCCCATCGTATGATTCGAGACTTATCCGTCATATCTTTCCATTTTTTACCAATATTGTAAGCGTTATCTTCGGATATTTCTCCGTCATATCTGGAACAAACCGGATTATATAAGTGTTCATTACCAATTACGTCAACCAGAGAGACGTCAACTACATTTGACGACATATCACGCAATGTTAAAATGTGGCTTCGATTAACAATATAAGGCTCGCCGCAATCTTGTCTAATTCGGTACATTTCCTCTACGCCTGTAATAGTCGAGTAAACTGTTCTCACGTCGCAATCGTCTCCGAGTAATCGATCACCTGCGACGATGTCTTTGGCCTTTTTAAGTGTTAGGTCCGCCATAATAATCCCAGTTTCCGGGTGAAGACACTTACCAACTCCTGGTTTACCGACCAGTGCAATGTTGCAGCCTCGACTATTTCCTTCTCTTAATTTTTTGTTAAGAAAAAGCATTAGCCGTTCTTTAACATTTTTCATGCCATACAATTTTTTATCAAGAAATTCGTGTGTTTTTTGTATAATTTGGGCAGAATTTAACGTAGCGTTATCTGTTGACGCCAATTTATCAAATGGCATTGAAAGCGACAAGTTAAGCCATCTTTTAATTTTACTTTTTTCATCGCCTTTCATGTTTTCATCAAACTCGTCTAGTTTTTCTTCGAACACTTTTCGAATATGGTCTGAACATACAAGATTTTTGATCTTTGTTTTAAACTGGGAAATTTCGGTTTCTGTCTCTGTAAGTTTCTTGTATACAGAAGAAGAGCTTGAGAATGATGGTGAAAAAGACGCACCTGTCGGACCCGATGTGCTAGACATACCCGACAAGACGGTTTTACCTTTGGTTCCGGTTGGTCCTACATAGGTATTATAAATATTAGAAATATTTGAATGTTCCAATGTATACTTGTAAAAAAGCGATCGAAGACGATCGCGATTTTCAATATAGTCCTCTGTATAAGGTTCTATATTTTTAAGGCATTCATATTTTTCTAGAAGGGTTGCACGTTTATCATCAGACAACTCGCACTCTAATAAATCAGTTAGGGTAACGTCCCTACTTTTTATGATCTCACGAGCGCGAACAAATCTTTCATAGAATTCAGGGTTTCTGCGCTTTAAGAATTCAAGTGAGTCTTCGTCTTCGTCAGACGATGGTTCAAATTCGTCTTCATATTCTTCGTCTTCTTCGTACTCGTCGTCGTATTCACGGTCAATGTCTTCTTCTTCGGTATCTTCATCGGTCTCTTCCTTGTCATCTGGTTGTACTACTTTTCTTTTTTTGGACCGTGTTTGCATTTTAGTCTTTGATTATATTTACAAACTTACGGTTTAAATCTTATTTATTTATATAATTTTATAATAATAAAATGATAATCATCTTCCTATGTTTTGTAATTGCGGGATACATCGCATTATTTTTTAGCAGAGTCTCTATTTGTTTTTTGAGTCGAAACAAACTCAAAGAATGCATTGATACAAATCATGAATTTTACATACGCTTTTCAGATGCTGACTTGTGTGCCCGTCATGTAAAAACCGTTGAAGAATACCTAGATAAAATCAAACCTACCATATCGTCTTTTACAATCTCAGAAAAACTAAAAATTTTATATTGTATAAGCTGTGCCGATTATCGTATGCGTCAAATTCACCTAGATTGGTACGACGGTAAAAAGGCATCAGCCATACAATGGAAAATTGGGTGTATTGATGGCCATGAATATGAAGATGGGATGCCACATACGATAAGAGATACTATTATTTTATATAGAGACATTATAGATAAATACACAGTTGAAGAATTGACGAAAACGTTAATCCATGAAAACGTGCATCTTTATCAAAAACGTTTTCCGGAACAAACTAGACTCTACTTAAAACTATTAAACTTTTCAGTTCATAAAAAAATAGATGAAACCGATAATGTCAGGGCGAATCCAGATATTGATGATTATATCTACAAAGATAACACTATTATTTACATGGCAGAATATAAAACAACTACCCCTTCTTTCATCGAAGATACGAAGAAACAAGATGAATCAACAGAACACCCATTTGAGAAAATGGCAATTGATATTGAAAACTTACCTACCTGACATGCCGGCCGGTTTTTTTATGTCAAAATATTGAGGTTTAGTAGCAGCCGGCCCGGATGGGCCTGACTTCTTCTCCTCGTAATAAGATCCACTGGGTCCATCGTAGCGGATACGGTAGTTAACGCAGTTCTGCGCGATGTAAGCATGGTCGGCGATAGCGTGGTTCACACACGAACCATGTGTCAGACTGTTATAGTTAGGTTTGTCGTACGACACACCCTGGAATACAGGCACGATTTGTACGCCATTCGCAAAATTATAGTTGATAGACGTATCAACTGGACGACCGTAATAGTTACCAAGCTGTAAAAAATTAGGATTTACCTTAGTCATATAATCGCGATTGTTCATTTTTTATATTAGGAATAAAAAATAATTTTATCGTTTAGTGTGTTTAATCTATTATCTGTGTTCCTTGGGGGGATCAAAATACTGAGGTTTAGTAGCAGCTGGCCCAGATGGCCCGGATGGGCCTGACTTCTTCTCCTCGTAATAAGATCCACTGGGTCCATCGTAGCGGATACGGTAGTTAACGCAGTTCTGCGCGATGTAAGCATGGTCGGCGATAGCGTGGTTCACACACGAACCATGTGTCAGACTGTTATAGTTAGGTTTGTCGTACGACACACCCTGGAATACAGGCACGATTTGTACGCCATTCGCAAAATTATAGTTGATAGACGTATCAACTGGACGACCGTAATAGTTACCAAGCTGTAAAAAATTAGGATTTACTTTAGTCATATAATCGCGATTGTTCATTTATTATATATTAAAAATATTAAGAATAATTTAAAATTTTTAACCAAATGTTGATTCGGATGAGTAGATAGCGTACAACATTTCGTCTTCTTTATTGTAATGTTCCAAGTAAACTTGTCTCATCGTATACGTAGTGTTTACAATTTGATTGTTGAAAAAAATAAAAAGAGCTTGTTCAGGTGTTAGCATAATTCTTTGGCGTAATGTATAAAGTAGTTGGCCAACTGTTAATTCAGCGGGGACAAGAAGCTTATTAACTATTGTATCGTTGATCACATTACAAGACTTGCTCTTCTCAATTATGAGAGGTATTTTGTCTGGGTATTTTTTGAGCAACCGATATACTTCATTTCTTCGTTCGTCAGTCGTTTTTTGGCGAAAAGACGGCATATATTATTTCTTTTATATAAGATATTTAAATATAAGATAATAAAATAGTATGTTTGACGAATTTATTTTTTTTATTATAAATCTTATTATGTGTCTCTTTTACTGCTTTCAAAAAATACAGAGACAATACAAACAGATAAAAAGGTTGGAAAAAAGAGTTTCAATGCTTGAAGAGACAATCGAAAATCTAACGATTTAATTTTTAACTAGTTAAAAAGTAGTTAAAAATACGTATTAGACGGTAAATACTGGTTACAATCGTATTTATAGTCTTGAATGGACTGATCATCATCTGTGTAATATGTTTTATAGTCAATTCCTACACACGCCGCCAACTGAATCCACCTTGAACATTCGGCGCACGGTTTTGCGTTAGCCAGTTTACCACCAGAGATAAATCTATACACGTATAATTTACATTTCTCACGTTTAACTCGTTTCGGTGATTTGGGAATTTTAATTAGGTCAATACTTTTCTGGATTTTTTGATTAGCTAGCTTTCCCCGGGATACGGGTAAGAGGTCCCGAAGTTGCTCGATACGCGTTCTTGAGAATGAAATGAAACATTTCCCACTTTCTAGAAATCTTAAGATGTTGGTAAATGGCGTCCATTTCAGCGTGACAGCAACATGTTTGCGTAGTTCCAAACGAACGAAAATTCCGACCAGTCACAACGATTTGGCCATTCTTTACAATTGTGCATGCAAGATTTTGTTTGGTATCGCCACTTGGCTTCATTGATTCGTTCCGAGTTGCGTTGTAGATCTTGTAAGACAGCCGAGATGTGTGAAAAACGCGAGACATGTTATATATTTAAATGGTTTGAATGTTTAAATATTTTTATAGTCGATTTTCATTTTTATTTATACACTCATTCCATAAAATGATGCCATTAAATTGTCGGCATCTTCACAATGGCCTATAAACGACTGTATTTTATAGAATGCTTGATCTAGTAATATTTTATAGGTATATTTTTCAGAGACCGGAGCCGAGTGTTGACATATTTGTCGTGTGTTGTTAAAAAGGTCACTGACATCATTGAATTCATATGCTATACCGTCGATTGTGCATGATAATATCCAATCGTTTTCAATTGAGTCTACAAGAAGTTTAAACCCGTCGGTTTCCTTTAAGTCGCTATATTCCATGTGTATGATGTTGGTAAGAAGGTCCAAAAAAAAGGGAGTCACATCAAGTGTATCCATTTTATTTTATAAACAAAATATATCTTTTAAAAACATTTTTAAAATAAAGATGAGTGAGTACGATGATGATGAAGAAGTATTCCAAAAACCGTGGGACGCAAGATCAAATGACCCGGACGAACCACTTCACAAAATTGACAATTGGCGAGAATTATTGTTAATGGATGACAATGACAGAATTATAGAACTTATGAAACAGTTTAGATGGAAACACCGTCAAAATAATAGTATAGGAAATGTTCAAATCGAAAATACACTAAAACCAATTGTGACGCGTATTCCACATTTGAAATATAAAAATCCTGATATGTTAGTATTAGGATATGCTGCTTACAAAGGGTTAGAAGAGGAAAAGAGGAAAAATGAAAACGATGGTATATTAACTACACTAACAAAATACATTGCAACAACAGATAGAAATGATAAGGATATAAGGTCGAGTATTGTACGTTATGCACGTCTTATTAAAGGGTTTTCTTCGATTTCGACTTCTTCGATCTAGACTTTGTCAACTTCTTCGATTTCGTTGACTTCTTTGACTTCGTCAACTTCTTCGATTTCTTAGACTTTGTCAACTTCTTCGATTGCTTAGATCTAGACTTACCAAAACTTAAACGTGGTAAAGCATCCCAGTCCAAGTTTTGACCCAAGTGTCGTTCTGCCGATTTTCTTGCATTATTACGTTCGTTCATTAGTCTATTGTAAGCAGCTAGCTGGCGTTGTTCACGCTCTATTTGAGCATTGTTACGATCATCCATTTTCTGTTGTTTTGAATGATTTGTCATTTTATTATTAACAAAATAAAATTAATAAACTCCATTTGGTTTTTCTGACGTGCTATAAATATATAGGCCTGTATCGCCAAATCCTAAATAAGTCGTCCATCCTAACTTATTTAGTTCACCTGTAACTATATTCACAAGACTCATAAGAAGAGGTGTGTCTTTTACGTATGTACGATTGAAAATATCAAGATCAAAAAAATCACTTTCATTTTGATGTAACATATGGTACATAATATCACGACGAAGACGCCCTAAATGATCGGCATGTAGCATTTTGGTAAACATCTCTTTATTGGAAATATGTAAAGAAGAGGGGAATGAGTCCATGTTTTATGTCATCTGTTTCGTTTTATATAATGATTTATATAAAAATCTTACCGTCTTGTTTCAAGTTCTTTAATCCGTCTTTTCATGTGTTCTACATTCTCGTCATATTTTTTCTTGACAGGCGATGGTTCCGGAAAATCATCACTGCTTTCGCTATAATCAGTTGAGCTATCGTCAACATCAGCAAAATGCTGCTTGCCGAACGAACGGTAGTAGTTTATTTTGTCTTTACTGTATATTATATTGTAACGACTAGACTCGTCGTCAGAATTAGGAAGTTTTTTATCAAAATTCAATTCACGTCTTGTTCCTTGGTCACGACGAGTATCCTTCTCGTTTCTTACTTCTCGTGGACGTTCTTCCTTTGCGTGATCACGACGAGTCTCCTTCTCGTTTCTTACTTCTCGTGGACGTTCTTCCTTTGCGTGATCACGACGAGTCTCCTTCTCGTTTCTTACGTCTCTTGGACGTTCTTCTTTTGTGTGTTCACGACGAGCCTCCTTCTCGTTTCTTACGTCTCTTGGACGTTCTTCCTTTGCGTGATCACGACGAGTCTCCTTCTCGTTTCTTACGTCTCTTGAAAGTTCTTCCTTTGCGTTATCACGACGACTCTCCTTCTCGTTTCTTACGTCTCGTGAGCGTTCTTCTTTTGTGTGTTCACGACGAGTCTCCTTCTCGTTTCTTACGTCTCTTGGACGTTCTTCCTTTGCGTGATCACGACGAGTTTCCTTCTCGTTTCTTACGTCTAGTGGGCGTTCTACACGATTCTCTTTATCTTTTCTTACATCCATTATACGGTCAAAATTTTTGTTGATTTGAACATCTCTTTTTTGCGCGGGAGGTGTATATCTCTTTTTAATTGGTTGTTCGGACTCGCTTTTTTCACGCTCGCTTTCATCATCAGAATGTTGAGAATGATCGGAACGTTCACTTTCAGAATCAGACTGTTTAGAATTGTCGCTTTCATCATCAGAATGTTGAGAATGTTGAGAATGTTGAGAATGTTGAGAATTTTCCGATCGTTCACTTTCAGATTCGGAATGTTCATTAGAATGGTGGCTTTCATCAGAATGTCGAGAATGTTCCGAACTTTCACTTTCTGATTCGGAATGTTCACTTTCAGGCTCAATGATTTTTTTAGGTTCATCTTTATGGGGTTTTGACATGACATTCGATACATTCGGAACACTCGACACGATCGGAACACTCGACGTAATAGGCGCGCTAGACACGTTCGACTTAGGGTCGCTCACAATAGCAATTTTTTTCTTTTCATCATCTGTACTATTATCAATTACTTTTTGTTTTTCAGGATCTCCTCCAAGTTTTGTAATCAGGTTTTTCAAACGAAATTCAAAGTCTTTTTCAAGAAGCCATATATCTTGCGCGTTATTTCGACGTGACCCAATCGTCTTCATAACCTTTTCATATTTGTCATAATCTCCTGAAATTTCCAATTTATTTTTTTTACGGGGATGGCAAGGGAATACTTTGTAAGTAATATCCATTTTTAAATAAAACACAGGTCTTTAAAATTTAATTATCGCAAGTTATCTTTATAAAAATTGATATAAAGATAAAGATTAAATTATAAAGCATTTGCAATTATGGCCTCTACAACACATTCAGAGTCTCCAGTTGAGACTACTTCGATTCATATTGAAGGCGATCGTTCTAAATTTATTTCTAAGAATTCAGTAGAACGGTTTAAGAACACACTGAGAGAACTGAATAAATCTAATGCTACAGACCTGTCATCTCTTGGCCAGTATTTCAAGCCAGGTTGTGGATATCGAATTAAAGCCCTAAACGAAAAAGAGAATCGTTTAACAATCGAGGTTGTAGACATTACTCCGTCAAATTCCGCGAGTTCAGCCAAAAATACATTGAAAAATCGCTTGCATAATATGAAAATACAGCGTATTTCACACGCAGCTACTAGGTGTAATATGACAAAAACAGTACCCGAAGATATATTAAATGCATATCTCGATTTGAAAAAAGTAGCGCGAATTCCAATTATTGACCCGCAAGTTGCAATTGCTCATCAAGATGAATACCGTATTCGGTTACGCGACCTAGTTAAATCTTTTGGAGATATTGCAAACCCTTATACAAGCTATCACAAGTTGCTTTTTACCCATATCGATAATTTATACAACACACACATTTTGCAAGAAATGGCTACTGGTTAAGATCAGCCAAATTAATAACTTTATCGACAATCTTAGAAACTTCCGTGTCGTGTGTGATAATAATGACCGTTTTTCCCGATGTCTCACTTTTAATCATGTCTAATACCTTTGCGCGAGTGGATGGGTCAATACTCGTAAGAGGCTCGTCAAATATATACACAGATGTATTATCTTTAAGGATGCCACGTATCAGAAAAATGACTTTTTGCATTCCCATGCTAATATTGGTACCATTCTTTTCGACCATTTTATTTAGACACTCCAATGCTGTTCCTGTACCGTCGCAAAAAATCGTTAATAAATTATTTTTGGTAAGAAAATCAACAATAAACTCCGACGTTTTTGTGTTCCCATATTTTATATTGTTCATAATTGTATCGTGGAATAGAAAAGTTTTTTGATTAATGTAATTAATATGTGTACGCAATTGATTGAGAGGTATATCGTTTATATTGACTCCATCCAACGAAATCGTGCCTTTTTCTGGTTTATAGAATCCAAGTAACAATTTCATGCTTGTTGTTTTCCCGTAGCCGCTTTGAGAAACCAGTGCAATTTTATCGCCTTTTTTAATATTCAATGAAAAATTTTTCAAGACATATTTATCCGAGTCTTTGCTGTATCGAAACCAAACTCCGCTAAAATCGATTGCCCCTTTAATAGCCGATTCGACAAGAGGCATAGCATTCGTTTTATGATAGACAGGACGTACACGTACGTGATTTGGATCTTTGACAGCCAGTGCGTCTTCGATATTTTGTATGTTTCCGAGAGTCATTAGCGAAAACGGGATATCTTCTGACATATTTTCCAGTGTGCCTAGATAAAAGGTAAATATAAGAAGGCCGTTAATCAGTTCTGACCGATCGGTTGTCTGTTTGTATAACATATACATACTAATGAAGGAAAACAGATAATTGTTTACTTTTAGTTTTCCTGAAAACTGTTCTAGTTCTTGATTTTGAATCTGATAAATATCAATGTATTTACGTTCAATATCCTCATTTTCAGATATAGTTTCCTCTGTCTTATCGTTAAGATATATATTTAGGAGATTGTTAAAATTTTCTTCTAATTTTCCTACCATATGGATAAATTTATTCTCGCGTTCATTTGACCGTTTTATCAGCACAGGGCCTGATTGCGATATAAGTATCATGTTTACCAAATTTCCAATTATGTTTACTATCCCAATTTTTGGATACTTCACAAGAAAGTATCCGTTAATTGCTACCATTAAAGTAAACGTAGGAATAAATGTTGATACGATCCACAAAAATACGTCGCGTATATTTCTCGTGACTTCTAATATTTTGGTTACATCTGATGTCACGTCTGTATCATTAAAGTTAACTTCGTTATTTCGAATATAATTAGAAAACAATTTCAATCGGAAAAAGGATAGTAGGTCGGGAATAATAACGGTTTCGATTCTGGATTTTACGACATATAATACGCAAAGCAATATCCACACTACACATATCTTCTTAAAAACTTGTTGTATGTCGGCGTCTTTTTTAAACAAGTCGCTGTATACAAATGAAGTAACGAGAACTTTAACAATATACACAATACAACAAGTTATTACATATGACACGAACAGTCCTTTTCGACTTCTAATATACTCGGTAACTATTTCTGCGAGTGTCATTTATAATTATGTTAAAAAAATAAAAATGAATTGGATAAACTTTATTGAATCAAAAATCAAACATGTCTTTTAATAACAAGTTTGATTTGTTGGTGCGCGAATTTTGCGACAAGGTAGCGTCCACCTTTAATATTAAATCGGACGAAGTTTACCGTTTATGGGATTCGGAAGCGTCACCTTCATCGTCAAAGGCGGCCTCCCCAGTCAAGGCAAAGGTATCGTCTTCGTCGACGGCTTCGGTCACACCAGCCGCTAGTAATGATGATACTGAAATCACGCGTGAAAAGATCCTTTCGGCTAATAAGGATATGTTGATTGCGATGTGTAAGAAACAGGGTGTTAAAGTTACAGGTAAAAAGGATGAGCTTATTCAACGACTGGTTGATTCACTTTCGGCTGAAAAGAAGGAAAAGAAGGTCGAACCTCCCAAGAAGAACTCAGAACCGCCTGTTGTGAAGGCTGTAAAAGATCGGATGGCCGAACTTGCTATTCGTAAGAACAAATTTGGTAATTTTGAGCACACACAAACATCTCTTGTCTTTAACACTGATAAGATGGTGTTTGGGCGTCAGTTAGAAGACGGTAAAATTTCTGAGCTTACTGCCGATGATATTGAATTGTGCAAAAAGTATAAATTTCCGTATAAGATCCCGGAAAATCTTAACACGTCAAAGACGTTGGATGACGTTAAGATCGAAGATATTGATGAAGAGGTTCTAGACGATGATGACTTGGCCGATGATATCGAAGAAGAAGAGGACGAAGAGATTCTAGAAGATGAATAAGTTTATATATTTACATATTTATACATATGTAAATTAGGGAACGACCGACTTATGGATTTAAAATTATGATTTAAAATTATATATAAAATATATAAATAAAATATGGATAACACTTCTGTTTTAATTTTTAAAGCGATCACTTGTTTTATTTCAGATTTACACACTGTTTTTGGAACTAAACATAAAAGTATTGCACTTTACAATCGTCTTCTTGAAAAGACTGGCATCATGAACGTTGGTCCCATCCATAAGCATATTGAGTGCTTTCGAACTTTCTATAAAGAAAATAGGCAGGCTATGGAAGAGAAAAAGGCAGACCTATTTACTGAACATCGTATCAGTTATAGCGATAGAGTGTACGTTGACGTTGGAACTGTTCTGAGACAATCAACACCAGACAACGCGTCGATTATTTGGAAACACCTTCTTACAATTTGGGGCCTTATTGAGCCTACAAGTCAGGCTAAGCGTATTTTACAGGAATCCATTCAACAATCAAATGGCCAGGATAAGGAATCGCAGTTTCTTTCCGATATTATTGACAAAGTCGAAAAGACGGTAGGAGACAAGTCCAGTGTTGATACTTCTAATCCTATGGCGGCTGTATCCAATTTAATGAGTTCGGGTGTATTCACAGATCTAATTAATGGTATGCAAACGGGCCTGTCGGATGGTTCTTTGGATATTGGAAAACTTATGGGAAGCGTCCAGTCAATGATGACTAAAATGGGAGGAGCAGGTGGATCGTCGGGAGGTGGAGGTGGTGGAATGCCTGATCTAAGTTCTATGATGAGTATGATGGGGCCCATGATGAATAGCATGGGAGGCGGCGGTGGTTCGACCGGAGGTGGAGGGGGTGGGATGCCCGATCTAAGCGCTATGATGAGTATGATGGGGCCCATGATGAGCGGCCTAAATATTGAAGAAAAAAAGGAGTAATAAATTTAAATTAAAATATTTAAATTTTATTCAAGATGCTTTCGAAAAGTAAAAAATTATCGAATATTTCCGGTATGGGTTACATTTTTGAGGCGAATAGAGTTTTTAGGAACTTCTTCTCCCTTCATTGTTTCAATTACCTCTGCCAGAATTTTTTCGGCATTTCCTACACCATAGTGTTTCAAAACATTAACAGCGTCTTCTTCTTTCTGTGCCTTTTTCTTGGGAAGTCTTTTGTATTTATTTTTTTCAAGAATTACAGCAACATCTCGATATTTTACCCCGGGTTGGTCTTGTTGAACTAAAAACTCGCAAATCTTTTTTTCGATCTCATCTTTTCGTTTGCGAAGTTTGGAAAGTTCTCCGGCCCTTCTCTTGATGTCTAGCGATAAATCTTTCAATTCTGTAACAAATGCAATAATTTCACTACTCATCTTTTTAAGAAAGAAAAAGTTTTTAAATATATAATAAATGAGTCTTCCCATTTTACAATGGAACCCAATTAACGATGAATACGGTAATGTAAAAGCTTCTATCTATATTAAACCAACCCTCTCGCTCCTTGAATTTGCGAATCGAAACACTTCAAATGGCAATCGCACAATGATGGTCCAAATCAACGGAACCGACCATCCGGTATACGAAGGATCCGTGCCACTTGCCATTCTCGATAAAACCAGCGATGTGCCAGAATGTCGCCAAAACTTTTTTAATGCAACTGGTCTCTATCTAATGACGCTAAGTCTTACATGGAATGGTTACCCTAACACAAACGGTGCTGTTACATTTTACGAAGGTGTGCTCTCCGAAAGCGCATCATCTCAATCTCAATCTCAATCACCTACTCCCTCTCCGTCAGTATCACCATCCCCATCTCCACAAGTCGTAGAAAAATACGAAACAACAAATTCCGGCGCGAAGCCCGTCGACAATAAAGACGATAAAGACTATACGCACAAAAAACCCAAATGCGGCACAGACGGATTTTCTGGTTTAACTCTATTTCTTGTTGGTTTATCGTTTTTTATTCTATTGTTTGCAATAGTCTACGTTTCTGGGTTGAAGCGTTAAAAACAATATCTTTATTAAAAATTCGTTTAATTAAAATTCTACAATGTTGATTAATGGAAATATGACGTTTATCGATTAATTCATTTAAACAATCTACATTAAACCAGCCAATTCCATTGGCATCGTTATCTTTCACATGAATTTGCGGCTCGACATTGTACTTGTCCATATTTACTTCCATAAAGTAATATAGAGCTTTTGTCTTAATTGTGATTGACCCACTATTTAATTCTGCCTCTTTGATTTCAATACCTGTCTCCTCCTTAACTTCACGTAATGCGCATTCAAGCGGATTCTCATTGTCTTGAATACTTCCTTTTGGAGGCCCCCAAAGCTGACCTCTTGATTGTACTAATAAAATTTTATTGTTCTGTTTATCGTACATAAAACTACCTGCCTTTTTTATTTTTGAGTCAATCGATTTCGACGGATAATATGAATAAGGATCTTGATAAGGTGTAATTGTATAGTTACAACATTTGTTGCTACATTTAAAATTTTGATACATTTAATATATATAAAAGTTGATTCTTTTTATATACATTTACATTATTTATTTCGAAATAAGAAAAACGCAATAGCCATAGAGATACCCCCTGTTATGTATGATGTATACGCGTAAGTATACTGAGAAGTGTCATCCAATATCTCCCCGCCCTTTTCAACATCTAATTTTGTCGATTCAATAAAATCTTCTATGGTATCAATTGTCTCTTGCTTTTGATTAACAGCGTTGTTCAACATTTTCATACTTTCTAATAAGGACATCACATCTTTCTCTATATTTTTATAAGGTTCTTTTTTTTCTTCATCCATTTAATTTTATATAAAATTAAATTTATTCAAGACAATGTACTGTAAGTTGTATCTTACGCCCAATTCTGTTGGCTCGCCCTATCACCTGAACTCTTTGATACTCATGAATTTTATGAAATAGAATGATATCCGACGTCTCTTGTAAGTTCAACCCCGCGCCCGAATGAATTGTATTGAGCAGAAGAATATTTACCACACCTGTTTTATACGCATCAATTGTATTATCACGTTTTTCTTTTGTACCGCGTAATTCTAAATACAACAGGTTTCTTTCCTCCAAAAATTTCTTAACCACTACAAACGACTCGTTGTAGTTACTAAAAATAAGGATCTTTTTATTCGTAACATCTCCAATAATATCCATTAGAATTGACATTTTGTAGGGACAACGTGTATTCGAATAAGATTGTGAAAAATGTGAGTAATGAACTGCCTCTTCTCCCGAATTTGCTTGCTTTAATGCAAGCTGCATTTTTTGTACACCGACTGTCTTACAGATTGGGCAGATGTCTGTCACACACTTTCCACAGAAAATATGATGACAGCATGAAAGTACAAAAGGTTCCATTGTATGTGGTTTATTGCAAATCATGCATGGTTGGTGAAGGATATATTTGAATACTTTTTCGTCTAACAAATTTATACAATTATGAATCGCCTCGATTTTTTCGATGATTTTTTCGTCCATTTCCTTCTCTTTTTGCAGTTCAGTCAGCCGTTTCATCTTTCTGGACTTATAGGCATCAAATAGAGTTGTTGTTTCCTGTGTACCGTTTTCTAACATATTAAATACACCTGAAATATTTCCAGCTTGTAACATTTCAAGCATACTATCTGGTACAATTCCTTCGAAAAATTCAGATAAGTTTCCAGCGCATTTATAGTACAGATGTCTAGTTGTCGGCATCACATAACTACTCTTTACAAATTGATCATCATTTTTGATTATGAGATGTTGAAAAATATCTGCCATATCGTCAGGTGGCAACAGGTCGTTCAAAAACCCTGTACGACGCTTCTGATAGAGTTCATTAGGAGTTCCTGTGATCAACCAATAGAACTGTGCGTGACTTGATTCCATTGCAGGCAATTTTAAACTAGCAGGTTCATCGATGATAAATCGCTTCCATGATTTCTTCCTATACACTTGTGAAAATAGGTTATAAATATTGTTACCAACTAGAATTACATCGTATGCATTCAGATCAATATCTTCGATTTCACTGTTCTTGTAAATAGAGGTAAACCTCAACAGGGTCCGATTAAGCTCCTGAATCCACTGCGAAATCAAGGAGACGTTTACTAAAATAAGAGTGCATTTTACCTGCTGTAACATTTCAACTTTAATTTGAGACACAAATTGGAAAACAGTTTTTTGTTCGACAGCTGTCGTGTCATCCAATGGATCATCCACTGTTCTGCTAATTAGACCAAGCGTTGAAAGACTCTTACCGTATCCTGGTAAATCTCCAAGAACTCCAATTTTTGTCGTAATATAGATAGAAGACGTAAGTTCAATTTCGTGTGTACGTTCCAGTCTCTCCATTTCTTCAATACTTTTGAGCTGGTGTAAAAAGAGAGGAATGCTGATTCGATCAGGCTGCGCGATTACGATTTCTTCCATGGTTATGATAGTTATGAGATGTATATGCTCTTGGCATTTACATCATTTTTAAAAATTTTAAATTATTTTGATTTTGTAATTCGGCGCTTCTTAGAAGACTTTTCGCCCATAGAAACGTGAGTATTCGTCTCAAACTTCTTGCCTTGAAATAGATTCTTGATATGTAGTGATGTCATATTGGAATCCCACACTCCGTCTACCAAACCGTTATCAACACACTCCTCCATATCCCACCAGATATCACGAGACATCACAGCCTTAATTTTCGTATCATTCATGTCCGTGTGCTCTCTGTACAATGCATACATGCGCTCCATAAATTTAGTATCATTAATAAAATCATCTTTAATTTCTTCATATTTTCCGTAGACTCCAGTCGATAGCTGATGAATCAGCATAAAAGAGTTAGGCGTGATAAAACGTTTTTGACACACCATGCTAATAACAGTCGCAGCACTTGCCGCACACCCCTCGACGATTGAAATAATAGGAATTCTGGAATTTTTAATTGCGTCAACTGTCGACAACGCCGACAGAAGACATCCTCCGTTACTATTGATATGAAGATAAATATTAGGAGGCTCACAGTCATAATCGATCGCGTATTTAAGAAGTTCCTTGTTCAAATCGTTAATTTTACGGTTCAAATCAAGGCATGTATTTTGGTCGACATCACTGTAAAAAAAAATATGGTTCTTCTCTTTATCGGCATTATCGCGGGGACCAGCCATAAGGGCCTTTAATTGCTGCAATTGATCAACGTCAACTTCATCTTTTGGAGCATGACGTTTCTTTACCTGACCGGTCTTTGATGAATGATAAAATGGTTTGCTCATTGTTAAGTTATCAGCTAGTTAAAACTAAAAGTTACAATTCATTTTTATTTTTATAAAAGATTATAAAAATACTAATACTCTCGGTCGATAATAATATAACGATCGTCAGATGACTCAAAATTCGATGTCAGATAATTTTGAATTTCCACATAAACATCATTATTTGGATAATCTTTGCATGTATAAATATCCATCGCAATATAGTTACGTTCAGGAAACGTGTGAACACTTATATGCGATTCGGATAATAAATATAAAATGGTGATCCCCTGTGGAGTAAAGCAGTGTTCTGCCTTATTTAAAATAGTGAATAGATATCTTTCACAAATGGTATCCAGCATATTTTTTAGACCATTTATATCATTCATCAATGACTCGTTTTTGATATTTTTTATATCGCAAATCAGATGTTTACCCGACGATAAGCTATCTGTACCAGATTGGAACTTTGTTGGTGATGACGTTCCAGTTGGGGACAATGACATTTATTATTATATAATTTTATTTTTTATATAACTAATTAGGCGAAGCCGTCTCATTTTATGGTTTTTTAGTAAACATATGGCGATACAATCCAGAAACCTGTAACACACAATGCAACGCCGCGAATTTAGCGACAATAAGAAAGAACTCCTTTGTTGTGCTCTTTGATAATACCTTTCTATTGGACGCCATAAAAAAGATCGGAACCGCGCTGATAACGCCAAACAGTAACATTTCCACGAAAAATACAGCATACGGTCCTAGATTTGCGAAATGAGTATAAACTGGCGAAAAATCTTTTACGCAGAATGCCGAAAACAGAAGCGCACACAATGACCCAATTATTATACCGGCCATTACTATATTTGAGGTCTTACTTACACTTGACGATAATTTATTTGAATATGGAAGATCTTTATTTAGTGAGTTAACTGTGTTGGCAGCTTCAATCTCTTTCTCATCCGCCTCTTCGAAAGTAGCCGCATATACGCCTCCCAATTCAAGTAAGTAATTAAGAATGAAGAACGCTACAAACAATACTATCGACAAGATCACAATTTGTCGTGTAGAAAAAATTTGATTTCGTAAATAGCACAAGATCACAAATGGAATAACACCGCTTAACCCGAAAACCATTGACTCAACCGCAAAAAGTCCTGGTCGTTTTGAGATTAGGCCTACATTTTTATAGGAGAAATAATTAACTAGTGCCAAGATAATAAACACAAAAAGAAAGAATCCCTTTAAAAACAATAAATTTTTCTCAAATACGTCAAACGCAATATCTTTATTTTTCATAGCATCGCTAATATCGGAAAAAGTTTGTTTTATTTTAGAAAAAACACCTTGTTCTTCGCCAGTTTCGCTTGTTGGCCCGGCTAATAGGTCTACAACTGCATCTTTGACATTCTCGATAGTCGCGGTACTCGCGACAACATCAGATGACATTTATAATTTATTTAATAAAATAAATTATTTTGCATTTAATTCATACTGATTATTAAGACGTTCCGCAATCTTTGACGGTTCGCAGAAAAATACACTGCCGTCTGAAAAGGCGCACTCACTTCGGTCGAACCCGTCCCCTCCGTACGCCCACTGTACGACCCAGTTATTTGTGTTTCTAACTGTCCCATCATACTTTACCTGAACATCTTCTAGACACTTCACCATCTTCCTTTGAATATAGCCGCTCTGGGCCGTTTTCATCGCCGTATCAGAACACCCTTCACGACCTGACATCGCATGCCAAATAAATTCTTGCGGATTAAGACCGTGAAGAAACGAATTTTTAATGAATCCTCTACTCTCAAATTCTTGCTCAATTGTCAAATTTTCAGACGGATAGTGAGGAAGCGTTCTCCGACCTCTGTTTAATGTCTTTTGAATACGTTTAGTCATATGCATCTGTTGCCCAAGCATACTAGTAATTTGTGTGATGTTAAAATACTCTCCTTTACTACCTGCTGTGACTGTTGCAACAAACGCATTGTCGTCGTCCAATTTACTTCGAGCAAGTTTCATAGATAAATCACGAGCCTTGTCAAGAATCGAACAGATTTTCAGTTCTCTAATCCTTTCATGTGAAATAGTAGCCTCAGTATCTTTTGCCTCAATAAAACATTTATACGCAATATCTTCCGTCTGTTGCTCGATATGTGAAAGACAATCTTTAATTCCTACTGAAAAATTACGATGTAACAAGTACTGATTCGCAATAAACTGACAATTATTTAATAGGTCAATTGCCATATCACATCCATACTCTTTATGTAATACGTGAATTAACGAATTATGGGCCTGGCCAAGGTTGGTCTTAGATAGAGCACCCTCTACTAATACCCCTTTAATAATTTTAACTACCGGCTCATCCTTCCTAGAATCGTTTTTCTTTGAATAGGTAAGAGTATTCGGAAACATCATAGAAAAAAGTGACTTACCGCAATACAGAGGAAACTTATAACCGTTTTCATCCCGAATTTTTTTAATGTGATCCAGTTTTTCCAAGATGTGAGCAGATGTCCATCCGTCCCCTTTCATGCAAATATCAAAAAACATATCTCGTCCCATGTCAACATCCTTCTTTGTCATTAAGAAGGAACCTAACAGCGCGTCCTGTGTAATGCAGATATTATTCTTTGTAGACTGGCTCGTCATGATATTACTCCGAGTTGTCGATAGCATCAACAACTCGGCTCTCGCGTCTAAATCCTGTGGTAGAAACACATTCATTTCATCTCCGTCAAAATCTGCATTAAATGATTTAGTTGCGGCCAGGTTAAATCGAAATGTTTTACACGGACGAATGATGATTCTCTTAGCAAGCATTGAGGCCTTATGTAAAGTCGGCTGACGGTTAAATAAAACAACGTCTCCATTTCTGAGATGACGTTCGACTGTATCGCCAATTTCTATTTTAAAATCTCGTTTTTTTGTGGTCTCAATATCTGTGATCATTTCGTCACCTCTTTTAATAACATCGTCGCAACGCAACTCGAAATATTTATTGGTAAATGGGTCAATCTCATTGCCATTCCGGATAATCTTATCCCCCCATAACAATGTTGTCCCTTTTTTATACATCGCATATTTTAGATTGATTTTTGTTCCATCTGCTTTTGTCACAACATTTGCTTTACCGCTATTAACAAGACCTTGTAAATATTTAAGATTAAAAGCGGCAACTAGTTCAGGCATTGTCAAGTTACTCGCAACTTGTTCAGGAACCACCAATTCGTCTGTACGAACAGTCGGGTCGGCCGAAATAACAGACCGCGCAGACTGGTTTCGACGTTTACCCATTAAGTTCGACCTAATCAATCCATCTTTTCCACTCAATCGTTCCTTGATTCCTTTAATTGGCCTACCGTTTGTGTGACGCGCTCTTGCCTGTGAATTATTCATCAAGGTTTTGATTCGAAATTTAAGAGTCTGGATCGATTTCTCACGTTTTGTTTCTGTGATTTCTGGATCCAGTAAATTTTTGTTTGCCTTTACAATCTCAACATATGTCATCGTCAAATCGTCGTCGCACGTAACATTGTCTGTAATTACATACGGACGAGCACGAGGCGGGATAATAGGCAATACGGAGATAACAAGATGTTTAGGGTGCATAAATTCAGGGTTAAACCCAAGAAGAACAACGTCCTCGTCTGGAAGATTATCAAAATATTTCTTAATCTCTTTGTCGGATAAAATAATTTTCTTATCTTTGAATCTCATGCAAATGTCATTTGTCTTTTGCTGATAGGTGATTTTCGGTTTAGGGCCGTTGCAGTGATAGCACGAGTCAACTTTTTCAAGACGCTCAACGCATTTTTCAAATCGGGTTTCACCCGATGACCTTTTTAGACCGTCTAAATTAATATGGTCATCGGTAAGCACAACGCGAAAACACCTCACGCAAATACATTTCAGGAAATTCGTAATGTACCTCATATACATCGGGTGTAAAATAAAGGTATTTAACTCAATATGACCAAAATGTCCCGGGCATTCTTTTGCAGTAAGTTCACATGACACACATTTCTCATCTTGTTCCATGCTTCCCATGCGTTCATCGTAAACCGTTCCTGGTCCGTTTAATTTAGAACTATCGACATGACACACAGACTGACGAATAATCTCTTCCGGCGAAGAGATGCCAAATTGAATCGACTGGATCTCTTTGATCGGGAACGATTTTAGAAGACTCATTTCAAGTTTTAATATTTAGTATATGAGATACTAATTCGTATTTCATATCAATTTTATAATTTATAACAATTATATACACTTTGCAATAAAGCATTCACGACATAGAGGCACGTACTCATTCTTTGATCCAATAAAGACTTCGATCTCATCACTCGTTACCCGATAACTAAAATGCGCCTGCTTAATCTTCTTAGAAACCGCACAAGCGCTACAACATGACGCAAGTTTTGTCACCCGATCGCAATACGGAATTAGATCCAGCAATTCTCCAAACGCCTCTCGCTTATAGTTACCGCTCAGTCCGGCAACCAATACGCGTTTTCCTTGTTTCTCTACTAACCCGATAACTGCCTCTTTCAAGCCCTTAAAAAACTGAGACTCATCGACCCCAATAATTAGATAATCATTGCACGCTTCCAGCAACTGTTCAACCGTTTCAACTTTTATATGCGATATATTACCAATCTTAGTAAGCATTGGATTGTGACTAGAAAAAACATCGCCTCTGGTGTCAAAAACGTGATTTACATACAACACACGCGCACCCATTGTCGCAAATATGTTAAGTTCGCGAATCAAATAATCGGTTTTACCGCTATACATAGGACCGATAATAAGATCCAAATAACCGTCAGAACTGTCAATCGAAATAACCGGACACGACATGTTTACGATTTAATTATTTAATAACACTTTATATGAAAATAATTTCATTTTTAAAATTTTATAAAATTAATTTAGGAAAGTAATGGTTCGGTATTCGGGTTTGTATCTGTTTTTTTATTATACCACCACCATATAATAGCTATACATAGTAGAATAAGAATAATTGGATAACCAATTAACAAAAACCATCCTAGTTGCGCATTTGATGGATGAACAATTTTACCATCATCTACATAAGATTGAGTCATAAAGTATCCAATGATAGGAGGTCCAAAAAATATAGCAGCAGCAATTGTTAATACAATAGAAGCTACTATACCTCCGGCATTCCCAACTATCATCATTTATAATGAAATTGGAACTTTAAATCGTTAATGAAAAAATCGGTGTATTACACGATTTACATACTAAATTTACGAGTCAATAAACTCGAACTAAAAGGGAAAGGGATATGATTTCTAACAAGTGAGTTTTTTGCACGTTCTAGTGATATTTCAGCTTCCAGCAATCTATTTATCAGTTTCAAATTGTTGTTAGTTAAATAGTGGATTTGTTCGTCCATTTCTTTTATTTGATGCTCTATCTTCTCTATTTTTTCTTCTAGATTCTGAACTTTTTCGTCATATTTTTCGTCTAGATTTTGAACTTTTTCATCATATTTTTCGTCTAGATTTTGCAGTTTGTCGTCGCATTTTTCCTTATCAATGAACGTATACCATTTTTCAGTATGATCTTGGCGATCGTTAATATTCATTTATTTTTATATTACTTAATATTTAAGTAATATAATTTGTAAATTCGTAAAATATTTAAAACATAAGATTTTTTACAAATTTAGGACGAGATGCTGGAACTTCTTCATTTACACACGGAACGTCTACCTTCTCGACGATCTCCTGTTTGACTGTAATGGGCGGCTTTACCTTTTTTAGAGATTTCAGTTTCTGCATATCAACCATCATTTCAAATACGCCAGTTCCAATATTTGGCATCTTACCTAACATAATACTAGCCGATACACCGTTAGCCGACTCCTTTTCGCCATTGACACCCGCCTTCAAAAAGTTTTCAAGACTCTCCTCAAATGACGCCTTCGCCATAGGACCACACCCCACTTTCTTTTGACCATACCTACTAATTGAAATGATTGTTCCAGTGTAAACCATAATATCGACAAGAAGATCAACATTGCTGGGATTTACGAAAGTACCATCACTACTTACTGTGTCCATATACTCCTCGATCAAAAACTGCCGAGCGGCCTCAATCCCAAATATCTCGAAGATTTCCCACATGTTGTTTGACAAACTTTTTGTCTTATCAATCAAGGGGTTGCTAAATAACCCGTATAAATTACTACCCTCTGTTGTGATAATCCACTCGTCTTTTCGTTTCTCAAAAAATATGTCTTTAATTCCTTCCATACCACATACTCGAATAGCAGAAAGAGCGGGCAATACCTTATCTTCCATGTGAATAACCCTATCAATATCAGCCGGAATAACATCTTCTTTGACAGCGCAAACCCTTCTTGTCAGTTTCTTTTCGTCCTTAACGTCCTTAGAATTTCTGTTGACATCCTCCTCCTTCGATTCTTCATCTTCGTTATCTTCTAGTTCGTCGTCGTCTTCTAGATCTTCTAACTCCTCTTCCTCTTCTACTTCTTCCTCGGTTACCTCATTCGGAACATTAACGGACGATTGCAAATTCGAAAAACAACCTTCGTCGACAAACACATCAATAATCCCTTTCCAGTCCGGTGTGTACAACGCAATTGAGTCCGAGTATGCATTCATGATAGATTCGGCAATCATTTTCAAAGTCACTTTGTATTCGTACATAATATCCATATCAATGTAAAAACGAAGCCTCCACCCTAACACGGACGGGCTGACTTTATAAATCTGACAAAAAAGATGATGCCATTCTTCCAATGGTGTATCCTTAATCAACTCAGTCGACTTAGTCAACCTTTTCACAGTCATGTCGGTAAACAAATTCCCAGCTCTCTGACGCACTTGTCCGACAGTATCAAATGTCTCATTTAGATACAAAAGACAATTTACCATCTTAGGAGACTTGGTCGCATTTAACAACTCGCTAAATCGAGGCACACCCACGACGACGGTCTTGATAGAGAGACCCGACGAATGAAAAGTATTAAGAGTATTTTGAGTCTGTCTTTCTCCAATTGATTGGGCGACCTGAACGCCCACAGCTTCACCGCTCGCGGCCAATGTTTTGTAATAGTATTTCACAATCTCATCTTTGAATGCCACGAATAGATTCTGATAGATTGAGACATTGCTCAATTCATTATGCAGACGAGTTCGGATTCGTGTGATAATCGATAGACGAACGTACTCCGGCAGGTTCTTATTAACAGGGATGGACTCGCATATCTCACTAATTTGTTCACTCGACAGACGAGATTTAGACATATTTTCAGTTTAATCGATTGAAACCAAGAATCTTTCAATTTTATAAAATTGAATAAGAAATACCTTTTATGTTAACTATATCAAAATAAAAAGATGTATCCCAATTTTTTTAAACTATGCCCAGACTGGACAAATTTCTTTTACAATCAGGATATGGAACAAATTCTGATTTCAATTTCAGATGAAATCAAGAAGTCTCCTTATTTTCCAGATGAACAATCCATTTTTAGATGTTTTGAACTAACGCCATTTCTGCAAATTTCCGTTGTATTTATCGGTAAACAGCCAACCGCCTGCTCTACCGGATTGAGCTATGAAGCCGAAAAGAGTCATATTCTTCCTATTGAAATTCAACGTATTTACAAAGAACTAGAGAATGAAGGATACTATCCCACACGAGATGGTAACCTTGAACATTGGGCAAAACAGGGAGTTTTACTGCTTAATACGGCTCTTACTGCACCACAGGATTGCGAAAAAAACCATTATAAATTGTGGGAGACTTTTTTTGAGAATGTTCTTCTTCACCTATCGAAAAAAGACAATGTGATTTGGGTAATTGAGAAAAATTTCCCCTATAAACAACACATTACCAATTCAACTCATCTTATTCTAGAAAATGATTATGTAGTAGGCTCAAACATTTTTAAGACAATTAACCGAGAGCTCTACAAACGAGGCGTTGATAAAATTTCTTGGTAATTTTATTCTTTCCTATTATAAAATATGAAAGTTATTAGTATTATATGTATATTTTTTATATTTCTAGCCCTGTTATTTATAGAATTTATGAAAGAAGATTACACAGTATACACAAATGCGACATCAACTGACTATTTATTTACTACTAATGGAACATTTACAATACCTGCAAATGTAACTGCAACAGTAACACTGGTTGGAGGAGGTAATGGAGGTCCAGGAAAAGGACTTTTAACTACATACGGTGCCAATGGGAATCTTTATCGTACAGACATTCCTGCTGCAAATATAGACAGAACGGCTTCTATTATTATTGGAAACGGCGGTATAGGCGAGACATATACTGTTACCGGCATGTCACTAACAGTTTACAGTAATCCTGCAATACCTCCAACAGCGTCTTCTGTAAACGTAAATGGACAAATATATAGTAGTAATAGTGGAGCTCCCGTTAATTTTAGTTATTATGGTAATAAGTATGGAGCTGGTGGATACCGAGGAGGTCCAAAAGGTGGAACTGGCCAATCAGGGGGGCCAGGCGCTGTTATTATAACACTACCTCTTCCAGTCAATTGTTCAGGTGGATGGAGTGATTGGAGTGGGTGCAGTGCATCATGTGGCGGTGGAACACAAACTCAAACATACACTATATATACCCCAGCCCAAAACGGCGGTGCTGGATGTCCTTCTAACGATGGACAAACTCAAACACAAGGATGCAATACGCAAGGGTGCCCAGTCGACTGTGTTGGAAGTTGGAGCGATTGGAGTGGATGCAGTGCTTCTTGTGGCGGTGGAACACAAATCCAGACCTATAATGTATCTACCCCGGCCCAAAACGGCGGTGCCGAATGTCCTGCTGCAAATGGACAAACTCAACCACGAGGATGCAATACCCAGGGATGTCCAGTTAACTGTGTAGGAAGTTGGGGGCCTTTAAGTCAGTGCAGCGCGACATGTGGCGGCGGAACACAAACTCAAACCTATACTGTATCTACCCCAGCCCAAAACGGCGGTGTTGCATGTACTGCCGCCAGTGGTCAAACTCAAACACAGGCATGCAATAATGGAGCATGCACATTAAGTGGTCCAGTTAATATGTGTCTATTATCGCCTATCACATTAAATCCAAATTTTAAAGATGTTGACCAATTAACAATTACCGCCTATAATAATGCACTCAGGGCCTATCAAACTAATTGCAGTACAGTCGCAGCTTATAACGCCACGTCCAATGTTTTTGTATGCCCAGCTAGTGCACCGGTTCCATCAATAAAAAATGGTGTTATCACGTGTTCTCCATAATTTCATATAATTTTATATGAAATCGATAAAAATATTAGGCAGAACATGATTCACATTGTTCTTCTGTTTTACGACCTGTTCGGATTCTTACAATCGACGTTGCGTCCAGTCCAAATTTAATTGGATCAACCGCAGGCTGCGTTCTCAAATAGTACATACCAGTTTTCAATCCGTTTCTCCACGAATAGAAATGACTGCTATTAAGAACCTTAAAACTGACCTTTTCCATAAATAAATTCATGCTTTGCATATGATCAATGAACGGGCTTCTCTCAACCGCCTGTTTCAAGATATCTGTTACTTTGAGCTCATACGCCGTCTTATATAGTTCTTTGATATCGGCCGGAATAGACGCAATACGCTGAATGCTTCCGTTATCGTATAACATCTCTTCATATACATTTTTGGTCCACAATTTCTTGTCAATAAGAGTTCGAATCAGATGTTGATTCACTACAATAAACTCCCCGGCTAGAGTCTTTCTTACATAAATATTAGTTGTAAATGGTTCGAAACATTCGTTGTTTCCCATAATTTGGGCTGTGCTAGCAGTCGGCATTAAAGCTGTTACAAGGCTATTGTACATCCCATATGCAGACAGATCTTTTAGAACACTCGACCAATCTAAGGATAAAGACGGCGACTCATAAAAACTAAATTGCAACTTTCCTTCACTGTGTGGACTTCCTTCGTAGCTTTTATAGGGTCCATATGTTTTTGCCATTTTAATACTCATCCTTACCGAGCCGTAATAGATAGCCTCAAAAATCTTTATATTTAATTGACGAGCTTCATTTGACCCAAATGGATAACCCAACATACAATATACATCGGCAAGACCTTGTACGCCAATTCCAATAGGCCTATTTTGCATATTGGTCTTTCGTGTTTCAGGAGTGGGATAGAAATTTCCATCGATCACACAATTCAGATTGTATGTCACCAGCCCAGAAATCTCAATCAACTTATCAAAATCAAACTCTTTATCTTTCACAAACTTCGGAAGACAAATAGAGGCTAGATTGCACACCGCGTAATTTTCAGAATTAGAGACTAGTGCGATTTCTGCACATAGATTTGAATTACGAATTACACCCAACTGAGATTGCATGTTCTTTGAGTTTACATTGTCCTTAAAAGCCATGTAAGGCATACCCGTCTCAATTTGGTGTTCAAGAATGTGATTCCATAGATCACGAGCTTTTACTTGTCGCTTATATTTTTTCTCGTTCTCATAGTGTGTGTAAAGCTGCTCGAATTGGTCGCCGTAACTATCAACAAGCCCGGGACATTCGTCCGGGCACATCAAAGACCACATATCGTCTTTCTCTACCCTCTTCATAAAAAGGTCAGGTGTCCAAAGCCCCAAAAATAAATCACGGGCTCGTAAATTTTCATCGCCTGTATTCTTTCGAAGTTCAATGAATGCATAAATATCGGCGTGCCACGGCTCGTTATAAACAGCAATACTGCCTTTACGCTTCCCTCCTTGATTGATATAACGGCCTACCATTTCTAGTGTCTTACAAAGTGGAACAATACCTTCGCTTTTTCCGTTTGTGCCTCGAATCAGACTTCCACTGGCGCGGATGTTTGCAATAGATAGTCCGATTCCACCTGCCCACTTACTAATTTTAGCCGTATCAGAAATGGTCTTAAAAATGCCTTCGATATTATCTTCCGAAGAATAGAGAAAACACGAAGAAAGTTGGGGGCGCTGTGTGCCGCTGTTGAAAAGTGTAGGAGTTGCGTGTGTAAAATAAAGTTGGCTCATATAATCATATGTCTCTTTAATCTTGCCTAGAATAAAGTCATTATCCTTCTCAATTTCCGAAGGAGAACACGCGTGAATTTGAATTGCTACTCGCATCCATGTGTGTTGAGGTCTTTCGATGATGACATCATTCATTCTAAACAGATATGAACGTTCAAGTGTTTTCATTGCAAAATAGTCAAAAAGAAGATCACGGGAATAATTAAAAAATGTCTGAATAACTTCTTGATTGGCGACAACAAAGTCGTAGAAGGTCCGAGAAAGACGAACCGGATAAAGAGCTTCTACCACATTAATATATTTATCGTGTGTTTCTTTGGACAGATTGCTTGAAAGAATACGCCCGCCAAGCATATTATAGTCTGGATAATGGTGTGCCTTAGACGCACAAATATCTGCGGATAAGGTGTCGAGTTCTTTTGTGGAGATGCCGTCGTAAAGTGAATTAATAGCATCTTTTGCTACAAGGATGGGGTCAACATGTTGCAATCCAGTGCATAAATCACTGATGCGTTTTGTGATTTTATCAAAAGAGACAGGCTCTGAATTTCCGTTACGCTTAACAACTTGCATTTTATGATTTATATAATTATTATTATATAAATTTCATTTTTAGTTTTTTCTATATATTTTTATAATGGGAAAATTGTGCTAGACGCTAGACACTGCTCTATATCTCCGTAATATGATTTAAACACATATTCATGATTCGTTGCCGTGTATAAAAAACTTTTACCAATAAAATTGCGTCGTCTATCCCTTTCTTCAACACTCCGTACAACTTTTTCATACTCCTGTTCAAGAGTAACATAGTCAAGAGGCGGAAGTTTTACGACACCTTCCCATTCGTTCTTTTTACCATCCATATCAACTTCAAACGAGTCTGGATAAGACGCCAAAAGATTTGGATTTGTCATCAAGCCAGACAAAGGATGTGGAAGAAGCGTATTGCTTTTTGGCGGAAGAACAGATAGAAGTTGCAAGAAGGGTTGGTAGGGATTGTTTGGACGATTGAGTTTTTTATTTTTATGGATCCATTCGTAATAAGAATCCATATTTGCCGCAATATCGGTTAGGAATGGCGCGTGATCATACGGATAAAACCAACGCCAATGAGCGTGCGGAGTTCCTTTCGTGTAATATGTCAATACCCATTGCAATCCTTCGACATATTTCATACACGCCAAATGAATATCCTCTTCCGTGTAACAATTCATTTTTGTAGCATAATATTCCGTTCTATAATTCTCCCAGTCTAAATGAAATTGTCCCGATTGTTGAAGTCTCGTGTGTTTAGCGAGAAGCATGTCTGGAAACTCGATTGATTTCGATCGTTTCTCGATGAGGGCTTCGGTTTGTCTTTGACCGAGTGTGCCCAAAAATACCTGAACGGCTTTAATATTAAAGGTCTGAATATTTGTTGTCAGAGATCCGTATTGCTTTACTATCATACGATAGGTCTCGAACAGATGTTCGACACCTCCTTCTAGAATTTCTATTGTCGGAAGGTGGGGCAAAAAATCGTTACCTGTGAAAAAAATCATTGCAATAAAATCGTTGATATGAATAGAATCGTCGTTGAGACTCTGTTCACACAACAACGAATTTACAAGAGTCTCTCGAATTTTAGACAAATTGATATAGTAATATTCGTGTTCGTATCGATATGGATTTTCACGCAAGATATGAAAATTTGGTTTTTGTGTAGCCAGTGATAGCATCACTAGATCGGCATCCATTCCTTGCATCATATAGCTTTCGTCATCTGTACCGTGTTCTCGAACAAATTTTACAAGTTTATGTTCGCCTTCTCCAGACGACTTTTCCGAGCTAAAAATTACATCTATGTCTCCCCACAAGCCTTGTGATACCCTTTGACGGATATGCCAATCAATGTACTTGCTAAGATGATCGAGAAATACGGTGCCAGGTGTAATAGAATTACTATCAAACATTCCGTCTTCATTATCACGAGCAGACCGATAACGACGAGAACGTTGCTGACTTTGCTTAGAAAGTGGAGCTGGTCCGTCGATTGCCATAACAACCCGCTTTTTGGGTTTTACAAAAGCCATGAGTTTATCAATATACGATCCAACCATTCGCATTACCATTTTTTGGCGCTGCGACGAAGTTGTTTTACGGTTAGAATTATAGCTGGAATCGCGAAGATGCTTAAAATTACCATATTGATATACTTTTTGGCAACAATAATGAAAAATACCGTTCATATCAATCAGGAACGTGTCGACTTCAACTACTTGACGAAGATCTTCTGACATATTGATTGTGCGAATATGGGACGGAAAGGTTTGACGAAGCCATCCAAAGAAGTATTTGATGCCCATTGTTTTTTATGTTATATTTTTTACATTATATATCAAATACATTTTTATTTTTTTAAGATAAATAAAATGATCCCATCTCATACTAATGCAATGAATTTCCTAAAAGCTTTTCAAGATGCCGACACAATCGAAAACGATCTGGAATTTGAGTTGCGATTTAAGCTGAGTGGACCTCAACGTATATTTACTATACCCGCTGGAATGGCTGATCATCTTCGAGATTTGTTTGTTTTACAAAAATTTCCGTGTAAGACAGAATATACAGTTGTCGAACGCTATAACGATTATAATGATATACGCAAGATTACAAATATTACCGATAAAAGTGTGCGGTACGAACGAAAACATAAGAAGTCGTTCAACTCATTTCAGTTACCTATCGATACGACAGTAAATTTGCCAAATTTACCTCCTCTTGATATACGATTTTCACTTGCAAGTGAAACAGAAATTACTGATCCATCTGAGATTGCCAATATTGAGAGAGGTCGCATTGATCCTACTAATACACGCAAACGCCTTCGCAACATGTTTAGTGTTGAAAAAGAAGGTGTTAGTATTGCATCCTATATCCTAACAAAAATCGAGAAGTCTGACTCCACTCCTTTTTATGAATTTGAGATTGAATTTAATATATATCAAGGATCTATCAGAAAAGAGATAGTTAGCAGTTACCATAAAATGATGGGATTGTTAGCAACAAGTTTAAAACTTCCTTTCCAGCTAAAAGAAAGTCTTACCAATTATGTCAGAAAAGACTTACGCTTGAAAGACGCTAAACCAAAGAACATGAAAAGAAACAAAAAAGAAACCCCCCACGGCGATACATGGGCAATATTAAACGTATCCGATAACTATACAGTAACCAATAAACTAGATGGAGAACGAATGATCATCGTACATATCCCAAATGGCCCACTGCAAGGTTTGTTTGCATTTAATAATAATAGGGCGATAAGGTTAAGTAGTTCAGTGAGTGGGCTTAGTACTATTTTGATTGACACAGAATGGTACAATGATAAATACTATGTATTTGATTGTATGTACGACGATCAGAATATTACCGGCGAACATCATTCTGTTCGTCTGGATCACGCCCGTGGTATTTTAGAAAAGATTAAAAATATTGATTGTTTCGATATTATCATCAAAGACTTTTTCCCGGCACGATATGCTGTCGAATTATTAAAACAGATGAATCACGCGGAAAATGACGGTCTTATTTTTACTCCAGAAAAAGATAAATATAATTCCGACCGTATTTACAAATGGAAATTTCCGGAAAAAATGACAATTGATTTTGATGTTGTATGGAACAAGAAACTGGACAAATACCAATTAGGTATTAAAACAAAAACCGGCCTCGAACAATTCACCTTTAAAAACAATAAGGGCCAAATTGTATATGCCGAATATACACCCAAAGATGGCTATTTGTTTGATATCATGCGAAATTTAAGAACTACATCAAATGATATTACGCGAATCGGTATTTACGAATTTGGTTACGACTTAAAAACTCGAACTTTCATTCTATTCCGTGAACGTCCTGATAAAACCGACCCTAATTTTGTGGACGTAGCGCGCGACGTCTGGGAGGATATAATGAGGCCAATTACAGAAAACGAGTTAAGTCGCCTTCTAAATCCAATTCGTATTATGTCCAATGATATGAAACGAGACTTGATCAATAACCATTGCAGTGACAAAACCATTCTTGATTTGGGCGTAGGAAGAGGAGGTGATCTCGGTAAATACAAAGACGTTAAAGTAAAAAAACTTTTTGGAGTAGAACCAAATCATGAGAATCTAGAAGAATGTCGGAAACGATTGCAGTTTAATGACTATATGGGAAGCAGAACGCTTTTGCTAGAAGCAACAGCCCAAGAAACAGGAGAAATTCAGAAATTTATGGATAATGAAAAAGTCGATATTGTTGCGTCGTTCTTGTCACTAAGTTTTTTCTTTTTTACGGAAGAGGACTTGAATTCTTTTGTAGAAACTGTCGCTTTTTCACTAAAAGAAGGTGGATTATTTATTGGCACAACCATTGACGGAGAAAAAACTCGCAAGTTATTAGATGAGTCTCCAAACGGAAAATTCGTATTTGACGGCGGCAGTATAAGATGGGGCGAAAATAAAGAATCTGTTATTATTTCTATGAAAGATACAATTGTCGGAGAACATCAAGTAGAATCGTTAGTTGATTTTAAAAAGCTGGAAAGTAAACTAGATATGTATAATATTAATTTGATCAAAAAAGAAGAATTTACATCGGATAAAAATCACTTGACCGAGTCTGAAACTCGATTCAATTCTTTATACGATTCATTTGTATTTCAGAAAATGGAGCCTGAATATGACGAAGAAGAGGAAGAAGAAGAGGAGGAATATGAAAAAGTGGAACCCAAACGTAAAATGTTTATAGAGGAAATTCTACGTCGTGTATCGATTCCGTCGTGCGACTGTGTTGATTTATTTTTAGAGCGTGTTAAATCGATAAGTCCATTAAAGATCGAATTTGGTACAAAAATATACACTCTTAACGGATCGTTAATAGATCACAACGAAAGACGACAATTTGATAAGATCGTAGAATTACACTCTCCAAATATTGGCCGACTACATGGTTATATTCCCTATAAAAACCAGATATTAATTGCAGGCGAATCGGTAAAAGGCATGCCCATTCAAGAGTTTATTAACATTCATCATAAAAAACCAAAAATAATGATAAGTCTTGTTTTCCAGTTACATTATTCATTGTTTTTATTAAGCAAATTAAGAATTACTACACGTGCCGACTTGTTAGTTACCGTTCGTCAGGACAAGTCAGTCTCAACTATTGATTATGATTACACAAAAGTAAATGTGATTGACGGGTACATTGTTACCCTCTATAATATTATAGGTAATGGTAAAATTGTAGATTACAATGTGTATAATCTGATAGGAAAACCTCACTTGGAGTGGACCCAGAATATGCAGAGTATTCAAAATATTCAAAATATTCAAAATATTCAAAATATTCCAGAATCGATGAAAAAACACGCAGAAGGCGTAGTTGTCGAAGAAGAAATAGATTACGCAGACGTTCCACTTGAAAGACTATCTTTACGTTTTGACTACTCACTGCGATCAAGACGAGGTATTCACAACGCAGGTAATACATGTTATTTAAATTCTGTATTACAATCAATAGTATCGACTCCCCCATTAATCAACTATTTTTGCAACAAACAAGACTATCGCGATGATTTAAATCTAAAAGATGATAGCGCTTTTACTCGTTCATTTGCAAAATTGGTATGCCAGTTAACAAAGTCTCGTAAATCAGCGGATCATCCTATATCTGCCCGTCAAATTTCCGATCGATACCATGGTATCCAATCGCTGCTATGTCAAAAATACCCAGCCTATTGTGAAAAAGACCAACGCGGCTCTCCATTCGAACATGACGCATCCGAATTTTTCGTCAATTTAACTGATATTATCGCAGAACAATTTAAAAGACCTCAAAACATTATCAACGAACTTTTCAAAGGATCTTTTCGAGCTCGACAAATTTGTCAAGTTTGTCATACCACATCAGATAAAATTGACGCGTTAACCGAACTTAAACTGCCTGTACGTCACCAAACACTAGAAAAATGCATAGAAGATTATTCAGAAGTCGAAACAATAGACAATGTAACGTGCGGAAGTTGCGGCAAAAAGACAACACATAAGAGATATTTTACACTAGATGAACTACCAAATGTGCTGGTAATATCTTTGTCAAGATTCAGTTATGACGTAGAGAGACAAGAGCCCACAAAAATACAAACCAACGTTGTTTTTCCTATGGATAACCTAGTTATAGACGACAGTAAATACAAACTTTACGCAGTTGTTAATCACATTGGATCTTCCATAGAAGCCGGTCACTACACGGCATATGTTGAAACCAATCAGAATGAATGGACCGAATTCGATGACAGCTCGGTTCGGCGAATCCAGAAAGAGAAAGTACAGAGCAAGAATGCATATATGTTATTTTATCATTTAATAGACGTAACTAGTACCACAAATGTAAATGTAACACCATTATTAAGTAGAATTCCAGACAATTTAAGGAAGGAACATCTATTCAAGAAGATTAGGACTCTATCGGAATTGAAAGACTCCATTGACAATTACTATAATTTGAGAAGAGGGTACGTAATCTTAATTAAAGAACCAAACCAAACCAATCGAAAAATTACACAGGACGATATAGATGAATATAGTAGTTTAGGACAAGATATGCAAGTAACCATTTTACCTCCCGATGAGCCTTTTGATTATAGTAAATATTCAACCAAGGAATGGGCAGAGTATGCAAAAAGACAAGACGAGTTTGAGTCTCACTTATTCGAAGACAAAGAAGACTATGCAAAACATCCAACCCAATTTGAATCTAGACTATTTGAAGAAGATAACGAATAACAAAGACTAAATATATTTGATTAAAAATATATTTAAAAACGCGGCGATTTTTTATTTCTTATTTTTCTTATTTCTATTTCTATTCTAATATTAATTTCTAAAAATTTTATAGATATAGAAATAGAAAAAAATACAAACGCGGCGATCGCGATTTTATATTTTCTAGAATTCAATTTCAAAAAAAATAAAATGAGACACACACACACAAAATAATTTAATTGTGTGTGTGTGTCTCATTTTATTTTTATAATTTTCTAAACAAAAAATATAAAATCGTTACGCCGTCAACGACGACACTTTTGACCTAAATACAGTATTGTTACGGTTCAAATTAGCGTATTCATTTACTTTCGTACTAAATACCTCAGCGCGCTTCGTATTTAATTCATTATCATCTGTATTCCAGCCTTTTCCAGCCTCTTCTAATCCAATTCGGATAACCTCTCCCTTCAATAACGATTGAATCAGTTTCTCGGCCTTCATGTCGCGTACCGTCTCCCCATTCTCATCTTCAAACTCAAACATCTGACGACTCGGGTCAACGCATCGGTAAATCAAATTCCCAGCTTGATTTTTAAGCATCTTATCAACCACAAACGTGGCTAAACCGGCTTGCCCTGCGTACACTACATTGTAGTCAAGATGATCGGTAAGAACCTTCTTGACGTGTTCCTGCGACAGATTCAACATATTATTGGTCGTTGTTACCGTAATATTCGTCGTATTGTTAGTGGTAGGAGCGGATTTCGATGCAACCTTTGCCTCCATTGCGATAGTCGTAACAGCTGTTTCCAGCTTTTCCAATTTCGCTTCTAACTTTGCAATGTAGTCGTTCTTCTCTTGAATAAATTTTTCGTAGTATATTTCCTTCTCTTTTAATTGTTGGTTTTTTTCATTAATTTTTTTAAGCCTTACTATTTCTATTTCTAATTTTTTAATGGTATTCTGAGATTCGAGTTCTTTACCTCTTTGTATTTTTTTTAGTTTTTCCTTACATACATCGAGGTGATCTTCAAGAGAAGATCTTTGAGTTACTATTTTATCACAGAACTCACATTTAAACTGTGTTTCTTTATCTTTACCTTGAATTTTAAGACAATATTTTGCTGTATTTTGATGGGTGTAGAGATTGCTTTTTGACACAAAATTCTTTTTACAAAATTCACATTCCATTTTTATAATTAGCCTTTTATTTAAATACAAAATAAAAAATTCTATAAAATTTTCCAAAATTGGTCAAAACATTCTAAAATTTGTCAAAACATTCCTAAAATTGGCCAAAATATTTCAAAATTACTCAAAACGTTGGGGTTTTACACACAAAAATATTACCGTACGCTACACTTGAAAACTCGGCTTTTTGTAAAGAATTATCGTAGTTTATTGAGAACTACGTGACAGAAAAAATCGGTCATAAAATTGATTTTCGCGTAAAAATATAGGTCATTTTACAACTCTCGCTATACACACGAATATGTACACATTGTCTGGCGAAACTGCTGGCCACTACGTGATTGAGGATTTGTATACGCGTATTACGTTGCCGTCTCATAACGAATACAATGACGATGAGAAGAGCATAGTTCATACGTTTCGCATGTCGTATTACCGACCGAATTGGATGACGGATGTAACATCGGTTGTCTTTTACGTGGTTTGGAAAGGCGTTGACGATTATGAGTATTCGGTCGATACGAAGGTCTGGTACCAAAGTCTCGAAGAGATGGTGACCTCCATTCAACCGGATTTGACACCTTTTCGATCGACTTTGACATTGAAGACTCTGAGCGGCGATATGCTGACTCTTGACATCGACTACTCTGACATACACCGAATGCCTCACCAGCAAATTCAGAAGTTCATTCGCGACCAGGGGATGAAAGGCGAAGTCTGTGTCTTCGGTGATGACGGCGTGGTAAAGAATTTAGAGAACGAGGTGCTGCCTCGTAATTCTGAGATGAACGTTCTTGTACAGTAACAAAAATAAAAATGTGGTACGGCATATATTATCACCCTACGGGGTGCTAATATTTTATTGGGTTTCATGTATTACGCGTTCTAGCATGACGATGACGTTTTTGAGTGTATCAGCTGTTTCGATAAAGTAGGGGTCTTCCAATTTACCGTAACGAGATGCTTTTTGCGACGATTTCAAACATGCTAAACCAATTTCACTACGTATTTCACGTATCTTTTGGATAGCTCTCACTCGAAATTTACGTTTTTTTAGAAGCCGTTGGTGTTCAATAAGGTATAAAAACATCTCGACAATTAGTTTCATTTTGTTGGTTATATTTTTAGTATATGCAATACTATCTAAGGCAGAGTGAACGTAACTTACATCTTCTTGAAGAGTTGTCATTCTTAATATTCTTAATATTCTTAATCCTTAATCCTTAATCTATTCTAAATCATTTTTTTTTATGTTGTTCTTTTAGTAAGTTATTGAATTTAATTTGTTCATCGGAAAGCATGCAATTGTTGTCGATGCTGTTGTACGTGATGTTGATTGGTTTATCGGCGTCTTTCCAAAGAATGAATTGTACGTAAAAATATTTTTTGGAATTCATTGTATCCAGATATTTTTCGATTTTCTTCGACCACACATTCTCGTTTTCCTCGGCATCTTCTTGTATATTACACGTTGGATAATTGACATGATAATGGTCTTTAATTTGTTTTTCGTAATACTGGAAATTGTTTTTTATCTTTTCCCTACCTTCCTTTGCCAGCCTATCTGATATAGTGATGACGTAGATTCCTTCAACTGTTCCAAGGATGTGAAACATACCAAAACCGTTCGCATAAATTCCTAGGAATACGCAATAGTCGTCTACAGACGGCCATGCCATGCATACTCGGTATTTATGGTAGGCGTCTAATGGGTGTGTATGAAACGACGCAAGCGTGTCAATTGAAGCGGTCTCCTCCTTTCCACCCAAATTGGCAGTGTCCTTATCAACAGTGACCAGAAATGTATTGGGCACAGTTTCAAATAAGAAGAAACGACCGGACACTTCGCGTTGTTCATCGTGCCCGCCGTTTCCCATTTTAAATCTGTATGTCTTGGAGTAGTCGTGGAGATAGTTACGTGCCTCTTCCGACAGAATGACGTTAAGGGAACACAGGTCTTCTTGTGTCTTCTTATAATTGGAAATGCAAAAATTAACATGTTTTTTATTGGCCTGTTGTTTTTCCGAGTCAATGGGGTTTCCGTAGTCGTTATTATATTTGTGATACATGAATAAATGTGGCATTTTACCTTTTATCGATGCATCTAAAAATTTAGTTGACAGTAACGGATGCCTAAAACCGTATTGTATGGCCCTGTCCGTGTTTTTAGTGAAATTGGGATGGGTTTGATCCAACATGAAAATAATATTATCGTCAATGGCAAGGCCTTGTGGATGTGGATTGATTGCGTCGTCGTCCATCAAGATAAGAGTTGTCATCTTTATTATTTATTTTATACTTTATAATAATTTTTTTACAAATTATAAATGAATGGATATGTCGCAGGTATTGCTTTTCTTATGCTAGTATCGGCCATTATGTCGATGGCAACCGCCTCTATTGGTATCCAATGTTACAACAAATGCGATTCGCCGAACATGAATCAAACCATGCCCAACAACAAGACCTATCTTGTCATCAGTCTCGTACTTTCTATCATCCTTCTTTTCGCATCGTTTGGATGTTTCTACGCCGCTTGGAAGATTCCATCTTTTGGAGGAATGGGAGGAATGGGAAAACTTGGAGGAATGGGGGGAATGGGAGGAGGAGGAAACTTGCTAAATAGTCTTAGAGATGCGGCAATGAGTATGTAAACAATTTTTTATAAAATATAAAAAATTTAACGGCGTTTGCGGGTTGTCTTTTTGGTGAGTTTAGCCTTCGTAGGTTTGACGTATCGTTTACGGGTCGTCTTTTTGGTACGTTTCTTTGATTGGAACGAAAACCCTTCTTTCTTATAGGCATCGTATAAATCAATAGCTGTCTGCAAATCCAAAATTTCATTTTGTTTGTCTGTGACGTTTTTTCGAGCAGCGGCGATTGCCTCGTCTTTCTTTTGTTGTGTATAATACTTACCCACATTTTTTGCACTTTCTGTTTGTAACAATGTATCAAGTATAGCTTTTTCGGTTTTAAATTGATTACGTTTTTTAATAGCAAGTTCTTTACCGGATTCTATATCTTTTTTTCCAACGTCAAAAAGTTCTTTGTATCTTTTTAAGTCTCTGAAATTAGAGGCTATTTTTCCTTTTCGTTGTTTTCTTTCTTTTTGGCGCTGTTCCTCCTGTTCGTTTTTGAGTTTAGCTTCATCTTCTTTTTTGAGTTTATCTTCCTCTTCTTTTTTGCGTTTAGCTTCTTCTTTGAGCCGGGATTTTTCTTCTTGTTCTTTTACTTTTTCTAGGTTTTGTATCGCTATTCGCTGGGCTTCTTCTAGATCTCGTTGTTCGGCTTTTTGGGTCTCTTCTATGAGTCGTTGGTTAGCTTGGTGTTCAGGCGTTTCAGCTTCGTAAAATTTCTCTTCGTCTTTTAAAGAAGGGGCTCTTAAAATAGGTTGCGACTGCTTGTAAAAACTATTAAAATCGGTTAATTGCTTAACAAGAGTTTTGCGCAACACTTCACTTATATTCTTTTCCGTTGAAATTTCACGTAAAATGTCGTCTATACGATCACCTATTGGTCTATTAAGACTTGCTGTTAACTCTTCGATACGCTGTCTACTTTGTAAAAGTTGTTCAGCTGTTTCGCGTGCAGTGTTAGATAAGTCGGCTAGATCTAAAGCTTTTTGGGCATCGGCGCTTGTTAATTGTGTGATAACTTGTTCATGTTCGGTAAATTTTTGGTTAAGGGCATCGTATTGTTCTCGCAATCCTTGTTTATCGTTGAAACATTGGTCACGTTCGGTTGTCAATGTCGCAATTCGACTATCGCAAGAAGATTGTAATTGGGATAACTTGCCTGTGAGGTCGGAGACGTTTGATTCTAACCTACTAACATTTTCTAAATAGTTTTCGATTTGTTCGGCCATTTTTTGTCGTTCGCTATCCCAAGATGTTCTAGACTCTTTGAATTCGTCTATTGTTTTTCTTAATTCTTGACGTTCGGCATTGCACTCTTCGAATTGGGTTGTGATTTGTCGTAAGTCTTGTTTAAGTCGTTCATTTTCTTTTTTGGTATTTTTAAAAATATCCTCAATCGCATTCATTCGGGTAATTATAGGGTCCATTTTATCTTTTAACACCTCGTTCATAATTGATGGAGCGTTTTTTACCGTAGTGTTAAGAGAATCTATTTCTTTTTGAAGGTCGGTTTTTTCGCGCAAAAGTATAGAGTTGGCGTTAGACAACTCAGAATTGAGTCTTGTTTGGTTGTCAACTGCTTGTTCTAGACTGGTGCTAAGTCTATCGAATTCGGCCTGTTTTAGAGTTTTATCACGATTATTATCATCTAGAACACCCTGTAAGTCTGCCTTTTCTTGTTCACATTGTTGTCTAAAATCAGCGAGACTCGTTTGAAGCTCTGTAAGTTTTTCGTTACATTCCGTTGCACGTTGTTCGCAATTGCTTAACTTCTCTTCATAATTTTCTTCGAGTCGTTTCTTCGATGTTTTGCATTCATCGGCAACACGTCTAGAAGTTTGAAGTTCCGATTGAACCTGTCTATTATTTGCGTTGGCATTTTTAAGATCATTTTTGGCCTGTTTAAGTTCGTCTGACAAATTGGCAATCTTAGTTTCATAACTACTTTTTAACTCGGCAAGTTTAGACTTACAACTTTGTGCCGATTCTTCTAATTTACTGGTCATATCGTTAACTTGCGTCTGCAATTTTTCAAGTGCCTCATTATATTCTGTCGTTTTTTGGACAAGTTGTGTCGACACACCCGAACTTTGTGTGTCTTTCTCTTCTATAATCGTTTTATGTTTTGAAGTTCGATTTTCGATCTCTTCTTCCAATTCTTGTTTTTCGGTCTCCCACCTTTTTTCAGACTGTTCAAACCGTTCGATTGTTTTTAACAATTCTATACGTTTTTCTTCACATTCTAAAAATTTCGCGTTTAATTCAGATAAGTCGTTGGAGCCTTTTAAAATAACAGAATTCTTTTCTAGTAACTCCGATTGAAGATTAGAAATGGTTCCAGCATTCTCGACTACATTTTTTTCGGATGTTTGCAAACTATCACGTAAAACATCAGTCTCTCTTGTAGAATCTCTTAATTGTTGTTGAATCAAATCTTTTTCTTTTTTTACATTAAACAATTTGCTTTTTGCTTGACTACTCTCTGTTGTCGCATCTTTTAATTCTTTGTCAATTCTTTCAACCGATTCCGTTTGTTGTGCCAAATTAGTATTAACCGTATCCAATTCCAAACGGAGTTGGGCGTTTCTAGCTATTGCATCTTCTAGCTTTTGTGTAAGTTGGGTTTTGGCGCCCTTTTCATTTTGATAAGATTCGGTTAATTCAACCAATTGCGATCGAAGATCGTTACGTTCGGCTTCTATAATTTGCAATTGGTTACGAATCGCTTCGCTATCTCCTCGGTTTGACATCATTTGTGATCGAAGAGATTCTATTTCGGCTGTAACTGATTTCAATTCTTGACTAACGCCTTCGCGTTCACTTTTAACTCGTTGTATTTCGGCATCTTTTTCGCCTAGTTGATTTGTAATATTTCCAATACGTTCTTCAAGTCTTGCTCGTTCAGCCGTTAATTGGTCATTTAGCGATTGTAACTGACCTCTTGAAGCTTCCTTCTCATCGAGTTGTTTTGTAATATTTCTAATACTTTCTAATTGACCGGCATTTTCAGTTCTCAGTGTTGCTAGTTCAGCGTTGTTTGTCGTTAACTGGTCATTTAGCGATTGTAACTGACCTCGTGCGGAGTCACGTTCGGCTTCGGCGCTTTGTAGGCGATTTATAAGGCCCTGGTCACCTTCACCGTTTCTAATCTGTTGACGATATGACTGTATCTCTCGTGTAAGATTGGCAACGGTATTTTGCAGGGCCGTTCGGTTACTACTAAGTTCTGTATTTTGCCGTCCAATATTAGTTACTTGTGTTTTGGCGTCTTTCAATTCCGATTCAAGGAGTTTCTGTCGTTGGATGGCTTCTTTTAGGCTATCACGGAGTTTATCTCGACCTGATTTGATTGCAGACCCGTCACGTTCAAGTTTTTCGCGTAGTTGTTGAAGAGCTGTCTTATCGGAATTGCATTCATCTAGAAATTTTTGTAGAGCTGATTTTTCGCTGTCGCATTGTTCGTTAAAATCGGCTAGTTGTTGTTGGAGTTGCCGAACTTGTTCGTTGCATTGAGCAAGTTGTGTGTTACATGCGCGAACACGTTCGTTTGCGGAGCCATCTTGGTTAGAGTAAACAGTTCGTTTTAATTCTCTGAAACGTTCTAGTCGTTGTTCGGTTCTAACACAGTCGCTCTCTTTGAATTCTGGGTAGTCTGTTTCATATTTGGAACGCGCGACTCGTTTTCCATTTACAAAAAACATCAGTTTGTCATTTGCCGTTTTTGTACAATGATGATCCATTTTATTTCTAATTTTTTTTTTATAATTATATTTTTTTTTTTCTTTTATAAAAATGAGTGATAACTTACTTTTAACTCTACTCGGCGCGGTTGGCGTTGGCGCTCTTGTCATGGGTATGAATAAAGATGACGACGTTAAAGAAAACTTTTGGAATGGAATTAGTTTAACCGCAACGCGCGAGACAGTTAGACGGACAACTAACAAAAAGACCGGCAAGGTAACTGAGTCGGTTGTTCCATTTAACGACACGGCCGTTACTACCCAAAGTTCGTTAAAACAACTTCATAAGTCACAAAATCAGCAACTTATGCAAAAATTAGCGGTGAACCAAAAACTATCTTTTGGAGGACCTGCCGAACATTTCCAGAACCGCGAGCAATTTCAGCAACGCGAAAACTTTGAGATGCCTCGTCACGATTCACTTGGCTCAAGTCAAGTAACCGGTGACAGCTACGTATCATATCCCAACTACCAACAATCTGTTGTTCAACCATCCCCTTCCCTAAATTTACCGGCCCAAATTCGTTACAACCCACCATCTCTTGATAAGATGGGTATTACAGAGGCCTTTCAGTGCGGCCCATCAAACGTATCAAGAAACATGTCTAACATGGACCATGCCAATGTCGTGGAAGGTTACTTGTCAATGGACAAGACCAACCCAAATCCCGGTGCAAATTACACGAGCGGCAACTATAACAACGCAATGGCTGAAGCAGCCGGCGTTTCCTCTACCAACATGAACTCTCAGCTTCCAGTAGGTACGATGGACAGTCAAGGCGACAATACCATGCTTTTTGATCGTTACATTACTGTTCCGGGTAAGTCGGCTGGTCGTTTCAATCGCGGTAACGGCATCGTCGACCGTATCAGAGGAGATTTACCTGTGTGTGTCGATCCATGCCAGAAGGGTTGGTTTGCCAGTCCTGGTAAGCCATCGGATCTTACAATTGGCGCTTTATCTTACATTGGTGGCGAAGGTTCTGCGTCGAACGAAATTACGAACTTTGTTCAGATCAACGGTGGCCTGCCGGCAATTAAACCGTCCACGCCTAACACAAATGCAGTTACGAACATGATTGCAGGCACAACGCCTACGTCAGGTCTTCTTCAAGTCTCATCGTTCCATTAAAAATGATTTTTATATTTATTTTAACATAAATATAAATAAACATGGCGTCTCAATATCCGAATCGTCAACCTCCGCAGCAATCATACTATCCACAACCACGTCAATCATACCAACCTCCGTACCAGCCGCCACAATATCCCCAGCCTCAGCCCCGTCAGCTGCCGCAACAACCACAGCCTTATTATCAAAAGCCAATGTTTCAGGGAGTGTATCTTGGAACGCGCGACGAAACATTTAAAGAATTGATAGGGCGTATTTTAGAAACAGGAGATATTTCTAAAAAATATATCGATGAATTATTGAGTCCAGAAGGACTCTCTTATTTTTCAACGGCATTTACACACGAGTCAGCAGACCGTGATAACAATTACGAATTTCTGGAAACTTTGGGGGATGCTACCCTTGATACCTGTACATTATGGTATCTCGCGAACCGATTTCCACAGATTAGATGCAAAGCAGGGTCCGATATTCTTACAAAATTAAAAATCACGATTGTTCAAAGTAAAAATTTTGCAAAGTTGGCAACCGAGTTGGGGTTTTGGGATTTTATTTCTATGGCGAAAACTCTTAATGAGGCTCCTATAAAAGACGAGAAGATTCTAGAAGACGTGTTTGAGTCTTGTTTTGCTGTAATCCAGTTGTTATTGGATAAAATGGGTATAGGCGTTGGTCATGTTGTGTGTTACAAAATTATTTCAAAAATGCTTGACACTAAAAATATTCGAATTGACTATGAACAATTGGTAGATGCTAAAACACGTCTCAAAGAACTATTTGACAAGCCTTATACAAAATCGCGATACGGTGAATTTGCCTATGTAGACGCTGGATCGACTCCTACCAATCATAAAGTTGAAATTGTGTTTGGCCAATCTAACATTGTTGGGCCCAGTAAAAATAATAAGGCTTATCTTAAAACGGGTAGAATTGGGCAAGGTATGATTGTTATTGCATCAGGTCAATCTACTAGAACAAGTATCGAGGCTGAACAAAATGCGGCGCAGATGGCTTTAGATTATTTGAGAACGACTTACAATTTGGTGAAAGAGGTTCCTCCTGAGTATATTCGTTTCTGTACTTAAAATTTCTATTAAAATGTAATAGAAATAATTAAAAACTAGCGTTTATGCGTTACGAGCGGCGTTTAAGGCGCTATCGAACTTACCGGACAAAGCGTCGGCCGAAAAATTTGGTACTTTTGACGCGTAGTAAAATGTTGCAAAACTGCCTAGAACCAGAAAAATGGCGAGGATAAGGTTAGTAACTAGATACTTATAGTTAGATGGGTGATCAACTTTTAAGGATGCTTGTGCGTTGTAGGCCTGGATGCCAATTGCAGAGGTGGCGATTGATGCGATGCCAGCGACGAGCATAACGATTGCAAGAATCATAAGCTGGGTGTTCATTTTATTTAGAAAAAAATAAAAAAAAAATAGTTGAAATAAATGGATAACCGAAAAAATATAAATGTTGTCCTGGATTTAGATAATACGTGCATTTATTCACATGAAGCTCGTAAGCTAAAACAGCAATCTAATAGTATTTCTAAGTATGCTCATCATATAATGGACGATGATTACGTTGTTTGCGAAAGACCTGGGCTAGTTCCGTTTTTAGATTGGCTGTTTGAAAATTTCAATGTAATGATCTGGTCAGCGGCAAGCCCCGACTACGTAGACTTTATCGCAAAAAACATTATCGAAAAAAGAGGCAAAGTCGAACACATTTTCAACTCTGAACAATGTGATGAGAGTGAAAAAAAATACAAAAAATCGATTAAGATGTTACGGTTACTTTGGGACGTAAAAGACTTAAAAGGATATGGCCCGTATAATACAATTATTATCGATGATTTAAAGTATGTTACGGACCCCCAGCCGCATAATTCGATCCAAATTAAACGGTTTGTTGCCAATCAAAAAGGTACACATGATTCCAGTTTGGAAAATGTGAAACAAAAACTAATCGACATAAAGAATCGGTTCGACAATACTCCAAATAAAAAACCTTCCTACCAATTGATTTAAATTATTATGATTTAATAATAATTTTTTAACAATAAAATGAGCTCATCTAATAATATTTATTATCTTCAGCAATTGTTGACAACCTTGAATAGCAGGTATCATTCACATGAAGTTCAGCAACCACGAGAAGATATTTCGGCGTCGCGGATATTCTCATCTGCATTTTCTACGTTTGTAACCCGAGGATTACAGACGTACATGAACCGGCCAAGTGGCTCTAGCGTATTTGATACATTTTTGCAGTTTTATTTTGATAATACGAACGAGAATAATATGTACGACGATGATGAGAATATAGATTACCAGAATGCCAATAGCGTTCATAATATTGCGACTACCCAATACAAAGGTAGAGTAACGTCGTTAGCTGAAATTGAACCAGGAAATGAGTGTGCTATATGTTTCGAAGAGTTTGACGAGACTAGTCGGATTGCACTTACCGACTGTGATCATTGCTATCATATAGATTGTATTAATAAATGGTATATACAGAATCAAACTTGTCCGATTTGTAGGAATAAGATCTAGATTGTAATGGTTGCGTATTTCATATTTTTATTATTTAAATTGGGGAAATTATTAATTAGAAACTGGGCGAGGTAAGCGCCTGAAATTTCCTTTCCTCTATTCTCTTGGTACCATTTACGAGGCTGATACGTATGGTAATTTTGTATAAGTGCTGCTAAACTTTCTGAAATATCCTCGTCGCTAGTAAAGAACTCGCCTGTAATTGATGGTATTACATTATGCCAACCCCCTAAAATGTTTGCATTTACTAACACTGGCATATTATAACAAATCGCTTCGGTAATTACGCGAGGAGATGCGTCCGATATGTTTGGCACAAACAAAAATCTACATTTTTTTAGTTCGGTCTGGAATTCGTTGTACGGCAGAAACGGTAATACTTTAACAATGCCGTCGCATTTATCGGAAAATTCGCAATTTTGACGACCTACGAGAATTCCTCGTAAGTTAAAATCTCTGCACATAATTTCTAGACATTTTTGTGCGAGTTCCCAATTGCGGTTGTATGATTGCCATCCAGGCGAGCACTTATCGTTATCGGATAAACAGCAGTATAAGAAATCGTATTCTTTTTCAAGTTTTTCGGTTGAGACACTTGATACATCTTTTAGATCGGCTTCGGTTAATAACATATGAGGAAGACTTTGAATTTTTTGCAAGTAAGAAGGCTTTCGAAAACAGTTTAGCCATGCTCCCGCCATACTGATGTAATCATGGTTTTGTTGAACGTGAAATTTATCTTCATACGGATTATGAATGGTGTTGGGAAAATCCAAGTAACTTGAAATACCGCAAAATAAGAGATTTTGTTTTTTATACACATCATAATTTTGTTCGTCTTCGATTGACCGAAAAGGAGCCGCAAGCAAAATTACGTTTAGTTTGTTTCCTTGGTCGTCAAAGGTATTTTTAAATGGAAATTTGACCGTTGGAACCTCGGCCGTGTAAGATTCTACGAACAGATAATTATAAAAAAATACAACCAATATTATGACAACTATAATTCCAGCTATTAACTTTTTCATTTATTATAAAATTATAATAAATAATTTACGAATTCATAATATAACGAAATTTGCAATCGATGCAGAAGACGTAAACTGTCATACCTTCATCTCCACCTCTGGTTTGTCGGCTGTAAGACAACGTACGTTTTCCGCCGCACTTCATATTTCCGCACTGGTTTACTCCTTCGACTACTTCAAACGGTTTGTCCATAAAGTGGTCCATTTCGTCAATTCGTTTTGAGATATCTTTAAATGACGGGTGATTAAAACTCAACTGATTATGTTGAAGGAAGTTCACAGTTTGTTTTAGAGAGGTTTTTTCGTGCATTTTATAAAATGATAGTTCATAAAGAATGTCAAGCTCGTCCTTCGAATTAGTTTCGGAATACTCGTTGATGTATTTTTTAAGTTGCTGGATATTGTGTGGATTGGCAGAAAGTGTTTGCAAAGATTCGTTATCCATTTTTTAAATATAATGGAAATGGATAAATAATTTCATTTTTATATAAATAAATAAATACGCGATGTCACTCTCATACATGTCATCCGTTCTTCTTGGGATTGTGCTATTTATACTTGTCGTATTAAAAATCATGTATGAAATACGTGACAATTACGAAAATCAAGTAGAAGATGATGATGTCTTAGATTTAGTAGAACAGGTACGTCACGTGGATCCAAAGGTCGATGGTATTGTTGATCATCTTAAATTTTTTGAGGGCCGAAAAAGCTACACAATTAATAAGACCTACGTTCATATTTGTAAAAAAGATAAATACGGAAAACTATACGCAAAAAATCAGTTGGTTTTAGTGTTGTTACATGAAATTGCTCATGCATTATGTGACGAAGTTGGACACACAGATAAGTTTAATAAGATCTTAGATGATTTGTTAGATAAAGCAGCTAAAAAAAAGATATACGACCCATCTATTCCCAATATTCCAGATTACTGCGAATATTAAGAATATTAAGAATATTAAGAATATTATTAAACGGTTCTTTTTCTACGTACACTACCTCTTCTTCCGCGTGTGGTTACTCTTCCTCCACGCGATCCTCCTCTTCCTCCACGCGATCCTCCTCGACCTTCACGCGATCCTCTTCCTCCACGCGAACCTCTTCCTCCACGCGAACCTCTTGCACCTCTCGCTCTTCCACGGCCTCGACCTCTTCTCTTATAATCTCCGTATTCCGACTCAGAGTCCGATGAATCGGAATCAGAATCGTCATTAGGATCATAATCGGAGTCACTATCGTCTTCTTCTGCCTTTAATCGTTTTCCGACACCTATACCCGATAAATAACATTCGTGTAGGCCTCCAAAACGTGTATAGCCGTTTGGTAAAATATTTTGTTTTCCGCAATATTTTGTATTGGGAACAATAGGTGTGTATGGTAGCAAAAAAGCTGGGTCAACTGGTAAAGCGTTTCCTCGTTGTGCGCCTTTTTGTAAACATCCATATCGTGTTCCTAGTACTTTTGTTCCGTTCAATAACTGTGGATGCTGTCCATTATTTCCACAATAGATATTCATAATTTATAATTATGAATATAAAATATAAATAAAGATGTTTCCCTTTTTTTATAAATTTGTTAGAAGAATAGTTCCGGAAATACAAAAAAAGATGCGTAATGCACACTTAAATATGGCCGGGAATACATTCTACTATGGAGTAGGATGGATACAAAAACGTTAGACAATATATTCCGATATTATGTTGGTAAGTATTGCACCATTAAAATTCGTTTGATCATCTTGAGTTATATACGAAAGGTTTGCGTCTGTAAGATCGGCTCTACTAAGATCTGCCCCACTTAGGTCAGCTCGTGTAAAGTTGACTCCTCTAAGATTAGAGTCAGAAAGATCGGCGCTGTCCATATTAGCATCTACAAGAATAGCGTTTGTAAGAATAGCGCCACCTAACCTACAATTCGAGAGATCCGCTCTATACATAACCGCGTTTGTAAAGTCAGTTCCTTTAAGGTCAAGATATCCAAGATTGGATCTTTGGAGACTGGCGCCAGTGAGATTAGATCCGCTAAGAGTGACATATCTAAGATCTAACCCTTTAAGATTAGCTCCACTTAGATCACATCCACTTAGATCACATCCACTTAGATCTGCACCGGTAAAGTTAGCGCCTCTAAGATCAGAACCGCTAAGGTTGGAATCTGCCAACGAACACTGGTCAAATGTAACATTTGAAAGGTTTCGACCTGATAAATTCTCTCCGCGAAGATCTAAATCGTAAACAGTTTGGCCCGGATTGATTACAATTTCATCCGGAATTACAACATCCAGTGTTATGTAACCATCATTTACAATATCGAATATTTTACCGTTTTCTATAACTCGGATTGACTCGCCGCTCCTGACAGCAAGTCCGGTAAGTTCGTTCATGATAATAAATTTTTCTGAATACTCGTCGTTCCTATGTATAATTTTAACACGGCCATATCCAAATGGCTGCATTCCGTAGATCGGATTATCTGCTATAAATTTTTTCAGAGACAAAATATTGTCTCCATAATCAAGACCTATTTTTTTAGTAATACCGCCCATATAATTAAGAGTAATAGGCCCATATATATCTCCAACATTGTAATCATGTATCATACGATACATTTTATAATATAAAAGAAAAATTAAATATTAAAGACACTATGACAAAAGAATGGGTTGCCGCATTTGATCCAGGTAAAGTTAATTTCGCATTTATCGTCGAAGAAATTGATACAGATGTCATTAAGTCACTAGTATGTCCTCCAAAAAATCAAAGGTTTGTTAATGAAAAAAAAGAGAAAAGGCTGAATCGAAACGACGCTGAGCCATCGGATTCTTATATTAAATTTCTTGAAAATTTTTATCATTCAGGTCACACAATATTGTGTGTAAATAGTGATATCACACGCGATAACGTCAATGAAGATGATAAGCTGAAAGTAAAAAAGCCGCGTAAGACAAAGGCTGAGAAAGAGGCGGAGGTTGAGTCTAAAAATGATGAACCCAAAAAAAAGAGGGGCAGTAAAGCGCTTGACGCTAACGTTTTTTTACGTTTAACTGCACTATTGGATCGTTATAAGGAGCAATTTGATAAGTGTACGACTATTATTATCGAACAACAAATGAGTTTTGGAAGCAAGATTAACACTATGGCAATCAAAATTGCGCAGCATACGTATTCGTATTTCTTGTTTCGGTACGGTAATACTAAAAAAATAGTGGAATTTCCTAGTTATAATAAGACTCAAATAATGGGTGCGCCAGGGGGGCTTGATAAACCACTGCGTAAGAAATGGGCAGTGGTTAAAGCTGATGAGATATGGACACTGCGTGGCGATATGGAGACTTCTACGTTTGTACAATCCAATAAGAAAAAAGATGATTTATCGGACTGTTTGTTACATGTTTTGTCCTATATTATCATGACCTATTATTGATTATTTTTTTAATAAATTAAAAAAAACATAAAGATAAAATATGTACCGAATATCTCATGGGTTTATTAACACATCATCAAGACGTGAGACTAGTATAACAAATGATTTATCTAAGAAAATTACAACCTCAAATATGAATGGAACTCTTAACGCGACAGTAAGACGTAACATTTTAACCGACGATCATGACGTGCAACCTATAATACCTGTGGTACAGAAGCCTATCATAGCCCCACCTGTTCAACAACAACCTACAATCGTGCACCCACCTGTTCAGCAACAACCTACAATCGTACACCCACCTATTATAACACAACCTACAATCGTACACCCACCTATTATAACACAACCTACAATCGTACACCCGCCTGTTCAGCAACAACCTACAATCGTACACCAACCTGTTAAGCAACAACCTACAATCGTACACCCACCTATTGTAACACAACTAGTTGACACAAATGCTCCTGAAATTCCAGAGTTAATGAGATCGATTAATGAAATTAAAGATCAATACGTAAAGATATCAATGAGTATTGGGCAAATCGGTAGCGTAAAGAACGATCTTAGCACGTATAAAAAAATAACAGATGCTAGAATTGAAAAAATAGCAAATTTATTTTTATCTATTAATAAATGAACATATTAGACGACGTTGATGCTTATACAAAATTGAAAAATTCAATTGATAATCATTATACGCGCGTATCAAGTGATGATATTGTCAAGAAGAATGATTTAACCAGAGTTCTAGACGGGCATAAGAATGATAATAAACGCATGATAGACGAACACAAAAAGGTCATCGATGACCAAAAGAAAATGGTATCTGAACAAAAAGCCCAGATAGACACTCACAAAAATCATATTGACATGTATAAAGCACAGATCGACAGCCACAAAGCCCAAATCGATTCACACAAAGCCCAAATCGATGCCCATAAACATACCATAGATGAACAAAAGAAATTGTTTGAGAGCAATAGAAAAATTACAGACGAGAGAATTGAAAAATTAGTAAAATTATTTTTATCTATTAATAAATGAACGTACTAGATAACATGGTTGTACCTGATTTTCAGGTACCATTGTCATCTGTTATACAACAACAGGTTCAACAACCTGCCCAAGACGATGAAGAGATTTTTTTACTTGTTTGCTCCCGTGACTTAGAGGCTGAGGAGAATGATTTACTGACATCTTACGGAAAGGTGCTACGGTATGACGATTGTCACATTAATATCCCCCTCGCGCAATTAGTTCAAGGAGGAGTTAACTATGTGATTTTCGATGTCCGTCAGAAGAGCCACCGCATGGCACTAACGAAAGAGTCTGGCAATGATCGTTTTCACGTCGTCGCGCTTATCCACAAGTGGGAACAGTTCGACGATTTTGTTGACGATGCAAATTGCGAGAATTGCTTGTCAAGCCTCCCCCCTAAACAGGCGTTTAAAAACGATTTTAACAGACTTCTCCTCGAGAAAAAGATTCGCAGCCCAAGTTGCATGAAGAGTGTATTCCGCACTTTTTTAAAGGTATTGGGTGGTTGGGCCAAAGAATAATATCCTATGTAAAAAGTAATCTATTTATGGCTTTTCTTACACATATGAATGTTAATGTGAGTGTCCTATTCTGTGCATCTATATTAACCACCTTATAAAATTATATTTTAATTTTATAAATTTAAGCAGCGGGTGCATCGGGAATGCCATACTTGACTACTGCGAGACCGGCGCCGGCAGCTAGAAGACCTGCTACGAAAGTCTTGAGCTTGTTTACGCAAACGACTTTTCCAGTTGCGTCTACATCGCAAAACATCTTGGGTTTCATGAAGTAAATTGCTGCGATAACCACAAAGAAAAATGCGGCAGGGATTCCAGCTACGCGATAATCGCTCTTTACGCTTTCCATAGATACGTTTAGTCTATGAGTGTTTGGTGTTAAATAGTATACCATTTATTACCTATTAAGATTTTTATTTTTTTTTTTATTATTTTATAAGTTTTTTAATATTTAAAGATTAATCCGATGAATGTCATTTTCTAAATAACCAAATTCAAGATACCACGTTTTTCCTAAATAGTTTTCGAGAAATTGTTTTTCTTCATACGTTAAGTAAGATGGGTGTAAACCGGAACGTAACATAATTCCAAGTTGGGCGATTACGTCTATGGATTCCTGTTCGATTTCATTGGTTTCAAAATTAACGGTTTCGTAAAGTTCTTTCCCAATTTTATCGTATTTTTCTTGATCTTCTTTTGAAAGAGATTGTTTCATTTGTTGAAACATTGGGTTATCAAATAACGGATCCTTTTTTTGTTTTTTTGACTCTGAAATGCTAATTTTGGACATTTATATTTTATTATATAATAGAGTTTTAAAATAGAATATCTTTAAAAATGATGTTTTGATATTACCAAATACCAAAATACAAAAACGTTGAACCACAAATGGAAAAACAGGCTATCAAAGTACTATCTGAAATAGTTACCGACCGCGATTATAGAATAGAGTACATATCATGCCCAGACCAAGACCAGGGACCAGACGTTCCGCCGTATTGTATCAAAGCACGTAACATTCAAAACGATATCATCCTATGCTTTTTATCGGACGAAGATAAATTGAACATTCAAGGTATTAAAGATCGGATCTCAATTATGAATAAAGAGGGCTCAACTCGATGCATTGTTGTGTATCGATCAAGCGTTACGTCAAGTGCTAAAAAATCTCTCGAAACGCTTGAATATGAATTTGAACTATTTGGTATTCACGAACTTCAACTTAATATTACAAAACATAGACTTGTTCCTCGTCATTCCAAAGTATCGCAGACAGAGAAGGACGAACTTGACAAACACTATAAAGGAAAATTGCCATTTCTTCTACAAAGTGACGCCGTGTGTCGATACTATACGTTTAAGAAAGGTGAATACGTAAGAATTACACGTAAAGATGGTACGATTGTATATCGAGTTGTTAAATAATTTTCATTTTTTTAATTGAAATGAAAATATTCGTTCAGAGTTGGGATTGAACCAACGACATTGTGATTAACAGTCACACGCTCTACCGACTGAGCTATCCAAACTTTATAGTTAGGTTAATCTTTAAGTATGATTTATTTTTTGATGACGCTCGCTAAACATTTTTTCGACATGCGATGACATATCTGCTACGTCGTAGAGAACAAAGGCTTGATTCTGCTGATGCAGAACAACAAGTTTCATTTCGGAGATCTTCATATCATAACGTGTTTCCAATATGCGCTTGTATATATGAAGTTGCAGCGAATAGTGATAAAAGTTGCAATGGTCTAGATCGGAACATAGACCAAACCCCTTCTCGTATTGATTAACTGTCTTGATTTCTTTTACGCATTTCCAATCGTATAACGCGTAGGTACCATCATCTTTTTTATATAACATGTCTAATTGTCCGGCTAAATCAATTTCACCGTCAAAAATAGACCATTCGGTTCTATACGGTGTTAGACGTTCTTTTATAGTGTCATGAAAATCTAGAAAATACTTGAATTCAATGGTATTCGAGGCATTCGAGGCATTCGAATCATTCGAGACATTCGATAAATTCTCGTAAAATAGTTCAATTGCTTTGTGTAATGTTGTTCCTTTTTGCGCTGATTTTTTACCATCTTCTGACCATTTCTTTATAATTTCGTCGTCTTTTAGTCCAGGATACTTTTCCTTCTTATCTTTCATTCTTTTTACAACACGATTTGCATCGAAATTCGGGAAAAAATGATGAATAAACGTTGTGACGGAGATTATACCGTCACATGTTCCATCGACAAGATAGGTGTGTGTATCTTCTCTAAAAACGATGCGATCGTCTCTTTGGTGAGGATTTTTTTGCGAGAGCATATTTTATAAAATGAATTAGTTGTTATATGGCAATAACATTTTTAAGAGACTTATAATTTATGCATACATTTTTTCATTTTCAGCATCATAACGTTCATTGTGGAAATCCCAGAACTCGCTACACCCAATCTTAAAATCAGGAGGTACGGGTTTTGCCTTGTACCAATACACACAGTCCTCTATTTTATTTGACGTGGTTGCGTTATGTATGTATAGAGCCGTGTAATCGTCTGTGATCTGGTCGAGAACTTGGCAAAACTGATCAAAATCGGGAAATACACCCGCGTAATTTTCCCATAAACATCTACGATTTCTCAAATTGCTTTCTCTCAAAATGAATGTACCATCTACATTTGTTCGAATAACGGGTTTAATATCCAGACTGTATTGTAGACTTAGGAGAAATAAAAGTTTCCAGTGACGTCCGTTTTTAAAAATTCCCTGAAATAATGGGTCTGTGAATAATTTAGGATCGTCGGTACAATCGTCTAGCAATAATATTGCCCATGGGTTTTGGAGGTGCTGTTTTGCTAATTTCTGACGTTTGATGATATCTTCTATTTTTGATTTATCCAATGAATTGTATACAAAAGTTGAGGGGAAAATTTTACCGTAATGACCATTGCTATCCTCTGTGCCGCTCATTACCTGGCCTACTGGAAAAATATGGCTTTTTTCATATAGAATACTCGTAATCATTGTGGTCTTTCCGGTGTTACGAACAACATCACACGAACTCAATAGAAAACGATGATTGCCGTCAAGTGTAAATCCGTAATAATTGTCGCTACCAACTGGTATGACTGAAAACTCGTCTTCCGGTTCATCCCAAAAAATACCAAGCGATTTCCGCATGAAATCAATATCTTTAATAAGCTGGCAATGTGAGCTATTGTCATAAAATGGACCATTTTCAATAAAAAATCCTTTCAAAAATTCGGTTCGGACTTTGCGTGTGTTAAACATATAATTATGAGGGACACGCGAGGCGTTAGTAATAGATATAAGTTTACCTAGTGTGAATGCTTTATAGGTTATCGGCTGTTCCTTGAAATCAAGAGCATTCCTAAAAATACGATGCATTGTTTTCCAGCTATCGTCCTTTTCGATATATTCCTTTACCTCAATTTCGATAATTTCACGAGTATATATATTTTTTAAGACAAGTTTATGTCTTTCGTTTACCGTATAATGCATCCCGTCGTGTAAAGGCTGGATTTTATACATGTTTTCAACGCCTTGACACAATTCAAGTACGGTTCTAGGAGTGCTATCGTCCCCCATGACTAATTCGCCTTCCTTAATGGTTTCGACCGCCCGACTTGTGCCATCGTACATCATTACTGGTGTGCCTTTTACGAAACAACCAGGTTTTCCAATGATTACGATTTTACTGCCACCTTGTTCGGGTCGGTTCATATTTTTTGTGGACGGGGCAATAATATCTGGATCGAGTTCTTTGATTCTAAATACAACTGTATCTTTTGAAGCCATGTTCTATGTATTTATATGTAAACCACGCAGTTTAAATATATTTTATATAAAAATTATAACAAACCATTACATAAATTGACAATTTCATCTAGTTTAATGCCAGTCATAAATCCTGTTTGTTTTCCCCCGCTAAATGTAAAAAAAGTTGGTACAGAACTGCACCGTAAAATTGACGCAAGTCGCTCGTGTTGTGTCAATTTTTCTCCATCAACTTCAACAAATAAAATATTGGAGTAGCGTGGATCAAGTGATAGTTTTTTGATTTCCGGTGCAATAATTTTACACGGTTTGCACCAATCGGTATAGACTTTGATAAGAATTAGAAGAGGCTGTTTGACATTTTGCGAGTTTTGAGCATTTTGTACATAATGATATTGAGGACTTACTAACAACTCGTATAATTTTTCCGGTTCAATATGGTTTACACGACTTTGGTCTGTGTGAGCATGAAAAGGCTGAGGTAGAGATGAAGAAGTTGGCTTTTCATTTGATGGAGGCGATGGGTCAGACGGGCCAGGCGGTGGCATATTTGAGAAACGTGCTGTGTTGTCGGAATCCGCGTTAGTTGTAGATGTATTATATTTTGAATACGTTGCGTAGCCATCGTATTTTGTTCTAGACATTTTTTATTAATATAATGCTTTTATATTAATAATTATGAATTATTTGAAAGATTTGAATCACCTGACTTATTTGATTTGTACCAAAAATAAAAAATTATCAATAGTGCAAGAATAGAAATAGCGATAAGTGCCATTGTCTGCTTGCTGTAACCTTTATTATCCTTATTATAATCTTCTTGTATTTCAAAGTTTTCTTCTGTAACTGTTGGTACATACCAATCTCCGCCGGTCCATTTGATAAACCCATTTTTTGAGTACTCGTCATTTTTGCCGGACTGATTTCCGACAGTTGTAAAATACATTTATATTATATAAAATTAAACATTTTAACATCTAAAATTTTTTTGCTGACCCGTTTTAGGAGCCATACGAATTTGCCACATCTCAGCATTGCGCTTGCGCATTAGGCGTGTCATCATATCAGTTCTGAAATCGAGTGTTTGATCTTTAAAGGCATTCTCAGCTGTTTCTCTGATCGTCTCGTTACTCATTCTAGTATCTTCGTCGTCTCGGATGGGGCCGTATGTATCTACATTTTTAATATGATCTATATTAGTTCGAGTGACGTAATTTGGTCTCCGAACAGAGTCAACATCGTCGTAGTAAAATCGTGGCTGGCCGGTCATTTTATCAGTATATCCACGATAACTTGTGCCGTATCCGAATGAACGTGGATCGTATACATCATAATTTGCGGCAACATCGAGTGGTTCTTCTAATTCTTCAATTGGCGTGTATAATTTAGGATCCATTGCGGTATACAATATTTCGCCGTTTTCTTTTGTTATTTTTCGAGGAGGAATCTGTTGTTCAAATGAAATTCCAATATTGGAATCAATCGGCTCAATAATCTGATTTTTATAATAAACACCAGGTGTAATAATAGACGTAAAAATCTCGTTATTAAGTCCTGAAACCGATTGACTGCGTTGACAATTTGTAGATGCATAGTTAGAAGGCAAATTGTATTGTATGTTGGTTTCATCATATCCAGATGTCTCATTCACATCGCCTGTGTATCTGACCTTTTTTTCGTCTCCCAATTTTTGTTCGAATCTTTTAAAGTCTCCATTTGTGAGTTTGGACTGTTGAGACAATTGTGAAGGCTCGGGAAGAGAACACGACCGGCATCCTTTCTTTTCCGGTTCATCGCTAATATAGGTAAAATGTTCAACCGTACTTTTATTACCTTTATGGAGAGTTGGCTGATTGAGTAACGAGTTGTTAAGGATGGGGTCGTTTCGTTTGATGGTCGGATTAATCTTGTAATTATCGTTATTTACATTTCTGTCAGTCATCTCGTTCCGTGATACATTCCGTTCATTCTGCTTCTTTTTATCTGGCATAGGAGTCGTATAATAGCCACTTCCGTAGAAATCTTGCGAAGTTCTTTCATTAATAATACTGGGAACGACAAAATCGTTATCTTTCCAGTGATTCCATTCATAAACTGGTGGCGCAATAATTGGTGCAATATGTGTTTTGGGATTCGCCCCTCCAACAAGCTTTTGGTTATTTGAAACAAATGTTGCGTCGGGTTGTACCGGAATCAGACGGTCGATTTGCTGTGTAAAATAACTGGGAAATTTGGAGTATGTGTATCGATTCGTTTTATATTCGTTTAACGCAGACTGGTACAATTCATCCGATTGCCGAATTGACGTTGTTCGTCTCTGAGATTGAGACTGTTGTGGTTGAGATGATTGCGATGATTGAGATGATTGAGATTGAGATGGTTGGTAAGTTTCCAACGTAGACATCTTGTTCTTTTGTAAATAATAAAGAATAATAATAAAAATAATGGAAAGTATTAAAAATAATATCGACTGTTGATAGTTAAGTAAGTATAATATTAGAAATACAAATATGACAAGACGTGTAATGCAATTCATCTGCTGTTCCAAATTCATATCATTTTTTGGAAGGAGTTTAATATCTCGAAATAAGATAGTAGGATGTTCTAACCAAAACGGTTCGCATTTCATATTTATTTAAACATAAAAAAATTTAAAATTGTTTAAAAATATATTGTTAACTCATATATAACATAAGAATGAGTCATCGCAGCCCCCCTGGTCATAAAAAACGCACGTTTACACTAAAAAATGTCGATATCAAAGTTACCAATGCTAAATACGGTCTCGTTATTATTTCTAATATCGAAAAAGAAACATCGGATTCGTCTAAAACTACAAAAATTGCAGACTTATTTATAAGCGACGTTGAAACATCTGTCAGTTTTCTCGATGAGAATAAGAAGAATTACAAATGTAACGTTTCTATGAGCGACTGGAATAGAGAGAAAATGTTACCCGAAAAAACCGACATTAAATGTTTCTGGTGCAAACATTCGTTCTCGACAAAACCAATCGGTTGTCCAATCACGTTTTGTAATTCTATGATCGAGAAATCATACGTGTCTCATATAACAAAAGACAAGTATTTTATGAAAGAAAATATTGGCTCAAAAAAATTAGAAATGACAAAAGAACTATCTGACATCGAAATTCACCCCATTAAAAAAGACTATTACTTGACAGACGGTTGTTTTTGCAGCTTTAATTGCACTCTTGCGTTTATCAAAGACAATAACCATAATCTATTTTATAAGGATAGTCAATCCCTTCTTCATTCTCTGTATTACCAGCTAATCGGTAAAAAAGTTGGCAAACTTCTGCCATCGCCGCATTGGAGGTTGCTAAAAGATTTTGGAGGCAATATGTCTATCCAGGAATACAGACAGTCATTTAACGTAATTGACTACGAATTCATGTTTTCGGTTCGCGATATGAAGGAGATGCGAACCATCTCAAACGTTTACAAAGAGACAATTTAAAACTTTACAAAGTTATAAATTAAAAACTAATCACATCGGTCTCATTAAAGGTAATCACATCATCGTACACGGTAGTGATCACCAGTTTTTCATATCCAAAATCCTTGGGACAAATCGTTATTCCATGACAATCAAGATTAGGTCCCAAATACGGTGTAATAATACTTTCAACGTCATTTCCGGTCTCATCAACAATAGTCGAAAGCGGTATTACTCCCTTTGGAATTTTTAGTAGGTAAAAATAAGGCTTATCTTTATATGTGTAAGAGATTTTAATATATGAGCGATTAAAGGTTTCGTGCACAGGTTTCTCTTTTTTATTTTTAATAGATAGCAAAAACTTAATGGACGCAAGCGTAATAAACGAACACATTGTACTGAAATGGCCTTTTTTGCCATCCGGGTCAACGGTACTTTTAAAACCTCTATAAACTTCAACTGTCTCTTTAATTGTATTGATGTTTCTTGCTACCAAATAGGTAATTCCTCCCGCAACAGTGAGCGCAACGTAAAACAACATCTTTATAGACTAGAGCCAACCATTTAAGTCTTAAATAAAATTGAATATTGACACATTTTTTTATTCTGTTTTATATAAAGATAACTGTCAATGTCAAAAATGTCAACCCCGAATCCTGGCAAAGCGGCCGCCGCAAAAGACGCTCTACAAATGATAAGATCATCGGTTGCACCAAAACCAAAAACAAAACCCAGAATTGCTACACAATCATCCGACAAGCCAACCAGTGCTGGCGTGATGGGAATTGATTTTAAAGCAAAAAATGCAGCTGAAAAAAATTATGTTAAAAAACTGAAAAACATTTTTCTAAATGAAGAGAAGCTTCGACGCGAAAAACTTAAAGAGGTAGCGTCTGATGAGTTTGAAGGTCTAATCGAACTTCCCCCTATTAAATTTGACGACGAATATAAATCAGACGTTGATCGTTTTATGGTTGATCGACGTACATTTTTGAGACTTCTTTTGTTTTTGAAAACAAGAAATTTTATTCGATCATTTATTGAATTTCTACAAACTAATGGTTTGAAAAAGATCGAATCAATCGGAGACCAACGCCGTTTTCCACCTAACCGTACTCCTTTTTCGCCGTCCGATGAGAAAAAACTGATTGAACGCCTTCAACGGCAACGTCCAAGAAAACTTCTTAAATCTATGATCGATCGTAAAGAATTTAACGAAAAACTTGACGACGATGATGACGATGAAGATTTGTTTGGAGAGAATGAGAGTGAAGATGAAGATTTGGTACGAGAGAGTCGACACCGTGTCGATCTTGATGAACAGTTGCAAAAACTAGTAGGCGGTTCAACAGACCTAGAAAAATCTAAATCCCCTGAGTCTATTGACGATGGCCGATATTTATTATTAGAGCTGTTTGAGTTTATTAATTTAAATGAGGAGGTAAAAGCTGCTTATAACGATGAATACGACGGACTGGCAGACATCCTCAATCGTCTCAGAAATAGATGGGAGGAGATTAAATTGTCTTTTCTTACTGAATATCAAAAGAAATTCGACCGTAGTCGAGATAGTGGAATTGAATACGCGCCTCGTTCCAAACTTGTTGAGCCTACGTCTACATTAACAGTGTCAGAAAGCCTTGCAAGATATCAGAAGTTGGGTGAAAAGGCTCGTGTCGAAAAAGCCGATGGCGAACATAAAGAACCTCAATCTTTTCTTGTTTTTCCAGACGGCGATTATCCAAATACTCGTCCGTCGGATGTTCCCGCCCAACCTAACGATTTGGTATATCAACCATACGAGTTAAACTCACTCTATATTCGTCACATTTCACCTGTCACTCGACAACTGTATGAAACAGTAAAAGATCATCTAAAACAGTTAATGCCTTCTCACCAACTAGTTTCTATTGAATTTTTGGGGTTGAAACGTGATAACCGGAACACATTGTACTACATGGATGTTTTTATGGTACACGACGATACATTGACACAATTTAGAATTCAATATATTGAAGATGATTTACACTCTCTCCGACTTACCAATGCACTGCCGCAACTAAATCGTAGATATGATCATGAAAATATTTTTGACCAAACATACGAATCCCCTTCAATTGACAATCTTGTTGATAAAAATAAAACTGTGATTTCAATCGACACTATTGTTGATAAAAGTGGAGATGTGATTTCAACAAACTACGATCTTTACTTCAAGGCTAATTCGAAATTCAATAGCTTATCTAACACTCTAAAAGTTACACCTCACTGGAAGGGTAAAAATACAGAGAATGAGTTATCGTATGAGAAGATTTCAGCTGATAAGAACGTCTTAAATATAACAGATGATGATGTAAATTATCAAATTGAGTTTATTACTGGAAATATCGGAAATATGGGTGTAACTCCAAGAAAGCTCCCAAAGCTTCCTTCTCAACCATCTTATGAACGACCTCTGCAATCGTCGTCTGAATTTAATAAGTACGCCACTGTTGACTCAAAAAATCTGTGGGATGACGCGATGGGATTTTTAACGACAGGTGAATCTAAGCCTAAACCGACTCTACCGTCTCAAATGTTACGTCGATAAATGTCGCGTCAATAAAATTTATATTGTAATTTTACAATATAAACTGAATTACAAATTCCGATAAAGTGGCCACAGCGCATCCGCAATCTCATTTCCAGCAAGTAGACCTCCCTGGTTAGAACTCTCGTAATGTACTCCGCCGTAGATACGAGACTCTCCATTGCTATTCGCCATTTGGGACCATGTAGGCCAATTTAAATAAATTCCTGACAATGGAACCTGTAATGCTCCGTTAAATCCTCCACTCTGACTTGATGGATCGGTTGGCTGAACGGCACTGCACCCTGGGTATAAAAAGATATTGTTAATAGATGCGTTTTTCCAAGCCGAGTTATTATAGTAAAGCTGCGATGTATACTTAAAAATAAGTAAATTGGTAACTGGGTTTTGCAAGACAATATTGTCTTGTCCAGTCAAATAATTCATCAATTTTGCGGCTGTTGCTCCAAACGTTGAATGACCGGATACAAAGTCTGGGAAAGGAGGCGTAACTGTGTCAATCGTTTGGTAGGGAAGCCAGTATGCACCACTATTGGTTTGAGGAACTCCATTTACAGTTGGTGTTGCGGGATTCCAATCTTGGTGAATGGGCGTGTTAACTGATTGAGATGGATTGTATAATGCCTGTCTGATTTTTTGGATAGGACGAGATTGTAAGTTTGCACGTTTCAGTTTCCATGCATTTAACGATGCTTCAAATATACCAGCTGAAACTATAAAATAATAACGAATTTCGTCTTCAATTGTTTTGTTATTTGAACGAAGATATATATCTGCAAAGGCAAGCCATACACCGCTAGGAGAAGGTGTTCCGTATAAAGGTGTGCCTACTGAATTCAGCGTATCGGCCGGACATTGTAAAAAATACTCGCTGATCATTTTTTGTTCATCGTCAAGTTGTGACTGTGCATGTAATATATTCTGAACTTCTTGTGCCCAACGAGCTGGCTGAGAGACGGGATCGGGAAACAATTTTTGGACATCCGCTTGAATAGCGGCTCTATCGGAATCGCTTAGAATACCAGAATTTGCTGTCCCCCATTCAGGTGTTACATATGCTTTTGTAAACGTATGACCATTCGATAGTGTTACCTTAACAGGAGTCCATTTATCGGGGTGGAGAAGAGTGTTTAAGTTTTGAGGAGTGTCAGTGTTATTGCCATCAATAAACGATGATAGGTTTGCATTGTTATTATAAGAAGTGTTAAATGTAAAAGTGTTCAACCACCCGTCTCCTTGTCTTGCGGTAAAATAAGTCTGAATAAGTTGTTTAAAATTTGAGAAAGACGATTGGGCAGCGCTATCTAATGAAGGCAGAGGGGTATGGGCTGCAATAAGACTTTGAATAGATGACGGGTCGGACGGGTCGAGTTGATAAAGCGCAGAGTTTGGAGATACATGAGGGGCTATGCTATATGGAAGCCATGTTTGGAGGAGAATTGGTACCATATACTGACAAACGTACTCCATCCACACAGGAAGTGTAGTCGTTACAGACTCCTTTGAATTAGATGCCCAGTAATTTTCACCGCTTGGATTTTGGTAATCAACAGGTTGTTTGTCCGAGGTATATGCGTATGCATTGTAAATGATTGTCGATAATATAAAACACCATCTTGCGCAAACAGTTGGTGGGAAGTTATTTAGAGCGGTCGTTCGTAAAAGGCATTCCATCCAATCCGAAATCCAAAAATTAGACGGTATATGGTAGGGTGAAGTTTGGCCGATCTCTTTCATAAGAGATGTCATCATTCCTGGATATGATGTATTTGACACTCCAAAAGACATTTATTATATAATACAGAAATATAAAATAGTTATATTTAAAACAGTACTGTTAAATATAACTATTTTATCAAAAATGCTACTTGAACTTATTATGATCGTAAAGAACTCAGGCGATGTACTACGGGACTCTTTACGTTCCATCAAACCATATATAGACCACTGGACTATATTAGATACAGGAAGTTCAGACTCTACTTGTGATATAATTAACGAGGAACTTTCCGACGTGCAAGGAAATCTTCACCGAGAACCATTTATTGATTTCTCAACTACCCGAAACAGAGTCTTCGAGTTGTCGCCTAAAAAATGTAAATACATGATTGTGCTAGATGACAGTTATGAATTGTATGGAGGAAAAGAACTTTTGGATATGCTCAGACTATCAGATTCACAATGTTATTCTATAAAAATTGGAACGCTACAAGGAACACGTCTTGATAGTTATTATTATTCTTCTCGCATTGTTAAATCTGAACTTGTGCCAACCGTTTTACAATATAGAGGCCGTGTACACGAAGCAATCTACTGTGACCAAAATAAAATTATTTCAGATAGTAATATATATGTAAACGATATTCCAGATACAAATCACGATTTGCGAACTAGACAGCGCCTTCAAACAGACATCGATGGATTATTGTTAGATGAAAAAGATGACAAGTCTAATCCGCGAACTCTATACTACCTTGTACGAACTTATGCAATGGCACGAGACTACAAAAAAGCAATTCTGTATTGCGATAAACTGATTTCTCTCGGTAGTTCAATCAACAGAGAGTTCCAGTTTTTCGCAAATTACGAAAAGCCAACACTCCAATTTGAAATCGATGGCAATAAACAGTCTTATAAGAAATCACTGCTTACAACACAACGAAAGTTTCCAGAGAGAGCCGAATCTGTATATAAAGCCGCTGTATTGCTCTATGAAGAAAAAAGATATGAAGAAGTCAGTCGAGTAATGGAGAGACTGATTTCGTTTCCTATGCCGGTTGTCATGATTACTATTCTGGATACGTCTATTTATGAATATTATATACCGTATCTTTACATCGAGTCGAATTTCAAATTGGGAAATTTTGAAAATGCGATCCCGCTACTTCGAGAAATGCTCAATAAATACCCAATCGACCAACCTCTGTTAAACATGAAATACGCTGTGTGTGATAAACCCATTCGACCTGAATTATTAACCAAAAATTCTACTCTAGTCATTCACATGGGCGGATTTTATAGACCATGGGATCCAAGACGTGAAAAGTCAATTTCAGGGTCAGAATATATGGCCATAAATATGGCAAAAGAGATGACACGTATTGGTTATCGTGTTATTGTCTTTGGATTTTTTGAAAAGGGAGACGTCAATTATCAAGGCATATACGATCGTATTCAGTATATTGATTATAGTTATTTCCCAGAGTTTTCTATTAAATACACGATTGATTATCTGATCGTTAGTCGTCATGTAAAAAATTTAGTTTACTACGATAATATTAAAAATGTATACCTGTGGACACACGATGTCTTACCCATTTTTCAAAGACACTCCTCTATTTTCCAAACTCACGCTAAGAAGTTTAGAGGAATTATCACATTAAGCCAATGGCAAAAGGAGTTTATAAAAGATAAAATGGGAATCGATGAATCCTACCTTATATTGTCGAGAAATGCAATTTATGCAGAAAGATTTACGCGAAACGATATAGAAAAAATCCCGTTTCGGTTCATTTACATGTCGGACGCAAGCCGTGGTCTACGTTATCTAATTAAGATGCTACCCCAAATTAAAGAACGTTATCCTTTAACAACACTATCTATCTTTACAAAAATTGAGTATATCGATCCGAATCTTCTCGACTCTATCAAAACACTAGACTACGTAACTCTTCAACCAAGGATATCACAAGACGCTATTTCGACCGAACTATTGAAATCAGATATTTGGCTTTATCCAACAGATTTTGAAGAGACCTATTGTATATCGGCATTAGAGGCAATGGCAGCCGGTTGTCTAGTAGCCACCGTAAAATGCGCTGGCTTGCAAAATACTGTGGCAGACCGAGGAATTATGTGTAGTCACCCAATTTCTGAAAATCACGAGTCGCTATTTAAAAAACTATGTTTTGTGTTAGACAGACCAGAAATAAAAGAACGATATACCGTCAAAGCGCGTGAATGGGCGCTCACCCAGACGTATCAAAGACTTGCACTAGAATGGAAAAGTATGTTTTCTTCATCTTCATCGGCATCTTTGTATGCATAATTATACTGGTTAGAAATAGTGGAAGAAGCTCTTAATCCCTTTAAAAATAATTGAAGAATCTCACGATTTGGCGAAAAAATATTTATGGACCTAATCGTAAACGGCTGTTTAGGAATAAAAAGCGGGTGTAAGTTTGTGTATAAATGAATATCTAGTAAGTTATGAATAGCTCTGAATAAATGGTATCCTTTTGTTGTTCCGTATTCTCCATAGTCACCAGTAATAATACGTCCTTTATATTTTAGATTGAATGTCATAATAAGTTCTTTTAATTCTGTGGAAGATTTAAATGAGACTCCATCCGCATTCCATTCATACTCATTGTATGATTGTTGTCTGATAAAAGGAAGACCCGTATAGTCTTCTATATTTTCGTTATCAATAGTATCTAATATATTATTTACGTCAATACTATCAATCCATTGCATTTATCTACTTTAAAGATTTAATAAAAATAAATGATTAACATGATTAACATTAAGTATAAACTATACGATCACGTTTCAGCCGATGGCGATATTAGCGAACATCTTTTATATCTAGAAAGACTGTCACGCGATTGCAACTCCATTCTGGAATGCGGCGTTCGGTCGGTAGTTAGTTCATGGGCTTTTTTGAATGGGCTTGTTAAAAACGCAACGACCACTCCGAAAATGTTGCACTCATGCGACTTGGATAGATCATCTAACATAAATGAACTTGAAATCGCATGTGTCGAAAATTCCGTATCATTCAAATTTCATAAATGTTCCGATCTTGTTTTACCTTACCAGAAATATGATATGATTTTTATCGATACATGGCATGTGTACGGACATCTCAAACGAGAACTGTCAAAATTACACGAAATGGCGGCGAAATATATAGTAATGCACGACACAGAAATCGACGGAATACACGGTGAAACCATACGAAACGGCTGGAATCCACACCAACAGTCAATTGATACAGGTATTCCTGTCGATGAAATAATGAAAGGGCTTCAGCCAGCGATCGATGAATTTCTAGCCGAACACAAAGAATGGAAGATAAAAGCCCATTTCACTCATAACAATGGACTAACTGTTCTTGAACGAATTTAAAGATTTATTTTATATTTAAAATAAATTATGATAACTATCATAACACCATCATACAGACAGCATAATATACCCAGATTATTCGATAGTATTAATTTTGACAAAATTGATAAGTGGATTATTGTATACGATACGACAAAAAATAGAACCTACCAAAAACAATACGCAGACCATCCCAAGATTTTAGAGATCGAGTGTTCCGACTCCGGAATAGCTGGTAATGCCCAGCGAAACTATGGTATGAGTTTAGTAGACGATGGTTTCATCTATTTTTTAGATGATGACAATATAATTCATCCAGCCTTTTGGGAGATTATTGACGGGTTGGATCTAAATTATTTTTATACATTTGACCAATCTCGCGATAAAAATGGACGAGTATTATATGGCGACAAGATTGCGGTGTATCATATAGATACAGCCATGTTTATTGTCCACAAAAAACACATTAAGAATATAGTTTGGCAAAATGACATATATGCAGCAGATGGGATATTCATATGTGATATTTCCAAAAACAATACGGAGTGTCACAGGTATATAAACCAAATTTGCTGTTATTATAATTATATCGATTAGATAGAGTTATTCTATTATTCTATAATATCTATATAATCTATGATGCCAAGCAGTTTTTTCCAAGTGGTTGTATCTTTAATCTCTCTATCATTTTCGTGTCTAACTCGATATATTATGTAGGACGAATCAATGGGTGAACTATCGTTTGAGTAACACATATCAATGTGAGTAATAAGGATCCCATTTTTTTTGGTAAGGTGTGATATAATCACGTCGTCGTTATGCGTGTGATACATCAATGAGTCGAATGGTAGTGTCTTAAAATATTCAATAACGTCTTTACTGAAAACCATAAATGTACCGGACATAAAATCGATTACGTCTGTTGGTCTCAGCGAAAAACACCAATCCGGTAAACATACACAAATATTGTGACCTCCTGCGTATTTTACACGAGGAGAGTTACGTAACGTATTACACAGCAATGGAAAATTAATAAAAGTAGACAAATTTACACGTACAACATAGTCGTATGTAGATGGTATAACATGTAACGCCCTAAGAAATTTTACTATCATATGAGGATTGTACTCTGGATGAATGGTATTAACATTTAGGTTAGGCTCACTACGTTTAAAAATAAAGTCATTAGAATCGCAAACAAAATCCTCTGGTGGTTCCGTGTCATAGACAAACAAATGAGGTATGTTATATTGTTTAAGCTGAAGTTTTCTAAATTTAATGAAGTCGAAATAAACAGGCTTATCAAAACTTGCTATGATTATTACAAACAGGGTTGGATTCGGCTGCTGTGATAAAGACATTTTTATTTAAAAATATCTTTAAATAAATTTATGAGTATTCAAAGTCAGAATATTCAAAGTCAGAATATTCAAAATGAGTTACTTCCAATGATAGATCATTTGTCCGATATTATTACGCCTCACCAATTTGAATTACTTAGGTCACATCCGGCCGAGTTTTTTGCGCTATTAGAATTTAATATGTACGTATATATTCTTAAACCTGAAACCAAAGAATGGATCCAATACAGAATGTATTCGTGTAAACCTCCCTATGCTAAACTTAGAAATGAGATTCATAGCTATCATAAAAACTTAAAACTATCTACTATTTGTTTGTCGAGTCTGGTTGCTAACTATCCTCCTCAACGTTCAATTGTTCTTTTTGACTCAATGGCGCGTGTAAATGGGATGGTTACTCACCCAATTTTTCAACAAATCGCAGGAGGCTGTTTAATTATTCCTCTACAACTCACAAATTGGCCAGAATGGGACATCCAGTTCTTTCCTTGGCTATTTCCACCACCAAAATAGTTTTTGATAAATATAGGATCTAATTGTTGTCTTTTCGTCCTTTTCGATTTTAATAGGCTCAATTGCCATATCTTCTTCAGGCGTTGAAACTATATCTTTGGTTGTCTCTTTTATGCTATTTAGTTCGTCTGGAAATGCCTGTAGTTTTGTTTGTTTGCGTTCTTTAATTTGGGCTCGAATTCTTTTCATCTTCGCTCGCAAGTTATCTTCAGCAATATTACTCATTTATAATAATACAAGAAAAGTTTTATATATAAATAAAATGTATAACTACAAAAATGACAGTATATGTTATAAAATAAGCGCTTGTTTCGCAATTTTGAGAGGATACATCAATTTAACGACATGGTCGTCGAATGAAACAAGGTTACATACAAAATATGTAAGCGTATTAAATGACGATAAAATTTCATTGAAAGAGAATGAAATTGTTATTAATATTAATCACTGCAAACAGTCCTACTTTGTAAGAGAAGAAGAGGAGTTCGAAGTATTGTAATGACTATTTTCTACACGTTCAAGAAATGCTAATGACTCTTTCCACACATCTCCGCCTTTATCAAGATGACCAATTGCCTCTGCTAAATACTCTATATAACTTTGAAATACGCTCAAAATCGATTTATCAATACGGTCGTTATGCCACAATGATTTTGCATAATATAGATGGTTATAACATTTCTCTTTTATAACCGAACTATCATTTTCTGCAAAATTAGATGTGTCCAGTATATTTACAATGTCCCGTAAGTAGTGTCTGAATTGCTCAATGTGTTGGCACATTTTACGGTTTTCGTAATTAGTACGGAGAATCTTTTCGCTAATACGTAAATCATCTTCCAAAATCCGAGGATCGCGTGACATTCTTTGGATATTTTGAGTAGTAGTAATATTAGTAATATTAGTAATCATTTTTATATATCATGCAACGATTTCGTATAAAATAAAGATAATAATTAAGAAAATTACAAGAGAAATACCTAAACTGTATAAAAACTGCTTGTTTTTATCGATTTTTCCATTTATTTTAATATAATCAGGTTTCATTATACCAAATAAATAATCTATTGCATAAATCATAACTACAAATAGAAAAATCAATCCAATTGCAGAATACAATATTGTTTGTTGTTTGTGTGTGCTTACCATGGAGATATTTATACAATATACACCTTTCTGTTAAAACATAAATAAATTTAAACATATTTATAAATATAAATGTCTGCACCCGCAAAACCGTCAAAGACTATTCAAGCGCCTCAAAAACAACAGATTTCTCCGGCGCTACCACCTCGTGCTTCTCAGCAGTCTAAACTACCTCAAAAACAACTATCAACTCCTGTACCAGTTTCTAAACCGGCGCCGACAGTTTCATCACAACAAGCTAAACCTATGCCAATTCCACTAGTTTCACCTCCTACACCTGTTCCAGCCCAGGTAGTTTCTGTACCTTCGCCTCCTACACCTGTTCCAGCCCAGGTAGTTTCTGCACCTTCGCCTCCTATGCCTGTTCCAGCACCGGTAGTTTCACCTCCAGTTTCTAATATGTCAACTGTTTCAGCCCCTACTAATTCCGTTTCTGCAACACCAGCATCTTCTCTACATGATCGTGTTCAACAAAATAGACTATACCAACAAAAAATGACAACTGAACTTACTAAATTCTTGAAAGTCTACAACCAATTGGGTCACAAACCTATCGAAATTGATATGACCAATAATAAAAATTACGCGGTCGTAATTCGCACACTTGGTAATTATTTATATACAACTAATATAGATGATTGGATTTCAAGCACCATTTCACTTGGCGATAATTTAGAAATAAACATGAGCGTGTTTACTAATACGTCCTACCAAACGCCTGTACAAGCTTTTTTGCGCCAACTAAATACGGCTTTTAATGGAAATTTAGATAATGAAATTCACGATTACTTAGCCACAACGTCAGATTTCACAGATATTGAAAAAGTGGTATGTTATGAATTCTACGGCTATATGTCACGTCTACAAGTTGCGATGAAACAGGGTATTTTTAAAGACTCGATCCAACATAGCGTTACGTCAACGGAAACAATTTCGTCTTACTCGGTCCCAATGCAGGAATTTAACGATTACACAAAAATAGTTTCGGTCGATCCAATAAAATACAACATCATTGATCGTTTTAATAAGGCTCTACCAGATATCGCGTCTAAAAAAGTACAGCCAGATATTTTTTTTGATGCTTAAAGATTTTCATTTACGTAAAATATGGCTACTATTGAAACCGAATCCCCGCCGACTCTTACATCTACAACGACAATATCATCAACCTCGTCGATGATTTATAGAAATATCTATATGATAGCCGAAATTCTTATTTTTTCTATTACAACAATCTACTTTTATCGAAAAATGAATTCAATGTCAGGACAGATAAAAGAAATGGAAACAAAAATTCAAAATCTTGAAAAAACGATTACAGAACAAAAAACGTTTATCAACGATAAGATGTCGGAAATGTCATCTATTGTGTCCTCTCAGATCAATCAGTTGATGCAGCAGTCTAGACCGCAATATCCCCATCCTCAACAATACACACAGTCTCCGCAATATGACCAGGTTCCGCCGTACACTACTTCTACACCCCCAAAGGTTAACGTTCAGCCACAAAAACTATTCCAAGCTACTCAGAATCAACAGACCCAAAAGAATGTCCAGGGTTCACAGAATAGTCAGAGTAGTCAGAATGTCCAAGCTTCCCAGAATCAACAGAATTTCCAGACGACACCGACTCGACAGAACGTCCAAGCTTCACATACTCAACAGAATGAAGAGAATCAACAGAATGTCCAACCAGTTCAGAACCAAAATGGTCAGATCTCGCAAAAACTTCCAAGTAGCCCAATTCAACCCCCCTCACAATTTTTTCCATTCGAGGTTCTTGTATTTTCAGAAGGTGACATGAAGACTAAGAATGATAATAAAATGACAATAGAAGAAGATATTGATGAAGATGACTTAGACAGAGATTTAGGACCAGAGTTAAGCGAACTAAACTAAAATTACTCGTAATTTAAAGACTTCTATTATACATATAGATTATGTATAATATGTATAAAATTATACCAAATGTACCAACTTCCGATCATATGTACCAGCAATGGAAGAGTTTTTATGAACCGCACGTACAACATCTTTTTAATCACCTGCTAGAAAAACTAGAAGACGAAAATATCTTATATATGAATTACGATTTTGAGACATTTTGTAACCTGGTCTATAAAAAGAGTTCTAAAAGGATGCCCGTACATTAAAGAGGGTTTATAGATTAGGATGTCAAAAACAATTAAACATTCTATAAAAGAAGAAGAATTATTGTCTGAGCTGGAACAAACCGAGATAATTGAAGCCCAAAATCATCAAATGGTTGAAGACGTAATTGAGGAGAAGATATACAAGGTATGCGCAAATATGGTTTCCTACATAAAACAATACCAGACCGAAACCGCCCTTCCATTTTCAGAATATCTTGACTATTCGAGTATACATGATTATATCAGGTATACTGGAACGAATAATGATATATAAAATTTATTTTATTAAATAAATTTTTTTGACTTCATTTTTTAAACAGGCACATGATCAAGTTTTTAATTTTGGGGTCATTGAGAACCTGTAAATCATCTGGTGAATCTCCCAATTCTCTTAATATTTTTGTGACGTGCCCCTCATCGTTTTTAGATTCTATTTTTCTCTCTTTGCCGAGTTTTTTGTGTAACAATGCAATAGAATCTTTTGTTCCAACAATTGGATGGCCGTTATAGGATGAATGGATAAAGGGTTGTTTTACATTATGACCGGAACTACGGCATTCACCTCCTTTTCCATTTTCGTGAATATGACATACATCATCGCCGTTGCAAGCCATATCACGATCGCAAGGATAATCCTTATGCTCTTCTTCAACTGGTTGTGGTTTTACATGTCTTGTTTTTTCAGGCCGTGGTTCTTGCTTGGTTTTTACGACAACTGGTGGTTCATCGACGACAACCGGTGGTTCATCGACGACAACTGGTGGTTCTACCACGCGTTTTTCCTCTACAACCGGTTCTGGTTCGTCGTCATCGCTTTCAATCTTTTCTTTACCAAATTTTTTATCTTGTTCTTCTTCAATGCGTCTGCGCACCTCTTCTATATCTTTTGAGGTTTTCCCAGATAAACCCGGAATCTTTAAATCTTTGGCAATTTTTTTCAGAGCTGTAATGCCCAACCCTGTTAACTCTACACGTCCATTTTCTTCTGGTTCATCTCGTGATGGTGATGGTTTAGACGGTTTTCTTGGAGACCGAGACGGTTTTCGTGATGGTTTTTTAGAAGGCGACCGCGATCGAGATCGAGATCGAGATCTAGACAAGCTTGGCGAATCCGGTGACACACAACGACCAGTTGTAGTGTTTCGAACTTTATCACCTTCACACGGCGACACACACTTTTTAGATTTGTTTCGCACTTTTCCGTCTTTGCATCCATCGACAGGCCAGTCTTTATCGGCCACTGGCACATTTTTGGGTTTAGCCTTCGGAGATGCCTTCTTCGAGACCCTGGCTTTCTTAGGGGACCTAGCCTTCTTAGGTGATGCCGATTTAGCCATATTATACATTTTTCCAGAAATCTTCTGAATCAATGCGAAATTAGTTTCAGACCCATTGACGTCCAATCCCTGATCGTTCGCGATATTGATAAGCGACTGTTTGTCCATGTTATTGAGATGTTCTAACGTGTACATATTTATTTATTTCTAAATAAATTATATTTAATTCATTTTTATTTATAGAAAAAAAACCGCAGCTTTATTATAAGTTTTATCCTTTCGCTGATTGGACAAGTAATTTGTCTCATTAAACCGATTATAGACATTCTCATGCGTATGTCCAAAAATCCACGCAATTGGTGGATTCTTCAAATAAATTGTCTTATTTTGGTAATATTCATCGTACCGCTGGTCGTGGTTGCCACGGCTCTTACGTTTTTTAAACTCCATATGGACAGGTGGATAGTGTGTAACGATAACATGCTTACGGTATTGAAGAGACGAAATTTTGTTTAAATAATTTACCGAGTCATTGAACATCTCCGCGATCTCATCACGTGTAATATCAATTGAAAACCAACTTGGAGGTTCATTTTGAGGGTTACACCATAAACACGCCCCTGTAAATAAAACGTCTTCTATTACAATCGAAGAATTATTCAGATAAAATACATTTTGAAAAGTATAAAAAAACTTTTTAACCATTTTTTCAAGTTCATCCATCGAATACATATCACTGTAAAACTCGTGATTGCCGGGAATATAAAGTACGTATTGAAAATTGGCACTCACATACTTAAAAAAAGACAAATGCTGTGAAATTTTTCCAATATGACAAATATCTCCTCCTAAAATCAAGACATCACCTTTGGGATCAATCAAATCTGGTAAATGATATGAAGTTAATTGATCCAAGTGCAAATCACTTGCATACTGAATACGAACGGGCATTATATACTTTTATTTATATTAAAATACATAAATAAATTCATTTTTATAATTCTTCTAGATTAATATCGGGACCTCTCATTCGTTTCTTAGGGGCAGTTTCTGTGTTTGTTGTAGAAGGCGGAGATGAACTAGGTGTTGATGTCATTCCAAATAAATTACTTCCTATTTTTTTCATAACCATTTTTGTAATAATGAAGATGGCCGCGTTAATGACAATCGTAAATAGCAAACGTATTTCAACGGGCCATTTGCTGCCTTCCGGTACATAGCTCTTTTCACCCAACTCAATCAAAAGATGCTCATATTTATTCATACTCAATATTTGCTGTTTAGTAAAATCTTGCATATCAAACTTAAGCCAATAACCTAGAACGAACTCCACGATATAAAAGCCAGTAATAAGATAACTTTTGTAATTTTCAATATTGCTATCAATATTTACTTGACGTATCGTAGACTCATAGGTTCGCTGCATATGTCTATAATCACTGTGTATCGAAAATTCCGGAATACTTGTATTTTTATAGGAACGTTTTAACAACTCAAATTTAAATAATAGTTCGCGCTTCAAATCTTCATCATCCTGAACTTGCAAATTTTCAATAACTTTCTGAGGAACATAACTACCACCTGCGATATCTGAAAGACGAGGCGCTACATTTACAGGAGGTGTTTTAGGTCTCTCCCTGTCACGGTCATCTCTATCGCGATCACGGTCTCCTCTATCACGGTCACGGTCTCCTCTATCACGGTCTCCTCTGTCACGGTCTCCTCTGTCACGGTCTTTCTTATCATCTTTTAACAATTCTCGCATGCGGGATGATAAATCGTCATCGTCATTTTTAGGAGATGAAGGAGAACTAGACTTTTTGGATGATTTTGAACTAGTTGACAATGGCGGCGAAGGCTGTGGCGATGGAGAATGTTGAGGTGAAGGTGGAGAATTCTGTGGAGGAGATGGCGACGGTGAAACATCATTCTTTTTGTTTTTAAAATCCTCATAATTCTCGTAAACATCTTCGTCAGGGCTACGTTGTTGTATTGGAACTGGAGGTGGTATTTTTGGAACGTATTCAGTATTTACTAAATTATTCTTAACTTTTGCTTTATTTTCTAATAGCTCCAAATATAAAATAGGCATCTGAGGAAAATGTTTTGGTCTAAAAGGCGGCCTCTCAGTCGGAACTTTTATTACTTGATATGTTGGCTTCTTAGACATTTTAGTTTAAATCTAAGACCTTTAAATATTATATTTATGACGTATAAATCATAAATATACTAAAAATCTTCCATAATTTCATGATTGTCTTCTGAAGAATTCGATAACACATAAGCCGACTGATACTCAGTCGGGCGACTCTCAAAAAAATTAGTTTTACCAACCATCCCAATCGTCTCCATAAAAGAGAATGGATTATGTGTGCCGTATTTCTTTGGATAACCAAGATCTACCAATAGACGATCAGAAACATACTCAATGTACTCACACATGCTTTCAGAACTCATACCCAACAATTTTACAGGAAGAGCATCCGTCATAAATAGTTTGGCAACAACTACCCCCTCCTCTATAATACAGTACGCGTCGTTTGCCGATAATTTGTTAACCAACATTCTGTACATCTCACACCCAAATTGTACATGCATCCCTTCGTCGCGCGCAATAAACTCATTTGATTTTACCAACCCCTGTAAAAAAAGTCGTCCAGCGCTTTTATAACGTTTAAGCCAAAAAATAGACGCAAACGCTCCTGAAAAAAACACACCCTCTACTACGCAAAAAGCGATTACACGGTGAGCAAACGAGTGATCCGAGTTAATCCACTTGAACGCCCAATCACTGATCAGCTTAACACTGTCAACCGTCTGAATAGAATTAAAGAGTAAATCTCTTTCCGCTGTATTCTTTACAAGATTGTCAAGCATAATAGAATACACTTCCGAATGGATATTCTCAATTGCCATCTGAAAGCTGTAACACACACTCGCCTCCATCACCGTAATCTCTTGTAAAAATCGAGATGAAATATTAAAATTCACAATGCCATCGCTTGCCGCAAAAAATGCAAGGACGCGTTTCAAATAATGCTGTTCATTTTGAGATAACGTCTCAAAATCTTCAAGATCTTTCGAAAAATCAACTTCCTTTGCCGTCCAAAACAAAGCCAGCTGCTTCTCGTAACAGTCCCACAGATTAGGATACTTTATAGGAAAAAGCGTAAATCGACGACTCTTTTCTGACAGAAGAGGTTCTTCCATATTTATTACTAATGAAATAAATAATCTATATTCTCATTTTTAAAAACTTGTAGATGATACGTACTCATAAAATATAATACCCCTTTCATACGGATGCGCATCATTTAACGCCCCTATCATTTTAGAAGGGAGTTTGATTTTGTAGCTACGTTTCTCAATACAATTCCAAACATAAATATCGGTTTCTTTATCAAAAACAAAATGAGAAGGTAAATTTGCCTCAATTGCCTCATAGATTTCAGTCGTATTTCGGAGACCCATATTATTATAATCGACTCGTTTGCGCGCCAATAACTTCTTTAATTTGTCAAAACAATAATTCTCAATACATTTTGAAAGACACAGCAAACAACACAATAGTTTTTCCCAGTTAATCTTTGGATTGCAAAATTTCACAATGGAATCAATACATCGCAACGTATCATGCTTAAAATTGGCTACACCCGTTTCTCGTGTCTCCTTTTTGATATACAGCGACCGATTTCGGACACACGACTCGACAATAGATTTTAGGATGTACATATTGTAAAAATCATTGCTAATTTCTTTCTCAATCTTTAAAAACTCAGTCACTAAAATACCGGCCATATCTTCTAACGTATCGGTCGTATGACGCGTTGTCAATGGTAGATCAACAAGAGCCTGTAAAATATCTACAATATGGTGACCCTGTTCTTTAAAAAACGCCGACCGTTTAAACTGAGCGCTCATTCGTTTCAAAAGATGATCGGAGATGCTACGTTCGTCTTCCCTATCATCCCACCCACATTCCAAATCGATTTTACATTTAGCATAAACATTGGAAATAAGCTTACGAAAACGTTTTGACTCTGGTGTCTTTTTATATTTTTTCATTTCGTGGCTAACACTTGTTAAAAACAATTTTGCATCCGCGTGCTGGTCATGCGTTGCCGTAATAAAACCAATGTCTGTGTGAGCCAATGCGCCGTATAGAGACCGATTATCACAATTCTTATTAAATGAAAACCCAAAATCGATAATCGTAGGATAGTAGCCATAGGTCGGTACCATATACGTTCGTGTCTCATCAAGAATATAAAAAAATACGCTATTGGGTTTACATTTTTTCACCAACACATTATTTGAATGTATATCGTAGTGACTAAATTTTAGATGTTCGCTTGCGATAATATCAGCCAACAATGTCTGTTTGACTATCGACATAATGATATACGGAGTTATCTCGTCGTTTTTGATATAACGATATAATTTACGAGCATCTTCAATATGCTCCATTAACAGCACATCTGTTTGTATGCGAGTATCTCGTTTGCTATACTCAAACGGGTTATCGGCCGTCCTGAATGTACTTATGACAGGTACGCGAAATTTGCCATACGCCTTACAAAAATGTGGACAAAACTCGCGGATGGTATTAAGCCCTTCCATGACGGCATATTCTTGTGGGATCGTAAAATTTAAGTATTGGCTTATTTTATACACAAATTTTTTACCGGTTTCATTATTTTTTAACAGCCCAAGAACGCCTTGCTTACCGGACCTAGGAAAAGACGAGTGAAATTCTAAAAAGTCGGGTAAATGGTGATTATCTTCATTATCAAATAAATCAATATGATCTTCAACTTCTTCGTTAAATAGGAGTGGATCTCCTGTGTAGTTAACAATACCACTAGGACTTTCAGACATATTTTTACTCTTATTATAATTCGTTAAATAGGAATTATTATATTCGTCTAACCTCTCTTCACTGCCTCATCATCGCCTCATCGCCTTAAAACGCGATCGACGCGATTTTTACAATTTCATTGGTTATATATAATTTTTAAAAAATTTAAAATTAATAATATTAGCAATACGCGCGAGGTCCCACACACACACATTTTTTTTAAAAATAAAATCAATTCCAAGAGATTACCATTTCACTCTCGAATTTAACCTGCTAAAATAATTCATATAAATTGATAAATTTCAGTCTGCAATATAGACTGAAATTATATTGGGAATTAAGAATTACTCAATTCCGACTTAATTCTACTCAATTCCAAAAACAGAATTAAGTAGAATTGAGGATTTCTTAGTTTTTATAATAGTCACTTAATTCTACTTAATTCCACCATAACAGAAGACTGAAATATACCGAATTTATGCCGGAATTGATTCTATTTTTAATAAAAAATGTGTGTGTGTGGGACTTAGACACTTGAGACAGTTTTGCTACAAATATTTCGCAGAATGTCATGAAAAAAATCATTCTTATCGCCATTAAACATCCGAAACACCTCCAAATCTTGCTGGGAGAAGTTACCCGCAACTTCCATAAAGTAGGAAAGTTGCGTCGGGTCCTTCGCAATCTTAAATTTGTCTGTTAGCTCGTTTGTATACTGTATCGTAAGCTCCCTGTTACGTTCCTTGATACTTTTAAATAAAAGATCAGATAGATTGGTCATTTCAGGGTCGGAAACAATCTCGCCCTGCTCATTCTTATATTTTAGTTTACGACGCGCGTAGTCGGTACATATGACACGTTCTTTTAATGGGTATTCGAGAAAGTATTCGGAATAACCTAGTGCGCCCTTTTTAATGTGATCGATTGTTAGATTTTTTACCTGATCCTTAATATGCTCATCAGAAATAATATGGAGATTGTTGATTGTATTATTATTGGTAATCGTGGGCTTTGAAATAGCTTTCTCGGCCAAGTCCTTAATAGTCTGTTGGAGTTTATCATTCTGTTGTTTCAAGTCAATGTTTTCCTTTTCAAGAATCTTATTGGCATTTTCAACGGCTCGTTTTTCATCTTCTACTATTTTTAACCGTTCTTTTATTTGAAAATCAACTTGATACTCAACACAGTTTTGCTGATGTGTTTGAAGCCAATTGCTCGTAGAAAATGTTTTTGAACACCCGGAACATTTATTAAGAATATGTTCGCGGCCTTGAATCGCGAGACAATATTTTGCAAGTTTTTTATGATTAAGCAATGTTTTTTCGTATGAGAAGGATGATTGGCAAAATTCGCATATGTACTTTGAATCCATCTTTATTTATAGGTAGTGTTATAAATTGGAATTAACAAAAAATTAATTCCAATCAATTCTACGAAATAAAAATGATTACCCACTGGTTTGGGTTTGAGTATTCTAACCAAAACTCTCAAAATATTCAAAATATTCAAAATGCTTATCGAATATGACGAAATGAAAGATGTCAAACAGCTTGAACGCGACTGGGAAGCAGCGGCCAATACCTTCGGCAATGTTTGCAAGGAAGGTCAAACTATTCTGATTGGATGGAAGCGTAAGAACGAAGACCGTATTACAATCTATACTCTTGAACGAGAACAGGGAAAACTCGAAAAATACATCAGGGTTTGGGACGACGATAAATACCCAAATCGATGGGACTACATTTACTATCCTTAGGGTATTGTGTCGTGAATATTTTTGAATAAAATTTATATGGTTACTCATACAAATTTTTATGTACTGCATGTAACAAAACCGTTTGTAATAGTTGCTACGGGGCTTGTTGACGGGCATACAAATTGACGATTTGCTGAATCATAAGTAGCAGGTGTATTGCATTGCCCAATCGCGTTTACATAGTTTTTATAGGCAGTAGAATAATTAGCTATTGTCGCACTGTCGACTTTCATACTAGGATCATTCGAACCAATAATTGTAGACGCGGTTGTGTTTGCGCTTACTAATGCTGAATCAGGGTTAGTTTTTACAGTTTGAGTTTGACAACTATTTACACTCACATTTAAAGGAGGTCCGCATGGCGCACATGTATAAATTGTTAAATTAGGTATGCATGTGTTAGTACAATCATTATCGGTCGCACCTGCATTTGGAGTATATGACCGTTTAAGTGTTCCACATGTTGGTGACCACGGACCGTTACATACAGGGATACTGCCTTGTGCATTTCCATAATTATACATAGGAGCCCCATCTTTACTGATCCAAGGTCCAAATGTTCCAAGACATATTGGATTCGCGCAAGCAGTAGTTGGAGCAGGAGTGTCAGCAACTCCAACTCTGTATTTTTCGACGTCTATAAACAAAAACACGAAGATTACTATTAATATTATTAATATCGAAATAATAACAAATACCTTTTTCATTTATAAAATATAAGATTTTATAAAAATGTTAATAACATCCTTCGTAGTGAATAATGGCTTTTCGAAAATAGAAATCATAATCTAGATCTGTCATAAAGTGTCTAAACTCGTCGTACATCCCTTCTCGAATAAACGATATGTTTTCTCTGAAAAATTTAAGAAATGCTCCACGTAAGTTATAGTGTATTACTGGTATGGTCATTTGGTGTAAAATTTCGTCCATCTCATCCGGATCTTCCATTCTAGTGATACACGCATTCAAACGACCTTCCAAGTTTGCAATGATCTGATCCTCAAACGAGATCGAAATACTCATTTGTTCGTCAAAACCAGACAGCGTATTGACAATACGGCTTACGTATCCGGACGAACATTTATTATTGGATTCAATAAGTTCTTCAACTAACCGTTTTTCCAGTTCTTCTCGATGTTCAGAATCTTGGATGTAGGTCCACATTTTAGCGAGAATAGTCGTAAGTGTCATATTGCTGTGGCCGTAAACGGCTCGGTCAATCACAATACGAAGAAGCGCGCCTTCTACATCTTCGCGATGTTCGTGGGTTTTTCCAATTTTCTCTAATAGTTTTTCACGTGTAGTATCAAAGTCGTAGACAGTTTCGTTGCGTGGATGATAGGTGCTAAGTTTTTCTACCAGTTTTTCGACACTTTCTTCAATTGAACGAACGTGGACATTTTGTGAGTTTTTGAATATATTTGAGCGTGCCATTTCACCTCCGGCCAATACAAAAAGTGCATTTCTGGCAAGTGCGCGAGATTCGTCACGTCCATTTTGTAATAAAATATCGCAGGCGTCTGCACGTGTGTCTTCTGCGATTGTGATATCGTCCGCGATTTGAAGTAAAAACTGTTCCATTCGCTGTCGAGTGGGTTCATCGGGAGTGCATTTTTCAAACATATACTGGCAAGCGATGGCTCGATACGTGTACGTATTACCCTGGTTATCGATAAATTGGTTGCATGCGTTGCGTACGTAAAATAGAAATTTATCGTCTTTAAAATGTTGTTCGAGCGATTGGATGATACGATAGCGATAGACAACATCAATCGATGTGTCTGAAATGCTTAAACAAAAGTAGTTAGACGATTCCAATTCGTATTTTGTGCTTTTCATGAGGTATATAATGGTCGCAACTCGCAACGGAGTTGGCAATGCCGATATTTCCGCGATTTCATTGGCGAACATATTGTTTAGAAGAGTATACCCAATGTCACCGTCGAGTTGTTTTGCACAGTCGATGCGATAGATAATCGGGATATCGGTAAGGGAGCATATAGCCTGGATGTATTCGGCTAGATTTTTTGTTTTAGAAAAAAAATACATACCTACTATACAGCTAATTAATTCGCCGACAGTTTCGCCCTCGGTTTTATAATACAGGGATAGAGAATGAAGGCGTTCGTGTAACGGCAGGAATAGATCGATCGCATTTTTACGATGATTTTCATCTTTCGAGTCGTCGGTTTTGATCTCATTTTTTTCCGATGTTTCGAGTGTTTCTAAATAAGTGACAGAGGCCATTTTATTTTATAACAAAATATTCCATTAAATTCTATTAAATTAAAAAATGGGTGTAAAATTGAAATTGAGTGTTTCGAACAGTTCACGTACAATGTCGTCGTGAAAACTTTTTCGATCCAATGTTTTTAACATATTGAAATCTTCTTTTTTACAGGGATATTTGTACTTTCGAAGCAATTGGAAGAGGACGTATTGCGTGTTGATAAAGCTTTTCCGATCTATTTTTCCGGTAAATTTAAAACGTTTATCGTATAAATTGGATATCTTATCAAAATCTTCCATGAGTTGTGGTTCAAGATGCGATATGTCATCGATTGGTTTTCCTGTCATTTTATGGTAAATTAGCACAACATCTTCGTAGTGTTTAGAATGATTGGTTTCTTTTAGAAATAACAGGACGTGTTCTTTTGTAATCGACTCAAATCGCGTCTTTTTAATAGGCGATGCGGTAAGTAAACCGTGTTGTTCAAATTGCTCTTCCAGATCTTGATAAACTTTATCGGCGATTGTCGCGTTTTGTTTTCCTTGGTATTGATTGATACAGTCTTTAAAATGTATCCGACGTTCGTAGTTATATTTATTGGACAGATTAATTCTAGTAATATCTTTGAAACTTGTTGATTTATGCGACTTCTCTTCCTGTTTTCCGCAATTTTCACATATTTCCAAGTTTTGATCGAAATTTGTAATAAATTCTTGCGAGTTGCATAGCGAACAAACCTTTTTAGATTTTTTTTGATTCTTTGTTAGGTCTTCAAGTTCTTTGTAGTCAATATCATATTTTTTCAAGATGTCTAAATAGCTAGATGTAATGCTCGACATATTTTTATCGGGTTTTTGTTTGGACATAAATGATATCTTTTGAGGAGCAGCCTGGTGGTAGGTTTCAAGAAGTTCAGATACGTCCATTGTGTAAAAATGTTGATTTTCTAAGATTGAGTTTGTTTTTTCTTTTTCTTGTTCTAAACAATGTAATTTTTCTTGAAGGTCGCGTTTTACATGTGGAGATATTTCGGTCTCAATTATAAGTTGTCGAAGTCTCCTAATTTCATTTTCTAGATGCACAATATTCTTTTGATTTTTATTCCACACATCTTTTATTTTTTTATCAATGCTAAAAATATCAATTTCCATTTAAAATATCCAATTACCTTAAAAATTAATATCCTTTTAACTTATATATTACCATACAACATAAAAATACATAAATTTTTTATTGAAATTTAAAAAAAAAATCTCAGCTATAATAAATGTCTACTATTTGCTCATCCAACTTGACGTCAGGATTTATCGATCTCGCGACTTATGATGAACAGGAAAAGTATCTGTACGGCGGCCCAGACGCCGTTGCCTATTTCGTTCGTGAAATTCGCAAGTCGACCTGGTTTACCCAGGTCCCCGTATGCCTCAGCAGCCGTTCGGGCCAAGCCGGATTTGGCCAACAGTGGTCAGTGTCGATCTCGCGTGCAGGTGATTACCTCTTGCACACCTGGCTTCGTCTGACAATGAACGCCATCACCGCCGCTACCGCCAACGCAACGGTCGCGTCGACGAGTGGTAACACTGTTCTCCGCTGGTCTCGCAATCTGATGCACAATTTGATCTCGGAGTGCGCCATTACGTTTAACGATCTCGTAGCGGCTCGCTTTGATAACTACCACCTCGATTTCTGGTCGGCATTTACCGTCCCCGCCGGCAAGCGCAACGGCTACAACAATATGATCGGAAACATCGACGCCCTCACCAACCCATGCGCCGTTGCTTTCCCCTCTCCCGCTCAGCTCGCTGGCGCCGCCGCTTGCCAGGTCAACGTCGACGCTAACGGTCGTCAGGTCCTGCCCGCTGCAACTCTCAACCTTCCTCTCCCATTCTTCTACTCTCGTGATTCCGGTATTGCTCTGCCCACCGCGGCTCTGCCATACAACGAAATGCGTATCAACTTTGCATTCCGCAACCTCAGCGATTTGCTCACTGTTGACACGTACAACAACGGTGTATGGTCGTCGGCCCCAGTTGCTTCCAGCAATCTTTTGAACCCCGATGCCAACCAGATCATGTCCAACGTAAACGTATGGGCCAACTACGCCATTGTGTCCAACGATGAACGTAAGAAGATGGCTTGCGCCCCTCGTGACATCCTCATCGAGCAGGTCCAGACCGCCCCAGTCCAGAACTTCAATCCCAACACATCGGGCTCGATCGACATTCGCTTCTCGCACTCGATCAAGGCCCTGTTCTGGGCTTGCCGCAACATGACTGTGACCTCGTCTTGGTCCAACTACACCACCGATCAGCACCTGCCTCTCGGCCCTGCTGATTGCGTCTCGGAATCCAACGCCCTGTTCGGCGTCGTCGACTACCAGGCCGGCACTGACCCCATCGTCAACACGTCTCTCATTTATGAGAACACCCAGCGTATCTACCAGATGGGCAGCGACTACTTCTCGCTTGTCAACCCATGGTTCCATGCGCCAGTCATCCCTCTCGAGACCGGTTACCACATGTACTCGTACTCGCTTGACTTCTACGCCATTGATCCAATGGGAAGCACCAACTACGGTAAATTGACCAACGTGTCGATTATCCCGGCCGCCTCGAACGATGCCATCGCATCCGTTACGGACTACTCGGCCAAGTATTGCTTCATCACAACGGCCCTAAACAACAACATCATCCGTATCTCAGGAGGTAAACGAACCAAGAACGTGCCTCCAACAGTAAGCTGCTATCCACGATGTAATATCTCGTGGATGGGAAAACAGTGTAAGATATTACCACGACACATCTCGTGTATGTAACTTGCTAGTCGCGGCGGCGGCAAAACTATCAAATTGCTGGAAACCCCTTAGAGCTCTATGTACTACTTTCATTTGGAAACGAATGAACAGAACTTCGCGTAATGGCGTCGGAATAGTAAAAATCATAGAGATTGGGCAATCAGCAGCCAAGTCCTTCATCTGTTGCAAAACAGAAAAGGAACAGGTTCAACGACTAAACGGTAGTTGGGATTTAAAAATCCTTAAGATATAGTCTACTCCTTTGTGAAAGCAAAGGTATATATGGCGCTTGGTTTCCCAGTCCTATAAAGCAGAAAAACCTGGACTGGTCTATACAAAAAATACAAAAAATACAAAAAATACAAAAAACAAAAATTTACAAAAAATATTTTATACATTTCAAGGTATAAAATACAATGTTTATAATGTTTAGTAAAAATACTACTAAACATATTTTATTTCTATTTGAGTTGGTGCAATTTTTCACCGACTCATTTAGTTTAGATAAAATTCTTTTACATTGTCGTTTCCACGCCAACTCTTAAATTCTTTATCACAAGTTCGCCGTCCTGTAAATTTGCAGGACGGAAATTTTTGAATTCAAAAATTTAGTTTAACAATTCATTATGCCCAATACTCATCGCCATAACTAATAAACAATTCGTCGCCGGCGTTGATTGTTCGTGTTGAAAATATGCTTACCGTTGTCCCGTCTACAACAAATTTGCAATTATTACGAGTTTCATCGATGGATTTTTTATCCCCTCTTTTCTTTTTATATGCCACAGCGATGCTATTATCGTTGATCATTCCCATGTAACATCTTGGGTACGAACCGGCGTCAATACCGAGTGTGTCATTTATACTAAAATAATAACGACTCGTTGGTATGCAGAAATAGTCACCTGTGTAATAGTCGATAAATGTGTTTTCTGGTATATTATCGACTGTAAATACGCCTAATCCGGCACCTGTAATGGTGCTAACCTTTATTTCAAGTTGAAATGCTGAATTGTGGTAGTACGAGGGAACGGGTTCAACGTAGTTATATGGGTGTTTGGGCATGTATATTAGAAAAATGTAATAATATCAAAAACGATCATTTTTATAATGATTCATTAATTAATAAATGGGAAATAACATCGCGTCTTCAAATAACACTTACCAATTTCATAATTCTCACGTCTGCGATGGCAGAAATGCTGTTTGTGTATTGGATCCTAAAAATGGAATACACGGAACAGTCGAGTTTCATCAATGTTCGCCTAATGGACCTGTAAAAGTTAGTATCGAAATAGAAGGCGAATCGCGTAAAACACACGCAATTCATATACATGAATTTGGCGACACCAGAGATGGTTGTAAAAGTCTTGGACTTCATCATAATCCGTACGGTCATACGCATGGCTCACGTAACTACAATATGCCTCGCCATGCGGGCGATTTGATTAATAATTTTACTTTTAATTCAAATGGCTATTTCAAGTATGAATATTACGATGATTTATTGACGATGTATAATTATGAAAAAGATATATCGATTGTTGGCCGATCGATTGTAATTCACGAAGGCCAAGATGATTTGGGATTGGGCATGGACAAGGAGTCTCTTATTTCAGGAAACGCGGGCAATAGAATAAATTGCGGGGTAATTGGAGTATGTAAATTGCGTCATTTTTAAATTTTAAACCTTGTTAAAGAAGTGCCCTTTAATATAGTTCAATTTATTTCAAAAAATATCTCAAAGTTTAAAATGGGCATCAAACACCTCCACCGACTTTTAGAAAAATATGCACCTGGTTGTTATCGCCATACGCACCTTTCGCAGTATTCTTATAAAAAAATAGCGATTGATATATCACTGTATCTTTATAAATATAAGGCGATCCATGGCGATCGCTGGTTAGAATGTTTTTTGACCTTGATCGTCTGTCTTCGAAAGTGGGACGTTCACTGTATATTTATTTATGATGGTAAGGCGCCTGCTGAAAAAGGCGATGAACAGCTTAGAAGGCGCGAATCGCGTGTAAAATTAAATAATAAGCTTAACGAGATTGAGCAAGAGATTGTCGCCTTTGACGATACGGGTGTAGTCGGCCCGTTGATAGAGGAGATTCATAAAAAAGAGGGAGGCTTTGTGCCTTTTTTCCGTAAAAACGCAAAGATTAACATTCAATTAATTAAGTCTAAATTTGAGGCTATGAAAAATATGATGATCAATATTACATCAGACGATATTAAGGTGTCTAAACAGCTGTTTGAAGTTCTCCGTATTCCGTATGTAGAGGCACCAGACGAGGCTGAACGATATGCTGCAAAACTTTGTGTAGACGGTAAAGTAGACTGTGTGTTGAGTGAGGATACGGATGTATTGGCGTATGGTACGCCTAGATTTTTGACAAAGATTGATACGACCCGCGATACTGTTGTTGAAATTACCCATTCTGTTATTTTGGAGGAGATGGGGATTGGTTTACCGACTTTTAGGGATTTGTGTATTATGTGTTCATGTGACTATAATTCCAATATACCAATGATTGGTCCGGAAAAGAGTTACCAACTGTTAGTCGAACATGAAACGATTGAGAGTGTAATTGCGGAACTATCAAAGAGTCCTAAATATACGGAGGAGATATGTTCTGTCTTAAAATACGAGACGTGTCGAACTTTATTTTCAACTCATCCAGTTGATTACTACACGCCTTATTGTGGAATGCCTGATTTCGAGGCATTAGAAGAGTTTTTGGCGGCAAATTCAATTCGGTATGATTTATCTATTCTTCGGAAGCATCTAAGCTGTCGCGAATTGGTATTTGAAGAAGAGGAGTAAAATATATATTTTATATATATTTTGTAGAATAAAGATGATAACGATAATTTCGGCGTTTGTTGTTGTGATTATGACAAGTCTTGCCTTGTTTCTTTTGAAAAAGTATATGACAAGCAAAGAGGTAAAGTGGCTGTATGCGTGGATGGCTTGTTTGATAGTTGGTTTTATTGCGAATATAAATTTATTAATGAAATACGATATTTCTTACATTTACCCTATTCTTAAAATTGTGACGGTAATTGTGATTGTGTGCACCGGCGTTTTTTTTCTTGGAGAGAAAATTAATATTTATGGTATGTTAGGTATATTATTTGGCGCTATATCGATATATCTCTTAAACTATGGGCGCACGCATGCGTAAAAACGTCAAAATCTTTCAATGATCGAAAGATTTTTTACTTACCGGGATAGGCTTCGTCAAATTCTAAATAGCAGACTTCGTCTTGTCCGCATAATGGATGGCCTACCGTGTAGGCTGGTATTTCTTTTCCGTTTTTTGATTCTTTTACTTTATCACTAGAAAACTTATCTTTTGTTTGCAGTTTTGTGGTAACTTCGATTAGGAAATTCTGAATTTCTGTCATATCATGACGACCGTCGTACCGTATGAAAGGTTTTCCGTGTACAAATAGGATAATAAGGGGAACATATTTGATAGGCGCAATTGTGTGTTTACTCATTTCTACGATTGTGTGTTCCGACGATATATTAATCATCCCAAATTGGCATCCGCCGATTGTTCCAGGCAGACGTTTAAAGATGGGGATAAGATTGTGGCAATATTCACATTTAGTTGAATAAAATAAAATGAGACTAATTCCTCGAATTCCGTTACATAGAATGTCGCCTTTTGTGCCATGTTGGATATTAAAGTCGTCTGTTTGTAAGAATAACAACCCACTCATATTTATTTATAAACAAAATATCATTTAAATACCAATATTCCAATTATTGGTATTTATAAGTAATTTATTTTTGGTCGATTTTTTCTTCAATCACGTTTCGACACGTGTTAATAATACGCAGAAACTCGAAATACGTGTCACGCATACATTCTTTGTGTGGAGAAGATAGGATCACATTTCCGCTTTGAAAAACCAGAAAGGTGTTGTATCTATTTTTACCGCTTTCCTTTACCTTTTCTTTTTCATCCAGAAGGACTACATAGTCGTTGTAGGTAAGATCTTCTCTGGTCCATTCATTTCGATCATTACTGATCAGTGTCATTTTTGTGATGGGAATCTTGTCAAGATTTGGCAGTGGAATTTTAATGTTTACGCCTGTATATCCAAATGTTGTTTCAAGAAGGGAATAGTAGTCTGTGTTTTTATTAACATAATCATCTAGATTTTCTTTATTAACGCAAAACCCTAGTGAGAAATTAATGTTTGCCATTACAGTAAGATAAATAACTTCGAGTCGAGTATTAAGGGGGAGTGAAATAATTTTTTTGGGAGACGATTGAATATAGCCCATTATATTAGATAGACAACGATGCGAGTGCGAATCATTTTTGCATCCCGTAAATTGAAACTTGCCGTTTTTACTGATTTTAAAATTAATAAGTTTGTTATCGCAGCTCATTACAATGGTGATACTATTCCGAAAATAGTTATTGTTATTGGATTTCTTCTTTTTTAGGTCGACCCCACGAATGTTATCGCCCATCTTCAAGGTGATAATATCACCATCTTTTAACACTTGCGGTTCTAGTTTCTTTTCGTCTTTCGGACGACGGCCTCTCTTTTTAGGGATTACTTCATATTGAACGACTGGTAGAAACGAGAAGAGTTCAACGATATTGATTTTACAGTTTGTTTTCCCGATAATGGTTTCAGTAGAGATATCGATCTTATCAAATGATGCAGGAGAAGATGATGCCACTGATGCACTAGCCATGATTATTATATAATTTAAAGAATATTCTTTAAATATTCGTTTTTATTTTTATTGATAAAATTGAATATTTTAGTATATTGATTGGATAAAATTAACTTATTTGCGTAAAAATGACAGATGTTATTGTTGATGTAGACAAATTGAAAGATATACCAACAAAAAATATGTGTGATAGTATTGATAGTATAAGCGATTGTATCGGCGAATATTCAGATGGATGTTTTAAATCTTATAAAGAATATATGTCTAGGTGTAAAATATGGGTTTGTATGAATATTGGTCCTATTTTATGTCTAATTATCATGGCGTCTCTCATATGCATATTGACATTTTTGTGGATCAAATCGACAACAGCTGGACCATCGTTTCCTTGTAGTGCCTATTCTAATCTCTCTCTTGCCAACACGATTAGTATCCAATGTCTTCAATACATATGGAGTTTAAACAAATGTACGTTTCCTTCTGTATTTCCGCCTGTTGGATATCAAGGTTGGTGGAATCAGTCGCCACAAGGGTCGGTCTCTGTAAAATGTGATTCGGTAAATAGCGGAACCTCGTGTGGAGCCGGAAGTTATCAGACTATCTATACCTACATGCAATTTTGTAATGCGTATTACACTGGATAAATCGTATTTATATAATACGATTTTTGATGATTAGGGCGATTTAAATACACACGCTCGATTTAACATAACATTCATTGCGTCTTGATCAGTGTATTTCTTAAAGTAGTCAGGACTGCATGGATAAACAGTTGAGCATGGCGCTTCAAAGCAGTGTTTAGGGTAATCAACTTTATACACTGTTTTGTCGATGTAACAATTCTTTTCTACATAGCGATATCCTGCTTCTCTTTCGATGATGACTGGGTTAGGGTCGGTTGCGACTCCTCTGTACCATCTATTGTATGGAAAATCGTCGAAATCGGTTATCGTTTTTCCGATGCTTTTGTTGGTTGCGTAATAGGGTTTTGCGTATTGAATTTTATTCCTGATTTCCATTTGGATAATTTCCTGGTTGTTCATTTTATATATAAAAAAATTATAATATTTCTTTGAATAGATCAAAATTTTTCCGGACACGTGTCAACATTACTACATTGTCAAACGAAACCTCTTCCAAAATAAGTAAGTTTCGTTGAAACCGATCGGATAACTCTATTCCCTTTCCAACAATTTCAAGTCGTGTTTTAAACATAGCATCATATTGTTTTTGGAAGGACTGTTCCATTGTTGATCGCGCAAGACCTTGTTCTTTGTTTATTTTTTCCCGAAACGATTTAATGATACCATTCTCTTTTTCGGTCGTGGTTTCGTAGATCTTCCGGTATTCTTGCAATGAATGCAGATATTCATTGTGTTTTTTTATGACAGACTGAACCATATTTTGATAGTTATCAATGTCGTTTTTAATGGTGTCTAAATTCGATACCGCAACTTTATGGATTATTCCGTAGAACTGGTCGCTGATAATTGAGACTTGATCTGATAATTTTTCAATATTTTCAATCAAATCGGTAAGCACAACCAAAAATAAAAAAGATCTTATTTTTTTATCGTAACTTCTAATCGTGAATAGCGAGTTGTCTCCTCCAAACGACATGCACAGCCATTTCCCATTTTGTAACGCGATATCGTATGATAGACGGGAAAATGGTATTCTTACACGATCGATTTGGCGTTTGATTTTTCTAGACACTGGTTCGTCGTTGCCTTCTAGTGATATGTTTTTTTCGTATTTTTTGCTAAGTTCTTTGTAACTGTTGTTGTCTGGATCTTTTTCGATCAGCGACATGTCAGGAACGCTCGATGTTTTGGTGTAATCATCGTTTTCGGTTTGTTCGTCGGCGTCATCCATGTCGTATATTTTTTCGCCGTTTTCTGCTTTTACAGTAAATCTAAATTTACTGGGTACATAAATGATCAAAAATTCTCCGTTTTTATTAAAGAAACATTTTATAACGGCACATTCTTTATCTAGGCAAAAATACTCAACAGGTGTGATATAGTGTGTTTCTAGTAGTTTTTTTAATTTTTTAAAATCGATACTCATATTTTTATATATTTTTTATTATTTAAAGCTACATTATTTACTTTAAATATATAAATGAAAGGCGATTTACTGGCAACCTTGCCAACTGATAAATCTCAACTTACTTATAATGAAAAAATGATGATGGACGCATTGTACCCAAGTTCAAATATACAGACAATTGAAGATACAATTGAGCATTTCCCAACTGAAAGTAAGAAGATATGGCTGTCTTTTAAGGAAATCATTATATCTACTATTTTATTTGCCTTGTTAAATTTGCCGCAAGTTGATTCGTTGATTGGTAGATTGTCGAATAGTGAGAATGTATACTACCGAATTGCATTGAAGACAATTCTGTTTACTGTGACTTTTTTTGTATTGACCAACTTTTCGCTGTCACGTGCGTAAGTGTTATAAAACGTAATAAAGTAATGGGATTTGAAATATAATAAGCCATAGTATCAATTTCTGGTATGAGATAGATGGTGTAGATGACGTGTAATCGTCTACTAAGATAAAATTGGGTTTTTTAACAAGTAAGATGATAAGGACGATAATTGGGTATAATGCGGCAAGTGTGTACGAATGCCGTGTGCTTTTTGGATCAAGTGCATCTTTTATTAACGAAAAATGTTTCAGTGTGTTTCTAATCGTTGGGCTTCCATGCATTTATTTTAAGATATTTTTAATCTTAAAATATTTTTGTTTAAGTTGTATCAACTCGAATTAAGAAGTAATCTTTGAGACACGATCGATAATACAAATTGAGTTCGGACCACGATTCTCCTAAATAGGGAATTAGGAAGATAAGAACTTGGTAGACTTTCAACCGATATCGTTCCAATTCTTCGTGATTTGGAAGTTGGGGGCTTAGAGTGTAGTCTGTTTTTAGGAAAAAATCTTCCCATCCGTCTACAATATGCGGAATGATTTGAACTGCGCGCATCGTATGGATGTATTGTTCTGTTATTTGTAGTATATTGTCGACAAGCACGCGTTTTGCCATAATATAATAAAAAAACGCCTCCATTCCTTCAACATTTTGAAAGAACGAATGTACCGAATGAAGAACATAGTCGTCACTAAATTGATTGAAGAAAACCCTCCATAATTCGTCGGCTTGTTCGGCGGATTCGTATTCTGAGTTATCCAAATTTGACATATTTTTAGTATTTTTAGTATAAGTAATAAATACTAAAAAATATAAAATTTCGAAAAATTTTATAAATTGATTATTGATGTATAGGTCCGCGTGTGGGCGTGTAGTATTGGAGATTGAGGGGTTGTTTGCCCATATTTGTCATATTAGTAGGGCCTGCCGATAGTTGATAGGCAGTTCCCAATGTGCGATAGCCGTATGGACAGTTGCATACATTTTGGGGAATACCTTCTGCGTTGCCCATTGGGCCGGTTTCGCGGCTCTGGGCAAAGTTGCAGTACATTGCGATGTCTCTTAAATCGCGTTCTGATCTAGCTCCTTGTAAAACAGGCATCGTAGAATAAACGTTACACATTGACATGTTTTTTATATATAAAAAAAATAAAAAAAAATAAAAATGATATGTCCTTTTAATTTACGAATACCTATCGTAACTTATAAATATGCCAAAAAACGCCAAGTCTAAAAAAAACGGCTCCGTTCGTAATCCTGTTGAATCTATAAAAGGCGAACTTTTGCTAAAAATCGACGGCTCAGTGTACGGGCAAACTACGCATATTCTAGGAGACTGTAATTTTACAGTTATGTGCTTTGACGGAAGCGAACGAATGTGCCATCTCCGAAAAGGTGTTAAAAAGGGTGAAAAGGTATGTGTAGATACAGTTGTCTTGGTAGGGCTTCGCGATTACCAGGACAATAAAGGTGACATTATTTATGTCTATTCAAAAGAGCAAGTGAATCAATTGCGACATCTAAAAGAGATACCTACCAGAATATCTTCTGGACAGGACACCGAAGAAAATAAAGAAAATGCCGATGAAACGGGATTTGATTTTGATACAATCTAAAATAAAAATGATACTATTACTACTCTATACAACATAAAAACATAAAATGAACTTCCCCAATTTTCCGTTGTACGTGTCTTTGAAAACCGAAGAGTTCAAAGAGCTTAATGAGAGTCAAAAAGATGAGTTATTCGAGTTGGTAAAAGACATGAATGATCCAAAGCATGAGCAAATCTATGCTTTGATTCGAGCCTATCACCTAGACCACGATAATCATATCCAAGATATTCCGTATGGCGGAAAACAGCTAAAAACGGGCCTTAAATTGGACATTGATTGTCTTCCTAGTAAATTGCAATATATTCTCTACCAATTTTCCAAGATTAATTAATTTAAATAATTTTTAAATTAATAAAGATGGACCTTTCTAAATACTTGCCGGTTTATCCGGATTTTGACGACACTCACGCACAAGAAACGCTCGATATCCTCGGAGAGAATCTTGACGAGGAGAATGCACAAAGCGAAAGGTCTCCGTATCTTTCTATTTCACTAAAAAATGAATTTAATCAAACAAAATTGGAAAGGTATGAACCCAAGCCTGATAAGCCCGGGGAATGGATGCGACATCAGATTTTTATGTCACGTTTCCTAAGCAGTCATACGCCGTATCAGAGCATATTATTGATGCATGAGCCCGGCACAGGGAAAACGTGTACATCTGTGGCGGTGATAGAGACTGTTCGCGAAGAACACACTGATATTAGGGGGGCGCTTGTGTTAATGACTGGCGAGGGTCTAATTAATAACTATAAGAATGAGATTGTTAATGTGTGCACAGACGGTACATATTGTCCGGTAAATTATAGTCTATTAAATAAACGACAGCGGCAAATACGAATTACAAAAAGTTTAGATACTTTTTACGAATTTGGTACGTATGATAGGTTTAGTAGTATGATTCAGGAGAAAGACGATGATTACATCAGGCAACATTATAGCAATAAAGTCATCGTATTAGATGAAGTCCATAATCTAAGAAAACATGACGTAAACTTAAAACAAGTATGGAATACAATTAAAAAAACAAAAATGGAAAAAGCTGAAAAAGGGCTTCCGTTAGACAGTTATCAGCAATCCCTATTTAATTTATTGGAGGCTAAGTATGAGAGGAATATAGCGCTGTCGCCAACACAAATAAAACTTATATATTCGCTACTTTCTCAAAAAAGATATAATGCTATACATAAATTTTTACATACCGTTACAAATTGTAAGATCTTGCTGCTATCCGGAACTCCCATGCGAGACAAACCAAGTGAGATCATAGACATCATGAACTTAATTTTACCTGTCTCTAAAACGCTTGAAAAAGATGACTACTTTAATGATGAAACGTTGATTGAAGAGAGTAAACAACAATTAAAAGATAACCTGAAAGGTCATGTTAGTTATCTCAAATCAATGAAAAGTGATGTGCGAAAAGAATACGTAGTAAACCCGAATTACGAGCTGGAATTAAGCGACGTTAAACTATACGCTCTCGAAATGAGCAAGTTTCAAACAGAGATTTACAACGACGCTCTAAAAAAAGATAAAGAACAGACCGGAATTTATAGTAATTCAAGACAGGCAAATTTGTTTGTGTTTCCAGACGGAACTTACGGACGGGGTGACAAAAACTTGGACGAATTAAGAAGCAAAATAAGGGGCAAAAATAATGATAGAATGATTGAGAATATTAGAATGTATAGTTGTAAATATGCTGAATGCATTCAAAAAATATTGGCCTTTCCTAATGAATCGCATTTTGTATATAGCGAGTTTGTAGGGGGAAGTGGAGCAAAAATCTTTGTATTTTTACTTGAGCTTTTTGGATTTACGAAACCAGCCATTTCTGTTAAAGAAGATACCCAGCCGGCTTATAAAGGAGTGCTCGACGGGGATGACGAATTTAAGGACTCTAAAAAAACAGAAGACATTAAAGACATTAAAAGCGATTTAGACGATATTGGTAAAAAAGGAAAAAAATACGTTATTTTGACTAGTGATACAAGTTCTCCGAAAGAAATCACTACCATTGCATCATTATTTAACCATGACGCTAATATGTATGGTGACTATATTCAAGTTGTAATTGGAAGTTCTGTCGTGTCAGAAGGATTCACGTTAAAGAATGTGCGACACGTTCATATTCTAACACCAGACTGGAATTTCAGTGTTCTTGATCAAGTGATTGCGCGATCCTATCGATTAGGGTCTCATAATGCATTGATTGCAAGCGGACTTCGCGATATTAGTGTTAAGGTCTACTTGTATTGTGCAATGCCCTTGGAGTATAGGAATGACGGGAATGACGAAGATGACTTTTCAATCGACTACCACATGTTCAATACGAGTAGATCAAAAGACAATGCGATTAAGGCGGTTGAACGTGTCTTGAAAGAGGTGAGCGTCGACTGCTATTTAAATAAGGAACGCAATCAGTCAATGTTTCCGGATGACGATAACCTAACACGTGAATGTGAGTACCAAACGTGTGAGTATGAATGCGACGGTATACCAAATGACGTTTCGGACGCGTCTAAATATAAGATAGACTATTCCACCTATAACTTATACTACGATAAGAAAGAAATAGATGATGTAATCAATCGTTTGGTATCTATTTTTTCAAAACAGTCGAAGATGAAACTCTCTAAAATTTTAGAAGAACTTAGTCGTCACAATAAACAAATCATATTAAAGGGTCTCTATCAAATGATTATTACCAACTTTGTGGTAAAAGATCGATTTGGATATAATTGTTTTCTTCGGAACGAACATGACTATCTATACCTCACACATAATGCAATGCGCACAGGAACTTTTTTGGATAATTATTACGTCGACAACTTCCCATTGCAAGTGTATCGGTGCGACGAACACAAATATTTAGAAAATGCAATGTCTGACTTTGAAAAAGATGGTGACATTAATCGTTTTTCGAAAGATGTCCAAGAAATTATACTAGAAAAATGTTTTGACGAAGATACCACAAAATCAGAAAAAATCAAACAATTATTTTCAGCCTATTTTTCGACGATTGAAGACGGAACGGTGGTTTCAAAGCTATTAAGCCCTCTCATAAGATGTAAACAACCTGGTGAGGCTTGGAACGTTTGTACACACGAACACAAAGAACAAGAAACTCTCAATTTTGTGTCTGAAAATTCTGGTGAACCTATCGTCGGCCAGATAAAATCTGTACTTGATACTAAAAAGAATGAACGTGTAGACAGATTATTTCTTTTTGAGCCTTCCACTTATGCAAACGCTAAAAACAAAAAAGAACAACAGCGCGGGTGCCAGTGTAAGACCGGAAAGTACCAGAAAGAAGGATTGATTAATCTCTTTATTAAAATTCGCATCCCTATCTATGATGACTATATAGGGGAACTCAACAAGGCAAATGTATTTGAGAATATTAATAAGATATTTTCGGATATTAAGGATATTAAAAACATTAAAAACCAGGACGAATGTGATAGGTTAATACAGGAAAAATATAGAAACATGATAAAAGACAAATATAACGACGCCGACTACAATATAGATCTAGGCATTCGTTACATATACTGGGCCAAAAAAGGAGCAGACGAAATGTGCACAATACTAACAAAATGGCTTCAAGTGAAACGACTTTTATTTGACAAAAACGGAAAAGCATTATAAAATTATTCCTATAAAAAAATTTATATTATTTTTTTTTTCTTTTCTTTCTTCAATAAAAGATGTCAATCTCTCTATTAGGTTCTATTAATGTTTGCAAAGTGAACACTGGATATGCTGATAAGATTCAATCAGACCGTTTTGAGAACCCGGATGCCATGACGTGTCCTCTGTGGAATGGACAAGACAGTTTTGGCCGTTTCGTCCACCCCGATTCCTTTTACACTAAAAATGGCGGCTGTAACTCGGCCGACGATCGCGTTGCGGTCGAGAACTTTCTCCGCCCTCAATACATGGAATATGTTGCTCTTGACGCGGCCGGTTTCCGTAGTCCAAACATGTTTGGCAACCCATCTCAGGGACAACTCAAAGAAGGCTGGGACGCAAACCCCGCCCATAACCAACTTAACACTGACGCTCGTATGACCCGTCAGGATGCTCAGGATGTCAACAAGATTGTTGGAAGCGCTGGCTATCAGTACTCTAACACCAACACGCTCCGCGACACCGGCTACAACGGCGTTGTCGGTGGTGGCCCATCTGGTTGCGGCCGTCGTTACGGCAACAAGATCGAAGGTTTTACGTATGATACACGCGGTGAACAAAACTATGACAACCGCGTTAATATGCAGAATTACCAGGGCGATCGTAGCAACTGCGTCAAATGCGCAAGTGGCTTTTAATTCCAATTTAAAAATTTTTATAATATACGGTATTATAATAATGAACGAAATAACCGGAATAACCGGAATAACCGGAATAACCGGAATAACCGAAATAACCGGAATAACCGGAATAACCGGAATAACCGAAATAACAGAAATGTCCAAAATTGTCCGCTTTTTAGAAGATCTGCTAGATCAGTATAAAAACGGTCAACTTACACAGGACGAAGAGAGACGAATTACCGAGTTTTATATGAAAGAACGTTTCTTACGAAAAAAGCCCGAAAAAGATCAAAAAGATCGCAATGACGAAAAGGATTATTTAGTATTGGGATGGTATATACATGAATTTTTTTTGAAAAAAAATAATAATTAATAAATGAGTAATTCTGACAGAAAACTCAGAGAATTTATGAAAGCAAATCTACAAACTGATCACGTTCTGAAATTCTCAAAGACAAAAATGGCAAAATTAAAAGCCTCATCTACGCCCGGAGAAACGGTAAGTGATCATACAACAGTCGGATTATTGGGCGCAACTTTTTCTCTTCCTGATAGTAAAAAGTTTAAAGTTGCAAAAAAGGTATTAAGAGCCGACGAAACTCTTTTACCAGAATCGTGGAATAACTATACACTTCCGGCACCCAAAGACGATGCCGATAAGGCCAAATATTACAAAAAAGTAGATTTATCGCCTACTAAATATAACATCTCTACTCGCCCCCAAGCCCAAAAAAAATGCGGTTCATGTTTCGCATTTGCATGCGCCACTGCAATTAGCGATGCATTTGTATTTGGTAAAAACCTTTCTTATAATCCTCTAAATAGCCCCCTTGATATCATGTCGTGCGTGAACGACGGCAGTAACGATAAATGCGATGGCGGCAATCCTCTTGGCGTATTGACCTTTCTTTCCGAAAACAATGGAATTACAAGTAGCCACTGTGTGAGCTATGACAACTGGGTAGCCGGTGATAAATTGACGTCGGATGCAATACCAACATGCGCCGGCTGCTATATTAAACAATGCGGTGACCCCAAACCAAAACCCAACCGCTACCAAATTAAAGCGCCTGTTTTTATTACGTCCAGTGATGCGACATCGAACGGAGATAAGGTCGACGGCGTAGGCGACTCGGCTATTCACGATATAAAATTACATCTACTGCAATATGGCGCTGCCATCACCGGATTTGCTGTTCTTAATAATTTTCTGAATGACCCGGACGGAAGTTTTCATGAAACCAATGGCGTCTACTTTGAAAATAAAGTCTACGATGCAGGTAAAAGCGACGGGGCAGCAAAAGGCGCCGAAAAAAAGAAAGGTGATGATCCATTTGTGTGCGCGGGAGGTCACGCGGTATGCATTGTAGGATGGGGAGTCTCTGCAAAACCAATCACCGTTTATTTCCCGAATGATACGGATCCAGCCAAAAAATCGGTTACTCTCCAAAATTGTCCGTACTGGGTCGTTCGCAATTCGTGGGGGAAAGATTGGGGTGACGGAGGTTATTTCAAGATGGCAATGTACCAAAAAGTGAATCAGGATGGCGCGGAATATGAAATTAATCCCAATGTCGCATTCGAACGCTTCCGTTCTTATAGCGCAAAAATGATGGATAAAGACGGCAACGTGACAACGCAAGAGATGCCAATTGGTGGTGTGATTATGATTGAGCCGTCTGATATTGTGCCTGATACTCAAGAACCACGAGATGCGCCGCCCTATACAAATGACGAAATGCGCAAATTTTATTGTTCGGATAGCGAATTACCGCCATCGTCACAGCCTTCGATGAAAGATTCATCGGAAAAGTCTTCTGGCTCATCTCCTCCTCCAAAATCCGCATCTCTATCTGTGTCGCATAAATCAAATTTGGACAAGAAAGAAACGAATGGTACGAATGGTACGAATAGTACGAATGGTAATAATAATTTTCTTTTTTTTATCTTTATTCTTGCATGTATAGGCGGCCTTTTTTATTATTTTAAGTATTTTAAGAAGACCCGAAAATAAGTAAATACTGTTCTAAAATGAATATTATTTTATAAAAATAATATTTGTATTAATAAATGTATTCAATAAAGCCAGATTCAATATTTTCATCCTACACAATATCTCTATTAAAAGGTAAAGATTTGGGCGGCGGAGGAGGATCAACTGGTCCAACTGGACAAAACGGTTTAATTGGACCAACTGGCTATACAGGCATGAGAGGAGCCGACGGATCCTCTACAAATACGGGAGCAACTGGTCCAACTGGGTTTTCAGGACCTCAGGGACCTCAGGGGCTACAAGGAGCTGCCGGGTTTGCTTCAAATACCGGTGCAACTGGCCCTCGTGGCGCTAACGGAGTAACGGGCGACCAAGGTCCTCAGGGCGCTAACGGCGCTAACGGAGTAACTGGCGCCCAAGGTCCTCAGGGTGTTACAGGACGACAAGGTCCTCAGGGCGCTAACGGCGCTAATGGAGTAACGGGCGCCCAAGGTCCTCAGGGATCTAACGGCGCTAACGGAGTAACGGGTGCCCAAGGTCCTCAGGGTGTTACAGGACGACAAGGTCCTCAGGGAAATAACGGAGCTAACGGCGTAACAGGAGCCCAGGGCCCTCAGGGAAATAACGGCGCTAACGGAGTAACGGGAACCCAAGGTCCTCAGGGTGTTACAGGACGACAAGGTCCTCAGGGAAATAACGGCGCTAACGGCGTAACGGGCGACCAAGGTCCTCAGGGAAACGACGGTATTGATGGGGCGACAGGTCCTACCGGAAATTTTGGAGGAATTGTCTATGAATCTATTATTCCGTATGCCGATAATATGATTGATTTAGGTTCGGCCGGTGCCAAATTTAGGTCATTATATGTTAGCGCCAACACAATTTATATAGGAGATGCCACAATTTCTTCATTCAACACATCAGTTGCTTTACCGTATGGATCGACAATCGGTGGTGTTAATCCGGGAACCATTCGCATTTTAGGATCATTTTCGGATCCATCACAATTGCCAACAGATATGGTCAGCATAGGAGATGCATACGTGATTGGTCAAAATTTATGGGTAGCCGTTGCAGCTAGTATACCTGGACCTGTTCAATGGGTTGACGTTGGTGCTATACAGGGCCCACAAGGAATTGCTGGTACCGCTGGTACAACTGGTTTTACCGGACCACAGGGATCTCCTGGCGAAGCTTCCAACACTGGTGCAACAGGCCCTCAGGGAGATATGGGTAATGACGGCGGTCAGGGTCCACAAGGCCCTATGGGCAATGACGGCGGCCAGGGCCCACAAGGCCCTGCTGGCGATAACGGGCAACCTGGTATGGAAGGTCCACAAGGCCCACAGGGAGATGCCGCTCTATTTAATTATCTAGGAACTTACGATGGAAATGCACCTTATCAGATTGGAGATGTAGTATCGTATCAGGGTTCGAGTTGGTATGCCATTCAGGCCAACCAGTATCTTCCCCCGCCACAATATCCAGACGTGTGGGCATTGTTTGCGTCAATAGGAGCAACTGGCCCTTCCGGAGGCGGAGGTGGTGGAGGCGTCCCATCGGGTACCAATTACGGCGACTACCTCTACTGGGACGGCACTACGTACGCGGTAGGCGATGCCCAAATCAGCCTTGGCGGAAATGCCGGTGAACACGGTCAGGGAACAGGTGCCGTTGCCATAGGCCAGGCCGCCGGCCAAAACTATCAGGGAACAGGTGCAGTTGCAATAGGCCAAAACGCTGGAAATATTGGGAAAACTTCTTTTACAAATGGATTACCAGGTGAATGGCTACAATACGGACTGCCTGTGCCCATCGTCCTAACCTATTACCAATTATCGGCGTTTTCGTATTATGATCCAAATGATCCAATTGCAACTGAAAACGCAAATACTCCTTATACATGGACTCTTTTTGCGTCCAACGATGGTAATACGTGGGATGCTATTGATTCGCAAACAGGTCAATCGTTTACTTTGTGGTCTAATCAGTTTGGATACAATGGTCCCCAATATTACAACACATATACTCTTCAAAACAACACAACGGCATACAGCTATTATCGTCTAGTCATCTCGCAAATCGATCCGACAATAACTTATAATACTGGTGGACAGTATCCGTATCTTTACGCGTTTAATTTAGTATGCGGAGGTTCTCTTGATGAGAACGGATTTTCGGTTGGCGGAACGGTATACCCTAACGAGTTGCTTACGTCGCCTTCACAGGATGGATATACTACATCTCAATCGCCTGGTTTTATCTATTTTTACGATAATAATGGTGCAGGTGCAACGGGATGCTATGTATTAAGTGTAAATTATAATAATCAGACACTAGGCAGCATTAATCCCAATGCGAATTGTTCTACCACCTACAACTACACTGGCCCGGACAATACTATTAACATATTTGGACAGGGAGACTCTTCGATTGCAATTGGTCGGTTTGCCGGGTCAGTCGGACAGGCAGATAGCGCTGTTGCCATTGGTCAATATGCAGGTCAATCAAATCAGGGAACCAATGCCGTTGCAATTGGAATTAACGCGGGTTCCGTATCGCAATCAGCTGAAGCCATTTCAATTGGAAATTATGCAGGTGGTGTTGGACAGGGATACGCGGCAATCTCAATTGGATCAAATGCAGGCGCAGGCGGCGGCCAAGGTGATGGATCAGTTGCGATTGGTCAAAATGTAGGAGTTGCCGGTATACAAGGAAGCAGCTCCGTTGCCATAGGTTATGGCTCTGCATTGTTTGGACAAGGAAATAACGCAGTTGCACTTGGGGCCCAATCAGGCAATGGTCAAGGTGACTACGCTGTCGCCATTGGTTACAATGCTGGCAATTTAAATCAGGCGTCCCAATCGATTGCGTTGAACGCTTCTTCAACAGCTCTAAATCCAACTGATTCTGGATTTTATGTCAACCCTGTTCGCAACATCACACAGACAACTGTGTTGGGATATGACACAGTCTCCAATGAGATTACCTACTACACAGGTGGCGGAGGCGGAGGCGTCCCATCGGGAACTAACTACGGCGACTATCTATACTGGGACGGCGCTACGTACGCAGTAGGAGACGCCCAAATTAGCCTTGGTGGAAATGCAGGCCAAACCAGTCAGGGAACAGGTGCCGTCGCAATAGGCCAGGCCGCCGGTCAAAACTATCAGGGAGAAACTGCCATTGCCATAGGCCAAAACGCTGGAATGGGGAGCGTTTACATTTACACTCCACCTAGTACAAATGGGGTGCTAGGTGAATGGCTACAATACGGACTGCCCTCGCCCATCGTCCTAACCTATTACCAATTAGCGGCGGCGTCGTCTAATGATCCAAATAATCCACCTCCAACTCCAAATTCTAATACTCCTTATGCATGGACTCTTTTTGCGTCCAACGATGGCAATACATGGGATACTATTGATTCGCAAACAGGTCAATCGTGGAATTTGTGGTATGACCAATTTCCATACGGTCCCCCCCAATATTACAACACATATACTCTTCAAAACAACACAACGGCATACAGCTATTATCGTTTAGTAATTCAGCAACTCGATCCTACAATAACTAATGATATTGCTGGATTGTATCCGTATCTTTACGCGTTTAATTTAGTATGTGGAGGTTCGCTTGATGAGAATGGGTTCTCGGTTGGTGGCACGGTATACCCTAACGAGATATTGATGTCGCCTTCACAGGATGGATATACTACATCGCAATCGCCTGGGATTTATTCTTCCGATTATAATGGTGGTGCAACAGGATGCTATGTATTAAGCGTAAATTATAATAATCAGACACTAGGCAGTATTAGTACCGATTCGATTTGTACTACCGACAGCGTCTACACTGGCCCAGACAATACTATTGGTACTATTACTACTATAAATGGACAGGGCTACGCTTCGATTGCAATTGGTCAAAATGCCGGAGTCTTACAGTCAGACAGTGCCGTTGCAATTGGTCAATATGCAGGTCAGTCAAATCAGGGAACAAACGCTATTGCAATTGGTCAAAACGCTGGTAATTTTACTCAGGGACCAAACGCTGTTGCAATTGGTCAACTTGCAGGGGCTTATTATCAAGGAGCATCTTCAATTGCCATTGGCAGTGGTGCTGGCTTTAATAATATGTCCGCGAACTCTATCGCAATTGATGCAACTGGTGGTACAGTTCAGCCCTATAACCCCGGTCTATACATTGCACCCATTCGCAATATTGATCAAACAACCGTTCTAGGTTATGATACAGCTTCCGGTGAGATTACCTACTACACAGGCGGCGGAGGTGGTGGCGGCGTCCCATCTGGAACCAACTACGGCGACTACCTCTACTGGGACGGTTCTACTTACGCAGTAGGTGACTCCCAAATTAGCCTTGGGTCAAATGCCGGGGCCAATTCACAACAATATGGCGCAGTCGCAATAGGCAATAACTCCGGAAATAGCGTACAAGGTGGCAGCGCCGTTGCAATAGGCAGTTATGCCGGAAATAGCGTACAAGGTGGAAGCGCAGTCGCAATAGGCAGTTATGCCGGAAGTAGCAATCAGGCCACTAACGCAATTGCAATCGGCAATAACGCTGGTGCTTATTCACAGCCGTCTAACGTAATTGCAGGTGAATGGCTGCAATATGAACTTCCTGCACCAATCATGCTATCATACTACCAATTATCTGCGTATGTATATGTTGATCCAAGTAATCCATCTCCAAACTATTATATACCATATGCGTGGTCTCTTTTGGCATCTAATGACGGTATGTTATGGACTAGTATTGATTCTCAAACAGGCCAATCATGGACGTTGTGGAGCAATTCATTTGGTTACCTTGATCCAAATACTGGTAACTCTACTCCCCAATATTACAACACATATACGATCCAAAATAACACCACGGCATACAGATATTATCGTCTAGTAATCACGCAAGTTGATCCAACACAAACTTCTGGATATGGATTGCCTGACATTTATGCTTTTAATCTGGTTGAGGGAGGCAGTCTTGACGGAAATGGATTTTCTGTCGGTGGCACCGTATACCCTAACGAGTTATTGATGTCGTCTTCACAAGATGGGTATACTACAACACAATCTAATTACTTTAACGTCTCTTTCGATAATAATAATAACCCTGCATCGGGGTGCTATGTATTAAGTGTAAACTATAATAATCAGACACTAGGTAGTATTAATGCAAACGCAAATATCACTCCAAACATTTCTATATATGACGGTGCAAATAATACTTACGATGTAGCATTCGGATCAACTACATTAGTAGGGCCTAATCCGCCGCCAACTGGTAATAGTATCGCCATAGGAGCGAACGCCGGTCAAACTAGCCAGCTTCAAAATGCGATTGCCGTAGGCTCGAATGCCGGCGCAAATAATCAGGCTGTTTCGTCAATCGCAATCGGATCTAACGCAGGTCAAACTAGCCAACTTCAAAATGCGATCGCACTCGGCTCGAATGCCGGCGCAAATAATCAGGCGGTGTCGTCAATCGCCATCGGAACGAACGCCGGTCAAACTAGCCAACTTCAAAATGCGATTGCCGTAGGCTCGAATGCCGGTGGTGTCTGTCAAGGGTCTGGTGCGATCGCGATCGGTAGCAATACCGGTTTAAGCTATCAACCAGCCAATTCAATTGCAATCGGAAATCTTGCAGGAAACCTATCAACAAACCCATTTACAAACATTGCAGGCGAATGGATACAATACAAACTTCCGGTTGCAATTGTACTTGAATATTATCAATTATCTGCAGAGTGTGCTGGTTATCTCAACTATGTACCAGATTCGTGGGACCTTGTTGCATCAAACGATGGTGTGTCATGGGTTATTATCGATAGTCAATCTAATCAAAATCCTTATACGTGGCCTTTAACTTACCCACCTGCTACCTATAAAACTATCGCTGTACAATATAATGCGGCTAATATAGCATATAGTTATTATCGTATTATTTTTACAAAAACAACACCTGATGGTGGTATAATTTTATCGGCTTTTAATTTTGTACAACAAGGTGCTACTCTTGACGGCGACGGTTTTGTCACATCTGGAAACGTTTATCCTAATGAATTATTAACATCTGCATCACAAGACGGTTATGAAACATCACAATCAAGTGGTTTCAATTTTTTCAACGGCACAGGAAGTGGTTGTTATGTCCTAAGTCAAAATCGTTTACAAACATTTGCAAGTATTGCTTTTATGAATGTACAGGGAATTACAGGCGTTTATGACGGAAGTGGAAGTTACGTAGGATCGGTTGTAACACCTGTGTTGATTAATTCATTACAGTCTAATACGATCGCCATTGGTTATTCAGCTGGCTCCCAATATCAAGGTATGAGGTCAATCGCAATCGGTTCATCGGCAGGTCTCGTAAACCAGGCGTCATCACCGGTCACAGTAGTTGCCAATGGCGCCTGGTTTCAGATGCAATTGCCATCTCCCATTGTGCTATCATACTACCAGCTCGCGGCATACAGTCAGTATACTCTATACGCATGGATTCTGGTAGCATCCAATGACGGGTCTTCGTGGAACCTCATCGATTCGCAAAACAACCAAGCCGGATCTACGTGGTCATGGGACCCGACATACAATACCCCACAGAGGTATAACACCTATGCCGTTCCAAATAATAATGTAGCCTATCAATACTACCGACTTGTTGTGACCGAATCCGACCCATTGTCATCCGATTTAGGCTACATTTCGCTGATGGCGTTCAATTTGGTTCAAGGAGGTACACTGGACGCAAACGGTTTCTCCGTAGGCGGAACAGTCTACCCAACTGAAGTGTTGTCATCACCTTCTCAGAATGGCTACGTAACAACATCTTCGGTCGAGATTACATACTTCTATTCACCAGTTGACACTCCAACCGGGTGGTATGTATTAAGCGGTAACAATGCGCAATTCAATAACTTCTTTGGCCTACGAGCCGGAACAACTAGCCCCAATCAGGTATACAACCCGTTCTTTAATGGTATGTCACCAGTTGAATATACTTCGTCCGGAAACGCCATTGCAATCGGCCAATTGGCAGGTGCAACCAACCAAGGTGTAAACGCAATTGCTATCGGAAATTTTGCAGGCAGCAATAACCAGATGCCAAACTCCATCGTAATCAATGCAAGTGGCATCCAATTGAACGCCTGTGAATCGGCCGCTTTATACGTTGCACCGGTTCGACCAGTTACACAGACAAGCGTGCTAGGCTACAATGTGCTTACAAATGAAGTGACCTACTTTGATACGCCGTCGGGTCCAATCATCCCCACCGGAACCAATTACGGAGACTACCTTTACTGGAACCCGATGGCGGGTCCAACAGGTGCCTACGTAGTTGGCGATACCAATATCGTTCTAGGCGGAGGCGCCGGTATGACTGGACAAGGACTGCAAGCGGTCGCTGTTGGTCAGAACGCCGGAAATGTAAACCAGGCGACCATGGCGGTAGCAATCGGCGCATGCTCTGGCCAATATACCCAAGGTGAATTTTCGGTTGCAGTAGGACCTGGTTCCGCTCAGTATAACCAAGGATCGCTTGCTGTTGCAATTGGCAATAACTCTGGATATACTAACCAAGGAACATCATCAATAGCAATCGGAAATAGTTCTGGTTACACCAATCAGGGCATTACGTCAATTTCAATCGGTCAGAATGCTGGCCAGGTTTGCCAATCAGCGCCTTTCGAAGTATCATTTAGTGCAGCCGGTAGCTGGTTTCAGTATGACGTTGGTAGTCAAATCGTTCCTACTTACTATCAAGTTAGTATGATCGGACAATCTCTAAATGGGTGGATACTCGCTGGTTCGAACGACAATTCAACCTGGAATCAAATTGATCGACAATTAGGTAATCAACCACCAATACCTCCCACAACTGGATATAACACATACCCTATTGTCAGTACTGTTCCTTATCAATATTATAAAGTGATTTGCACGCACTGTAATCAAAATTGGGGTACAATTCAATTAGTTGCGTTTAACCTAATAGTAGGCGGAACAATCGACGTGAATGGACTTTCGGTCGACGGGACTGCTTATCCCGGGTTGAACCCTGATCAAATGCCATGGAGTCAGTCGTCTGGATGGGATTATCACAGCTATAACTTATCTAATAGTAACCCATTCTCACTTCCTACAAAAAACTACCCTATTCTGGCATCATCTACTGTTCCAACGCCTTTGTATGATTACTACACCGGAAATTATGTAGGTTCGGTAGTAACTACAGTCTACGTGACATTAAGCGGCTCGGGTATCGCCATTGGCAGTAACGCCGGTCAAACGACACAAGGTTACCAATCTATTGCAATTGGCACATCCGCTGGTCAGCAATCTCAAAATATAAATGCGATATCAATCGGGTCAGAATCCGGTCAAAATGTACAGGGAACAAATTCAATTGCCATTGGAAACAGCGCTGGTCAATTTACCCAATCAATTAATGCAATTGCCATTGGAAACAGCGCCGGATCTAATGCTCAGTATCCAGAAACCGTTGCAATTGGCGATTTGGCCGGCTCCGCTAACCAAGGCACAAGTGCAATTGCGATTGGACAGGCGGCCGGTTCAATTATTCAGGGATACAGCGCAATTGCGATTGGTCAGACAGCAGGCTCAAACAGTCAGGGAGCCAACGCAATTGCGATTGGCACGTCGGCTGGCTCAACCAACCAGGGAACAAACGCAATTGCGATTGGAAATCTTGCAGGATCAAATACGCAGGCCGCAAACTCTATCGTAATTAATGCGTCGGGAACTGAATTAGACACGTCAGTCACTGGTCTATACGTCAACCCGATTCGCAATATTACTCAGACAACCGTACTGGGCTATGATATAGAAGCCAAAGAAATTACCTATTTTGTAAACAGCAGTGCAGCGCCGCCTTCTGGAACAAACTACGGCGACTACCTCTATTGGGACGGAATGGCCTATGCATCTGGCGACACAAACATTGTAATGGGAGGCAATGCGGGTCAAACCAACCAACAAACGAATGCAATCGCAATTGGTTATTCAGCGGGCGCCTACAACCAAGGTACCGGCTCAATCGCAATTGGCTATCAAGCTGGATTTGTGCAGACTAGCGCTCACTCGATCGCAATTGGATATCAGGCGGGATTTTCCGAAGTTCACGGCCAAGGATCTGGCGCAATCGCAATTGGATATAATGCTGGTTACTCGTGGCAAAAAACAGGTGCCATTGCAATCGGTTCAAATGCTGGTAATTATCAACTGGAAGGATCTATAGCGATTGGTGAAAACGCTGGTCAATCGCAATCTCAAGACGCTGTTGCATTAGGAAATTCGGCTGGTCAAACCAATCAGGGCGGTGAATCTGTTGCCATTGGTAATTTCGCAGCTCAATCTCAACAAGCTCCCCACTCAGTCTCAATTGGGGGTTATGCAGGAAATTGTACACAAGGGGTTGGAGCAGTCGCAATTGGTTATGGAGCCGCACAAATTGCGCAAGGAAACTTTGGAATTGCAATTGGACATCAGGCAGGATATAACAATCAGCCGAATGGAAGCATCATAATTGACGCAAGCGGCGGTGGATTTAATCGTTTCGACCAAATTTATGAGAACGCTCTTTACATATCACCTATACGATCGGAGACACAAACACTTGTCCTGGGATACAACACGTCAACTAACGAGGTTACCAGTTTTACGCCATACACATTGCCTTCGCCTACCATCCAAGGTCAATATGTCATCTCTACGGGAACGGGATGGGGCGTAATTGGAGAAAACCAAATTCTATTGGGTGCATACGCCGGTCAATATTTCCAACACGATCAGGCTATTGCAATTGGGAAGTTTGCTGGGCAATTTACACAGGGAACACAAGCTGTCGCTCTTGGTAACCAGGCAGGTCTACATTTACAAGGTGCCAACGCCGTCGCAATTGGTTACCAAGCCGGCGGTGGAACGCAAGGGTCTGGAGCAATTGCAATTGGATATTTAACAGGTCAGAATTCCCAAGGTTCGCAGGCTATCGCAATAGGCTACAACGCCGGAAATTGTTCCCAAGGGGCAAATGCAATCGCAATTGGTTTGGAGTCATGTGTAACAAATCAAGGCTCCAATAGTATAGCAATCGGAACCCGCACATGGGCAACCGATAACAATTCAATTGTAATTAGTGCCTTAGAAGGAATACAATCTGCTGGACTATCCACTTGTGTCATCGCGCCCATTCGCGATTCGATGAGTACAACAGCGCCTCACGTATTAGCGTACGACACAACTTCACATGAAGTATACGCATACTCCCCGCCTGTTATCCCAGTTGGAAGTGGTTCTAATCAGTTTTTGGTATGGGACAACAACTGGGCGATCGGAGGCGATACCAGCGTAGCTCTAGGATCCTACGCCTATGCCTATACTAACGGAACCGCAATAGGTATAGGTGCCAGAGCGAGCCAAGAAAGCGTATCGATTGGTTACCATACTAGTAACGGACAATACTTCCCAGGCGAAAGAACAGTTGCTATTGGATACCAAGCTGGTTCCTTTCAGTCGACCAATGCCATTGCAATCGGCACATCAGCAGGATCGAACCAAGGAGAAGGATGTATCGCAATTGGGTTAAATGCAGGTGGCAATTCACAAGGCAGTTATGCAATTTCGATTGGCTACATTGACCCAGGCACGCCAATTTCGTTCCAAGATAGTCAATCGATTGCAATTGGTTACCAAGCAGGCGCGGGAAGTAGTTTAGGCTCTGGAAGTATTGTAATTGGAGCTTACGCGGGGCAGGTATCACCTAGTACCAACCCAACAGGCGTTGGAAGTGTCTGCATTGGTAGTAACGCGGTAGCCCGCGGTACGAACTCAATTGTGATAGGAAGTGGTGTAGATGATATTGGTGGAACGGGTGATATCGTTAATGGAGGTCTTTTTATCCAACCAATGCGTCAAGCGTCATCAACAGGATGGGGATCTGATGTCGCCTCGTTACTTATGTATAATTATAGTACAGGCGAATTTGGATATAGCAGTATCTCATCGTCATTGAACACATCCAAGACATTCGTTATTCAGCACCCAGACGAAGCTGACAAATACCTTGTCCACGCATGTCTTGAAGGACCGGAAGCCGGTGTCTACTACCGAGGCGAAGCCGTAATCGCCAAAGGCCAGAAGAAAGTCACCGTAGACCTTCCTGACTATGTCAAGAATCTTGCGGTCGACCTAACCGTGCATCTAACGCCTATCGTGGACGAAGAAAACATCGAAGACGAGACCAATCTCAATATTCGGTCGACACGCGTTCGCAATAACTCGTTTACAGTCTACGCCAACGCCGAATGCTCATTTCACTGGGTAGTATATGGCAAGCGCGACAGTGTAAAGGCCGAAGTTGACAAGAGCGAAGCGGTCATGAGAGGAGACGGCCCTTACAGATGGTTGGATACGAAGTAAGAAAAATAAGAAAACTTTTAAAATATTTTAATTAATATTAAAATATTAAAAACGCGGAGCAGACCGCGGTGACGAATATACTTTGGAATAAGTCTTATTATTGAAATTGGTATTAAAATTAGAACCAGAATTTCCAGAATGTCCAGAATGTCCAGAATGTCCAGAATTTCCAGAATCAGCAATTAAAAAACGCTCACGTGGATCCTCAATCGATAAAATCGGATTTTTTATTTCAGCCTCTTTTTTAATCGAGTTACGACGAATACACCAAACAACGCCAATAACACATATAATCAGAAAAAGAGACCCAAAGACAATATACACGATATTTCCACCCAACGTATACGACGGAAGTGGAGGAGCCGTTGGAGGAGGATCTGTCGGCAACACGGGTTGTGTAGGAGTAGGAGGTGATGTTGGTGGAATGGTAGGCGAAGGTATCGGTGAATACGGATCCTGACTGGAAAACTGGTACGGCTGAACGACCGCAAACGTCGCATCCGTAGTAATACCGTTAGACGTAACCAACGTCACCGGATTTACTGTATCCAACAGGATATCACACTTCAAATTGTTGTAAGTCTGGAAAAAACGCGTTGCCAAAAACGTAAAAAGATTGGTGGCCGCATTCACATCCGGTGATGTCTGTGTAGTAAACACCGCCTTGTTATCCTGTATTCTGCCCAACTGATTGGTCAGATGGCCGCAAAATGGTAACGTATCTGCATGCTGCAAAGACATTAGCTGCGGCTGATTGATACCCCTTCGGTACAAATTATTTTTCAATAGACTCGGAACAGGCAATCCATTCACCAGCACACGTGTCATAGGATCACGTGCGGGAAGACTAACCATCGGGGTCATCTGTCGCATCGCGGCATGTAACTCGTTCAATATCAACGACGCCGATTTGGCGCCTGATGGATCGCTCAATAACGGCGCTAGATAACCCGTACATCCCATTGCAATGTTTATCGCAACCAGTAGACGATTGTCGCTCCCATTTTTAATGATAGTGAAGCCCGGATGCGTCACGCGATTGGATACCGTATCCTGAAAAATCTTCATGGTTACCGGGTCCAATAAATAGGTCGTTACCAAATTATCGCTTGGGTCCTGGTCGACAAGCATGAAATGGCGTGTCGTTAGACACTCCTTTCCGTCATTCGCAAGACCCAACGGCGGAATCGGTGGAATCAATGCCATTCCCGATGCCATCCACGCATTCACTTTATCGAAAAACATATCGGAGTTGCAATACGCAAACTGTCCAAAAAGATCGTTATTGCCGGTAATGCCGTTCACGCATCTTCCAGTTAGAGCGATATCGGGTGGCGTTAAACGAAGAGTATTGGCATTTGATCCAAACGACAGTGACACAACGGCATTTACAGGCATAGTAAAAGGTGTCGCCGGAATCAGAGGCATCTTTCCATCGGTAACTACCAATGGATGATAGACGCTTATACGACCCGTGTCTGGGTCGAACATGGTTGCCTCAACAAAGGCAGCAGTCATCGGATTTTCCATCGTGCATGGATCGGCCGGGTTAACACTTTGGAGGCGGTACGGAGTGACAATTCCGTTATAGGTTAGCGGGAAAAGAGGCATGACAAGAAGGCAGTCAGCCGCGTCGACAGTTTTAAATAATGATGAAAACGTAAAAATAGTAAGAAGAATTCTACGAATCTTAGGAATATTTAGAATATTTAGAATATTTAGAATATTAAACATATATTTATAATTAGATCTATTATATTGTTATATTGTATTAAAAATCTAACAACACGCGAGTTACCAATTTCGATGAGGGCCTGATATTGGAACGATAAATATCGTATTTTTAAGCAAGGAACTTGCGTGCAAGTAATAGTAAGACGATTGCCGATAAAACGGTAAACACAATTCCGCCAGCTAGGAATCCGGTGTATGAAGTTTGCTGGCTAGGATCGATAACACATTTTTGTAACAATTTGGAACAATTTCCGACAGACGTATTATGTCCGAGTTTATCGTGAGTAGTCGACACGGTTAAATTGTAGCCGGATGGACAAGGCGCCCAGCACGATGGCGTTGAAGGGTCAATTACCTTACCAGATGCGTCGATACAATCTGACGCCACGGCAGAAGCGCCGTTAATCATATAAGATTGAGGGGTTGTCCAAGAGGCGGTCTTAGTTGCAGGTTTTATGTCATAGGAGTCGTTGCACGCGGGGGGTTTTAGAGAAGACGCGCAAACAATTAACGCGATTGATAGAATTAGTGTGGCTCCAAGTAAGATAGAGGCGTAAAGAACACGATTTGCGATTTTCGACATGCCCAATATTATTGAGCCGATGCATGAGGCTATTGCAAGTGCGAGTAGAACGTAGCATACGTTCTTATTTTTCTGAATGACGGCGGGATCGCCGGACATGTTAATAGTTGGTACGTCCATTTTAATTTATAAATTAAAATTAAAATCCGTGCAAAATAATATTGGGTTCGTCTACGACGTCGCATTCGATGAAAAACGCTCGAATATTTTGACGTTGGTCACCGCTTACCTGAATGACTGTGTTTTCGGTTTTATCTTTGACGAGACTTCCACCGCATTTATAGATTTTTTTGATATATTTCAGAATTTTTGGGAGGTCATAGGTGTCGGGAAATCCAGATACGATAGTTATATTCTTCTTGGCGTTCCGTTGTTGGATTGATATGTGAACGTTAAAACTGTCCTTTTTTTCGTCAAAGTCGATTGAGTTCATTTTTGATAAACACATTAGGATTTAAGAGGCCGATTTTCAATTTTATTGTTATTATTGTTATTATTCTTATATTATAATCAAATAATATAACTTTTTAATCCTCTTCGTCTTCGTCCTCCTCTTCTTCTTCTTCGTCCTCCTCTTCGTCTTCGTCCTCCTCTTCTTCTTCGTCCTCCTCTTCTTCTTCGTCCTCTTCTTCTTCTTCGTCCTCTTCTTCTTCTTCTTCGTCCTCTTCTTCTTCTTCCTCCTCTTCTTCTTCTTCGTCCTCCTCTTCTTCGTCCTCTTCTTCTTCTTCGTCCTCCTCTTCTTCGTCCTCTTCTTCTTCTTCGTCCTCTTCTTCGTCCTCTTCTTCTTCTTCGTCCTCTTCTTCGTCCTCTTCTTCGTCCTCTTCTTCGTCTTCGTCCTCTTCTTCGTCCTCTTCTTCGTCCTCTTCTTCGTCTTCGTCCTCTTCTTCGTCTTCGTCCTCTTCTTCTTCGTCCTCCTCTTCTTCTTCGTCCTCCTCTTCTTCGTCCTCGTCTTCGTCATCCTCCTCTTCGTCATCCTCGTCTTCGTCATCCTCCTCTTCGTCATCCTCTTCTTCTTCGAGTTCTTCAATCTCATAATCTTCCTCATCGTCGATTTCATTCGTATTATTCTCGTCGTTATACATATCAACTATTCCACTGACGTTACCGTCAATGACGTTTTCATATTCAAAATCAACTTCCATTTTCTTTTGTTAGGTTGTAATCTTATTAACTGTTTTTAAAGCCTATGATCAATTTTATTATACCCCCTAATTATAGACCCACCATATATGGTTAAAATCGGAGGCGTTTTGGCAGGAAACTACGCCACTTTTTTCAAGATGCGTAATCATTTTTTCGACAGACGAAAAGAGTTGTTTTTGGTACATGTATCGTTTTTCGACGACGTTGTATTCGAAGCATACCTTAACATCGGCGTCGCTAAAAGAGTATCGGAAAAATGGGTATTCTATCTTCACCAATACGGTGTTGTGTGGTTCCTTCAAAAACATACAGATGGTGTCGCCGGGTTTTATGCCTTTCAGGTTATTGCTGAACCCGGCGCGTTTGGGGAAGGAACGGAAGAGTGAAATTTGGGTCGGGTCGGTATTTTCTGGTAAATATCCGGAATATTTTTGGCATATTGACCGGCGTAGGGCGTGTCCAAAATGCTCCGTTCGATAATTTTGGGGGAGATCAATAGGAAGAAGATCACCTGCGAGTGTCTTGACAAAAATGGAGGACATTGGGGATTCTTTATATTCTGATAATATAAAGATGTGAATAATCATTTTTAGCCCTTATTAAATACGATGATATTTCTGTTATAAACTTCATTTCCAAATTTAAAACTATTCCCTTCCATACCTGTACCTATCATTCTTAGGCGTGGGTGTTTGTAGCAGATGGAATATAATTGAGAAAAGTATTGCGGCATCATCAAAAACTTATTGGGGCGTTCCATATATATGACGGTTAGGGTTGTGTTATTTGACAGATTTTCTAAAAATTTCTGAACTACTTCTTCGTCGTTTACAAAGTTACTCTCCAACCTAAGAAAGAATACTTCCTTTTGTTCAATGACAGTAAATAATTCGTCCCATTTTACATCACGAGTTGCATTTATACTTATTATATTGCCTTCTTGTTCCCTCTCAACAAGGCGTTCATAAATTACCATGCGGTCTTCGTCAAGACTCTGTCCTGGATCCATTTTGTATGACTTTCTCTTTCTCATACTTTTCTTTTTAGGCGATCGTTTCGATCGACGTATACTACGCATTTTATTAAAATAATAAAAAAATAAAAATTACCTTTGGCATTTTTCGAGGAGGTGGATAAAAACATGGAGCCATTTCCAGATGACGACCTTGTTTTCGTTGTCCATTCCGTCAAATAGATTCTTATAGTTTGTAGTTTGCGATGTGCCTCCAAATTGTGCAAACATGTCATTGATTCGTTCATTAAATGCTGATGGATTGCCGGCAATTGCGTTTTTGATGGCATTCTTGACGGTCTCTTTTTCGGGTAAGAGATAGCGCGCGAGGTGCGGAACGAGTTCGGTGATTGGAACGCGGTCTTTTACCATAATTCGAAAGATTACGAAATCGCCTTCATTGGGAAACATGTCTATGAGTTCGTCGAAAAAGGAGACAAGATTCTTGTGAAGGGATTGCATGGATTGAATGGAGTCGGACATTTTTTATAATTCATTTAACGTTTAAATGCGATTTTCATACTGAAAATATAATTTATGGTTGATTTTCTCCTCTGAAATTTCTTTTAGTTAAGCTTGCATATACAATTATATTTGGTGGTATTAAATTTGATGTCCGTGACGGCGACATCTACAAACGTATCTTTTGTGATTGTGTTGTTACCCGCCGTAAACGTCTCGTTTTTGTAGACCCAGCCTGGCAAGTAGGTATCTGGGATAAACAAGCTGATCAAATCGTGAATTTTTCCAAAAATTCCTTTTGCTATGATCAGAGTAGGTTTGAACGTAAATATGGAGCCTTTCTTTGGTCGGACGACGCTTACGCGCATCTTGACGCGTATATTGATATGGCAGGAGTCTTTGCTGATTTGATTTTGGATGTCTAGAATATCGTGAATTTCTAGAATGACGCCGTCGTGTTCGTCGCAAACACGTTCGTATTTTTGCCTAATAAGTGTTGAGATGGTTTCCTCCATGTTTTCGTCCATAATAGATGGTGTAACGCATATGGTTTTAGTGATATCTGCAATTTCGATCATTCTTTTTATACAAACGTTTACAGTATTAAAAATGTTACAAATGTTAAACATTTTTATTTTTTTACTAGTAATAAATGAAGAAATCTGTTAAAAAGAGCAAGGCTCTCTCTACCGGTTTTTGGAAGAAGTCTCCCGGGATGATGTCACCGAAAAAAGGTCTGTCCACTAAATTTTGGAATTTGAAAGCATCTCCTAAGAAAAGAGCGTCTCCTAAGAAGTCGACTAGGGCAAAAAGATCTCCTAAGAAGTCGCCTAAGGCTGCAAAGAGATCGCCTAAGTCTAAATCGTGTTCGGTACAGACAACTAAGAAATACACTGGCCGGTCGTCGCCGCCCTACCCGGCAAATGAGTGCTGCGATCAAGAAATGATGGGCAATGACGGGCGTCTATATGTATCACGGGCAGATAAGAATGGCCGATGTGCATGGAAAGTCGTAAACTAAAATTTAAAATAAATTTAAAAAAATATTAAGAATAAATGTCTACCGAAATGACATCTTCTTCAACCGACGCTGCCGCAGTAGCGATTGCGATTGATTCAAACTCGGCTGCAATTTCTAGTGCGGCAACTATGGCGGCGTCGGCTGCCGCCTCCGTATCGGCAACTGTTGCATCATCTTCGGCAACAGTTATCCAAGCTATAAACTCTTCTAGTCTTTCAAAAGTCGATCCAACGGCGACTGCTATTTCAAGTGCCGTCGTTTCAGATCTAACAACCTTGTCCAATGAGGTTGCAGATGTGGCTTCGGCTATGTCGGTAACCGCAAAGGATTTATATAAGTCGCCTTTGTCTACTATTCTTACGATTTGCGGTCGTTCGTTGTTAAAAGAGACCCAGATGACGTCGGCCAATATTCTTCTTGTCGCGCACGATGTGATGGAATCGATTGAGTCCTTGAAGACTCTTCAAATTATGGAAAATATTACGAGTGACCAGAAAAAACAGTTGGCAGTCGACTGTTTGCATTGGCTAGTTAATAATCACGACGATTTGTCACCAGATGACAAGGAAGCTGTCAATTTGTTGATCGATACGGTTGTGCCAAATACAATTGATATTATGATTGCGGTAAGTAATGGCGAATCCGAGTTGGTTACGGCCGTCTCTAAATGCAGTTGCGTAATTGTATAATTTTTTATTATTTGTATAATAAATTATGAAAACGCAGTCAGCCGTTAAATCAATCCGTTCGCATAGAAAACAGACGGCCGCGAAATCAAGACAGTCGACTAGAAAACAGACTGCCGTGAAATCAAGACGTTCGCCTAGTAAATCTCGAAAACAGACGGCCGTGAAATCAAGACAGTCGACTAGTAAATCTCGAAAACAGACGGCCGTGAAATCAAGACAGTCGACTAGTAAATCTCGAAAACAGACGGCCGTGAAATCAAGACGTTCGCCTAGTAAATCTCGAAAACAGACTGCCGTGAAATCAAGACGTTCACCTAGGAAATCTCGACGGTCGACGAAACGATCGCCCATAAAAAAAATTAAAAATGAATCTAGACGTAAAAATATACGACAAAAAAGTAAAATGGGGAAGGTATATATCGCTAGCATGAATTTGCGTGGAAAGTGGGCGGAATCTCCTGATGGAGCTCAAAAAATTAATGTTACGTCGGCTCAGGCAAAAAATAGCAAAAATCGCAGAGATTTCTCGCCCATGACTGAGACGTGGTATAAATCGCCGTTTGACGGAACAGAATTCTATAATTTCGAGGCCTTTTGGCAGAGTGGGAAGGTGTATGACGGTATTCCGGAAGAAAAAACAAAGAAGTTTTGGAAAAATGTGCGTGAGCCAAAGCGGCGTTATCCAGGGTCAAAAGGTATGAAGGTATTGTACGCGAAATGGGATGGCAATCCTGATAAAATGAATTGGGTCGATTCGCGTAAAAATGTTTACGTTCCACTTTACTACGATATGATGAAGGATACAGAGATGGCGAATGAATGGAAGAAGAGCGTTGAGCAGGGTGTAGACGTCGTTATTTATGATTTCGACGGGCCTCGTTTGGCCGATGGAAGTGTTATATGCAAAGAGGTAGATTTGGAATTTCTTCGTGAAAAAATCAACGATACTCGTTTTCCGTTTGGTCACGGGTACGTAGTCGCGGCTTATATTTCAGGAATTCCTATTAATGAATTTTTATAATAAAATATTTTATAACTTATAATATAAAATATGTCCAAAGTAAATTACGATCAGCAAATACGCGAAATCGAGTTAATGAAGAACATAAGTCAGGCTGAAAAATCAAAGAGAATTCGTGTTCTTATGTACGAAAAAAATAAAAATTCTCAGGCGGTTGCTACCGCCCCTGTCCCAGCGGTTGTTCCGACAGTACCAAAAGTTGTTCCGTCTCCATCAGTAGGCCCGAACGCTCATAAAGTTGTGCCACTCCCACCAGCCCCAGTAGGCCCGAACGCTCGTAAAGTTGTGCCACTCCCACCAGCCCCAGTAGGCCCGAACGCTCATAAAGTTGTGCCACTCCCACCAGCCCCAGTAGGCCCGAACGCTCGTAAAGTTGTGCCACTCCCACCAGCCCCAGTAGGCCCTAACGCTCGTAAAGTTGTGCCGTCACCAGTCGTGCCTAATGTCGTGCCATTTGTCCCGACTGGTAAACCTGTACACCCTCCAGTCGTGCCTAATGTAGTTCCAAGTTTGACTGATTCAAAAGCAAAACACAATATAGCACTAGCATCAATAGCAGCTGAAAAACATGAAAATATGAAAAGATATATTGACGAACATCACGCGATTATGTCGTCTAGTATGACGCAGTCAGAGAAAAATCAAAAATTCATGGAACTTGCGAAGATGTATAACAATCAATTAAAAAAATAAGACTTTTTTATTAAATAATTATATTATATAATAAATGTCTCATAAATCATTTCCTTATGCAAGAATTGCAACATTCGGTCAATTGAATCCGGTCCTCCGAACCGATCCTGTTGGATACTCTATCTATAAAGATATTGATTCGTCATTTGATATAGGCCCGACATCGCGTCTATTCGGACCTGAACAACCAAATTCTCAATTATATATGGCAGAGAAATGCTCAAAAGAATGGGACGGAGCCTGCGAATTGCTCTCTCGCAACAACGATGGTACAAAATGTAACGCCGGAAAAGTCGAATCCCCACTATTTAAAACACCTTCTCCTCCCGGTATGACAATCGGTGATTTTCTTGTCGAAAACGCAGCCGTTCTTAAATTTTGTGACATGTCTTCATGCAAAATGACGCACGAATCTTACAATCCAATGGATCCAGCATCGCCTTACGTTACTTCTTACTCGGGAGACGGCTATGTAGAGTGTCTGCCCGTTTGCAAAGCGCCGGAAAACCCGGATAGCGATGTTCTTCTCAATAAAGTATTGAACAAACCACATCTTCACGTGGATTTATTGGTAAACATGTACCATAACGTGGCAGATCGTAAAAAATATGAAAATACGCGTTTGGGAATGATCTTTTCAGTATTGGATGCTTATTTCCAGAAATAAATAAATAATTTTAAAAATGATAATATTATAGTTAAAATATAATATTAAAAATAATCTCTTGAAAATGTCTTTAAAAGATGTCATGTTGACCGAGGACGATCACATTGCCGTGATGGCCTCCTATTTTGCAGAGAAGGGACCTGCCTTTCATCAGTTTGATAGCTATAAGCATCTCGTCGACAAGATGATGCAGGAGATAATCGACGAAACGCCATCGCTGTATATTAACACTAAAACTACCCAATACCGAGCGACGTTTGGACAGGTTTACATCGAGCGTGCGTGTTTCGTCAATGAGACTCGAACTACAAAATATATTTACCCGCAAGAAGCGCGACTTCGCGATCTTACCTATGAATCGCCTGTATTTGTCGACATTGTAGAAGAATTTTGGGAGCTGAATGAGAGCGGCGAGTTCGAGAAGGTAAATACAATTGACCACCGAAAGATTCTCTTGATGAAGATTCCGGTGATGGTACGTTCGTCTCTGTGCAATCTCTACAAACTAGGTATGGACGAGTGTATTCAAAAAGGCGAATGCCCCAATGATCCAGGCGGGTATTTCATTATTAACGGCAAGGAGCGTGTATTGGTTTGCCAGGAACGTCTTAACTATAACCAAGTCTATATGTTTGAAAGCAATGACGACAAGACTCCTCATATATCTGAGATCCGAAGCATGTCAAAAGAAACCGGTCATTCAGTCCTTGTTCAGGCGAAGATGTCGAAAGACGGCAAAAATATTTGTTTCTCGTTGCCCTATATGTCCAAGGATATCGCGGCCGGGGCAGTTTTTAAGGCCCTCAATATGAATAGTCAGGATATCGTCCGTTTTATTCAGCCGTCCACAAAAGAAGAACATGTTCTAGTCGATCGTTTGATTCGCGAGAGTATTGCCTATACGAACAAGGAGAAGGCTATCAAATACATATCGAAAGCCTGTATGAACAAAGTGGAGGATGACGAAGAGCGGTGCATTATTTATACGGAGCAGGTAATTGAAAATGAGCTTTTTCCTCATATGGGAATTTCAACGCCTATCGAAAAGTGCATTATCCTTGGCGATATGCTGAATAAATTGTTTCGCGTGTTTTTGAAAATGCGCCTGGAAGACGATCGAGACAACGTATCGTTGAAGCGAATCGAAGGTCCTGGTGTACTGATCGGCGATTTGTTCCGGATGAGCATGAAACGGTATTGCGACAATTTGAAGAAGTATTTGGAGAAACGACAGGATATTATCACGGCCATGAATCGTACCAATAGCATTACTGCTGTTCTAAAACATACCTTTTCAACCGGAAATTGGGCTGCCCAAAAAAATACGTACGTTCGGACAGGTGTGAGTCAGGTCATCAATCATTTAACCTACCCTGGCACAATTTCACATCTTCGGCGTGTTGTTATTCCGGTGGGAAAAGAGGGAAAGAACGTAAAGATTCGTCAAATTCATCCATCGCAAGCGTTTTTCATTGATATTATTGAGTCTCCGGAAGGTAAGAGCATTGGGATTGTTAAAAATCTGGCTCTTCTTTGCAACATTACTACGGGTGTCAACCCTATCCTTACACGAGAGATGATTGAGAAGTGCGAACATATAATGGGATGTGAGTCTTACTTCGACCGTGTTGATTGGTGGAGGGTCTACTTGAATGGAACGCTGATTGGAGTTTCGTATCAACCCGAAAAATTGCACGACGAGCTCAGAGAACTCAGAGAACTGAATGTTTTTAGCAGTCAGGTATCATTTTACATGGACAAGGACGATCGTGAAATCCGTGTGTTTTGCGACGCCGGTCGATACATTCGACCCGTCCTGAAAGTTGAACCGGGCAATATTCTGGCGCTTACTAAACGTCACATTACCGAAAAAGTATCGTGGTCGGATTTGCTAGATAATGACATTGTCCGTTACATTGACAGCAACGAAGTTGAGAACAGTCTGATCGCAATGAACGCACCCGATCTGATTAAATACGGCAACCACAATTACGATTATTGCGAGATTCATCCGTCGGCAATGCTAGGCGTATGCTCGGCGGTTATCCCTTACCCGGAACACAACCAGAGCCCTCGTTTGGTGTACCAGGCAAGCATGGTAAAACAGGCACTTGGTGTATATTCTCTCGCTTTCCAACATCGTTTTGAGGCAGTCACACATGTGATGCACTATCCTCAAAAACCGATGGTATCAACAAAATTCGACTCGATGTTGAAGTACGACGAGATGTTGACTGGTTGCAATCCGATTGTCGCCATTGCTACGTACGGCGGTTGGAATCAGGAAGACAGTGTAATGTTAAATCGGTCAGCAGTTGATCGTGGAATGTTTGTGCATACGTGCTATAAGACGTTGATCGTCGAAGAGCATAAGAAGACAAACAATAGTTTCGAGAAGATCGAAGTGCCCCCTCCGTCGGCACAGAACAAGACTATGAATTATTCAAAGTTGGGTCCGAACGGCATTGTCAAAAAGGGTGTTCCGGTGAACAAAGGCGACATTATCATCGGGAAGACATTGACAAAGGTTCAGAAAGACGAGGATGATAAGACGGATTGTTCGCTGGCCATTGGAAATGGCGAAGAAGGAATTGTCGACGAGATTTGGGAGGGACTAAACGAGGATGGCTACAAAATGATCAAGATCCGGATTAGACAGTTGCGAACGCCGGAAGTCGGCGATAAATTTGCGTCGCGATCTTCTCAAAAAGGTGTGTGCGGCTTGCTGTTGTCGCAAGAGGACATGCCATTTACCGAGTCTGGAATGTCTCCTGATATTATTATCAATCCTCATTGCATCCCGTCGAGAATGACAATGTCTCAGATGATTGAAATGCTTCTTGGTAAAACGGGTGCGTTGGCTGGCAAGCTTGGCGATGCAACTGCGTTTACGGCGAGTAGTATAAATCCGGTTGAGTCAATTGCGAAGCAGTTGGCATCGTTTGGGTTCGAGAGACACGGCAGTGAACGATTGATTTCGGGTTTCACCGGAGAGATGATGGAAGCGGAGATCTTTATTGGCACGGCGTATTATCAGAGATTGAAGCATTTAGTCAAAGATAAAATGCATTGTTTGACACTCGATCATGAAGTTCTGACATTGGATGGATGGCGTCCGATTTCTGAAATTACAGTAAACGATCGAGTTGCCACTCTATCTCAGACTACTGGAATTCTTGAATATCAGTGTCCCACTCATACCTGGAAATATGAAAATTACGAGGGTGAAATGTATCATATTAAAAATCAATCAATTGATTTATCTGTAACTGGAAAACACCGTATGTGGGTATCGAGTCTAAAAGGAAAACGAGGCGATGTAAAATGGACGGATTACGGATTTGAAGAAGCCCGTGATCTAGTCGGAAAACACCGTCGTTACAAGAAAGACGCGGACTGGGTATGCAACGATTATCAATTTACACTTCCAGGTGTTACCGGTAAATATGAAGATAGAACACTTAGTGCAGAAGAGATGGATGCGTTTATTGTGTTTTTTGGTATTTGGTACGCAGAAGGATGGGCGACTGGTAAAGATACATACGGACGTGTTACGCTTTCTGTAAATAAGAAGAGGGTTAAAGATGCGATATTCCCGTCTTTTCAAAAATTGGGATACGATTATATTTTTGACGAAAAAACACAGAAGGCAACTGTGTCAAATAATCAATTATACCGATACATGAAGCCTCTAAGCGTAGGCGCTCCCCAAAAGAAAATGCCGGCGTGGACAATGCAACTATCAAAAAAACAGTCTCGTTTGCTACTTGAATCGATGATTTTAGGGGATGGCTTTTACGTAACGTCGCATCCGGAACGATGTGCTTACTATACGTCTTCTAAAAAACTTTCTGATCAATTCCAGCAACTTTGTTTACACGCCGGTTGGGCATCTACCGTATCTGTTCATTATCACGCCGAAACAAACGAAACATTTATAAAAGGCCGAAAAATTGTGAATGCGTATGACGTATTGCGATTGAGTGTAATTAAATCAAAAGTAAACCCCTCTGTAAATCACGGCCACTCTCATAAGCAATCAGTTCAAGAAGAACGATTTGTACAAGAGAAATGCGACGTGATGTGTATTACTGTTCCCAATGAAGTTTTTTACGTTAGACGAAACGGTAAATCAGTTTGGACTGGAAATTCACGTGCCCGGGGCAATGTTACAATGATGCATCATCAGCCCAGCGAAGGGCGATCGAAAGACGGCGGTCTAAGAACGGGTAGAACCATTTTGCTCGTAATAGTACAGATTACAACCCTGTGCTAGTCTGGTGTGACAGGCAACATATTCAAATTGCGGGAAACTCCTTTCTTGAAAAAAGATTGAAAGCCTATATTACCAAACCGTGGTCGAAAGACTGCGGCGGCGCGTGCTAATTACACGCGGTAGGGTAAAAAGATATAGGATAGGGACAATCCGCACGCCAAGCTCCTTACCTCGTACGGCGTATGAAAAGGAGAAGGTTCAGAGACTAGATGGATATGGACTTAGCGCGCGACGCGCTTGGTTTAAGGTATAGTCCGACCCACTCGAAAGAGTGTTGTTATCAAGTTTGATAGTATCGTCACAATATGTTTAATGCGTTAAAAAACATAGATATATCTTACGAAATAATAAAACTGATTTTATAGGAAACATTCTACACTAACAATAAAAAATGAACGAACCAACAGAAATTTATAAGCCCGTTAACATAAAAGATTTTGATAAATATTACGAAGTTTCAAATTTTGGAAATATTTATTCAAAGGTTTCAAAAAGAAATCTAAAATGTTATGACAATAACGGTTATCTTAATATAAGATTGAACAAACCATATGCATATCAAGTAGCAGTAAGCCGTTTAGTAGCCTTAACATTTGTACCTAACGATCAGCCATCTATTAACATTGTCGTAAATCATATTGATGAAAACACCCATAACAATCATTACCAAAATCTTGAATGGGTAACCCAAAAAGAAAACATCAATAAGGCGACAAAAAATATGACACACGAAAAACCTGTCTTAAAAATGGATTTAGATGGTAATGTAATTGATACATATGATACAATTAATGAGGCAGCCAGATCAGTTGGCGTAGATCGTACAACAATCGGCAAAGTTGTGTGCGGTGTTAACCAAACTGCCGGTGGGTTTAAATGGGCTTACAAAACATCCGAAAATCGTCCTGAAAACCGACTTGATGTAAACTTATCTGAAGGTAAATGTCTTGAATTTATTGAAAAAGAATACAAAGATTATTATGTATTCAGAGATAGCAGTATCTATAACAAGGCGCGAAAATGCTTTTTGAAACCGTGTAGAAATCAAAAAGGCGCTGAATACGTAACTCTTCCTTCAAATAAAGAAGACAAAACTAAACAGAACGTATACGTCAACCAATTGGTTGCAAGGGCTTTTATCGAAAATCCTCTTAATAAAAAAAAAGTGATGCATATAAATGGTATTAAATCGGATAATAATATGGAAAATCTAAAATGGTTCTAATTTTTTTGACCTATAATTGAGGTTGGACGCGAGGAAATGGAGAGAGACGCATTAATTGCCCACGGCGGTAGTGCATTTATTCAGGAGACGTTTTTTGATATGAGCGACGTGTATCAGGTAAACGTGTGTGACCATTGCGGTGGTATCGTATCGGCGGCGAAGGAGTGTAGGACGTGTAAATCGGGAGACATTGCGAAGACCAATATTCCGTATTGCGCCAAGCTTTTGTTGCAAGAGTTGCAGGCTCTTGGAGTAAGTATTAAAATTAGTACGGTATAAATTAATTTTCATTAAAAAATTAATTTTGCTCAAAGATTTGGATTTAAACATTTATATATTAAATAAAATGGATCATAATAATCATAGCGATCATAGCGAACATCATTCAAAGAAAAAGAAATCAAAGAAACATTCCCACGATACCGCTCACCTTCCCGAGGTCGTTCTCGCCGAGGTCATAGCACCTGTTCCCGATGTTGTGGTAGTACCTGAGGTCGTTCCCGATGTCGTAGCACCTGTTCCTGAGGTTGTGGTAGTATCTGAGATCGTTCCCGATATCGTAGCGCCTGTTCCAGATGTTGTGGTAGTATCTGAGATCGTTCCCGATATCGTAGCACCTGTTCCCGAGGTTGTGGTAGCACCTGTTCCAGATGTTGTGGTAGCACCTGAGATCGTTCCCGATGTCGTAGCACCTGTTCCAGATGTTGTGGTAGCACCTGAGATCGTTCCCGATGTCGTAGAATCTGATATATCGGAAACTCCTGACTTGGTTCAAGAAGCCGTCAAAGATATTGAAAATGTTGTAGACGAAATTGTAGACGAAATTGTTGATGAGATTGTTCCATCCAACGTACAGAATGGTGTCGAGGATATCGTTAACAATGTTGTCAACGGTGTTGTTGAAGAAGTAGTTGAAGACGTCGAAAGTTTAGTTCCACATGTTGTTAGGAACGTCTTGAACGAAGCGGTAAAAGAGATAGAGACGAAATGTATTGTAGTAACAAAGAAGGCTCCATTAAACAAAAATATCGTCCAAATCAAGAATATAGAGCCAAAGAATCCGGTAAAAATAGTTAAGATCGTAGAACCGGTGAAGGAGAAAAGGTTTTGTATTCTACTGTAATCTAAAATTGTAAAAAAGATTTACGATTTTAACACATTTTTAATACACCCATCGCTTTATCGATAAACTCTTCTGATATTAGTATTAAATTGTGGGCGTACGTGTTAACGTATAATAGAGGTATACTATTTTTGTAAAAAATGCCAGAAATATGATGGACAATCCCAATATGATCGATTCCCGGAATATCTTCGTGGATGTTTACGATATGGTAGTATCGTCTGTCGTACACATTACATATGTCCGTAAATGCGTCATCATCGTCTCCGCTATATTTATACAACGTAATTTCATCTTCTAGAAACGTTTGGCACATAATGTTCTCATCAGACTTTATAAATAACCTATAGTGTCTTCGGTATTCGTCTCTTGTGAATTTATAGATCCTTACTTTACGTGGCATAAGTGTCGTAGAAAACGTATGACCGTTCATTTATTAAATATTTATAAATGTATAAATTTATAAATCTTAATTATGCAGCGCAAGCCATTGCTTCATATCCTTTGGCAGCCATTTAATGCTATTGTAGTCAATTGTCATTACTTCGGTCGTATTGTCCTTCGTAGAGTACGGAATAATAAGAGTTTGGGCATTCTTATTGTACATCACCGATAGCGTAAACTCAACATAAAACCGATTAAAGTAGAAAGGCTCACTTACCTGTTTCAGTTCCCAATCACTGGAATAACGCAACAGACGATGATAGTATTTACGCGTATCCTTATGAACAACTTCGTGAGCGGCAACAATCCAATCATCGCCTACGCGCACAGGCACTGCTGATCCGCGAACATTCGACAAATCGTACTCACTGTATTGCTCCTTTGTGACGGTTGTTGCGCCCGTCTCCGTATCAATTCGAAGAATGGTAAGCGGATGATGCGAATAAATGGCACAGAGATCGGGACCATCTGAAAATAGAACCCAGTTCTTTTGGCAAATATCGTCCTTGTACGTAATAGGAATAACACGATCGATAACAAACTTCTCGTTTTCGTCTTTGGAAAGCGATAGAAATACTATAGACGGATGGTTGTGTTGTCCATACTCCCAGTGTACACCCAGACCATACAACTTGTTGTCGTGCCACACCACTCGAATATCCTCGAACCCTTTAATATGTGATTCGCGGGCAAGTGGGCGAGGATCGGTGCATTCTAGTTCGTAGCAGATTTGCTGGTTTCCGTCCGAATCGAATTCTCCCCAGTAATTTTTGGTACGAACCGTGCCTTTTGTGTCGCGCATCGTATACTGAAATTGATCGTTCAAACTATAATTAACGGCGCGTACGACTCCTTTGAACGAACCATTATTTTCTAAATGAAAGCATGCACTAGACGAGATATAGGGTTCCTGTGTGCAGACAGATAGAACTTTGTGAGAAATTGAGTCGATTTTGGGGATATAAAAGAAGCTGTTCGATAAGGTCGAATCTTTCAAGAATTTAGGAATTGATGGTGTCATCATTAAATACTGGCAGGCAATTAAACCTTCGCGTTTCTTATTGACATAATAGCCGATGATACTTAGTTCTTCTATCAGTTTATATTCGTAAATTGGATGCTCAATAAAAAGAACCAAATCAGACGGATACTGAATGGTCAATGCCTGCTTCAAAAACAGATAAGCTGCCTGGTTTCGGCCACCGTATCGATAGTGTTGGATGATTCGGTAAAGAGTCTCGTTTCGAGCGGGAAGCGCTTCGTAGCCCTTAATCCATTCTAAAATTGCCTGATCGTGTTTTCCGTCTTTCGCTAAAAGTTCGCCGCGTCTTTTGTAAGCGATAAAGATTTCCTCGTTCCAACCTCCGATATCAATTCGCTTTTGATACAAACGCAATGCGTTTTCAGACTCACCTAAATCGGCGTAAGATTGAGCCAAATAAAAGTAGTAACGTTCATTTTTAGGTTCGTCCTCTATGCCCTTAGTTAGGAGTGCAACGTCGCGTGTAAATTTGTCGGATTTACAGCCTCCGTCGCCTCTGTCGTCAATATGGACAGTATCCAATTTACCTTCTGTGTTGTGACCATCGCATCCCCAGTATTCATGTGTAACTCCAATGCACTTATATGGAAGATCGGCTCGAAATAGACGCGTGTTATAGTATTGAATGCAGTCGGTTCGTTGTTGTACAAGCCATGCTTGTTTTTCGGCGATGGCATCTTTATTAAAATTAGAATGAAAACATAGGAGCATATCGGCATCTATAGTAATGAAGTAAGTGCTGGACGGGTCTATCGATGACTCGCGGATCCATTCTTGGCCATTGGTTACGCTTTTTGATCGATTGTACCCAAAATTTTTCCACTGGTCTCGGTATACTTTTCCAGGAATATTATTTTCGGAAAGATAATTTTCAATAATTTCGGGTGTAGAGTCAGTTGACCCAGTGTCAGAAATTACAATATGGTCAACATATTGACGAATTGAATCTAGACATCTGGTCATAATCTTGGATTCGTTCTTTACAATCATAATTAATGTGAGTGTTGGCATTTTGATTTCTTTCTTATTAATTCAATATCTTAAATTAGAATTTTAAATATACCCTTTACAGGCCTCGCTGTGTGACTCCATAAATCTTTGATCGTTTCGGTAGCTTTCACAAAATTTTCATAAAGACTATAAAAAGTGCAAGAATATAGACAACATTTTAATAAAGTTTAGGATAATGTAGAAATTGAACATGCAATAATTTTAAATTGAAATTACCTTTTCTAAATTCTAGAAAAGTGTAAACTATGGATAAGCAAGTGTTTGTAATTGAATTGTATGATTGTTTTCACAAGATTTTACTTGAACCAGTAAAAGACTTTGAAGAAATCCAAACGGCGTTCCAAAGCATTTTCAAAATCCTTTTTCGCAAACATAAAGGCGCGTTCTCCGAAATGCCTAGAAAACATGAATTATATACTATATACGAAGACCTTGTTAAATTAAAAAAGTTAGAAAAAACTTTTATTTTTGAGACAATTCTTACATCTAAGTTGGTTCGAAGTAGCAGTGGCGTTTTACCTATTAGTATTGCATTAAGCGGGGCAGAAGGAAGTTGCGATTCAGATTGTTCAATGTGTCCAAACGAGTGTAAAGCTAACGGAGCAGACCAAGATATTGCGCGTAGTTATCTTAGTAGCGAAGGAACATTTATCCGGGGCAAGATTCAGAAATTTAATATTTGTGAGCAAATCTGGCGTCGTCTAGCCGAACTTGAAGCCATGGGACACCCTCCCGATAAGTTGGAGTTTATTGTTTTGGGCGGAACATTTGACTGCTTCCCTCGCGAATATCGGCTTCAAACAGCCCTTGATATGTTCTACGCATGCAATCTCTATCAGCAAATTTCGATCAGGTTCAACGGTCGGTATTCGGATCTCTTGACAGAATGGATACAAACAAACCCATTTGCAACCAATTCGCCGCTTTCTATTAAACTGACCGAGTTTTTGTACAGCATTCGCGAAAGACCACTTGTCTCCGGTCAAGAATCTCAGAAACAAATTGACCGAATTATGAAAGCCGAACAATTATTGAACACGAAATCGAAGTGCTGTCGTATGATTGGAATGGTCCTAGAAACACGCCCCGACCGAATTAATCGGTACAGCCTAACTGATTTACGAAAACTTGGATGCACACGTATTCAAATTGGTATACAGAGCGATAACGACAATGTTCTAGCCTACAATAATCGAGGTCATACGTTTGACAAAAGCGTGAAGGCCATTGCTCAAATTCGAGATAACGGATTTAAGATCGATGGTCATCTGATGCCCGATCTTCCCAGCACAACTCTTGAAATTGACTATGAAATGGTTCGACATATCTTCTACGGAGATGACGCACAGCTTGATTATTGCAAGATCTACCCTTGTCTCGATTTGCCGTATACTCAGATTCGAAAATGGAAGGAATCGGGGGCGTGGCAACCAATTGCAGAGAACCGTTTTCCGGAATTTCTTGATTTTTTGGCGTATACCATGTCGATCGTACCGCCGTGGACACGTGTTAATCGAGTTCAGCGAGACTTTCCGGAAGCAAGCGACAAAAATAACCAACTTGGGTTTGTTAGCGATACTATCAGAAGCAACCTGCAACAAATGGTAAGTCAACACATGCAGAAAAAGGGTATGAAATGTTATGATATTCGTTCAAGGGAGGTTAGAAACGGCTTAATCGATAATCAACTGGACCGTGCCAGACTTTACGTCAGAATCTATCGAGCCAATGAAGGCACAGAATTTTTCCTATCGGTTGAAATCCCTCAGTCGAAACGGTCGATTAATTACGACTTTAACGACACCAGTTTGCTTGGCCTGTGTCGTCTTCGTATTCCAGATTACGAATTTTCCGAAAAAACGAATACCCCTTTCCATTACTTACCGGTTTATCGCAAAAGGGAGCGGATTGCTCGTATTAGAGAACTACATGTTTATGGCAATATTGCAACATTCAATACACGCCAAGAGAATGGAAACTCGCAGCATCGTGGAATCGGTAAATTTTTAATGAAAGTTGCAGAATGTATTGCAGGCTTGTACGAGTGTTCACTGGTTACTGTTATTAGCGGAATTGGAGTTCGCGACTATTACGAGAACATTGGATACACACTCGACGATAACGAGGATCAGTATATGGTAAAAACTCTCTTGCCAAATGTTCAGAACTCAAATACCTCAAATACCTCAAATAACCTCGTATTATTTGGTAAGTACTACGATGTTCGAGACATACAGAGTGCCGTTATGGGAAGTAAGATTTCAACGAAATATATCACGAATAATATGAATAATCGTATGGATACACATCTCTATGAAAAATATGACTACGGCCACATTAATGACGCACAAGGATTCTCATTTAGCCCCATATTAACTTATAAATATAAGAGTTATACCAAGTATATCAAGTATATCCTCGTTTTTCTGGCGTCTATTTTTTTAATTATTTTTGTATTATAATTTATAAGATATCTCTTATAAATAAAATGTCTCTTTCGGTCATCGACGACTCGATAAAAACGAAGCATTGCGAAAAAATATACGAAAATTTGGTTAAGAATGCGAATCAACCTTTTTTGAATATCTTGAACGACAAAGACCAAATTATTTTACAGCTCAAACAACAAATTGACTACATCTACGCAAAACGCTACGGCAAAAAACGAATTGGTTAATCTAGATAAGTCGCTTGGCCTTTCTTACCGCTTGCTGAAACGCCTCTGCCGAATCAGTTGTCGATCCCCACAAGTGCCACCAGCTCCAAAATCCTGGCTTGTATGGGTCATTAATATGATCACTCGCGTGCCGATTACGGTATCTTTCGCGTCTCTCTTTGTCGTGGTGCAGCGTATAATCGCTCATCCCGCGATAACCGTACGATACTTTTTTAAGACGGCCTTGCGATGTCGGGACATAAACATCCCACTTTTTCGTGGCGTTTGTGCTTTTGTACTTGGTGAAAGGCTTCTTTAAGCTTGTAGGCGATTTCATTTATTTATAAAAATAAATAAAATTATAATAATAAAATGATTCCGAAAATCATTCATCAAATATGGACACAGGGTTGTGACAGAGTTCCAGAAAAAACACGACGGTACGTCGATAAATGGAAAGATGTCGCCGCTAAAACCAACTATCAGTATATGTGCTGGTCAGACAATTCGATTAAAGATCTATTGAAGACATACGACGAATCACTTATCGATATCTACGACTCGTTCACCTTACCCCAGCAGCGTAGCGATTTTGGAAGATACCTTCTTCTCTACATAAAAGGCGGGTTCTATCTAGATATGGACATCGAACCCGGACACGAATCTCTTAACACATTGGTTGATAAAAACAAAATTGTTACAGGTTCAGGCGGCCATTCCGGTGTAACGCAGTCATTTATTGGAGCCGTTCCGTCTCATCCAATGTTTAAGGATTTAATAGAACATATACGAAACTCCTACCGGCGAAAATGGTACGAGTGCATTGATGTCATATACGTAGAACGGACAACTGGTGGCAAAGTCTACGCTGCCATGATTGAAAGATATCGCAACGACGTCTACCAAATCCCGTCCGAACTTACACCTCAGTGTAATTCATTCGACGAAGATTGCTCAATTGGGAATGAAAAATATAGTAACTCCATTACGATCACACATTTCGATAAAACGTGGAACATTCTTCTAGTATTTCAACATTTTATCACCTTTTATCGATTTGTAATGACGATCACCGCGTTTTTCTTGATCTATTTATGTTACAGCAGTTGTTCATCTTACGGAATCGACATATTATGCAACCTTCAACAGGCAATCATTGGGTTATTGATTCTTACCATTTTTTACCAATTGGTGTATTATCTCGTTATGAACAATGTATGCCGGGCGTCTGTTGTGTATTTTACTCTTCTACTAGTCTGTTACGTTTCGCTGTCGAAGAAGTGTAATGTATGCAAAATGTAATATAAATCAAACGACATCGAAAAAGTCTCATAAGAATCTTTCAGGACTTAGGAAATAATCGATTAATTGTAACGTTACAATTAATCTTAAAAACCGTATACGTACCATAAATGAATGATGTTTCGAATTGTTTCATCGGTCATTTTATACTTGAATTTTTTATGAGAATTTACGCGCTCAATAAGACCCTCAATAGACTCGAACAGTTCATCAATGCCTAGCTCTTGATCTTGATTCTCGGTAACACTATACTTTTTAGTGTCGCTATCGTAATTAATGTACATACGATTGACGTATGATCCGTCGTAATCGAGGCTTACGCAATTTGGTTCGTCAATCGAATAAATAAAAGAATGACCAGTCTCATTAAACTCCTTTCGATAGCCCTCGGTAATTGTGTCTGAGTGGTGTATCAAGTAACCAATTTCGGCCTTCTCCTGTACGCGGGACATATCTGTAAGCCTTGCCCATTTTTCAGAGTCGTAATAATAAAGTGCAAGTTGGCGAAAACAAAATGTTTTATAGGATAAACGAGTTAGAATGTCGGCAACTCTCTGATGAAACTCAAAGACAGAGTTAACAGCTTCGCCAACCTCAATTTCAAAGGACGAGCCAGCCAGAGATTTAATATAAACCTTCATTTATAATTACTACTACAATAATTATTAGATATTATCATTTTTATTTACGTGTCTTTCTAGATTTTTTAGGAGTCTTTTTTGTCTTTCTAGACTTTTTAGGAGTCTTTTTAGGAGTCTTTTTTGTCTTTCTCGACTTCTTAGGTGTCTTTCGCGACTTCTTAGGTGTCATCTTGAATAATCTATCAAAAAAAGATAGTTTTTCGCGCTTTGCTTTATAGACCCCAAAACCGTCAATAGGTAGTACACGTTTACCCAAAATATTATTTTCCGTAAAATATGATCCCCTGTATAATTTAACAGTCAACTCCTCATAATTTTGGCACTTTTCTTCATCTGTAACGCCAAGTCGGTTATTAGCCTTCTCGTAGACCCCAAAAATGTCTATTATATCGTAGTTACGATTGTTGATCGTCTCAATTTTTCTTAAATATGCTTCATATAGCTTTCTTTTAATGCACATTGCAACTGCCCTCATACCTTCATGAATTCCCTCTAATTCCTCATTACTTGCCTCATCAATTCTGTTTATAATTTCTGCTATTACCGGATTATAGATTTTAAACGAATCTTCTGCTCTGGCAACTTTTGGCTCATTTATTCCAAATAGCCGGCAAAACACTACAATAAAATCACGTGTGATTTTATGCGAGAAACCGAAAACGTGCAGAAATGGTCTATTTTCTTTTATCGGTATTTCTTCGACTAATCGTTCATTATTGAGACCAAGACACTCTTCCAATACAAACTTAGGCTCTAATAGATGGTTAAAAACCCCTTCATATCGCCGCTTAAAAAACATGATGGTTTTAACAGCGTTAGGAGCATCTCTATAAGCCTCTGAATTGTCTTTAAGCACTTTGTAAATTAGAGGTTTAACAAATTTTTCAAACCGATTGAATTCTTCAATACATGCCATAACATTTTTTACGCTCATTTATATATAAAAATATAAAAATAAATTATAAAAATCACCACTCCATTTTCTTACCCCCAGTACGTACCTTCTGTTCGCATTTTACGAGTTTTTCGTTACACGTATCAGCGTTTTTGGAGTACCTCTTACTAGCCTCCGTACATGCATCGTTATTCAATTTAAGAACACCCCACTTATTTCGAAGATCGGCAAGCTCATCGTCAACCGCATTTTTAGATTCCAGAATTCGGTGCATTTTTTCCTCCGTTTTCGACATCTCGCCAATCAATTTGGAAATATGTTTCGTCGCATCCTTGTACTGCTCCATCAAGTTTTCCGTTAGGTTGTGGCACGTACGTAACTTCTCTTCGTATTGGTCGGTTAAATTACGTACACGACGCTGATGTTTCTGCAACGTAGTAATCTTAGACCTAGACATTTATATATATCAGCAATTTATATTACACAGATTTACGCCGTTGGTGATTTAAAACTTAAAACGCCATTTGAGACATTAAAAAACAAAAATTATAAGTTTAATCAAAAAGATAATATTAGCCCTAACGTGCTGTATAGAAACTAGAAATAATTAGGCTGTTTATAATAAAATCTAGATTTTACTAGAATTTATCTAATTATTTTCTAGAAAAAAATAATTACAGTCTAAATAAAGACCCATAATAAAATGGACTGCGATTTTTGTAAAAAATCATTTTCGACAAAAGGAAGTTTGGCAATTCACCAAAAAACGGCTAAGTTTTGCTTAAAACTTCAAGGTAAACACGAAGAAAGCTGTTTTAAATGTGAAAACTGCACTAAAATTTTTACTCAAAAAACGTCTTTGTCAGATCATATTCCCATCTGTAAAGAGAGATATAAAAAATTATTAGATAAAAAAGATGAAGAACACAGTACTACCATAAAACGGCTTGAATTGGAAATAGTAAAGATGAAAAGATCAGAAAAAGAAAAATTAAAAGAGAAAAACGACTACATAGCAAAGCTTGAATCCAAACTCGAAAAACTAGAAGCAAAGCTTGAAGCCAAACTCGAAAAACTAGAAACAGCCGTTACAACAATTGCACTAGAATCGAAAGTTACTTCAAAAAGCTTAACTACGGTTCCGACAACTACAACCACCAATAACACAACCAACATTACAGTGACAACGAATAACGTGTTGAATTTGTCACAGGAACATGTTAAGAAGGTTCTTACGGAGCAGTTAGACTACAATGTGGTGTACGCCGGACAAGCCGGCTTGGCCAAATTTGTGGTGGATAAGATGTTGAAGAATCAGGCTGGTAAGTTGATATATAGATGCGTAGACCCTAGTCGACAGATGTTTGAGTTTGTCGACGAGCACGGCGAAACCGTGCGTGATATGAAAGCCGAGAAATTGATACAGTCGCTGTTGGAGGGGGAGGTGATCAAGATTGGACTGGACGAGGCGGCCAAGGGGTGGAATACGGAGGACAATCGATTGAATACGGAGCGAACGAATGTGTTTGGTCCCAAGGTGTCTGAGTACGCAGAGTTGAACAGGAATAATACGGTATTTAGGTCGAAAGTATCGTCACTCACTACATAATTTTATAATTACAATTCTATAAAATTCTGGAGCCACACACACACAATTAGATTTTTTTAAACAAATTGTGTGTGTGTGTTGAAGTCGCGTATTGCTATTAATATTTTTTAAAAATATTTTATAATCATATCTATAAATTTTTTAATAATTATATATTAATAGAAATGAATATACCGAATATTTCACTTACGGCTGTAATGCTTAGCGAGGATAGTATTTACGATAGCAATAGTTATAGTGGTCGTCGTTTTCAAGCTAAAGAGCTGATCAAGTCTATCATTAGGCTTATGTCGAATGTGGAGTACTATCGAACGAAGAGAGTACTCTCTTTCTCGTCAAAGAAATTGTTAAAGGAGAAAATTAGGAAGATACGAGAAGACAATAAGTCTTTTTCGTATTTATCGAAGGACGAATACGCAAAGGTGCTTGATACGTTACAAAAAATAAAGGTAATTTGTGACGAGTTGAGTAATAAATTTCTGGTTCACGATTTTTATGAAAGGCCGTACGATTACCAGAAGTATAAGAGGGACATCGATGGGAGTTGGGTTACCGAGCGTGATTTTAGGTTTGTAGAGGACGAGGATGAATAATATCACAAAGAATTATAATAAGGATATTCGTAGTCGTCATAGAGATCGTCGCCTTCGTAAGGCGTCAATTGGTCAACGAATTTTCGTTTCTTTTGAGCATCGATATTCGACGTTGTAATTACGGCGATTGCGTGATCTCTAATTTGCGCGAAGGTTTCGGGCGATATAAAAGACATATGGAAATTGAGGATATTTTCACGCCATCCGTTGATAAAATCTTCGAGTATGGAAAGGGGGTCTTCGCCGAGATCGACAAGGCGATCGAACTCCTCTTTTAGTCCAAGGATATTTTCAGGATGTTGGGTGAGTTGATACAGTTCTGGGTATTCATTTCGGACCACCATATTTAGCGAGAGGTCGGTTTGAATGATGTCGTAGTCTTCAGTTGGTTCGCCTGATAGGTTTAATAGAACGATGACAGCTAGCGGTAAATCCAAGTATGCAGATAGAAAATCTTTGACATTTCCAATCGTGTCACCTGGGTCGGTTGATAGTTCGAGCATATCGCCGGACATTTTTTTTACAGATACGCGGAATGGTTTGAATGACGCGTCATCATAAAGTGACACAAAACGGTATCGATCCATTTATTATATATTTATAAAGTTGTATAAATTATAAAATGAACACAATAAAAATCTTACTTTTCGGAAAGGGATGGATTGGATCTCAGTTAGAATCGATTTTTCATTCAAAGGCGGGAGTTACCATTCGACTGGCAACCTCTCGCGCCAATCACAAACGAGATATCGTCAATGAGATGGACGAGTACAAACCAACCCACGTTGTGAGTTGTATTGGGCGCACGCATGGCGAAATCGACGGACGTGAGATACCCACAATTGATTATCTAGAATATGATGGAAAATTGCTTGATAACGTTAGAGATAACTTATACGCGCCGGTGTTGCTCGCGCATCTTTGCAAGGAACGCAATACCCATTATACGTATTTAGGGACGGGCTGCATTTTCGAGTATGACGCGGAACATCAAGACAGCGGTTTTAAAGAGACGGACGAACCTAATTTTTTCGGGTCAAGTTATTCAATCGTGAAGGGATTTACCGATCAGTTAATGAGTTTGTATCAGAATACGTTAAATGTGCGAATTAGGATGCCAATTACGGCGGCTGTTAACGATCGTGATTTTATTACTAAGATTGTAAGGTACGAGAAGATTTGTTCGATGGCAAACTCGATGACGGTATTGGATGAGTTGTTGCCGGTTATGGCGGATATGATTATCACTGGTCGTACGGGAACAATTCAGTTGACCAATCCGGGCACAATTTCACATGAAGAGATATTGGAGATGTACCGAGAGATTGTTGATCCGGAAAAGACGTGGACGACGATGACGTATGAGGAACAAAGCAGGCTGCTTAAATCGAAACGGTCCAATAACTATTTGGATACGTCTTTACTGCGTGAGTGGTATCCGGACGTTTCGGATATCAAAACGGCGATTAGAAGGACGTTGGAGACGCGAAAGAGTTTATAATTTTCTATTGTAAAAATTATAAGATTTGTACCAAATTGGAGTCGGCGAGACGGAGGGCTAGTTCGCGTTTTGATAGAGCTGCGTGTCTAATACGGTTTGCCCTAGCAATATCGCGAAGTTCAGGAAGACGCAGTCCAACTCTATTTGAGGTCAGAGAAACAATGGGGAGATTTACGACAGGAAGGTCGTGAAATTCTGGAACGTTCGGAATATCCTGAATATCCTGAATATTCTGAATATCCTCTCTAAGTAATTCCTCTTCTAGATTTTTAGAGATTTCTTCGTCTTGTTCCGTATCCATTACCTCGATTGGAATATCAACAGATGATGTGGCGATAATGGTTTTCATGAGAAGGTGAATCTGGTTTATATGTTGAATATCTTGATACGGCCTATCAACGAGATTTTGGACATCGTTTAGCCGTTCAACCAGCGCGACTACACGTTGTTGCAGCTCGTCGAGTCTTTCAGTGGCCATTAGAGTATCGATAAAAGAAGGTGTTAGTATACTGAGGAGAAGCGTTAGCGATGTCAAGGTGTCCGATTCGATCTCAGCTAGTGTATGGTCCCATGTGTCAAACGCCGTGTAAATATCGGAATGAATCCGTTCGTTGTCTTTTTCGTCTTTCTCTATTTTTTGTTTGAGCAGATGCTGATCTTCCACTTGTTTTTCGTATCGAATACGGGCCTGTTCGCGGTATTCGTTCATATTTTATAGATATTCCAATACTAATGCGCGTAATTTTCAATTTTACTAATACCTAAACCGTTCCAATTTTTCAAAGGTTGTGAGCCCATCTTCGTGAAAAATTCCAAAGTGCCGTCGCCGTCTTTCATCGATGTCGTGAGCCTTCTTGCGCTTGTTGCACCAGTAAAGGAGGATACAAACGCTATCGGCGATATCGTGAACGCGGTCGTACATCGTCATTTGCTCTGCCAAATAATCGGGGATATGGCGACTGGCTATTTTTTCCGAGTATACTTTTCGCTGGTCGTAGTCAAGACTTGTGAGATTGAAATAGGAATGGACATTGCGGGGTGAGATAAGATAGGTTTTCGCGCGAAACTTTGAGAATATTAGCTGTTCGACGGCTGTCAGACCATTTGGAGGCTGTCTTTCAACTAGGATAACGTCAGCTTCTTCAAAAAACGGTTTATTTTCGTGTATAAAATGATCGACCCAGTCTGAGATGGTCCGCGTGTGGTATAGTGGGCATTCTTGTGATTCGCTTACAATTTTGCCTGATTTTCGGTGAGTATATGTAGTAATATCGATTAGATCGACCCAAAATATTTCTAGAAGTGTACCGTCGTCGTTGACATCAGCAAACGAAAGACCAAGATGGATCAATCCAACGTCGATACTGAGAACGAACATACTACATATTATATAATATTCTTATAAATGTTTATAAATGTTTTTATGAGTACAGAAATCGAATAAATTAAATTTTTAAAACTTAAAATAAAGAATGTCTTTCCCTAATCCTAACTATGAACATCGTTCGTCAGCGTATCCTTATTTCTCAACTCTATCGGGCTATTGCGACAACACATTTGGATTTATGAAGTTTAATCCGCCCTTGTCTAATTCTCTTCCGTACCCGTACGCTCGAAATCAGGAAGCGCCTATTAAATACCAATTTGACTATGAGTCTCTGTCGTATCCATCCACGCAGGAAAGCGCTAATCTAAATTGCAATTATGCATCTATCCAAAATGGGTATCGAAAATAAATTTACATATTTCACCAAGAATTGGTATTTCAATTATATATTGTATAATCTATATAATTTATTTTGTTTTCTTAGAACTACTTTTCTTAGCCTTCGATCGACTTTTCTTGGTGCTTTTCTTGGCACTTTTCTTTGTTTTCTTCGATCGACTTTTCTTGGCACTTTTCTTTGTTTTCTTCGATCGACTTTTCTTGACACTTTTCTTCGGTTTATTGGACCGGGTTTTCTTAGCGCTTTTCTTCGAACGTCTTTTCCCCATTCCGTACACTCCGGTAAGCTCAGTATCGACTTCAAGCATCTCGATTGTATCGCCGTCTTGAATACCACCTGGGACACATGTATCAAGTCGTCCATCTAATATAATTGGATTGGTACCATCCGAACCTTGTGGCTTAACGAAAAGTCTGATTTCGTTACCATCATCATGCATTTCACGCAACTGTTTAATTTGTTGTGTGACATCATGTATAGTTGCGTTATCTGGCACAATTAGCGTGATCATAGAACCAGAGAAGTCTTTGATGTGAATAGTGATCAAAGGGCCGTCTATACGGCGAGGCTGGGGTTGTTGTGGTTGATATTGTTGCATATCAACCATCTGAACCCCGGTATAACGGTTACGTGCCTCCATATCCATTAGCATTCGCGCCATCATGTCGTCCATTTTTTTGCATTTCGGACCACTCATTTATGTTAATGTTTTAAAATATTTTTTTACTGAAAATCGTTTTTTACATGATTGATCAGTGTCATGACGTTTCCATGCATAATTTTCAAGTCGTCTTTTTTGTCTTCATCGTGGACCGATTTAATTTTGCATTCCAACTTGTCATGGAGCCTTCCAAGTGATTTTTTATAGCATGCAATCTTTTCGTCATAGCCGTATTCTTTGGCCAATATCATCCAACCCAATTGTTCAAACATTTTTACAAACCATTTTTCGAGGCCTTGCATTGTAGCGGGGTGATCGCATTCTGGCTGCATGTTGGATTCAAAGTGGAATTTCTTAGACTTCTTAACAGAGTGTTTCTTCGAGTGAATAGGAGAGCGTGAATGTTTCACATACTGCTTTTTCCCTACTGATTTTAGTGAAATTTTTATTTACAGTAAATAAAAATTTTTCACTTGTTCATCGCATCCATAATATGTACATATCTCATTGGCATTTCTTTTTCATAAGTAAAATCGCTTAATTTAAACTCGTGATCCAATTGTGTAATGGATCTTGTTATTTCTCCGTCCTTTTTCGATACGAAATACAGGAATAAGGTTTTCGATTTGGAAATTTCAGTGAGACGTATCCAATATAGTGTAGATGGGAAATCAGCCCTACCAACCCATTCCTGTTCTTTTTGGCGAAAGATGGTGTATTCTGGGAAATCGGGGAATTCGATAGGAGGCGTAACGATAACGGTAAGATTAACGGTAAGACCGTTGTAGTACATCTCTTCAATGGTTTTCCCACGATCGATATCGATGCCATTTGTCAGGAAACGGAATTGATCTGAACGGAAATCTTCATATCTTGGATAGAAGTGCGATTCCAGTTCAAAAAGAACCTTATCAAAAAACGACGAATCTGAATTGAAACAGTCTAGCGATGTTGAATACGATTCACCCGATTCTAAATGATAAACGATATTATATTTCATATTAGCGTTTAGTAGTGTGAAGGATATTCAAATCTATCATTTTTATTTATTATTTATAATAAAATGGCAGAACCTCAAACAATACATAGTCTATCTTTGTCGCAATGTAGCGGTTTACAGCGTATTGAACCAAAAGACAGAAATGGATGTTGCGCGTGTAAAGAGCGTACTAAGTCGGGAATGTTTTGTGATACTAACAGACATAATGATATTTGCACGCATATTAGTCGTATATATCAACAGACTAAAAACAATTTAAGTATGTATTTTGATATTTCAAACGCTGAATCATTGATAGGCGAAATCAGACACAATGTTAATTTATTTATTGCATCAAACTCTGTAACTATTCTAAATTATAATTTATTAAGAAAAAAAATTACAGATGATGTCAAAAACTATAACGATCAAATAATTACGTTTAATGACGAACTTAAATTAAGAAACGATTTCCAAAAAAAATGTATGAGTCATATGGATGGAGGGAAACTAAGATGCCCTATTGATCATGATCATTGTTTACGTGTTAAATTGCTTGAAAACATAATACCTATGCTAGGAGAAGCGGTTGAAATTCTCAGAGGATTTTTAGAACAGATATCACAAAAACCTATTCCAATGAGTCAATTTGTTAAAAAAGAGGAAGAACTTTTAAAGTGTAAAGACAATCTTGAAGAGGCGCTTCGTTTACAGCGGGAAATTGCTGTCAAGATGCGTAATAATAGCCCTGCTAAAAATGAACCGAATGCCGATTTACAATCGTTCATTAGTAGGTTGAATCGCAACTCGCCTGATTTGATCGAGTATTTAAGTTTTGTAGGGAAAGGAGATGATATTTACGATGTCCTACAAAACATAGACAATAGCCGTGTGGCAATAATGATATCGTACTTAAATGAAAATAAGGCATCAATTGAAGATAAAGAACGGGATAAAGAAAGGGCTAAAGCCCGCGATGCAATGTTTGTTGACGGAAAAATAAAAGGAAGTTTTGTATTAGGAGGTAAAAAGAAAGATTTCAAGTTTGTTGCACATTCCGCATCACCTCAAAAATGTGTTAGGTATTCGATTTCGGTAAAGACGTTGGCAGGCGAAATGCATTATTTGTGTACAGATAATGAAAACGATAACGTATTGCGTGTAAAGAATGCCCTACGACCATATATTAACCCTATGCCATCTGTGCGCCGCATGGTATTGACTGAAATTCTTGATGACGGGTCATTTAAAATATGGGAGGATCAAGAACCCATTCCCAAAAATTTAGTGTTAAATCTGGTGATAAATGATCGGGAGCCGGACGTGTGGGATAGGCTTATTGAAAACTCTACCTAATCTAGAAATCTCCAAAGGTGTAAATATATTTTAAGTATGTAAAATATATGTAAGTTAATATGTCAGAACAATCGTATCTGACTCTTCTCAGCCACGTTCTTGATGACGGCGAAGATCGTCCCGATCGTACACAAGTAGGGACACGCAGTATCTTCGGGCCACAGCTTAGTTTCGATATGGCACTAGATGGCTTCCCGCTCCTTACTACAAAACGTGTTCCCTTCAAACATATCTTGACAGAGGTTCTTTGGTTTATATCGGGTGCAACCGATACATCGTTTTTGAAGGAGAATAATGTGTCTATATGGGACGCTAATACATCAAGGGAATTTTTGGACGGACGAGGTCTAGTGGACTACAAACAAGGTGAACTTGGGCCACTATATGGGTATCAATGGCGACACTTTGGAGGTGATTTTAGAGATCCGACGTCAAAAGGAGTCGACCAGTTACAACGGATGCTTGATTTGTTACGCACCGATCCTACTAGTCGCAGAATATTTATGTCGGCTTGGAATGCGACCGATCTCGATAAAATGGCATTGGAACCTTGCCACGTTTCGTTTCAGCTTTACCTGTCCAATGGATTTCATCTAGATGGTAAAGTAACGTTGCGATCTAATGATCTCTTTTTGGGAGCGCCTTGGAACATCGCCGGGTACGCCTTGCTATTGGAGATGTTTGCACACCTTTCTGGGTATTCACCTGGACGTCTGATCTATTCGATTGGAGACGCCCATATATACCACACGCACATGAAAGCCGTTTTATCTCAGATAGAACGACGTCCTCGTAAATTTCCGCGATTGGTGTTTAAGCGAAAGCATGAACGATGGGAGGATTTCAGCATGGACTCGGTTGAGATAGAGGGGTACGACCCGCATCCGGCTATCAAGGCGGATATGGCTGTATAAAATTGATTTCTTCACGCTTTTATTATTCAAAATTCAGAGAAAATGGCATCACACATCAGCGAATACATTGAGCAATCTGATACGGAGATGACGAAGCAACTCCATAGGATGTTGTTTGATGATATGTTTGCTAAGATGAAATCCGAATTTCCACAGATATCAGACGATATTGTACGCATCTACATTCAAAACATGATGGCGCAGACGATTACCAATGTATCGAATATCATCACGAGTCGGCAAACGCCCGGTGAAAGTCAAAACGAGCGCGAACTTCGTATCGTGCAAAAACTCGCAGACGCTGCTAAAAAGTAACCGTATTTTATAGAATTTAAACTATAAAATCTTACCGTTTTCTGACGCTTTTCTTAACATTTTTCTTGGTCTTTCTAACGCTTTTCGTCTTTCTAGCACTTTTCGTCTTTCTAGCACTTTTCGTCTTTCTAGCACTTTTCGTCTTTCTAGCACTTTTCGTCTTTCTAGCACTTTTCGTCTTTCTAGCACTTTTCGTCTTTCTAGCACTTTTCGTCTTTCTAGCACTTTTCGTCTTTCTAGCACTTTTCGTCTTTCTAGCACTTTTCTTCGATTTTTTTGCTCTAAAAAAAAAGTCATCATCCTTATCCTTATCATCCCTCATATCTGCGAAATCTGTCTCTAAATCGGGCCGTCTATATGTCATGGCTCCCCTCAGAAAATTACTAGTATGATTATTAACAGGTTGTATGACAGGTTGTATGACAGGCTGTACATTAACAGGCGGCGGTCTCAATTGTACACCCTCGTGTATAGAAGCCAAAAATGGATTAGCGGGAGGTGTATATTTTGTGGTAGATGCCTGTTTCAATCCAACGCCTGATTTTATATTCTCCAAAAACGCGGCGCTCGTGGGCGGTGTATATTTTGCGGAAGATGGGGGCGGTTGCGAAATAGGAGGAGTTTTGCGTAGTGTTGGTCTTCGCATTATGGAGTCAAATACCATTTGTCTAGACGAAGAGGCCGTCGAGGCCGCCTCAGGCTCTAGTGAAAGTGCACTTAATAAAGACTTTGGTGATGCATATACCGGTGAATATGACGAGCCTCCCGCCTTCGAAGATGAAGATGCGGCCGATGCTGACGACTCGGGTAAAAATACCGGAGGTGCCGGTGAATATGACGAGCCTCCCGCCTTCGAAGATGAAGATGCGGCCGATGGGGGCGGTTGCGAAATAGGAGGAGTTTTGCGTAGTGTTGGTCTTCGCATTATGGAGTCAAATACCATTTGTCTAGACGAAGAGGCCGTCGAGGCCGCCTCAGGCTCTAGTGAAAGTGCACTTAATAAAGACTTTGGTGATGCATATAACGGTGAATATGACGAGCCTCCCGCCTTCGAAGATGAAGATGCGGCCGATGCTGAAGACTCGGGTAAAAATACCGGAGGTGCCGGTGAATATGACGAGCCTCCCGCCTTCGAAGATGAAGATGCGGCCGATGCTGAAGACTCGGGTAAAAATACCGGAGGTGCCGGTGAATATGCCGATCTTGACGATCCGGACGATCTTGACGATCCGGACGATCTTGACGAGCCGGACGATCTTGACGATCCGGACGATCTTGAAGATCCCAATGACGACGCTGGTGAATATGCCGATGCTGACGACGTCAGTTGAGGCGCGGGTTTACGAAACCTATTAAAAAATGCTGCATTTTTTGACTTCGCATTCATCTCTTCTTCAATCCTTTCAATCTCATAATCATCTCTACACTTTCTTAGAAGAGCTCTCTTTTCTTCTTCGCAACGTTCGCGAATACGTGTTTTTTCTTCTTCAAAAGCGATGAATGCTAGATCGAACATTTCTTTGTTTTCTTCTTCGCAACGTTCGCGAATACGTGTTTTTTCTTCTTCAAAAGCGATGAATGCTAGATCTAACATTTCTTCATTTATATCCATATTTGTTTATATTATATAGTATTTTTTCTTATTTTTTTCTTATTTTTTGCGTCTTTTACGGCAGGATCATTGCAAAACGGAATATAGAATGTACTGCTGTCATAAGTTTTGATAAACTTTATGTTATCAACAGCGTTGCATAGTGCAAACTCGCCGGGGAAAAAACGGTCGGCATCGGCATAATGAGCCAAATCCTGTGCAACAAAGCCGTCAAAACCTCTTTCGCACATTTCCTCGGCTACGCATCGATCGGTATCGTATGTGCTTTTTCGTATAATAGTATTGGATAAGTCAATTGTAAACGAATTTGTATATATGATACCAACCTTACGTGCGTTTTTGACAGTTTCAACGTCTGAAAAATCCAGTAGATGTAATTCATTTGTTACTTCAAATACTGACACTGCGCCGAAGTCATTGCAGTACCGAGTTGTATTATCGTTGCCTAGTGACTCTGGTAATGCATAATTCATAATGTCTAACCCGTTAATTCCAAAAAATGTATAATTTTCGCAAACCCCAACGGAATGACCCATCAACTTTCCGGCTCGCTGTAAAATAAAACCCGGTGGTATTCTAATACATTTTAATCGGAAGTATGTTTCTTTATTCGGGTGGAGAGCGTCGACATATGCGTGTCGAAACGTCGATAAATCCAACCGATCCGTTGTATATCGCTCGATTAGATTTTTAACTACATTAAAAATAAAGAAGCGGATCGACTGGTTTGAATCGCACTCGGTAGAATTGTTAAAAATATCGTCAATTTGTTCGTCTTCCATTTGTTCGTCTCCAACGATAAACGTCGTGAGACGATAATTTAATACTACATCTGGAATATCACACAAAAATTGTAAAAATCCCTCTCTATTATTGGACGCGACGATATCTGATATCTTATCGCTTATTTGCGTTATGGTTTCGCTGCCTAGCAATATATGACTAAAATCGGGAAAGGTGCTAATAAAATTGCGGGCAATAGATTCATTCCATGTTTTCCACTGATTCGAATGGAATAGAGACACTAATTTTTCACGTCGTTTTGCAAGAACGCAGGTTTCAATCGAGTCTAGTGTTTCTAGTTGTCTTTGTGCGTATTCCCTGTATTCAGGGTTAGCTAAATCTTCTAATAACATTTTTCTTACATGAGATGTTCCGTATATAAAATCGTGCATAAAGTTGGTGGTGTTTCTGAACGCCTTTTCAACGATACGATGGCAGAAAGGTATCTCTTTTTGCCTATATTCCATTTATTATTCATTTTTTTTTAATAATAAATGTCTATATCAAATATCGTAAAAACACTTGCACTTCTTTCTATTTCGATTTTTATCTTGTATCTTCTAATACGGTATGATAAGGAAAATTTTTCTATTACAATTGGTCCTGTACAGACTCCAAGTATTATTGCTACAAACCAGACAATCATGCAGAATAACGCATTAGCTTCTCTTCTATCGTCAGTTGACCCATCGGTAAAATCTGCCTATACTGCTGCATACAACAAGTACGTTTCTTCTTATAGTTCACTTCCAAGCTATTCACAACTAAGTGATGTTGCAACTTACGACGCAACAACAAATTCATATATTTGTCCGGCGTCTTCGCCTGTACCTTCTTTTGTAAATGGCAAGATTATTTGTTCTCCTAATGACACGGTATCGGTTTTTAATTGTATACCAGGAACAACTTTTTCATACGGTTCATGTATAAATGGAACATCGGTTGCAACACGGACAGGAGACATTCAACCGTTAAACGGCGGAACACAATGTCCGCCTGTTACATCAAACGTTTCGTGTGCCAACTGTTCGGGGAGTTGGTCGGCGTGGGGGGCATGTAGTGCAGCATGCGGAGGCGGAATACAAAAACAAACATACACAATTTCTAATCAGTCTTCTAACGGAGGGGCTCCGTGTTCAAATAATACTGGAGACGTCAATACACAGTCATGTAACACACAAGCATGCCTTTCGCCTACAATGATTACGTATACTACATCCGGAACAATAACGATCCCTGTTGGTTATTCATACATGGATGTTACCGCTATTGGAGGAGGAGGTGGCGGTTCATCTGGCGCAAATGCACACATGGAATACGACGCGTCAAATCGCGCATTTTACCGTGATACATCTGAGAAAATGGGTGGAGGAATTGGAGGAGCCGCTGGACAAATTGTTAATCAACTAAACATCCCAATTACCGGTAATTCATTTACATATTCTGTTGGTCAATCTGGATCAGGCGGAGGCGCGGTTGGATCGTCGCCTACATTAGATGAGACAGGCACTATTTATATTGTATCGTCTCCAAACGTATCTGGCAGTTCTGGCGGTAACACAACTTTTAAATACGGAAATCTAACGTTACAAGCGGTAGGAGGGGCAGGAGGATCAGGAGGTCTTGGAATTGGGCAGTCAATAGTTGGAACAAGCGGCGGGGCTAATAACCCATCATACGGAAACGGTGGAGCGGGAGGGAATGGATGCAATATGTCGACTAACGGTGTACCAGCCTACCCAAATCCTGGAAAGGAACAGTCAACGTCCGGCAAAAATGGGACAAATGGTATATTGCAAATTACATTTCACACTTAAAAATGATAAAACATAAAATTTTATCGGTACTCGATAAAATGTCGTTCATTACCGACCTGCAAACTAACATTACTGTCCGAAATTTAAAAGGAGACGAGGAGACGTTACATGTGGCGGTCGGGGTTAATGCCGAAACCGTTAAAAATCTTCTAATCCAGTCGGGTATGGTAACAAAACAAGATGACAATGTGATTGTTCTGATTGAACATAACGAATCAGAGTTTACAGTATTGCAAGATGACTACAAATTTGAAAAATCATACTACAATCTCACTGTCCAAACAAGCGATCGGATTCGGTTTAAGTGTGAACTCTATGAACTGCTTGATTTCCATAGAGCGCTTTCTAGAAAGCGTGATAAAACGACGACAGACCAACTATATATGCAAAACATTAATGCCGCTATACAAGATCTAGACTGTCAACGAACACAAACAACCATTCGCGAGTTAGGCAATCGCGACCTAAATGAACTTGAAAATTATCAATTGTCAGACCTTTCACGGTGTTTGCGACAAATTGTTAATAAAAAGCCGGAACACGAACAAAAGATACAATCGATTGATACGATTCTAGACGAGAGAGACTGTCAAAAAATACGAACAACCATTCGCGAGCTGAACAACCGACCCCTAAATGAACTTGACGATTATGACCTATCAAGTCTTGGGAGGTGTTTGTGTCAAATTGTTAATAAAAATCCGGAACACGAACAAAAGATACAATCGATTGAGTTGATGATAAAAGAAAGAGACATTGCCAAAAAACTACAAAAGATTGAAGACTTTGGAAGTCGTAGTTTGACTGAACTTGAAAATTTTGAATTGATATTACTTAAACGGTGCCTGAATAAAACATTGGACTCCCAAAAGATACATACGATTGAGACTATACTGGTAGAGAGACAAGTTGGAAAAAATCGGAGAATCATAGAAGCGTTTTATAATTTGCAATGAAGCCATTCTGTATTGTATATATACATTTCATTAACTTTATTTAATTTTTAGTTAAATAAAGATGAAGGTTTTATTTTTAATTTTAATTGTATTATTTTCAGTGGCTATTTTCTTGTTTATAAAAAAAGAGAATTATAGTTCTATAGATACTTTTGGCTTTATTGTGATTCGTCATGTAAATGACAAACAAACAGATAATTACTGGAAAGAATCTTATCGATGTATTCGTTTATTTTATCCGTCAAGTAAAATTATAATCATTGATGATAACAGTAACCCCGAGTATGTAACTAATATTGAATTAACAAATACGACAATTATACAATCAGAATATAAAGGACGAGGTGAGCTTCTTCCTTATTATTATTACGCAAAACTTGGCAAATATTGGTTTAAAAATGCTGTTATTTTACATGATTCTGTTTTTATTCATAAAAAAATTGATCTTACATCAGACAATGGTGCCTATAAAATGTTATGGACATTTGCACACGATTGGGATCAAATAGAAGACGAAACACGTATAATCAATCATCTAAACAATTCCGATGAACTTCTTCAATTTCACAAAGATAAAAATAAATGGACTGGTTGTTTTGGCGGAATGGCGATCATATCATATGAGTTTCTATTATCTATTGATCGAAAATATGATTTATCTAAACTACTAGTACCAATTACAACTAGATTTAATAGATGCTCATTTGAACGTGTAATCGCTTGTTTAATGCATTATCATTATTTAGATTATTCAAAGAAACCTCCAAAAAATTCGTCTAATATTCTTTATGGCATTATTCACGACTATTGTATATGGGGATATACCTTCGATGAATACACCCGTGATCTTAAAAATAAAACAATTAATCAAAATACATCTTTTGTTAAAGTCTGGACAGGCCGCTAAAACCCCCCATTTAAATAAAAATTAACGAAAACCACACACAACTATACGGCAGATTTAGATTGGACTCCCAAAAGATAAGATTGGTACTGGAAGAGAGAATCATAGAAGCGTTTTATAATTTGCAATGAAGCCTTTTCGTCACAAGAGATAATTCGAAAAAATCAGGAATTTTATTAATATCGTCTTCATCCTCAATATCCTCAATATCCTCGATATTCTCAATATCCTCAATATCCTCAATATCCTCAATATCGTCTTCAATATACTCATTTACCCATTCATCACTGCTTTCATCGATATATTCGTGTTCAAGTAAGCTCTTTATCTTTTGGACCCATTCGTCGATGCCCCTTTTATAATTCCATCGGAGCGCGTTTTCAAAACCTTCAAGGTGCATGCAAATATTATCGATATTGGAATCTTCTGAGTGTTCGGAATGAGCATTTTCGTGTAAATACAAGCATAGCATAGAATGAATCCATGCAAACTTTTTACCGATTGTTCTGTAAAACTCGGGGTTTCGTCTTTCTTCAACGCGTTGCTGATTTCTGATCTTTATACGTTTGTTTGGCATAGAATACTTATATTATTTATGTGATTCATAAATAATGTTTAGGAATACCGGATTTTATAATTTTTATAGTTTAATGCTTCCGGGATCTCTTGGCCGAACGACTCTTCTTGACCGAGCGTTTAGCGGAACGAGGCTTTGCCGAACGGGCCTTCTTGGTCGATCGTTTAGCGGAACGAGACTTTGCCGAGCGTGCCTTCTTGGCCGAGCGTTTAGCGGAACGAGGCTTTGCCGAGCGTGCCTTCTTGGCCGAGCGTTTAGCGGAACGAGGCTTTGCCGAGCGTGTCTTCTTGGCCGAGCGTTTAGCGGAACGAGGCTTCTTGGCAGAGCGTACTTTCTTGGCCGAGCGCTTAGCGGAACGAGACTTGGCCGAACGCGCCTTCTTGGCAACACGGGTCTTTTTAGACGAACGCTTTGCTGAACGAGATCTGAAACCCCAACTAGCCGAGTCGCCCGTCCAACCATCATCGGTGTTTAATAGACTTTGATATTCATCTCTGTTTGGTTTGTCTAGCCCAGCTTTCTTTTTGTATGCTTCGCGTGCTTCTTTTTGTCTTTTAATTTCTGCTTGTTGTTGTTTGGTAAAACCAGGTTTTTCGGCGGATTTAAGTGTTCTAACACCAGGTCCAAATAAAGATGACAAGTCGTCTGAATATGTGTCATCTGAATCAACCTTAGTTTTTATAGGAACTTTTCCGTGCCATTTGTTCCACAAATTTTTCTTAATTTCGGCAATTTCTTTGGAATCTTTTCCAAATGTTTCGCGCTCGACTAAATCCTGATATTTTTTCTGTTGCAGCTCTTCGTCTCTACGTTGGTCAACCTTTTTGATCTCGGCTTCTTTTTTGAGGCATGATTCGCTCTCTTTCTTGACAACAGATAATTCCTTTTCTAGTTTATCTACAGTGCCTTCGAGCGTTTTGACACGCTGTGCCGATAGATTTTCACTGGATGAAAGTTTAGCGGCGCACTCATCGCTCTTTGACTGAATCGATCCCAATTTAGATTCAAGCCCTTGAATTTCAGACATTTTCTGTTCTAGTTTAGAAGCGCATACTTCACTGGCGCCTCGAATGGAGTTCAAGCTGCGCACCAAGGATTTAGCGCTTGGCGCACCTGGTTCGCTTACCTTTTTAGCGGTTTTTTTGGCTGGTTTTTTTGTAACCGACTTTTTACTACCGACAAAATAATTTGGCATTTATATAATATAAAAAAAATAATTTTTAATTTTAATTTAAATGCGTCAATGATTTGCAATTTGATTGCATTGAAATTTCGTTACCGGCAATAAAAATGAAAATATAGAGACCAGCGTTTAAAAAATTCTAAAATGAAGCTGCTAAATATGATTATTTTTGTAACTGGTCTGTCTGAGACGACAGTCTCAGACTCTAATGGGTAGATGGAAGCCAGCCGACGCGAAAACAACACAAATCAGATCGTATTTAGCCGATATTGATAATTGCGGTATTTACAGTTATAAAAAAATCGAATATAAAAATCTATAAATTAAAATTGAAATTATTTTGGTTAACCTCGAACCGATTGAAAAGATGCTGTCCGATTTTCTGGCGATTGCCTTTCTTATGAGCCCGGGTCGGAATTGGCCCATTCTATTTTTTGAGACGATTGGGATAGTCTATACTTTTTCGGCGATTCTTTCTATGCCAATGGAATTCTTTACTAAAAAAATTATCTTTCTGTATACCGTCATGTATACTATTCGGACGCTATTTTTCTTCTACTTATTGTGGAGAGACGTTAGACTCTCCATGGATCGCGTATTGTTTACCATTGTCACTACACTCTGCTCGATTCATTACAGTATAAAAAGAGGCGTGTGAGGTGAGTGTAATATCGCAAAAATAAAATTGATTTTCTATTGATTTTTCCATAGAAAATTTCGCCCTTCCCGTTCCGTCATGTCTCGTGCGTCCAGACAGACTTGCGACATCTGCACCGAAACTCGCGCCGTTTCGAAGTTTGTCAGATGCCCGTATTGCTCATACGATGCGTGCGTAGAGTGCTACAAGCAAGTCCTATTGGGATCGATCAACCCGCCCTCTTGCATGCAGCCGGAGTGCAAGAAGCAGTTCTCGGACGATTTCGTTCACGATAATTTCCCGGCGACGTGGATGAATGGCCTTTACCGGTATCATGTCGAGGATACGATGACGAGCAAGGAGATGGCGCTTCTCCCGCAAACTCAGCCTCACATCGATCGTCTGAAAGAGCTCGAAGAAACCCACAAAAAAATGGATCAGATTCGCTGGGAGATTGAAAAAATGAAGTCGGCGTACGAGACGCTTCGTCTTCATAGCTACAATCTCGAAAACCGGCCTGTCGCCGTCCAAAACACCACAACTGTCATTTGCGCGTGCCCGGTAGCCGATTGCCGAGGATTCATTTCGTCTCACCACAAGTGCGGTGTGTGCGACGTGAAGGTGTGCGACAAATGCCACGAGGTCAAAAAAAGCGACGAGGATGAGCACAAGTGCAATGCCGACACAGTTGCGACGGTCGAGGAGATGCGAAAGACGTGCAAGAACTGCCCGAATTGCATGACGGCGATCTACAAGACGGAGGGATGTGACCAGATGTGGTGCGTAAAATGCCATGTCGCGTTCAACTGGCGGACGGGCAAGGTGGAGAAGGGCATCATCCACAATCCTCACTATTTCGAGTTTTTGCGCAAAAACGGAGGGGATGCTCCTCGCAACCCACACGAGGTTCGATGCGGTGGCATGCCTGATCCTCATCGTCTTGGCGATCGTCGAATCGGACTGGCGCAGATTCCGGTGACACAACGATACGGGCGGAGCTACAAATCGGCGGGTACATTGGTCGCGGACATCTACCAGAAGGTCGTTCACGTTCAACGGGTTGTTCTTCCCGGACTTCCGACCGTGATCGACAATGAGACAAACCTCGACCTACGAATCAAGTACATGCGCAACGAAATCGACAAGGACAAGTTTAAGGACACGATCTACAGACGCAACAAGGACCGAAAGAAGAAGCTGGAATATCGCGACGTTCTCGACACCTACTGTAACGTGATGCAAGACCTCTTCAACCGGCTTTTCGAGAACTTTGACGTCAAGGCGTTTATTGAGGCCGAGTCGCGCGTTGGGACGTTTGCAGGCGAGTCGATCGAGCGCCTCAACAAGAAGTACAAGTCGAAGATGGCGGTGCTGGTGGTGTGACGGTGGCTGGTGGTGTGACGGTGTGGTGATGGTGAGTGTGTAATGACGTGTAATAACTATAAAAATGTAAACCTAAAATTTGTGTTTTATGATAAACCTATCATAAAACTTAGAAAGATATCTTGTTCTCTTTATGCAAGAAGTAGTATGCAATGAAGAAGGCGCCTGCTAAATTGAGAGTGGCGTATTGTTTGACAGTCATCATTTTTTGGTCGGGTTGGAAAAGGATGTACGCATTGATAAGAAATATAATGAGTATGCCAATATAATATGAGATGAGATGCTGATCCATTTATATTTATTTATTTTTTTTATACAAAAGAAACCGTTTTTAAGTTTATGGTTTTCCAGAAATCCCACCACATCGTTCCTTCGTACCGATCTTGGACGTGTCTTACTCTGCCCCATTGAATCGATGGTCCCTTCTTATTAATCGTATAAGGCGAATTCTTTGAATATCGCATCATTTTCTTACAATAGCTAATCATTTTCGTGACAGGTTTTGTTTTCTGTGTATTGTCATCAATAAGAACCGAATACAGATCGTAAGTTGTCTTGTCGTAGTTGGACACGCGATGACCTTCCCAGCCCCACTCCATTGGGTTTGTCTTTTTCATTTCTCCGAACAAGGGCTGGATATACCCGACATCAAATGCCATGTAGCATTTGTATTTGGGAGTCGGGTACCTCTTATGGTAGTCGGATATGACCTCGCTTAACCATTTTCCAATTTTACCGCGCTTGCGACGACCCCAGAAAGATGTTGTTGCTGTAATTCCGTCGTATCCCGTATAACCGGGGTCGGCGCACACCCATTTGGTAATTCGACTGCATTCAAGCAACGTAATGAAACCGCCCATATAACACGAACTAAAAATCATAACTGGAAACGATAAATGGTAATTTTCAAATATAGAAATTAAGTCGCAAATCTTGAAGAAGGGAGTGTAGTCTCGAAACCACGACCCGACATTGATTGTCCCGCCGTGCCCCGAGTAAATGAAACCGTCGAACCTATCACACAAATTTACAATATAATCAAGACATTCACGCAACATCAAATTCCAGTCTCGGGATACAGGTCGCATCATATGTATTTTTTCGCTGTTTTCCCATATCCATACGCCGTTATTCGGAGAGTTTATCGTTGGTTGAAGTAAGATGTTGTACATGGTATGCGGTGTACTATTCTTATCCCACTTGATTTCATGCTTGAAAAAACTCATAGAATCCTTCTTCTCCGATGCAATTGTTAGACATAAGTAGGTGAGCATTTATTTTATATAAATAAATGAATTATGGCCATTTGGAAAATATTTTTAAGAATAATTGGCGAAATAATAAAAATGAAAACCATATTTTAAATCTATGATTTTATAATAGAATAGAATGTCCGCCTGTAATCTTCCGTATGATATTGAGCCGCGGCAGCCTCTGAAAAAGGTCCTTGGCGAAGTGTATAACATCACAAAGGAACAACGGTCATTTATGTGGACCAAGAGTGCATATGTAATGTCAACAGTCGATCGGATGTATGACAAATTTAAAAAAGACAAACAAGAATGGATGGGGCAAGTTGTGGTATACTATGAAAAAGACACCAAGAAACGTTACTTATATGACGCACAGCATCGTCTAACGGTCGTAATTCTAGTGTTATTGTCGATCTCTCACGAGTGGCCTGTTGACAGACGCGAAAAAATTCTTAAAAATATCAGCCGTATGGACGACGAAGACAACATCGATCCTTTGGATTCAGATGGTGCTGAACTACTTTCGCAGATTGGAGGTAACCGAATCGCTAATTTGCGTAGTGAATACGAAAATGATTTGAAGGCTTTGAACCAGATTCTTCAAGATGGGGTTACCTCGGATAATGACTCAATGATTGGGACAGCGTACGAAGACGTGCGCGCTTTTATAAAGACGTTGTCTTTGGATGAACAAACTAAGTTTTATAAGTACTGTTTTAACGACATTTACTGCGATATTCAAACCATAACCGATTGGGATTTTATTCCGGAGGTATTTGAAAAAATAAATAACATCGGAATGGAGTTGCCACTTCCGGTAACGGCTAAAAATAAACTCATTTCTCAGCTAGGACGAGGCATGATTCCAGTCTTACGAATTCTATTTGAATCTATCAAGGACGTGTGCGATAAGTATGCTCTTAATCAAAACCATATATTACATGTAGCGGCTTGGTTTCATACACAAAAACATCTTGAAATTAATAAATTTATTCAAGACCCAAATTGTCTTCGTGATAATACGATGGAATCTTACCATAATTTTACAAAGACCGTTCAACACATATTGTCATTGATTCCAATGATTAAGACTCACTTGAATTATTCATTATTGGATAAATTGACAAGTGGTCACGAAATTATGACTACTTGCATACTTCCTTTGTTGTATGCGTATAATGATCGGTTGGATGAAATCATTTCAATTCTTATTGCCGCTTCGTTGAATATCAAAAATGGTAACGGAAAACTAAGTCTAAATAGTAAGAAATTTCAAGTCAAATTGATTCCTATTGTAAATAAGGCAGTGTCAAACGGTGCGTCTTGGAATGATACATCTAAAAAGATCAAGGATATGTTTCGCGAATTTGGCCAACCCAATGAAGAAACGTTCGTGAAAGAGTGGGTAAATACATGTGATAATTTGACTCAACGTAATACACAAATGGTAAAAGCTATTTTGTGCTATATCTGGTTCACAAATGACGCACACGAAACGATCCCTGATTATTCCAAAGTTGATCTGGAACACATTATCCCACAGTCATCCCGTATCGCGAATGGAAAATGTGTCGATAGTTTAGGAAATTTGACGCTATTTCTTGGACCAAATAGCGATAAGGTTAAGGGCAATCGATCGTTGCAAGATAAACCTTTTTCAGAAAAATTACAGATGTATCTTTTGTCGAATATCAAGATGACGCGTGATCTTAACATATACTCATCCGGTTTTGGTAAAGAACAAATCAATGCGAGAGAACTTCTTCTAATTAATCAAATATACACTGCTGTTTCGAAAATATTGTTTGCATAGGTTTCTAAATTTTTTATAATTTTTAACAAATTATAAAAATTGTTTGTATAATATTTGGAATTGCATAAATGCGATTGACGAATTTCGTTGATCTATCAGGTGCGTGAGTTGAGGAAGAAGTATGATTTGAAAACAAAATGGCAACAAATGACGATGATGTGAAACAACGAACAAGGTGATCAGACCAGCATAAAACGTATTAGGGATTAATTTTTATAAGTTAGTTATAAAAATCGGAATTATATTGCAAAGTCTGCCAATCGAATCCGTAACGCCGCCTTTCCGGCCTTATGGATTCCAAAACACTCGATCGTGTGAACCATTCCCTCGATCAATTTATCGCAAATCGGCTGTTCGTAGTAGCTATCGGAAAGCGGGATCCATACCCGAACACCATCGATCCAAAGACATATTGATTTACCGTCTTCATTCGTATCGATCAACGCGTCCACGAGTGTAGGAATTGATTTGAATTTATACGCCAGATTCATTACTATTTCGCGTCTGTGAAATGACTGGATATCGTTCATTCGTTTATTGAGTTGCGCAAGTTCTTCAGACGTAAGTAACTGGCATTGATTGTAGTATAAACATTGGTTGTAAAAATCGGCAAACCGACGAATAGGAGAAGTAGCGTGTGTATACACCCGGTCGTCCATCGAAAAATGGGTTCCAGAAACATCATATCGGGCCGGCATATTTTCGTCCTGAACACGCAACAAGACATCGGGTAGGTTAACAGCCACATACATATTATACTGGATCATGCACCATTCTATAATTTCGGTCGCTTCCCGTTTTCCAGAAATCGTTTCTAGGATGGCTCGGTCTGGGTGGCTTGCAAAATCCTCATACGTTAAATTACCGGTAATGGCAACTTGACGTGGTCCAAACTCGGTCTTTTGCAACTCACCATTTTTATACGTCAAAAAAAAAGAAAGACACGGGTACGTTTTACCCTTTGTGAGGCTAAGCGCGTCGTGCGAAAGAGATGGCGGAAAAATAGGTTTAGTACCAGACTCCCAATATGCCGATGAACCGCGTAAGCGTGCCCAGTTAAGCCAGTCAGGGTGTAGCCGTGCTGCTAAATCTGTAATATGAATCCCGACGGTAGTGAAATCCGACTCGCACACAACTGAAATTGCGTCATCTCGGTCGAGAGTTGAAGCATTATCGACAGTGTATGCTTTTTCGATATTTTTGTTATCGAATGTCAGTTTTTCATCCTTAGCATCCTTAGCATCCTTAAATAACTGTAACGACGGATATTTATAATTAAGCCCGTAGGCTCCTCGAAGTGCTGATAGCTCTGATGCATAGTCGCCAGTCGTCCCGATAATTTCAATTAGTTCGTATGTAATGGGGTGAACTTTTGCCCACATGTCTTTTGTGTACGTTTTTTTTGTGTGAACAATAATTCCAGAGATGTCGGAATTATACCCGAAGAAAGGAATGCCTGTTCCCTGCACTCGGCTTTTTGAGGTAAAACATAATACGCCGTACATCTTTGCAAGTATATATTTATAATATTTATAAATACATTTTTATTTTAGTTGTGCCCGTTTTTTAGCCGATGTCTTTTTTTTAGAGGACCGTTTTTTAGCGCTCGTCGGTCTAAATGCATAATTTTCAAACGTCCACATTATTTCTTCGATATGTTCTTTTATCCCGTCAATTAGACGCCTTAGGCCGTCGATATATAGTAGTCTAATGTTATTTGGTGCATCAGGTGTGTTAATAACTCTGGTAACTTTTATGGCCTCGTCTATTGATTCAATTATACTACCCTTTTTCAGTGTGATTACAAGACCCTTTCGACCAACCTCGGTGTGAACCATATTTTCAATTTGATCACGTATTTCGATAAGGTTTCTTTGTATACTATCAAAATTGTTATTATTCTGCATTAATGTCAAGTCTTTACTAAGAGATACAAGTAACGTTTTGATATCTTCTGCTGCCATTGTTGCCATTCGATATTTTCGTTTTTTTACCGATCTCTTTGTTCTAGTAGACCGTTTTGCCGACTTTCTCGGCTTAAATCCGTATAGGTTGTTAGCGCTCATAACTTGGTTAATAGGGCCTTCGTGCTGTCTAACGATGCGCATCATTACGTCTTCTGTTGGAAGTTGTTCTCCAAGTAATAAGCCCGCATCTCGTATATTCATCGCGTAGACATTTTCCCCTCTACCAAGTGTAATTTGCATAAGTCTTGTATTTGTACTTCCGCCTATACTTTTAAGTATAAGTTTAGCGTTGTTTTTGAGATTGTTAAATCGTGTCGACACTGTTCGTGTTGACGTTACCATTTTTATAATATTATTATAAAAATATTTTTCTTATTACGTATATTGTATATTACATCTCTTACATCTGTTATACATCTCTTACATCTCATATTGCAGCAAAAGGACCGACGCCCGATCTCGGTCACGCACGATTTTCAGTGTTTCCGTCTTGACCGAAATGTCTAGTTTTTGAATGGCATCCGAAAATGCCGCCCTGGCTTCATACGAGATGTAGGAAAATTGGAGAAGATTGGCGATAGATGTCATTGCGCATCTGGCGATTGTCAGATTCTCATGAAACAGATTTTGAACTAGACATTCGACCAGACTACTAGACACATTTTTACGAGGTTTCTCTGTAAAATCGGCCATGCTCTCAAACGACATTATCGCAATGTCCAGGAATTTTCCAGTAATCCTGTTGATTAGATTTTCGGAGTATTCGGTCTCGTCAAACACAGGGAACTCGTCTGTGACCGATAACGGAACGAGCGGCGTAATAGGATTTGCGACCGGACGAGAGTATTTTGCGTAATATTTAGAAGGCGAGTTAGGGAGTATCGAGCCCATTATACCGTTGACAACTTCACGCAAAATATCCATAAACGCAAACGAACATCCAGTTCCGCGATCTGCCACAACATATTTTTCGTCGTTTTCATTTTTGTAAATATTGAAATAGAATTCAACCGATCGATTGTTGACATAGCCGATCGAGTGAATTTCAAACGTTTTTGTCTGAGGGAAAATATCGACATCAAGTTTGCCAAGTGTAGACATGATGGCGTCCATAACTCCGAAGAAGTCAACTTCTTCTTTTAGTTTATATTTATGGATTGCAAACTCAGGAATCGTAGGGATCTCGTAAACGGTTTGGAACGACATGCGTATATAATAAACTATACATAAACTATCCGACACACTTGTAAAATCATTTTTATATATACTTTTTAGCCTGTTCTTGATCAAGTACCCACGCCAGACGATCGGGGTGCCATGCCACTTCCATCAATTGGTATTCGTATTTTTCTTTTGCCGTTTTTGCCAACTTATCGTACTCCTTCGCGATATATCTCTCCCGTCCCAAATCCATATTATTTTTGAACAGATACTTGCGCGCCCATGGCTGAAAATACGAGCGCTTTATGAACGGAACGTTCACATTCGGGTTGCACGACATGCCAAACCACGACCACTGAAATTCCATCCGACTTTCAATATCCTCCATCGTTATATTACGGTGCTGAGAAAGAACGTGCCAATCCCACGGCTTATCGGGCATCGATTTAACCAGCGAAAACGTAAGACCATCGTTATGGCTCATATTTTTCCAGTTCCAGTTAAGGCCCGGATTGGATGCAATGAACTCAATCATATTTGAGTTTAAACTGATCATTTCCAAGTTTTGTAGTTCTGGTAAAAGCCAGCCATATTTCTCGTAAAAATTAAAGTTCATTTTATTGGCGGCTAAGATGTTCCAGTCCCAAAGCCCGTCCACCAGATGCTCTTCAATAAAATCGAGAGATATCGCGGGATTGTCAGTTAACATCCCCCAGTTCCACGGATAGTCGATATTTTCAAGAAAGAAATCGGTCGTAATGTTTGGATTGCACGACATCCAATTCCAAAACTGATCTTTGAAAAAATAACAAAACGTTCCAATATATGTCTGTATAAATTCAAGTGGCGCATGTGGTATAATATATTTAAAATCAAGTTTGAAACTGTTCTCTTCAAGAAAATCAAGGTCTTTCGCGACTGACGGATTTTGAGAGATTGACGTCCAATTCCAATCCAAGCACGGGTTCGCCCTAATAATTGCGGGAGTTATGTTTTTATTGCGGCTTAGTGTCACGAAGTTCCATTTATCAATGAATTCGGGATGATCGATGATAAAATCGATCCTCAAATTGGGGTTGTTTCCAATCGCCGTCCAGTGATTCTTGGTCCATTTTGACAAAATATTCGCCATATCAGGCATGGTAATAAATTCGGGAAGAAAATTGGCGTTGGCTACGATATCAACCCAGTCGCTTATATTGGCGTATCGAGATCTGACATAACTCAGCCACTCTGTATGCCATTTCCTAGTGATTGTTGACATTCTTTTATATACTTTATTCAATCATATAAAATACGTAAATTCAATTTTATATAATATAAAATATGATTAACGTTATGAGTTACAACGTTTCATGGGAAGCACTGGAAGGAAAACAAAGCGCTTCGGCTGACATGACCCATTGCATGAATGCCGACAATAAATGCATACAAAATATTGTATCCATCATCGCACAAAACAAGCCCAATGATTTCATATTGCTACAAGAAATTCGGCTAGATAACGATAACCAGTCGAAGCCTTTCATGGAAAAGATGCGAGAATTGGGCCTTTCAAATATGAGAGGCATCGGAACAAGCGTTGGCAAATATGCCGGTATTATTACAATGTACGACGAAGACAAGTATAAGGTTATAAATGTAGTGGAAGGCGATTTCATTTCGCCCAAGTACGCGCGAGGCCCTCTCTACGGACGACCCTACCTGATTGTCCTTTTTCAGCGACTCACAGACGACCGTATATTTATGGTTATCAATCTTCATGGCCCACAAGTATGGGAAGTAACAGCCAATAAGACAGAAGTCGTGATAAATACAATTCGATCGGAAATTGATAAGATTGGCGCGAATAACGTTATCACTATTATTGGCGGTGATTTTAACATCGATATGAGCCGTTCGTCGACACAACAGACGTACCGACAAATGCTAGACGGCGGTCTGAACGGGTTTGAGCCGGAAGACACATGTTGCGATGATGGCAATACGGGCGGGTATATGGCCGGCAGTTTTGATCACATCGCCGTTTCCAGTCCCAATACAATTACGTACGCGAAATCGCCATCTTACGCACAATACTGGTTACGAGGCAAACCAATGATGTCAGACCATCTTCCCCGTGTTGCCCATATTTCGATTGTATAACCTAAAATTGATTTTCATAAAAAAATTTGTGAAAATTTTATAACAATGAGTGAAATATGCCAAATCTGCAAGTACCCTCGATTCGCCGGACGTGTTCACGCCTGGTGCAAAGAGGGTAAAAATCTCCAAAAGTTTACCGTAAAGACTCTTGCAGGTGACTTAATTGTTATAGACATCGATCCTGCAGATGGCGGAATGGCGCTTCGACAGAAAATTTACGAAAAACACCCCGAATTTCCAGTGATGAGACAGGCCTTGGTTTACAAACCAGATGGCGGCGAGTCGTCTCGTCGTATTATGAAGGCCTCTTCAGACGACGTGATAGGCCTCTTCATACAATCAGATGATATAGAAGAGACGTGCGCGCCCGAGTCCTATGTATACGACTACCCAGGAAAGCCGACCGTTTATAAGATGACATATAATGCTGATGACGTATGGGCCGATGGAATTGGGAAGATGCAAATCTTCTCAAAAGAGGTGGACGGTAAATATGTATGGTCCAGTGTAAGCGGGTCGGACGAATGGTTTAATTCGATCGAGGAGATGTTTGAAGACTATCGCAAAACCTATAAGCAGATTACTGACCGGCAAATAGAGAACCTGATTCACTTATGGTGGGTCTACAACTAAATAATTTCAAAATCAGTTTCGGGTTTTGAGTCGGCGATGTCATTTGTGTCATTTGTTTCATTTGTATCATTTGTATCATTTGTAATTTTTATAGCTTGTAGGTTATTGTCCGGATCGACAATTCCCGCGTCGATCAATGTATCGCTTTTTACCTGGTCTGGTGTGACAGCCTTCGGGCTGAGAGTTCTGAGATCGGTTAATTCCGTATCAACCATTTTTTCGTTATATTCGTGTTTTTCATAAATACAATTGCCCATTTGTTATCTTTACATTTTTTTAGATCTAAAAAAATGTTTATAGTGTAAATTTTATACAAAAACGATGACCCCTAAACACGCTCAAAAAATATTATACACCAAAGGCGGTTGAGTTAACAGGTGCACAATCCTTCAACCCTAAATTTTTACAAGATTGGAGCGGCGCAACGCCTTTCATTTGTTCTTTTACAAGTTTTTGAGAATTCATCAGAAAAGTCTGAACGCAAACCACTCTCTGGTCATCAAGCTTTGTCGCATCATTGCACGACTTAACCGATGTCAGCGCAAATTCCGCTGCATTGTTTGACGGCGTTTTCAAATCCAATTGAAGGGCTTGGACACACACAGCGCACTGCAATACTGGCGCCGCATGATTGCCGATAATCATAGGACTCTCACGACTAGCGTAGGCGGTCGAGAATGTAGAGAATGCAGAGAATGTCGAAAATGTAGAGAATAACGCGAAAGCGCCAAAAAGTAAGCGAAGCATTTTATATATTATTATATATTATTATATAATAATTATAGGTTTTCGTAAATGTAACTCTTAATTCGGTCTCAACTATTTTTTAGTTATATTCATTAAAAATACAATTTCTTTATTTTTTTAGATCTAAAAAAATGTTTATATCTAAAATATCTAAAATGAAAAACGTCTTAATTACAGGAGGCTGTGGATTTATCGGTTCCCACTTTGTCAACGAAATGGTCGTAAAGTACCCCGATGTCTACTTTATGAACATCGACGCAATGTACTACTGCGCATCTTTATCCAATGTAACCGTATCAAATTACCCAAACTACCAATTTGTACACGGCAATATCAACGACTACAATCTCATCGCCTACCTCCTGACCTCTAAAAATATCGATACAATCGTACACTTTGCAGCCCAATCCCACGTCGACCAGTCATTCCTAGAATCGTTTAAGTACACAGACGACAACGTAAAAGGAACTCACACCCTTCTAGAAGCCGTTAAGAACGTAAATCGCGATATCCTGTTTCTACATATGAGCACCGACGAAGTATACGGTGAATCCGGTATAGACTCCGACCCCAAACACGAGAAAGATCTTCTTTGTCCAACCAATCCATACGCAGCGTCAAAAGCCGCCGCAGAAATGTTTGTACAATCCTATCAACACTCCTTCAACTTGCGTACAATTATTGTTAGAGGTAATAACGTATATGGGCCAAACCAATATCCAGAAAAACTTATCCCCAAATTTATCCAAACACTTCGAAAGGGCGAGAAGTGTACCGTCCACGGCCGAGGCGACTCGTTGCGCAGCTTTATCCATGTATTTGACGTATGTTCGGCAATCGATACGATCTTGTCAAAAGGAACCGTCGGAGAAATTTATAATATCGGAAGCGATCCTGAGAACGAACGGTCAGTAATGGAGGTCGTAACACAACTCGTCAGTCTAATAAAAGCGGATCATGATATCGCGCCGTATGTAACCTATGTTCCGGATAGGCCATTCAATGACAAACGGTATTTCATATCCAATTCGAAACTAAAACGACTCGGATGGAAACCTACCATCACATTTGACAAGGGTCTTGAAAATATAATATAAAATGTGGCTAGTTTTTGAAAGCCTGAACGCAAACCACTCGCTGTTCGTCGATCTTTTTCACATCAGACTTAACAGATGTCAGTGCCGGCGTTTTCAAATCCAATTGAAGGATGCGGTTCTCGCGAATAGAGTAGGATGTCGACAATAACGCAAAAGCGATGTGAAGCATTTTATATTATAATTATATAATAACATTATTCCAAACTTATATTTTCTGGCGTGCTTCCTATAAATCGTTCTCGATTATGTTGCATGTTGATTTTGTATTTTTGTTCTATACAAATCAAGGGCATCGTAGGTATTTACCGTGGGCGATACTGTTGAAACCGGAATATTAGACGCGTTTATTCCAACAAATGCTTTAATTACAGAGTTTAGAATATTATCGTATGAGGAGGATAACTTATGAATATAATCAGAATACATAATAGCGATATCACGCATATTAAGGATATCAATATCACTACTATTACTACTATTACTACTACCAATGATTTGATTAATTTGATTATTCGAAGATTGCGCAAAATTAGTCATTAATGTGCTATAATTAGGCGCTAAGATGATTGCATCAGCTTGTAAATTCAGATACAGTTTGTATAAAGCCCACGCATATTTACTATCATAATTTTTGGGTAATCCTTTAGAAATAGCTGTTTTCCCCCAAGAATTTGCCAGATTATCTATAACATTATAGTAAGCCTTTGCAAATGAATTGTAAACATCGTGGGTAGATATTACTATTGGATCTTCATTTATTTTACCAATGTACATTGTGTAATCGTCGTTCAGACATTGAGAAGTTTGCACTGTGATTAAACTATGTAAACCATAATTTGTGGGCAGCTTTTGGTTGTTTAAATAGCTTACATCTGCTAAAATACGATTAGATTGCGATGGATCAACATTTTGAGTCTCGATTACAACTGATGCATAGGTAACGCCTAAAAGTCTAGTTACTGAGCTACAATACAAATTCCATTGATTATTAACATACGAATTCCATCTGTTCCTGGCCAGTGTACTAAAGGTTTTAGTATAGGCATCCCGCATTAAACTAAAAAATTTATAAAGTTCAGTTGTATCAAAATTATTTAATACGTTAAGCTCCGTTGATACGGACGAATTTTTTGAATAGACATCGTACAACATATATTGGTTATAAACATCTACCAATACTTTATTGATAATAGACTTATCCTGAATTGGTAATGGAGTAGGCGTGACGGATGGGTTAGAGGATACACTCGAAGGTGCGGTTGTTGACGCAGCCGCCGTTGGCATAAAATTACCGTTTATAAAAACCGCAGTTGGAGCGGGCGTTGTTGGACCCACTGTAACATTCGTTGGTTGTGAAGCAGGTGTAACACTCGAAGGCGCGGCATTCGTTTGAGGAGTTAGAGATGGAGTAGACGCTTGTTTACTGTAAATGTAAACGCAAACACCAATAATAGTAAATAGTATTGCGACAATGATTATCGTATTCATTTATAAAATATATAAAATATATTTTATCTTTTTGAGTTACGAAAGGTTTTCGTAAAACGACAACGCGTCCTGACTACAAAAAATTTTATGTGGTTGGTACGCCTCCAAAAATAAGCCTTCCAGACTTCTAACACGCGATAGCGCCACATAACTCATACTCGTCTCAAACACCGAATACCCAATATCGATCACCGCAAAGTCCAATGTCGACCCCTGAACCTTATGTATCGAAAGTGCATACGCCAAAATAAATGGGAATTGCATCACCTTGAACAACACCTTCCCATCCTCTTCCGTGACAAATTCATGGCGTGTAAACCCCATCTTGTTGCCATTCAGAAACTCGACCACCAACGACCCGTCCTGGTAATCGCGCACAATCCCTCGGCTCCCATTCACCAGACCTGCATCGCAATCCAGATTTACCGTCAACATCACTTGCGCGCCCACTTTGAGGTACAGAACATTGTAGTTCTCTTTAATGTCAAGATCAGTTTTCTTGCGTTCATCGCTCTCGTATTTCTCGTAGGCTTCGCCCTTCACAACCATCGGACGAAACAACAACAACTCGTTCGGGTTCTTCTCCAATTCCTCCATATTTTTTTCATGGACATCGACTTTCTTGCTATACAAAAAAGTCGGCCGGATGGTATCCGCATTTTTTTCGTCGTCCTTAGACGCAATGTACTCCTTGTAGGCAAAAAACCGCTTATACAGCTCTTTATTGTCGTCAGGAGTATGGCGCGCCATACGAATTCGTTCCAACATTCCGGTATAGTGCGGATCCTTGACGCGATACATCTTCGTCAGGTAAATCGTTTTTAGCTGCAACGCCTTCCACACATCGGAATGGAAACAAAATTTATCATTGACCGGTGGAAGCTGTAAGAAATCGCCCGTAAAAATAATCTGGATCCCTCCCATTACTGTCGTGCGGCCTCTAATACGCTGGAATACAGCGTCCATCATTTCCAGATAATTCTCGCCAAGCATACTAATCTCGTCTATCACAAGAATCTCACACTCGTGAATACGCTTCATGGCATTCTTATTTTTGCGCACCTTTTTAAGGATACTCTCGATATTGTCACGCGGTTTCATCGCACCTATTCCCGAAAACGAGTGGATAGTCTGCGCGCCCAGATTGAAGGCGGATACGCCGGTCGTTGAAGTAACCGACATTTTGGACGGCTCGTCACCCGAATACTCAGCTTTTAGTTGGTTGATAAAGTACGATTTGCCAACACCACCCGGTCCCGTCAAAAATATATTGTGACCCTGGAAAACATATTCTTTTAGTTGCTGGTATTCCATAACTAGATTTCTAGTAATCAAAATCCCCGTTCGAAAAACCAATTTTAAAATAAAAATGGTTTTATAAATATATAAAAAATAATATGAATATTATGTCAAAAAACGTCGATGATATGGAATTAGATGAAAAAAATAAGGAATTAAGTCTATCTCCACTTCTGAATGGTCTCAGCGGCCTGAATTTTTTAAATCCAATTGACGTCTCATCTCTGACTGACAACCCCTCCGAATTTTTACAAGAAATCAGCGATGCCTTCGACGAATATCGCAGACACGGTGCCCGCTCTTCCAAAAAAGTAGACAAATTGCACGCCAACCTCGTAAAATGGCTTGAAAAATCGTGTGAACTATCCGGTGAAAAAAACAACTGGTCATTTGTAATGGAAAAGACACTGCCATCATGCAACGCAAGCGGCGAAAAGCGTTGTGATATCACCGCAATGTACAACGGAAAACCCTCGATTGTTTTCCCCGTTAAATTTATCATGTCCAATTACTACCAAAATAAAAATAACGGATGGGAGGTATTGACGGGCGAATGCTGCCATCTGAAATGGGCAAACGACGACCTTCGAATTGTACCCGTCAATATCATGTTCAATCAACTTCCTTACCTCGATAAACTTTCTATCATCAAAAAGTGGGAAGATATTACCTACTCGAAAACATTCAAGATCATTGATACACTCAAAATCAAAGGCGTAGTAACAGACACCATTAATTATATCATCGACGTACACCAGGACTCTAAAATCGGCGAGAAGTACGACAAAACGCCGCGAATGATCGGGTTCAACCGCGATACTCCGTACAGGCCATACGCCGCGTTTGCGTATCTATGGAAAATATAACTTTTTTGTTTCTATTCTATTATTAATTTCTAAAAAATTTATAGATACTATTTCGTAAAAAATATAAAAACGCGATTCACGTTTTTATACATTTCTTATATTTCTTATATTTTCATTTTCTAAAAAAATTTTAAATCAACACACACACACAATTGAATTTTTTATTATGATTGTGTGTGTGTGTGTCTTAAGAAAATAATAGACTTTCATGTAGTCATTGACGACATCTTCGAACGAAATACCGTATTGTTACGGTTCAAATTCGCGTACTCACTCACCTTTGCGCTAAACACTTCCGTTCGCTGCACATTTAATTTTGGGTCATCCGTAGTCCACCCTTTACCGGCCTGCTCCAACCCAATCTTGATTACGTCGCCTTTCACCAACGATTGAATCAGTTTCTCAGCCTTCATATCGCGCACAGTATCGCCGTTCTCGTCCATAAACTCAACCATCTGACGACTCGGGTCCACGCACCGGTATATCAGATTTCCTGCCTGATTCTTCAACATCTTATCCACCACAAACGAGGCCAAGCCGGCTTGCCCGGCGTACACCACATTGTAGTCGAGTTGCTCCGTAAGAACCTTCTTAACGTGCTCCTGCGACAAATTCAACACGTTGTTATTGGTTGTCACAGTAATATTCGTTGTGTTGTTTGTAGTAGTTGGTACGACGGGCTGTGAAGGCTGAACGTGGTTCGAGGTCTTTACAACTTTTGATTCTAGGGCAATGGTTGTCACGGCCGTTTCCAACTTCTCCAGCTTAGCGTCTAATTTGGCTTCCAGTTTTTCTAGCTTTGTTTCAAGTTTGCTGATGTATTCGTTCTTCTCTTGCAATTTTTCTTCGATTGATCCGATATAGATATTTTTCTCTTTTAAGAGGGTCTCCATTTCGTTTAGAATTATTTCTTGCTTTTTATAAACTTCAAATTGACCTTTTACTTTTTCATACTCATTTTTTTGTTTTAATTTACATACCTTTATTGTATGGTCAAGAAGTCGCTGTTGGCACGTAAATATTTTTTGACAATGATCACACTTAAATTCGGTATTGGTTTTACCTTGGATATTGAGACAATATTTAGTATTTTTTTGGTGAATGCTTAAATTTTGTTTGGTGGTAAATGTTTTTTTACAAAAATCACATTCCATTTATATAAAGAAAAACAATAATTTATTAACAATTTATGTTAATAAAATGCTAATAAATTGTTAATAAATGTTAATAAAATGCTAATAAATTGTTAATAAATTTTTCTTACAAAAACTGGATGCAATTGTCGATTGTATTAGTAAAGAAAGATTCGTCTTTATCTTCCGGTAGAATGAATCGGTCTCTATTGGCCTGTTCGCGATACGGTCGTAGTTTAGATAGAACCATGGTTTCGGCTGTGTCCATGTCGTCTTCGTTGCAGCATTCCCGGTAGTATACAACTGTATGGTCGGAAGTCTTATTGTAGGTGCTCAATCTATTAGTGAGATTTTTGGCCTTCCCGATGATGTAGGTACGGCGTTTGAAATGATCTTCGGTCGTAAGCATATAAATCACGTTTTTCTCAGGGTACTCAATACGGCGTTGTTTACTAAGACAGACGTTTTCTAGTTGTTTAATACGATGGTCTTTTATGCGCATATTGTGCTCTTTTTCACGTAAAATGCTAATATCTATTTCAAGCGAACCTTGGTTGAATAGAGTTCTAACCCACTGACTGATTTGAATAGCGAATTTAGGCGAAATCCACTGGGCAAGTTGAATAGATAAATCAGGGTGAATCCATGAACCTTGGATAAATTTAGAAGTTCGGCCACGATTTGACTCTACTAAAAGTGATACGGGAATTCCCGCTTCACTTGATAGTTCCTTTATAAGTTCATTTGTTGTGTCTAAACGAAACCAATCATTGAACTTCTTTCCACCTGCTTGGCATAGCTGAGTAGAGTTAACGTAATGATCAAGAGGTCGAGATGAAATTACGACGTTATTAAGAGTGATATTGGTGTATTTAATTTCGTCTTCTTCGACTTCTTCAATGACGATTGAACTCATTTGTTCGCCAAGCGGCATAAGCGGGATAGAATTAATATGCTGAATATTTTCACTATTTTTAGACTCTGTCTTTTTATTTAATTCAAGCGACGTGGCTATAGTAGTTACAGCATTCTCAAATTTATCTAGACGTGTTTCAAGCTTTGTAATACACTCATTTTTTTCTTGTAATTTTTCTTGGTAGTAGCTGTCTTTTTCTTGTAATTTTTCTTGGTAGTAGTTGTCTTTTTCTTTTAGGGTTTCTTGGTAGTAGTTGTCTTTTTCTTTTAGGGTTTCTTGGTAGTAGTTGTCTTTTTCTTTTAGGGTTTCTTGGTAGTAGTTGTCTTTTTCTTTTAGTTTTTCTTTTTCAATTCGTTTAAGCTTTACAATTTCATTTTCCAATTTTTTGAGTGTAAGATTAATTTCAGCATCTTTTGAACTTTCTATTTTTTTCTTTTTCTCTTTGCACGATACAATGTGAATATCAAGTGATTTTTGCTGAGTTAAAACCTTTTGACAGTATTCACATGTAAATTTACTTTCATCTGCATTATCACCTTGTAATTCTAAACAAAATTTAGCACTTTTTTGATGAGCACTTAAATTGCTTTTGGTGGAAAATGTTTTTTTACAAAATTCGCATTCTATATCCATTCCTTTCTTTTATATTATACAAGAAAAATTTATAAATAATTATAAATTCACTAGAAAGTACCAAATCGTTGGTATACTAAAAAAGTGATACAGGAATTCCATGGGAGAAACCCGAGAAAGCTTCTAATGCGGGTTGACTTTGATTCCAAGACAATACGGATGTTTTAATTCGTTAATTTTAAAAAAAAAATAATAATAAATGGCTTTCAATTCTATTTATATGATCGTCGCAATTCTTATTATAATATCAGTGATTTACTATATGTATTCGTCTGAATCATATTCCGGTGGTGGTCAACAGATCGCGCCTCTTCCACCAAATTTAACTGTGCCGATAACTCTAGTTATTGTTGACGATAACGGCAACATGTCAACACAACAAGTAACACCGCCGTCCCTCGATCCTATTCCTCTTTCGTCTAAAATTGTATGCGCCGATCGATACGGTAATATATCAGTTATGTCTCCTGCAGATGTGTATGCTAAGCCTGATAATCCGGCTTTTCAAATGATGAAAGGGTTACTAACGATCGATGCAAGTGGCAATTTTTTACCAGTCACGACTACCCGATTTAATCCATGCATGGCATATAGATTAAATAGCGATACTGAATACAGTATGCATGGAACCCCCGGATTAGGTGCTGATGGTAAACCAACATGCACATGCTATGCTAATACTAATTGGGACGGTCATGACCCCGGTAAAGGGTGTTCTTTGTGCGATAGAACGACGACTTCGACTGGGCTTGTCGCAGGTCAATACGGAAACTATGCCGGATCAAACTGTCAATACAGTAGAAGAGTTGATTGCAACGACCACGGCAAGGTAAATTCATCGGGCAAGTGTACATGCGACGACGGCTATGTTGGTAGTAAATGTCAATATGGTCCTACGTATTGTAGCAATAGGGGTGTAGTTACCGTAGATGGGTCCGACAACCCCTCTTGTGTATGCACGGGTGGTTATAATCCAGCGACACAATGCAAGGACCTAATTTGTACGTATGTATCATCTCCAACCGAACAATCATGTGCTGTATATGATAGAAACGATAAAACCAAGCACACTACTTTGAATTGTTTTGATGCTAGCGGTAAACTTTCACCCAACGGAACAGTGTTTTATGGAGACTACACGTGTAAAACCGTAAATGGTTTTCAGCAGTGTGGTTACGCAAATGCGAATCCTGCTCCAATAGATAGTGCCGGCAATCATGATAATCAATACGCTTATGGTTGTCCTGTATTGCCGCCGCCAGTGTGGACGTATAATAGTGATACTGGCCAATATACAAGGAGCTGAAACATTAATTGCGGCTATTATAATATTATAATACTACGCCAAAAGACGCTTATGGTTGTCGTGTAAGGCAAGTACACGTATAATTTCATAATTTCTATTTATGAAATTCAATCGTATATCCGTCGTCAACTGATAAGATGTGGAATAATGATAAGATCGTTGTCAATATTTTTTAATATTTTCTTTGATGATTTTCAAACGTGATGGAAAGCATTTCCTGTTTCTTGAAAACACGGCGTTGACCTTACACGAAACAATTTTAAATGATCCCAAACCGCCGCATAAAAAACATATCACTTTATCCTCTCGCTGTAATAAGGAGAACTGCGGAAAACCGTTATAGGAAATTAAAGAAACACTAGATATTTTAACGGAAGCTTCCTCCATTTGATCGGGGTTCTTATATCGCAATAGTAATTTTTTTAAGAAAGAAGAGGGGAAATTCCGAGACGATCGTAGAGTTTCATTTTAATTATATATAATAAGTGGCATACGTTTACACAACATTTTTCAAAAATATATAATTTTTATATATTTTATAAATGAATGCGATAGTCATAGCCGTAATACTATTTACTATTATCGGAGTTTGCGTTTACATTTACAGTAAACAAGCGTCTACGCCATCTCCCACTCCTCAAGTCATTCAAACGACTTCGCCAACTCCTTATTCAAATGTTATGCCCTCCTCTTCATCTAGCACGACTATTGCACCCGTAACGGCTGCGCCAAATACGGTTGCGCCAAAGACGGTGGCTGAACCAACGCCATCCGCGACTCCTTTTTTTCAGACTTATACACCAGCACCTAAGATTAACTGTGTTGTATCTGACTGGACTGACACGAGCACTTGTAATGCTAAGTGTAACAGCACTGGAACTAAAAATCAAAAACGGACAGTCACAACACAGTTATCGAACGGCGGTGATGCATGTCCAGTTCTCGAACAGAGTGTCTCGTGCACAAATACCACCCTCTGCCCAGTAGATTGTGTGATGAACGACTGGACTGACACTAGCACTTGTACAGGTAGTTGTGGCAACGGTATTGGTACTAAAACTCAATCACGAACGGTCAAAACAGCTGAGTCTAATGGAGGTAAATGCGACGTTTCTCTTACACAGACTATCTCGTGTACAAACAATACCCTCTGCCCAGTAGATTGTGTGATGAACGACTGGACTGACACTAGCACTTGTACAAGTAGTTGTGGCGGCGGTACTAATGGAACTAAAAATCAATCACGAACAGTCAAAACAGAGGCGTCCAATGGAGGTAAATGTAATTTTCCTCTTACACAGACTATCTCGTGTACAAATGCCACCCTCTGCCCAGTAGATTGTGTGATGAACGACTGGACTGACACTAGCACTTGTACAAGTAGTTGTGGCGGCGGTACTAATGGAACTAAAAATCAATCACGAACAGTCAAAACAGCGGCGTCCAATGGAGGTAAATGTAATTTTCCTCTTACACAGACTATCTCGTGTACAAACAATACCCCATGCCCGAAACTAGATTGCGTCGGTAATTGGAGCGATTGGGGTTCATGCAGCGCGACAAGCGGTCAAGGAACACAAACTAAGAGGTTTAATATAACAACTAATCCACAATTCGGGGGTGCCGCATGCCCAACTATTCAAACTCAGACGCAGAATTGTTGCGCTCCTGGGTGGATTGGATCATCTTGTCAATTTAGTAACGCCACTACGTGCGGTAATAATGGTACCGTTGACGCGAACGGGAATTGTTCTTGCAACAATGGGTATGCCGGACAAGTTTGTCAATTTAGTAACGCCACTACATGCAATAATCGGGGCAATGTTGACGCGAACGGGAATTGTTCTTGTGTTAATTACACATCGAACGCAGATGGGCAGTCAAAGGCCTACCTTGGGGCTAAGTGTCAATTGTCAGATGATATGTGCCAAAATGGGAGTGTTCTTGACGAGAGCATTGGTTGCCATTTTATTGTAAATTCTGGTGATATTATATGTATAGGCACGCCTGACGGCCGAGTTCTGAAAGGAGCTAATATTGGTCACGAAGGAGAATATATATTTGCTTCTCAATTTACTCGGGGGCCAAATGCAAATTCATACTTTAGATTTATTGGAGGAAATTATAACGCGCCACGGTCTGGACGGTTGCAATTTGTAGGCGGTGACTTCGATGGTAAATTTTTGACCGCTCAAACGTCCCAACTAACTACTTGTTGCGGCGACCGTGGCGGAACCGGCAACTTTGATTGTAATACTCATCATGTATTAACTATTAAATCTTTCGGGAATTTTGCCGATGCAAGCATTGTTACTTTTGTCCCTAATGGTGATAATACATTTAAAATGTACTTGGGAGCTCAACAGAAGTGGCCAGATACTGATTATCTCGGAGAAGAACGCGTGTGTGAACGTAATTCAGATGGGTCTTTACACCAAGATGGATATGAACGTAATGGTGGGAATAATCAGGCAAGCCATCAACTAGCAGGTTTTGGAATTGGTCGGCGTGTCGTTGCCGGTGGATATAATTTTTACATTCAGAAAAAGGGTAAAGATGGAAATTACTACATATGTGATCAAGTACAAGTATAATTTCATAATTTCTATTTATGAAATTTAATCAACAACGATTGCCTTTAAAATTGTCGACGATAGGTTGATCCAACCGCCACCTCGTTTCGAACTATTTCGTTCGATATGTGATCGATTCGCTCCGATAATCTCGACAACATCTTCGACCGTATATTCGTCGTCGACAACGTCGATGCATAGACACCCTAGAAACAGTGAAGGTGGCTGGATTCGACATTCTATATTGGCCGGGTCGCAAAATGTAGGTACAAATATTACGCGGTCTGATTCCGGAATGACCAGTGACTGTGTTCGGCCATAGGCATACCATTCTGGGTACGTCTTTGAACCTTTATCGCGTTTTGCGAGTTCATCTCGCTGCGATAAGAGATACGTATAGGTATCAGGATTAAGAGTCTTGAATTCGGCCTCTTTGATAATGACGCCATTCTCATAGGGATAAATCACCCATTCGATATCTCCTACGCGTGTTGTAAGGGGTTTCCAGCATGGCTCGTCGTATAGTTTGGCTGGGTGGATGTAGATTGCGTCGCGGAGTGTTGCGATGCCGTTTTTGATGTTGCATATATCGCCGAGGCATTTTTTAGGGACTGCCGATTTTGAAGAAAGAAAGGAGTCGTCGACGTCCGAATAATCGATACGATCCTGGTTGTATATAAAATGGTCTTTGTGTCGTTTTGTGAATACCGTAATGCAGCAGTATGTGGCGACACCTGCAAAGACTTTTTGGGATTTGTAGTCGATGATTTCTTGGACGAAGCGATTGGCGATGAGGTGCTTGCGCAGCGACACGGCCGACTTATTGTACAGATAGCTATTGGGTGTAATAGCGACCATTACGCCGTCTTCGGCGAGACATTCGAGACATTTCATCAAAAATGCGTAATACAAATCGATATTGCCTTTGGCTAGTAGTGGCCATCGTTCTTTTACAAATGAACGGTAGTCGACTGAAAGATCCTGTATACGAATAAATGGTGGGTTGAGGATAATATGGGTATATTTTTTATCGGTATCTGTCTTGATAAAATCGAGATGATGTTTTGTGAGAGTCGGTCCAATAGGGCATTTTGCGAGGTACTCCTGTTTGATGTCGTAGAGGTGTACGAGGTCGTATTGAGAAAGGTCGATGAATTTAAGAAGTTGGCCGGTACCTACGGCGGGTTCAAGGAGAGATTTATTTTGAGAATTCGAGGAATGAGGAGAATATTGAGAATGTTGAGAAAGTAACATGCTCATTTTTTTAGAGATCGCATCCGGCGTGAATACGTCTGACGCGGTAAATTCAAGAAGTGTTTTGTCCATTTCTATATATGAGATTGCAATAAATATATATTTCATTTTAAAAAAAAAATGAAAATAGTCGAAATAAGATGGCAAAAAATCAAAATGAATTGGGAAGAGACGCTATTTGTGGGCGTGCTGACGTTCTTTTTTCTATTTTTTATGTCAAGTTGTCCGAGCGTATTGCTATATTTTGGCATTAGTTTTCTGGTATTTGTCGTGTATGTGCTTTTTGTGGTGTTGTGTGCGCTATTGTATGCAATATACAAAATATACAGTTTTGATTATTTTAGGTACCTGAGATTGGGGATTGTTTGCTGACAAAATAAAAATGTTTATAAAAATGTTTATAAATATATTTATAATCATGTATAAATATAAAATGGATACGCCAACCACAACCGATGTTTTTCAGAAACTTCCGACGTTTTATAGGTCGTCCAAAGAGTGCAATAAATATGAGCGACCCCAAACGAATCCCCGCTACCCAAATTTCAATCAATTTTCATTTACAGCGGGCGACGTCGAACAGTTTGAGGCGTACAGAGATCCGACAAATGGTATGAACCAGGCCGCTGAAATTAGTGGCGAAAATGTCTGGAATAAGGTTCAGACAGAGGCCCTGTCAGAAGAGAATAAAAATATCGGTGAAAATCTAGACTGTCCTAAATACCGAACGCTTTCCAGTGAAAGCGTTGATACAACTTTTAGGTATATCTTTGATAAATTCAAGAAGGGTCTTTTTATTAAAATCAAAAACAACAAATTGGACGTATTTCTTCCATTTAGCAAGCACAATTATGTGAACGAGTGGTCTTCTTATATGCGGCACCCGCCTGAATTCCAAAGTATGGGCGCGTTTATGGCGCACGCCAGTAAACTTCAAGGATTTGACTTATCGGAAAAAAAGATTCCGCCCACCGCGTCTTGGTACGCCAATAACTGTTTGGTGCGGTGGGACGGCGGTGAAAACGACCGCGGGATGGCGAACATTAAGGATATGTTTATTACGTTATGTCAAACCCGGTCTCTGCCCGATATCGAGCTATTCATTAACAAACGCGATTTTCCGATTCTTTCTAAAAAAGATGTGGAGCCATACGAGCATCTCTACGGCTACGAAAATATGCCGTTGATTAGTCATTCCTATGAAAGCTATTGCCCGATATTGAGCAATGTGACGACCAACTTGCACGCCGATATTCCTATGCCAACGCCGGAAGATTGGGCGCGTGTGTCCAGTCAAGAGGACGGAAAGTTTTTTGCACCGGACTGTAAAGACTATCGCCACGATTTCTCGGTCGCGTGGGAGAATCGTAAACCAACGGCTGTATTTCGAGGCGCGTCAACTGGTTGCGGTACAACGATTGAGACGAATCCTCGTCTGCGTATCGCGTCTCTTTCTTCGGCATCGGAGGAAAATGGATACCCGTTGCTTGACGCGGGAATTATGAAATGGAATCTTAGACCGCGTAAGCATATTTCGTCGCCGTACCTACAATTGATTGACTCGTCGAAATTCAGGACGGTTCAGCCGCTCACGCCTTCCGAACAGGCAACTTACAAATATATTGTGAATGTCGACGGTCACGTTTCGGCGTTTCGTCTGTCTCTCGAAATGTCGACTGGTTCGGTGATTCTAATGGTTGAGTCTAAATACCGAATGTGGTTCAGGAAATATCTAGTGGAATACCAGCATTACGTACCCGTAAAAGAGGACTGTTCGGATCTATTGGACCAAATTCGATGGTGCCGGCAGCATGATAGCGAGTGTAAAAAGATCGCCGAAAATGCACGCGAGTTTTACGAGACGTATTTGACCAAAAATGGAATTCTTGATTATCTCCAAGTGTTGTTGATTAACGTCAAAAATGTTACGGGGACGTATTTATACAATAGTATCAAGCCATCAGATGTCCTATTTAAATACCAAAAAGAACAGATTCGAGTTATTCAAGGCGACCCGGTTGACGAGTGTCGCCATACCAACGATACCATTACTTTTCATTTCAAGACCCGCAATTATTACTCGATGGAGGGGCTTCAAATGGTGTTACGCGAAATGGGTGGTATAAAAGAGAGAGAGACTCGAACCATTCACAAGAGCCACGATACTCATAACTACACGTCAGCGTTCACGCACTCAATTTCCAACCGTAAAATTGTGATAAAGAATACAACTCGCCATAAAGAGTTGATAAACGAGGCGTTTTGCGGCATAAGCGAGATCAATTCCTTGGTAAGAGATTTGCCCAATTTTAGGTATACCTACTATCTTGATACGAAAAAGAATATCCTTTTGTCGGAACATATCGAGGGCGTCACGTTTAAAGAATTCATCCAGAACGGCTGTACAATGTCGGCATTCGTATCTATTTTGACTATGGTAAATATGGCGATCGCTGTTGCGCAAGAGCGGATTGGGTTTGTCCATTACGATTTGGTCCCGTGGAACATTATTATCACGACTCATCAACAGCCTCAGACAATTACCTATCACTTTCATAATTACGTGTTCGTGGTTACCACTCGATACATTCCCGTTATCATCGATTACGGGCGATCGCATGTGATATCTACCAATTCCGAGCGCGTGATGCATCACGGGACAATCGAACCGTTTAAGATGTCAAAGATGCAGGATTGTTTTATGCTTCTGGTCAGTTCGGTGTACGAGATGGCGAGCGCAATTCGCTCGAAAAGTATGTTTATTGCGCCGGGTGAAGGTGGTGTTTTATTGTCCCTTGTTAATTTTTTGGCGGAAACAAAGTTTCAGCCTAAGCCGTTAGCGAATGTTCAAGAAATGATGGCATTTTTGGAGGTCCACAAAAAATATAATGAACTTATTTACGGCGATAAGTGCGATTTGGAGCAGTATAAGACGCCCGTTGATATGATTTTTCATATCATGGGCCAGAATTTATTGGACGAAAAGACGATAACGTGTCAGCAACTTATTTTGCCTGAAAAACCATCGGCGCCTGTTTACCAACAACCACGATTTTATTACGATTTGATTACCGGTGCACCCAATCACCATAGCATTGTTATGTATCTTCAAGATGTGATGACAACTGGGATGGCGTTATTGCTTGATATAACAACGGGAGACATCAAAAATGAGATGGTAGTCGCTTACACCATGTCTATGACAACGCTGTGTGTCAGGGGCGTTGAAACTTTTATATCGGAGTTTTTGCCGGTGGAAGGGCGCGGTGAATTATTAAAGCTGTGCGGCGATTTAGGTCAGACGGTTAAGCGTATATATAGAGATTATACATCAAACGGGCAGACTCCATTTAATGTTGCCTACTATTCTATTAACGACCAATTCCTGCTGGCAAAGTATACACCCAAATCGTTTTCCAATCCGTCGCAAATATTAAGTCTTCTTCAAGCGTTTATTCCGACGGTAAAGCGCGATTCGCTTCTTACATTTCGTGAGATGTTTGTGTTCACCGCATTTTATCAAGTGCCGTATGCGCTTCCTCCATCATTCTTTCATCGCCACAAGCGCATTCTTGAATTACATCGACTTCAAGTACTGAATCACAATGCGTCGATCGAATCGCTGAAATTTATTAGTAAAGAAATTTACGAGAACGATCAGCGCGAGTTGGTGAAAATGGTAAATATTCCGCAAAAGACGTTTCAAACGATTCACGATATTTTGAGTCTTACATAAAAATACGTAGTAAATATGACTGACAATTGTGTAATTGAAAAAATCAGAGTGAGTGAATAGTGGAGTTAATGTCGTCAAGATTGAACATATATAACTCGTTATTGAGTTATATATTTACGGTGTAACGAATAGAAATGCCCTAATCGGCGAATCAAAAATTTTGGATATTTTGTTGGGCGTACGTTTTGTAGAATGCACGTTTTTTACCAACATCATACACTATCGTGTATTGCGTGTAAAGAGGCTTATAAGTTCCTCCTGCCATAACAAGATCTAACCCTTTGACGATATCAAAGCTGTTTAATATATGAAAAGTGGTGTTGATGCCTTCGTGGACACACGCGGGTATCGTGTGATATCGCTGAAATACATGTAAACGAATGAAACGCGATGTGCTAGTGTAGTCTCCCGGAAGCCCTAGCAAGCCCGACCCGCTAACAGTTCGCGAAAATGGACTCAATTTCGAAATATTCGAAATATTCGAAATATTCGAAATATTCGAAATATTCTCAGCGTGCTCACGAAAAGTCGGGCCGTTTGTCATAATACAATACGGATTATCGTAAACAACCGTTACTCCATTTACACACTCGATTACAACGCAATTGCCATTGCCATCTACGCAAAACCAATGAAGAGGCACAGTGTACCCAAGTGGTTCGTAAGGCGCATCTAATACGGTAAGCGTTCGGGCAATTTCCCTTACATCATCGATAGACCGTGCGGTAAGGAGAAATTCGGCAACTTCTAGTGAAGGAATATTGATATTATTGGCTACCGGTCGTGAACTGTATTCTGTATACCCGGAAAAGTAAAATGCCATGACAGTGATCGAATGACGATTTACGCCATCTATTACATAACGATCCGTTCGTCCAGGTAAATTGCCTTTAATGCCTTTCCCGTTTTGGTCGGAGTAAGTAGTGTATTCGAGATTCATATCAAATTCAAGTGTTCGCGCGACAAGAACGGAACCATCTTCACATATAATTCGTATACCGGAACACATTTATATTTTACAGAAAAAACGTAATAAAATTGATTTTTTTTGTAAAATGCCGCGTTAAATTGTGTCTTCAATTATGTTCGGTATAAACATTTTCAACAACACGTCGCAAACTTATAAAGGGCTGTGCGACGTCGACGCCGATAGCTTGACACCCGATCAGGTCACTGAAATGGTTCGGATTTTGAAAGAGAAGGTGATTGATATTATGAGCGCGAACGACCGTGTCGCCGTGCATGATGTCCTGTACGAAATTTCGGGGATTGTGGGGCACGTGGAGATGGATCTAAATCTCCAAGCATACGGAACACGCGATTTTGGCACGGGTGATTGCACTCTTGTATTCATGCGACATGTTTTGCCTAACTTTTTGTGGGACGAATTTCGATATGACGGACGAACAGACGGCGAGCTCCACCAATTTTTGTTCGGCTAAGATTTTTGAAAACGCCGAATTTTATTTAAAAAAATTTAATATATATATATATAAATGAAATCCAGTAATCGATTAAAAAATAAATACCGAATTGGTTATCGTAGTCCTAATTCAAACTTACATAGTTTAGGTCCTATCTCCATTCGTAACATTGGAGGAAACATTAGAGAAGTAGGAACAGATGTACACGATACTATTCGCGTTCTAAAAGATTTTATTGCATCAGATATCATAAATTTTATTGGACAAAATATGATATGTAGTTATAGAAATATTACGCTTATGGATGAAACTGGCAACCCGTTAGGAGACAACGTTAGAATTGATGTTCCTATTGGAGGAATGATCGGAAACATACATAATGATGGTGATGTAACTTTCACCCTTATTATCCAGCCATTTGAACTTGTTCCGGGATCTAACCAAAAAGGTCAAAATTTTGCGGGAACTGATTTCACTGGAATTGACCTTTCACGAATTAATTTCGCTGGATCAGATCTTAGCGGATGTAATTTTACCAATGCAGATCTAACAGATACTAAATTTGACCGAGACGAAACATATGTAGATCCAAATCTTAATTTTCCAGATGCAAATCTAACAGGTGCAGTATTTAGAAATGTCACAGCGTTAAGAACCTCATTCCCAGATGGAGCTAATTTTAGAGGATTAGATTTTTCTAATTCCAATCTTAGTGGAGCGGCGTTGTTTGACGTCGATTTTACAAATGCCAATCTTGAAAACGCAAATCTTACAAATGCAGAATTTTTTCGCACTATTTTTAGAGGAGCAAATCTCGACCAAACTATATTTAATGGTACTCATTTTTATTCCGCTATTGGTGCCGATGTTACTAATGCAGACCTTACAGGCGCAATTCTCCAAGCACCTGTCGTTCAAACCATTCAAAACCAATTTTGGAACCCTCCTAATCTTCCTTAAATATAAATTTAAAGACAAGTTTACAATAAAAGGCGACGTGGCGGAGTGGTTTTAACGCGACCGCCTACTAAGCGGTTACCCTTGGGTGCACAGGTTCGAATCCTGTCGTCGTCATTTTCTCTATTTTCTAAATATCTATTTAGAAAATAAAAATAGTATAAAATATGTCTACCAAATTCAAATGTGATATTTGCCAAAAAGAATTCTCCACCAAAAGCAGTCTTGCAACTCATCAGAAAACCGCTAAATTTTGTTTGGCCAAAAAAGGAGCCGATACGTCTTCCGAAGATGTTTCGGAATCTCATTCTTCACAGGCATCACAGGCTGTTCAGTCGGACCCCTACGATTCATTTATCAACGAGCTTAAACGTCATTATGAAAATACCATTTCCGATAAAATTGACCGTATTATAACATTGGAGAATTTGGTCGAGAAAATGGAATCTAAACTTGAACGATACCAAAATACGATTATGGCGATTGCCCTCAATTCTCTTAGGTCGTCTTATGTAACAACGTCAACGACGTCGTCATGTAACGATCCGTCTTGTGCGTGTAACCAGGAAAACCAGGAACGCGAAAACCAGGAAAACCAGGAATAATTTTTTTAATAATAAAGAAATTATGAGCGAAGAACACGACGAATGTAGAGAATGTAGAGAATATAGAGAATGTCGGACGCATACGGCTGCTATCACTAATCTACAAGTAGTGGAATAAGCTGTCAAAGAATTATTTCAATATGTTGAAATAATTTTAGTTTATAATATAAAATGTCTCAACCGGAACAGTCTATTGGGGCAACAATTTACGAAGACGCCGCGTCTATTGGACGATTTAGAGCATGGATTGGGCTTGCGATTGCAGGGTTCATCGGACTGATCTTATTCGGCTATGGAGTGAAAAAACTCTATTCGGGAAATAAATATACAGCATCTGTAAAGGGCGAATCTAATGGCGGCTGCGGTCCAGATCCTACATCATCTCCTATGTCTAAGACATCTCCTACATCTCCGATTTATAACTGTCCCTTCATGTATAGTGTAAATAACCAAGTATACTCTAAAACATTTCAAAGCAGTACTCCGTACTCCGCTCACCAGATTGAGACAGTTTATTACGACCCATCTAACCCATCAGACTCGTCTTTGACTGGTGATATATCGGGATGGTATTTTATAATTGGGGCGGTTGTAATTGTAGCAATTGCCTATTTTGTGCTATGGCTATCTCAGCGTTATAAATTTTTCGCGGCGGCCGAAGGCGTAGGTATGGCCGGAAACGTCGTGCGTAACATGTGGTAATTTACATATACACCTGAATTCGATTGCCGGCCGCATTTGAGACATACACTTTTCCTTCGTATACACATATATCGTGGCGTCTAACTTGGTCAAAGTACCCGACAGCCACATTCATATTACCAAACTCACGAAGCACATTTCCGTCAATGTCGAATACCTTAACGCTTTGCGTCTCAATGTCAATAACGAATATTTCCTTATTGGTAACGCCGTTTTGAACAACATCAAAATTTCCAGCAAGAAAATCGTATCCAAGTTCATATGTTTCGACCAAATTCATCCGGTCATCGCATACCTCGATTTTACGACCATTATTTAGATAGTATAAATCGTTGCCCGCTTCATCTGGCCGTACAATTAGATTTTGGTAAGATATCTTACGTTCGCCTCTAATAGTAATCATCTTGTTAAATTCAACTAAGACCTCGCCATTCCGATTGTATTTGACAATCTTGTCGTCCATCAGCACAATAATTAACTCGCCGTCCGATGAAGCCGCTATATCAATGTAGTCACGATAGTAATAAGTTTCTGGAAACTGTCGTATAAAATGCCCGTTTAAATCAAATACTTTAATGATATAGGTGTCGACTTCCATATCGGTCACAAATATTTCTCTCATCGAAACCACACATTTTTCCGGCTCAATTAGATTTTGGGTTAATTCTCTCTGAAAATTTCCGTCTAAATCAAACACTTGTATGCGTTGATTGTATCGATCGGTAATAAATAATTCTTGCTCAAATACGCACATATTAGGAACGCCATAGCTATTATAGAATTCGCCGGGGCCATGGCCATCGCCTCCGAACTCGCCTACAAGTTGTTCAGGAGGAGTTTCATCTCGTAAAATAAAATAGATAGTATTATCTAGTAACCCAATTTGATCGATTACTTCACTGTCTCGCAATTCTCTTGAATTGACCTCGGAGTCTACGTATACCGTGAGACGTATACGGCTCACAACTTGTTGGCTATCGAAAAAACCGTTCTCGGGGTTAGCGATAAATTCCTTTAAGTCTAAAATCGTATCACCAGGGTCTGATCCAAGAGACACTAAATCTCCGTTCATTCGTTGAACATTGAATTGTGATCCCGTATGAATCAACTTGTAGCTCATTTATAAATAAAAAGTTATTTATAAATCATTTCTTATTTGGGACGGGTTTACTTGGTTCTTCGTAGGCCTGTAACGGGTATAGCGAAGTCCATGCCTGTTTTGGAGGTATTTTAGGAATCTGGGGATTCTGGAGAATCTGGAGAATAGGTGAAATTTTGTTCATTTATCTAAAATAAAATTTAAAAAATTGGTCGTTTCAAAAACTTATTGTTACGCATAACGCCGCTCACGTATTGCCTTGGTTGTTGCCCAATCTTCTTAAAGATATGGTGTTCTTTCTCGGTAATTTCATGGATGTACATAATATCTTTCTGGCGTTCAAACATCACAACCATCTCCGGCTTGCCCGACCGATCATAGACTGCCGGCTTCTCTCCAAAACACCAAATGTTTTTCCAAATATACCCCTTATTGTTAGGCATCGTTTTCAAGTTGTCCAAGATATACGTCGGAATCTCGGTAGTGCAAAATCGCTCGTAGGCTTTTTGCGATTCGTAGCGCAGCTGCCGATTCTGGTAGTCCGATGAACGTTGCTTGTCGTTAAATCGCGACAAGTCCTGTTTATTGATAAGGTCTTGTTTGGCTGCCTCCTCCTCCTTTTTACGAGCTGCTTCGTTCTTTTTATTAATCGTCTTCATATTTTTATTGATCTCTTCTTGAATTTCGTCATCCAATTCGCCCTTTTCCAATCTGTGCAATCTATCTTCTACGAAAGCCTTCTCTTCTTGATACTTTTCGATGCATTCATCGTTTGATTTTAGCTGGTTTTGCTTAAATTCAGCGTCGCGAATAACAGTCGAACGTACTAGATCTTCTTTTGATTTTTTGGTACGCTCGATCTTGGCATTCAACGATGCCAATTGGGCAATGATCTTATTTTTTTCAAACAAACGATAGTCCATTTTATTATTGTTTTACGAATATTACGAATATTACGAAATCATTTTTATAAATTATAAGTATATTGTTACTATATTATAACCCGAAAGGGTAATAATATTTAGAATATTTAGTCGAGTTTTCATGTTACAACATTTACACCGCGTTTGAGCCTCCTTACTCACGCTCTCGTTCCTCTTTGCACAAGCACGGCGCGTCAATAATCTCGCCATCCTTACACCAATTGCACGAGTACTCCTTGCGACCATCCAAGGAGTTCATGTACGTGTGAGGATCGTAATATGAACAGCATGGACACAGATCGATCGTTCCGCCGCAATCCTTGCACTGCCCGCCAGGTTGATTGTGTCGCCAAACACGGAAATGCTCCAAATCTGCCTTTAAATCCGCCGTTCCACCGAATTGTTTCACATAAAGGACTATCATCCAGTTATTAACCAGACCGGAAAATTCATCATCCTCAGCTGTTGTCAAAGTTTTCAAACTCATCTTCGCATCCAAAAAGGACATCCGAGCAAGCTCGGAAATTCTTTGTTTTTTGCATAGATCATGATTCTCATTCGGCCATGTGAGAGTCATGTTGAGAGCCGTGCAAGAATCGATGAAATCAGAATACATCCTAAAAGATTTGCAATTTTTTGTGTGTATTTTTTATTGGGAAATCAATTTTATTTTTGTGTATGGGTGCCTTACCACCGCGGCGGATTAAGGAAATCGGGCGTGAAGGTATCGTGCACAAAGTCGCGATGAATGACGAGCTCGAAACGGTCCTCGTCGACCGTCGCCGGCCAGCGGAGGTGAGAAAACGCATGACCGTCGGGCAAACGCGTCAGCAACAGCCAGATACGAATCATATCGTTAGCGAGGTAGTCCGTCCGACAAATCTCGGCTCTCTCCCATTCCCTCACCTGACCTCGAAGACGAGCCTGTGTCTCCCCGACAACTCGCCCGGTCACATCCGTGAAGGTGGCCGAATGGCCATAGTAGGCCGGCTCCGCCCATCGGTCGACCTCGACTAGCCCGGCGTCGGCATAGCGTTGAAGTTCGGCTCGAATTGCATTGTGGGCGGCATTCTCGTCGGCCACAATGAGCGGATCTTGGCCACACGTCGAGCAGTAATAGCCACGGGCGCATCGACAGTCAAAACCACGGTACATTTTGGAAACGATAAGGAGACGATAAGGAGACGATAAGGTCATTATTTTCAGTGTGTATTTGACTGAAAAATCAATTTTATCTAGATATTTTCTTTTCCAATCAATAAATGAGTGTTAACCGAACCAATCCACGACTTTGGGAAAGCGTAAAACGTTCCGTTCGTAAATCCGCAAAAGGCGGGTTACCGGGTACCTGGTCCGCCCGAAAAGCTCAATTGTCGGTTGCGCTATACAAAAAGAAAGGCGGCGGCTATCGAGGCAAAAAGAGCCCAACGAATTCACTGGTTCAATGGTCAAAACAAGATTGGGGGTATATTGACGAGGGTAAAACTGGACGTAAGAAAAGCTCAAAAAAGGGACGATACTTACCTCTTTCCGTCCGCCGCAGTCTATCGCCCACTGAAAAAAAGGAAGAGAATCGAAGAAAAGGGTCAAGACGTGGCGAACACGTTCCTTATTCGCCAAGCGTTCGTCGAAAAGTATCAAGAGCTACTCGAAAAATTAGATAAGATATTAGCACCTTTCGGTAAAATTTAATAACTACACAGTTGGAAATGATATTTTGGAAAAATGAACCGATAAGATATACTCTTTCCCAAATCCCGAATGAGGTTCCGGTCTGACATGAACTGTTCCACTTCGAAGAATAGTGATCCCTGATTTTGTAGGAACAATCGTCTTGTCTCCATCTCCAAAAAAGACGGGTACATTTTGGTAGACTTCCAAATCGCCTTTTACTGTGTTATCTTTTCTTACATAAAAAACACACGTTTCATAAGAAGTATCGGCAATTTGATTGGAGCTTGAAATCGTATAATTTGTATCAACCGGAATATCAGATGACATATCAAAGATGTCGACATTGATCAAACCTTCATCTTGTAGAACAATAAATCCTTGTTCTGTGAGTAATTGATAGGATTCTTTGACAATCTCTTTCCATTCAAGCGGAAACAATTCGAGATTATTCTTGTTAAAGAAAAAGGATTGGTGAATGCCCTTATTCATATTGTCCCATCCAGCCAAAGATGAAAAAAAATGATTGGTCCATTTATGTTTGATAGATGGCTCTAATTCGGCAATCAACTGTTCCGCCTTGTAATTTAAATCTCTATTTGTATCAGACACCATCAACCTTCCGTCACTGTCATTCACTAGCGTGGCGAACATATTTTTGAATATCTAGAGTATCTAAAAATTAATTTCATTTTTATTTTAGAACAAAATAAAACTTATAAAATTGTAAAATTTGAATTCGTCAAAAAGTATCAAGAGCTACTCGAAAAATTAGATAGGGTGATCTTTTTGATTAACTCATTTACTTGTCCCTTCATTTTTTCGATGTCCGTCTGACGATCTGGCGACCGATTACGATAAAATAAGTTTCCTGGCAATTGTTTCGCCTCATACTTTCCTGCCGCCCATAGCCCAATCGCCACATCGTCGATCACACTGTACTGAATCTGTTCTTTTGTTTGTAATATTTCGTTCACGACATCTCTCGATAAAATAATCGACGTACCACTTGAATAAATAGTTCCGACATGTTCTTCTTTTACGCCATATCCATCACTCATTGTAAGAGAACGAACTGATCCTCCCGCGTAATCGATTTTTTCCCCCGAAAGAGCTGATATAACTCCGGAAACATCGACGACGGTCGATACGTTTGATCGAATAATATATTCGCAATTCGAATAATGGTCTGTTACCCATTGAAAAGCGTCGATTGTTTTGTTCAATACGCCTGGAATAAATGATTCTATTCCTGGAAGATAAAGAATATCATCCTTAACATAAGCGGTGTCATAAGTTCCGCTGTACATGTAATACAGAGTTATAATTTGATTGTTATACGTTTGATAATAAGGTCGAGTTACGTTGTACATTTGTCGATAATCATCCGACTCTGAATAGAGAACAAGATGAACGATCTTGTGGGATGATTCGCTTTGTATACAAATAAACAAAATAAGTAATATAATTATAAGAATAATTGTTATATCATTTATTGTTAGAGGCATTCTATTTAAAGTAAATAGAATATTAAATTCACAATTTAACACATGTTGGCGGTGTGAGTAAAAAATTATAGTCGCTTGAAACTGAATGTTTTGGTTTTGAATGTCGGAGCTTCCACTGACGTGTCAACTTTGGGCACTGGAACACTGTAAACGGCGCCGAGAACAATAACAATCGTAACAATTGGGTAACCAAACGCAAACGAAATTGTACCAACTACTTTTGCCCAATCAGGAAGCGCATTCCAGTATTTAATAAGAAGGTAAAGTCCGATAAACCAAGACATAATCACAAGCGCAAACATAATAAAAAAAGCCGAAATGCCCATTTCAAAAACAGACGTATTGCTCATCGTATCGGCAGTGCCGTCAAGATGGGCGTGAATCAACTCCTTGTTTTCTTGATATTGGTTTACCATAGTGTATACATTATACTTATCCATATTTTATTAATAGGAAAATTTTAAATCGATTTTTCTGTTGTGAAATATTTTGAAATTCAATAAATGATATCGCCCAGCCCAACCGGATACACGATTTACACGATAGACAATTGCGTTTACTGTGTTCGCGCCAAACAGTTACTAATAGACGCCTACGTGGTTAACATTTCTCCATCAGAAATGGAAAACTTTCTCGATTTTATTAGGCCATATACAATGGGAGACCACCGTACGTTTCCCATGATATTTGCCGATGGCACATTTATCGGCGGATTTACCGATGCCCGCAGTCACTACGATCAACACAATAAAGTTTACGACTGTAAAGACGAAAACTTTTAGAAATATCTTTTACGCTTGAGGTATTATCACCCTTTCGGGTGATAATATTTAGTCGGGTTTTCTTCTTTCAATTTTTAGTCGGGTTTTCATGTAGTTACACTATTTACAGTTTACGCCGCTCCTTAATCACTCGGCGAGTAATACGGTGTCGTAATCACTTTTCAGACAACACACTGATTGCTTCTAATATTCCCATGTTAAGAAGAGACGTCTGTTCCCTATATTTATCATCAATTGCGCAATAATCCGGATTGATACGAATTAATCGATTATCCTTATTAGAATCCAGTAATATCTCGCTGTAATCTCGCAATGTAGGAACTCGTACTCCACACCCAATCTCAATAATAGTAAATCGAGGCGATTCTGAAATCCAATTTTTCAATTTTTTCTCATTCTTTTTACGATCTCCATATATCGTATTCAGCGACCCCAACTTAATAAAATTAGGGGTAAGGCTGGTGTTACATTTTTCACACGTATAAAGGTCCGGTCTCTGTTCGTACATAATATTACACAAATGGCACACGCGATCTGCATAGTTCCCGTGACACTCATACAGAGTTTTTTGGTCAAAACCGGCTCTTACAAACATATTATCAATATTTGTAGTAAGAACAAACATTTTTTTTGGCAATGATTTTAACCAATTATAACCGGCATGTGGAATGGCGTGGTTAAAAGACTCAAATTCATATGTAATATCGCCTTTCATCGTTTCAAATGTTTTAAGACACGAGTCAACCGACATTCCAGCACCTGCGAAAATCAATAAATGGTCATTCTTAAAAAATGATACGGCTTTTTCTTTTTCCATCGCATCATCAATCGGAATATGAGAGATAGGCTTTCTATCATCGACCCAAAATCTATTAGCAATCTGTTGGGTATCAAACATTATCTTTCGGTAGAGTGATAAATCGGTATTGTCGTCGTCTTTCATGGTGTTAATAATCTCATGATACATCGTTTCTAACTCCACAGGAGTCATCGTCGATATATTTTTCGACATTTTTTTTAGCGTGTCGCGAACATAGAGTGTATTCATGTCTAAGTATAAATTAGACATAATAAACCCTCTAAAATCGTTTTTATTTTATATTTTATTAGTAATAAATGCTATTGTTCACCAGCGAAAATATTAAAGACATAGAAACCATAAGAGCCGCCAAAACGTTAATCAAGGACCACTTGAAAAAATGGAATTTGTCTGTAAGACACTTGATATTTTCTGACATTGCACAATTGAGATATGGTAGCGAATTTGATTCGTACGCATCAAAAATATGTGGGGAGGAGGATGCAGACCTTGGAAACCTACTTCTAGATAAACTTGGACAAATTGAAGATGAATGTAAACTTATTGATTGCAGTAAGATCGATCTTAAACCTATTGTTGTTCTTAAAAAATCTGGTTCCATCAAAGCTCTTGATACCGATCCATCTCTTGATGCTTGGAGTGAAAAAATATATATTTTTGTAGGATTGCATAACGACAATATCTTATCATTTTCTAGTACTATCTACAACTACGACGATGTTAAAAACAGTCTCTATTTTGAGGCAAGTTGCACCGACCAAAATAACACTTGCGGTAAAAGCTTAAATTATTTTATAAGAGCATATTCGATCCTTGAATTACTGGAAAACAAAGAAAACATTGAATTTATATGGGGTTGTATGGCAGGATCAGATTTAGGCAAATTAAATGCGATTCATGAAGGTAGAGGTTGTGAAATACATGGCCGGGGTTATATGCAAGATAAGAGAGGATCATGCAACCAATATAGATGCGATATTGTCGTTTTTTTAAACAAATTCTTTTCGAAATTGAACGGATATAAATGGGATGGTTGTTAATTTTTATAAAATATAAAAATTACTTAAAGTACTCGCAAAATAGTTTTGCCCTTTTTGGACCCATCCCATCAACATCTGAAAACGCCTTTACACCCTTCTCGGAAATTCCGCTAAGAAGCGCCCGCATCGTCGGATACGTCTTGGCGATCTCTTTGGCCGTCGTCATCGAAATTCCCGGCAATTGAGACAATTGCAAGAGATAACACAACTCGGGCGTCACATTATCGCGCTTTGCTGTCTTCACGCGCAACGAAGCGCCGTATTCCTCCTTGCATTCCGTCTCAAGATGTGTCTTCTCGCCCATCCTCTCCGCAATTTGTTGAAGATACCATAACGTGTCCGACGGATTGGTGGTATGATACACGTGAAAGCCGTCTCGGTACTGAGCGCTAACCAGCGCCGATACAATAGTTTTGGAGGGAATACGACATGTCGTGGGCTGCGTTCGCAATGGGGCGACATTGCCCTCAATCAGAAAGGTGACACGGTGGAATGGATAGGTACTTTTGAGACGCTGGCGTTGTTCGGAATACCTACCGTCCTTGATACTAGCTGCCAAATCGGCCATGGTTTTTCGTTCGAAGACAAGAGTTTGTTCAGCGTGTTGGATCAGGATGTCTCCGATTGGGAGCTGGGCGGTCTGGATATCGATACTGGCAGTTTTGGCCAACTCAATTAAATCGTGCTCGCGAACATCAATCGTAATTACCGGTTTATTAGATACGGCGTTTGATGATTTATCATCATTATTCGTGGTTGATTCTGACATTATTATATAATACTTACTTGTTTAAGTACTTCAATAAAAATATAATTTTTAATTTTAACACGTTGTCTGGAATACACTAAACCCGCTCGTGAAAACGCCATATTTACGAATAATAGGCGCGGGCGGCTCGGTCGACGGATAACTAACAAGGTTGTAGCCGTAAATGTTGTACGCGTAACAAGGCTGCGTATATTGATACATACCGCTGACCAACAAATTTGGTAGCGCGAAAAAATAAGGATAACCCGGCGCCGGTGAACTAACTCCCTTTCCAAACGCTGGATCGCTGGCACTAATTGGAACTGAAAATGCATCAAGTAAGAATGGCGTGTTCGCGTAAATAGACTTCCATCCTCCCGTCAATACCGACGCATGTTGGTCCGCCCATCCGTTTCCTACATTCTCGCTAAAACAATTTGTCGCAACACACCCATTAACCAATCCATCGGAAAATATCTGATTTGTCGCCGTATCGCCACTCGTATTGGCACCTGTCATGTAACAATTGATAGCCGACGACGAGTTTGATGAGCTCCCAAATATACCACCGCCGTTTGCAATAATCGATCCAATCGAGTAGCAATTGGTCGCCGTGCTATTTATCGCGCCGTACCCATAAATTCCGCCCGACAAAATGCTACCTATTGTGCCAACACTATAACAATTGGTCGCACTCGAATTTGTTGCGTTACTACCGTAAATGCCACCGGCTTCCTCCGCAATCGATCCAATCGAGTAACAATTGGTCGCCGTGCAATTGGTCGCAGCAGTGCCGAATATAGCTCCACACGATATACCGATGTCGCCAATCGCGTAACACTCCGTTGCCTCTGAAAACGATGCATTTGTTGCGAAAATACCTGCGTTAACGCCTACATTGTCACCACAAATATTGCCGGCCGAAAAACACGCTATTGCCGAACAACCGGACGACGCCAGTGGCCCGAAAATACCGCCATTGTCGTAATCATAATTCTTGCCAATTTTGCCCAAACTGTAACAATTTTTTGCGCTGCACGTCAAACTCGACTGGTAATTGCAATGCGGTCCGAAAATACCACCTGACCCGCCTGAAATAACGCCGCTGCTAAAACAGTATAACGCGATAGTAGGTATATCAATAGCACTAATACACGGCTGCATATTTTGATTGCAGTACGGTCCGAAAATTCCGCCAGAAGCGGTAGTGATTGCGCCGCTACTACTGCAATTAGTAGCGTTTGAGTTTGTACAAACCGGTCCAAATATACCGCCACTTGAATTGCCGATGGTACCGCTGGCGCTACAATTCAAGGCGGCCAAGTTGTGACATCCGTAACCGAATATCCCTCCACTCTCGTTGGTAATTGCGCCACCGTAAATGCAATTTATCGCATATACATGCGTGGAATATGAGCCCACGAGACCTCCGTTTCTGTTCGACGTGGGCAAACACGTTGTGCAATTATCCATTTGAATCGATCCAGAAGTTGATGATTGTAGTAGCCATCCCGCATTTGGTGCAAGAGCGGGATTAGAATTAGACGACGAAACAAGTGTTACGTTTTTTATGTCTATGTTAAATGTGCTCTGGATAAACCCAGGATAATTCGTAATGGTGTCTGCGAAAACAATCGGCGTTCCAACGAGCCCGTTGATGATGATATTGTCAGACCCTGCAATTAAATATTGGGTCGGATCGTTAATAGCCGCATTAAATATCAAAGAAACTGCAATAACGTGAGCGGGGTTAGTATTTACTATAGTAAGAGGAGGTAAGAGTCTATCACTTCCTACCGAAAAGTTATTCCCATCAAAGCCTAATATAATATCGGTACTAGTTGAATAGGTTGACATTTATAATAAAGAATAAATTACTTAATAGTAATTTATAATTGCGTTACATTGCTTTACATTGGCGTTACATCTGAAAAATTGCATCCCAGTGGCGCGTTGGATCATCTAACGGCACGCGCACGGAATCGCGACACCACTGCCCACCATGACTCACCATCAACTCATGTGCCGTATAGGAAGTCGCAGGAACCCCCGTAACCACATTGCGCGTTTCCAAAAGAATTCGGCACCCGTCCGGATACTGCGAAGTATCTCCCATACGCTCGTAGAAGGCGCTAGTCAACGTGTGATTCAGTTCGCGAGTCATCTTCGTCTCACTCAGCTCACGATGCGCCGGAGGAGCCAGAGGCGTAAGACGAGGCCATTCTACCGTCTCTCCAGTAGCAGACGGCGGGTTAGGCACCGCGCTAGGCGACCCGGTCGGGGTAGGAATAGAAATCGTAGGAATCGTAAGATGGTCCATATTCGTATTTGGCTGATTTTATACCAACCAGTATTCCGTAAAAATCAATTTTATCTAACAAATTGTATCTATAATTATAAAAATTTCTAAAAATATATAATATAGAATTATAAAAAATTTCTAAAAAATATATTTAGCATTACGCGATGGAGCAACACACACACAATTTCGGTGTGTGTTGCTGTTATTTTAATCTTGAAAGAAGAGGGATTTCTTTTTTTCTAAAAACCGCTTTCCGAACCTCCTCGATTTTATATTTTTTATAAAAAATATAATCTACGAAGTCAGCGCCGACAACTCCGACCTAAACTTGCTATCGTCGCGCTCAAAACACGCCAACTCCATCACATTCGGCGAACTATACTCGTACATCACCGTATCAACACGGCCATCCGCCTTCGTCCATATCGTATTGCCAACCGACGAAGCCTTCTGCTGAACCTTCCCCTTAATCAACGCCTTCGTTAATTTCTTCGCCTTTACATCGCGCTCCACACAACCCTCCTCGTTAATGAACTCAAACGTATGCCGACTCGGGTCCACACATTTATAGGTCAATTTACCATCAACACCCTTCAACATCTTCTCGCACACCATATTCGCAAGACCCTTCTGACCGCCCGCAACGACCTCCTTTGTAAAATGGTCATCCAATACCTTGGCCACATGCTCCGGGCTCAAATTTAATGTATTGTTATTCACAACGACGTTGGTCGTGGTGGTAGTCTTCGTCTTTGGCTCCGTTGCCATAGTGGTAACCGCGTTTTCAAACTTATCCAGTCTGGATTCAAGCTTTGCAATGTATTCGTTCTTCTCCTGTATCTTCTCTTCAAGGACTTTTAGGTCTTTTTGGTAGTAGAGCTCTTTTGCTCTAATTTTATCTCTGTAAAACTCATCTTTATCATAAAGCCGTTCTTTTAGGTGTTCGATTTCTTTCTCAAATTTTTTAGAAAATTCGTTCAATAATTTGGTTTCTTCTTCTTTCTTTTTATCTTCAATAAGTTGTATTTCTTCAAGTTTTTTCTTATTTTTTTCACATGCGTGATTCAGTTGGTTTTGATGAGATGTAAAATTTTTACCGCATTGATTACATGTAAAACAATTTATGATTTTGCCCTGTAAATCTAGACAGTATTTAGTAGTTTTCTGATGAGTGTCGAGATTGCCTTTTGATGAAAGGATTTTTTTACAAAAATTACATTCGATATTCTTTGATGGTGATGCCATTTATTATATACTTAATTAATATTTAATTTTTTTAAATTTTAATTAAATTTTTAATTAAAAAGTTGATTAAAAATTAAACATTATTAAAAATCTATTCAACAAACCGAATGCATTCGTCGATTATTGATGTGAAGAAGGAGAGGTCTTTATCATCTGGAAGAACGAAGCGGTCTCGGTTGGCCTGTTCCCGGTGATCTCGTAGTTTGGAAAGTACCATGGTTTCTACTGTGACCATATCGTCTTCATTTTTGCATTCTCGGTGGTGTATGACGGTATGGTCACATGTCTTGTTGTAGGTGCTTAGACGGTTGGTGAGATTTTTGGCCTTCCCGATGATGTAGGTTCGACGTTTAGCGTGGTCGTCGGTGGTAAGCATATAAATAACGTTTTTTTCTGGGTATTCAACGCGGCGTTGTTTACTGAGACAGACGTTTTCTAGTTGTTTGATGCGGTGGTCTTTTAGGCGTATATCGCGTTCTTTCTCGCGTAAGATGTTGATATCGATTTCCAGTGAGCCTTTGCTGAATAGGGTTCTAACCCATTGGCTGATTTGAATGGCGAATTTTGGCGAAATCCATTGAGCGAGTTGGATAGACAAATCAGGGTGAATCCAGGAGCCTTGTCCGAATTTAGAAGTTCGACCTCGATTTGACTCTACTAAAAGTGATACGGGAATTCCCGCTTCACTCGATAATTCCATTATAAGCTGATTTGTCGTATCTAAACGAAACCAGTCATTGAACTTTTTTGAGCCGGCTTGGCATAGTTGGGTTGCGTTAACGTAGTGGTCAAGAGGACGCGACGAGATTACGACGTTATTAAGAGTGATGTTGGTGTATTCAATGTCGTCTTCTTCGACTTCTTCAATTACGATTGAGCTCATTTGTTCGTGTAGAGGAATTGGGATATCGTTATTGAGCTCGTTTACTACAAAATTTGTAGTTTTTGGCTCCGTTGCCATAGTGGTAACCGCGTTTTCAAACTTATCCAGTCTGGATTCAAGCTTTGCAATGTATTCGTTCTTCTCCTGTATCTTCTCTTGATGGTATAGATCTCTTTCTCTAATTTTATCTTGTAATTCATCAACTTTTCTTTGCAAATCAAGGGCTTTTAATTCGTACATTTTTTTAATGTTGTCTTCGTATTCTTGTTGTTTTTTAAGGATATTTTCACGCTCTCTTTCTTTGCATGAATGTTCAATTTGATTTTGATGAGATGTAAATTTTTTCTTGCAATATTCACACTCAAAATATGTTGGTTGTTTCCCTTGTAATTCAATACAGTATTTTGCCGTTTTTTGGTGAGTCAGAAAATTACTTTTAGATGAAAACGTTTTCTTACAATATTCGCATTCGATATTTGATGATAGCGATGCCATTTATTAATCAATTAATTATTATTAAATTATAATTAATTTCGCATATGCAAAAATTGCCAACCTTAAATCGAGAAATTTACTTTCGTTTAGGAGATGGTTTTCTCGTGGTTCGACCTCCGCTTCTCCGTCGTTTAGGCGAAGTTTTTAGCCCTCGTTTAGGAGATGGTTTTCTCGTGGTTCGACCACCGCTTCTCCGTCGTCTAGGAGGTGTTTTTGGCCCTCGTCTAGGGCTTAGCGGTGGTGCATCTAATTCAATCTCATTTTTATGATTGCACTTTGGCACTGTGTGTGAAACTCCCATCTGTCTGTGCTTTTCATTCAAAAAGTCAAATGGCGTCCCATACGTATAAACTGATTGATAATAGGGCCCCATTAATTCTTTTATGTTGTTGATATGTGTAGCGCCTAAAAAGATAACCGACAGTTGGGATGGTAAACCGCCCTTGAATGTTTTTAACGCACGCGAGATTGTGTAGATGTCTACGAACGATACTTCAATCTGAGAATATGGTCGACTCGAGTTGCGGTTTAAAAACGGATTGGCATTTTTGATGTATATATCTGATTGTAACGATTGGAAAAAATTACGATTTGCACTATATATCGGCTTAAAATCTATTTTTAGAATTACATTAACCGGGTCAATAATGGAAAGGTTTCTGTTGCGAATATGAAGACGAATAGATTCCGGTAATTGGACCCATTCATGGTATGTTCGACTGTATTGTTGATAAAACGGCTCGTCAAAGATATCGCCGATAGTCATGTTGCTTCCGTAGATTCGCGACATTAATTCGATGAGGTACTCGCTGGTGAATCCGGGGTACGTCTTTTCTAGAAATGATCGATAGATGTCAATATCTATTTTTTCCAGATATTTTAGTGTATCGCATAACAGTTCGGCGGTGTATTTACCGTCAACAATCTTTCTAGGGTCACTTAAATGTGTGCGTAAATGAGGGAAAGGGCAAAAGGTAGTAACGCGACTTGTGCAATTCACCGATTCGCTGATGATATCCAGTAAGGCTGAATTATGGCCGCCTGCGCCTTCTATCGTATTTTTTCGAGTGGCGAATCCGATTTTGTCTTTTTCAGATACCCATACTTCGCTAAAAAAGTCGGTCGAGATTGAATGTTTTTTTGCCAAGCTATCGACAAATCGCATTAGCGTAGATGGCGTGTACAACGAATAGCAGCCTTGTCCGGTGTTGCAATTGGGTTGGCATTTTCCGGTTCCGCTATGAAAATCACCCATTAAAAAAAGAACTGGTGGTTGACGACCCAATTCTTGCGCTAACTGGTCGGTCGGAATCATTACTTCTGTGTAGATTGGCCCTTCGACGGTTTTAATGGGCGATAGTAAATCGACAATTTGTTTGGGCGATAAAGACGATAATTTCTTTGGCAGGAGAAGATTCATTTTATATGTTGTTAAAAAATATTCTCTTGATATTTTTTATGGCGTGTCTATCAGCATTGAATTACAGCACAAAATATAAATTCATGATTTTTAAGAAACGGGAGAGTTCTTCGTCGTTTTCGACGGCGGCTTTGACGTGTCGGACATCAATTTCTTTACCATCTGTCTGGTTATCCGATAATTCAAGCATTTCTGCCATAAGATACTCAATCACTGCTCTTATAAAAAGAACCGTTTTTGGTTCTAATTTGTCATTGTCATACATCACAACAAGTTTGCTTCCTGAAACTGCTTTTGCCCCCTCGGAAATCGCATGTTTTCCTAACTCACCTGGTATCACTGTTACAACGGTGACTTTTATCGCGTTTTCTGTTCTCAAATTCTTGTAGTAGGCATATATATCTACCAATTTTGTAACGACTGCATTGAAGAAACGATTTAATTGATGTATCGCGTTCATACTAATCTTCATCTCAGATTTTGGGTCTGTAATCATATATAATATTTTTTTCATCGAATCCGCAAAATCGATGGTTGACGCTTTACATAGTGAATTGGATGAAAAGGGAACAGGATTGTAGGGTTCGCATAATCTGGCGGCATATTGGATATGAATTGGCTGTACAAAGAAATTATGGTTTCGAGATAACCCAATGGCGTTTTGGCATATGGATAACACGTGATGTTCAATGATAGTATGCATAAGTTGAAGGGAGTCTTGTTCAAAAGTATGTTGGAGGTTATGGTCTCTCATCAAATCGTCCAAGATGTCTTTAAGTTTAGAAATTGGAATAATAGGTTCTGTCTGAGCTGATTGTAATGGTAATATATTCATGCACAACATCACACTGGCGGGAGTAATATTGGCTGGTGATGTATAAAATTTTGTCCCGATCGATGCACACAGATTTTCCATAATATGTTTGATCTTATAGCGCATTTCTTCGTAAGCAAGACCGTTTTTATGAAGAGTTGAGTGTTCCGAATACGGCTGAAATGCCTTTTCAAAAAAGGAATGAATGATCTTATCGGGTATAAGATTATCGTGTTTTTTATAATCACTCCAATCCGACAAATTGGTTGGTTCTTTTCCTGTCGCGTATATATCGCCATATTTTCCGGAATCAATATCGGCTAACGCCTGTTTACGGTTCGTTTCGTCCATTTCACCAATGACACCATTTTTATCAAATGTGTTCTCCTTCGACGCGGGCTGAATTTTCCGGGTAATAGATTTTTTCAGGGGAAGAGATTTTTTCTTGGGAGATTTTTTCGTGGGAGATTTCTTTAAAGGTTTGGCTTTGTAAATCGGACGCGGCATATTTTATTATAATAAAATAATTAATTTTTATCGATCAAATACCTGTACTCTATTATTGTTCGTGTCTATTGCGTAGACTTCGTCGTCTGTAACAAAAATACCGCATATTCGTTCAAATTGGCCGTGTCCACTGCCTGCTCTTTCGTTGCCGTACCGTCGAATATATGTATTTTCACTAGAAAATACTTTTACGCATGGTCTGGGTCGGAAGTTATCGGCGATATATACTTCACCGTCTTTGATAAAAATCCCTGTTGGATGTAATCCCTCTGTAAAAATTCGGATAAATTTCCCATTGGTGTCGAACACTTGAACACGGGTATTATTGATGTCCATTACATAAACTTCGCCGTACGGTGTGACCCATATTCCGCTCACATTTTGGATTCGACCGGGTCGGTTGCCTTTCTTACCAAACATGCGTTTAAATCCACCGTTAGTACCAAACACCTTAATATTGTCTCTATTTCGCTCGACCACGTAGACTTCGTCGTTCTCGACAAAAATATCACTTATGCCGCTTAGATTGGTGCAGTCTATTTCAAATTGGCGGACTGGGTGGCCGTCCAAATTGTAAACCACTATTTGGCCGTCAAAGCACACGTATAATTCGCCGTGTTTGATGAAAATTGCGCGGATGTCGCGATCGCCAAATTGTCGAATGAGGTCTCCATTGGCGGTAAAGACTTTGATGCCTTGTTCGTCCAATACGTATACTTCTGAGTTTTCTATGCAAATTTTGGTGGGAAATTGGAGTTGGGATATAGTCATGGTGAGTTCGCCAGGGTTACGATCTTGAACAAACAGATGTATCGTGTCGTCGTCGGTGAGATTGTAGGAAGCAATCGTGCGGTGATCGATGAGTTCTTCGTGATTATCGTTACTAGTTCTGGCTAAAATTTGGCGGTGAGATTGGACTCGGTTTTCGTTGTAAATTAGTCGTTTGAGATCGGCGACAGTTGCGTTTCTTGCTAAAAGAGCGGGTAAATTAAGTGATATTACATCGCCTGCCAAATTTTGGACGCCCATTCGGTATGTTTTTCTAGATTTTCGTGCCCTACGAGATTTTACGGACTTACGAGATTTTCGCGCCTTACGCGATTTTCTGATTGAACGTTTCATTTTATTATACCAAAAAGAAACTAAAATTAAAGATCTACTTTACGATGTCTAAAATCTTTGGATCGCCATTCGCCTTGTAATTTTATTAGATCGTTGGTCATCCCGCAATATCCTCGACTAACAACTTCGGCAGGTAAACAGTAATCCTTCTGTTTTGAGTTATCAGGGCAAGGAAGATATCCTCGCGCTGTATGAGAAGGATGGCATCCCTTGCGTCGGATGGGAGGAGAAGCGGCACGTGCAGAAGAAGCTGGTCTAGCATATCGAGGATTAGGATTCTGTCTCATAAATTCCGTAAGAGATACCGGCTGCCCATTTATGCGGTATACACGACTCTTTTTTATACTCTTTTTCGGGCTTTTTCTATGACTCTTTCTAGGACTCTTTCTAGGACTCTTTTTCGGGCTCTTTTTCACGCTCTTTTTCGGGCTCTTTTTCACGCTCTTTCTAGGACTCTTCCGAGTCTTTTTAGGTGGCATTTTATATAGTGGAAAAATATTAAAAATGACGTGAATATTCTTAATATTTAGGAAATTAGAATATGCAGAATATAGGAAGCGATGTTATCAAGATCATCTTGCAAATGAAGTCTGAAATGGAGTATATAGAAAACGGGGAGAGGCAACTGTTGGCTATTGCAAAGGATCCCGACGTTGTGAAGATCCTTACGTCCTCTTGTTTGGTAGATAAAACTATCATGTTGTGCGACGATATTGTAGGCAAGTATTTTATGCCTCATATGGCGACAATTCCATTCTCGCATCGCCATTTCGCAATGCGATGGATAGAATACGTAGCCGAATGGGGAAACTCATCAATCGAGACGATTAGCATCAATATTAGACAAGTTGCCAATGACTACACGACAACCGATCTTCTGTCTATTATATCGGCATTCCATCGGATGCCGCGTGTCGAGACTATATACCTGGACGGTTGGGATGATGTATGCGAACGCGAATCGTCCTTCGTTAAAATTAAAGAGGCTTTCTCTGAATTTTTGAACAACAGAACTAACATGTCGGTGCGAATTTACATGGATCGCGAGACATTTCTTCAATACAAGTTTGACGAGCTCGAAACACGCGATCATAATATTAATAATATAATAACGGTTGTTGACTATGACTGGGATTGATGAGATACACCGCGATGAAACGACATAATTTTTAAAACTCATTTTACGTTTTTACTATCAATCGCCTCATTGTGGAGTCGAAGATCTTCTGTTAGATTTATATCTTTTTCAATCGTTATACATCTAAACTTATTTTTTACGGCATACTCGTCATTATCGGAATTTTTAAGGGAGTCTGGATCTCTGTCTTTACTGTAAACGATGTCGTACCCCATACTACGAATCTGTTTAGATATATTTCTAGCATGCATATCCCCAAAAAAACCAAACGAAAGAGATGAACGAATTCCACCTTTTGGCTTTTTAAATATGCGAGAGATCGTATAAATATCAAGAAATCTATAACTTATGTTTAGCAGAACCAAATATGAAATTTGATATCTCCGAAATTTTGACAAATTAGAAGTATTTAGAGGACTGATTACATCCCATGCAGTTGGGAGTTCAGAGTCAAGTTCAAGAGATGATGCGAACATGTTTGACCACATTTTAACGTCTCGAAAGGGGGGATAATTTTGTTTACTTATTTGTTTGGCGATTAAACTGTTTTTAACGGTCAGTAGGCTAAATAACGCATATGAGAACTTAGTAAGATCAATTCCCGTTGGTGTAAATAAGTTATCATTCAAAAAGGTATAGAAACCATCTACCGATTTCCAAGGAGTCAAGCTGAAAAGATTGTCGGAATTGACAACGTGGATAAAAATATCATCTGGGTATTTTTCACCGCATTGACTACAAAGTCTACCTAAGTTTACGTTTAACGACTTGCATTTCTGGCACACTAGATACCGGTCTTCATTAGAGAATGCCAAAAAATATTTAGAAACATCAAAAATACTTTCAATATAATTACGTGTCCGATATTTTGCGCTGATTGTTGTATCTATGTCTTTATATTTTTCCGATAATTTTACATAAGACATATCAACGCCATCATTTGACATCATAGAGTTATCAGAATAACTTATACCTTTATTATTAGCCTGTCTTGAATCACCTGCGTGCCATCTAATATTCCGTGTTGGGCAATTATCTTTATAGAACTTGGTATCTCTAAGTCTTCTCTGGTAACAAGATAGCATCTTACCAGTAGTTAAGGTCCCCATGGTACCTCCTGCAAAACCCTTCCCGGTTCCCCCTAAAAACGTCTCCGTATAAAAATCAACGGGGTGTTTATTGTCTGCTAATGTGTCAAGAAGGCCAAGAAACGACGGATCGTCGAGAGCGTAGCAACATGATTTGTATTTTACCGAGCAAACACATTGTTCGCATATGCCAGTCATTTTACGATGTAGATCTCCAAACATAATAATAAGGGGGAAATATCTGGCATTCCCTTTTTCGTAGACCGTCTTGTTTGGTTTAAGGTAATAGAAAGAGATCGGTCCAGATATCGACGATACAAGTGTACCGTTAATGTTAAGTCCATTCGTTGAGGGTATTTGAATATTCCTAGACGGGAGTTCCGACGTATTTTGAGGCGCTCGATCGGGTCTCTTTCTAGGCGTCTTTTTAGCGCGAACAGGGCTCTTTCTAGGAGTCTTTTTAGCGCGAACAGGGCTCTTTCTAGGCGTCTTTTTAGTCTTTTTAACTTTTCGAGGCGATTTCATTTTATTAGAAGAATATTTTAAATTTTTTATTTAAGGATTTAGGATATTTAAAACGCCGATTAGGAAATAAATGATAATAGATATTCATTTTACGACTATTCCTCCTCGATATCTTTTTTTACAAAAAACAATTGATTCTTGGCTTGATCAAACTGTTCCTGTTCGGAATATTGTCATAACTGTCAGTAAAACCTACAAAAACTTCCCCAAGAACGATCTATCGCAATTGGATCGGTATAAGGACGTGATCATTCAAGTACTGGAGTCCGATCATGGACCCAATGACAAGATTGTTGGCGCATTGAATTTCGCGAATTCCGATAGTGACGCGAATGGCGCGAATGGCTCGAATGACTCGAATGACTCGAATGACTCGAATGACGCCTACATGATTATATGCGATGACGATCACATATATCACCCACGAACTGTTGAGTCGTATATCGAAAGTTTATCAGTAAATAAGGACGACGTATACACACACTTTTCGACACCTCGCCAGCGTCTGCCCGGTATTAATCATTTACAGGGAGCAGATACGTATATTCTTCCGCCCTCTTTTTTTCGTTCGACGTCTCGAAATAGCTATATCGAGTTTTTAGAGAACTGTTTTCGTGAATGTCCTGACAGCTTTTATCAGGACGACTATCTGATTTCGTACTATCTGGCCGTAATATGCAAGTATGTCATCAAATCTACGCGTTATCCGGTAATGTATAAAATTGCGCACCAAATAGAAGAGCTTCACAATTATAAGTATGTCCTGAAAAGAGAAGCGCATACTGTTCAGTACCTAACGGCAAAAATACAATTATAAATTTATAGAATTATGAATTTATAAAAAATGCCCCCAGTCTATATTATATCTTACCAAAATAAAGATCGTCGTAACCGAATGACAGAGCGCTTTACTAAACTGGGAATGACAGACGTATCGTTTACACAGGAAGTTGACCAGACTGACCCACGCCTGGCGTCTCACTCGATCGAAAATCGTCGCAACGCGTCAATTATGTTGCAACACCTCGACTCCATGCGTCTGTTCTTATCGACAACCCATGAGCATTGTATCGTATGTGAAGACGATATTCATATATCGACTACATTGACAGAGAAGTTACCGTCGCTTGTACACGATTTCGTAAACATGAAATTGGATGTTATGATGCTAGGCTACATCTTAACATTCTGTATCGACATGAATACCGGCTTTCACCAGGGCTATTTTCCGTACGTTAGTGGCGAGTCGGAAAATAAAATCACTGCTCATTCGTATCATTCATACCCGGACGATATTTGGGGAAGCCAAATGTACATGGTATCGCGATCGTACGCTTCTTACTTATTGGCTAACTACGACGTATCGCCGTCCACAAAAATCAACTACAATCCAGATTGGATCATTACAAAAAATGGGAAACGGGCATTGATTTATCCGATGCTTGCATTGGAAGAGAGAAGCGATCGTCAAAACTATGATTACGGTAAACAGTATAGCGCGCACTACAATGAGACGTTTTTGTGAATTCAAAACATAAGATAAATCACTGTTACTGTTGACTATGACTGGGATTGATGAGATACACCGCGATGAAACGACATAATTTTTAAAACTCATTTTACGTTTTTACTATCGCCTTCACTATCAATTGCCTCATTGTGGACTCGAAGATCTTCTGTTAGATTTATATCTTTTTCAATCGTTATACATCTAAACTTATTTTTTACGGCATACTCGTCATTATCGTAATTTTTAATTGCGTCGGGATCTCTGTCTTTACTGTAAACGATGTCGTACCCCATACTACGAATCTGTTTAGATATATTTCTAGCATGCATATCCCCAAAAAAACCAAATGATAACGACGAACGAATTCCATCGTCTGGCTTTTTAAATACACGAGAGATCGTATAAATATCAAGAAATCTAAGACTTATGTTTTCCAGAACCAAATATGAAATTTGATATCTCCGAAATTTTGACAAATTAGAAGTATCTAGAGGAGTGATTATATCCCATGCAGTTTGGAGTTCAGAGTCAAGTTCAAGAGATGATGTGAACATGTTTGACCACATTTTAACGTCTCGAAAGGGGGGATAATTTTGTTTACTTATTTGTTTGGCGATCAAACTATTTTCAACGGTCAGTAGGCTAAATAACGCATCTGCGAACTTAGTAAGATCAATTCCCGTTGGTGTAAATAAGTTATCATTCAAAAAGTTATAGAAACCATCTACCGATTTCCAAGGAGTCACGCTGAAAAGCTTGTTGGCAACACCAATCCGGCTAAAAATATCATCTGGGTATTTTTCACGGCAACGAAGACAAAATCTATCTAAGTATACGTTTAACGACTGGCATCTCTGGCACACTATATACCGGTCTTCATTCGAGAAGGCCAAAAATTTTCCAGAAATATAAAAAATACTTTCAATATAATTACGTGTCATATATTTTGTGCTGATTGTTGTATCTATGTCTTTATATTTTTCCGATAATTTTATATAAGATATATCAACGCCAACATCATTTGACATAGAGTTAGAGAAATTCTTATTAAAATTAGCATAAATTTTACCCATATTAAAAGCCTGTCTTACGTCACCTGCGTGCCATCTAATATTCTGTGTTGGGCAATTATCTTTATAGAACTTAGTATCTCTAAGTCTTCTCTGGTAACAAGATAGCATCTTACCAGTAGTTAAGGTCCCCATGGTACCTCCTTCAAAATCAATCCCGGTTCCCGCTAAAAACGTCTCCGTATAAAAATCAACGGGGTGTTTATTGTCTGCTAATGTGTCAAGAAGGCCAAGAAACGACGGATCGTCGAGAGCGTAGCAACATGATTTTACCGAACAAACACATTGTTCGCATATGCCAGTCATTTTACGATGTAGATCTCCAAACATAATAATAAGGGGGAAATATCTGGCATTCCCTTTTTCGTAGACCGTCTTGTTTGGTTTAAGGTAATAGAAAGAGACCGGTCCAGATATCGATGATACAAGTGTACCGTTAATGTTAAGTCCGTTCGTTGGGGCCTGCAAGTCCTCGTCCTGATTGCCTTGACCGCGATGCATATGATCGTCGCCCGCTTCCATTGGCGCAATTGAATATCCACGGTTTGCTCCAGTCCGAGGGCGCGCGCGCCACTCGGACCTGGGTATTTGAATATTCCATGATGGGCGTTCTGAAGTCGCGCGACCAGGGCTCTTTCTATGCGTCTTTTTAGCGCGAATAGGGCTCTTTCTGGGAGTCTTTTTAGCGCGAACAGGGCTCTTTCTGGGAGTCTTTTTAGCGCGAACAGGGCTCTTTCTGGGAGTCTTTTTAACTTTTCGAGGCGATTTCATTTTATTAGAAAGAATATTTTAAATTTTTTATTCACACATTTGGATATTTAGGAGATTTAAAACGCCGATTAGGAAATAAATGATAAAACTATGATTACGGTAAACAGTATAGCGCGCACTACAATGAGACGTTTTTGTGAATTCAAAACATAAGATAAATCACTGTTACGAGTGCATATAGCATTCCGCCCCACGCGGAATCAATCAAGGCCTCTTTTATGCCAAAAGCGGGAATCGACGCGACATTTGTCATGTCGTAAACGCCGTACATCAGAGATCCGAGTAGGGCGGCTTTTAGAACGGTTGACATTGTTTCCTCTCCTAAATTTACAGAAGGAGATATGACGAACGTGTAGAGAGCGGTTGCCATCAATAGATAGACAACCGATCCTGCGATGTACAGACGAGTTTTGTTGATTGATGCGCCTTTATTAATTTGAGTAAACATATTAGAATAGGTTGTTTCGTAGAGGTAAGATACCATTGGTATATCAATTGCCATAAAAAGAATAACAAGAAAGGCAATAGGATTCATTTATTATTTTATTTTATATTTAATTGATTATCTTAAATATAAGAATCAAAAAAAAACGGAATGCTTGTATTTTCTCAGCACGACAATCTTTACGATTGGGTGAGTTGTATTTATGACGATAAAATCTATTTCGGACCATTTCCAAATCAAGTGATGGCAGAACGTCTAATCGACGAGGGCTTTAACGTCATTCTAAATCTGACCATGCCCGAAGAAGAGCCGCCCTATTTTTTACCTTATTTTGTAAGGTATTATTTCTTCCCCATCCAAGACAACAGTTTTCCGGTGTGTGGATTGTCGTATTGCAAGATGATTTCTAGAATAAAAAAGGAATTTGCGAGCGGTAAAAAGATATATATCCATTGCAGGGGAGGCCACGGACGAAGTAGTATGACGTGTGTGTCGCTGGTCGCAAGTTTGTTTTCGTACGATCTTCGTCGAGCCATCGAGTATGTCAACGAATCACATAACCAGCGAGAGGTGTTGCGTAACAAGTGGCGAAAGCGAAAATCGCCGTTTAATTATGACCAGTTTATCTTTCTGACAAAGATGCACAAGAATATCTATCTCAATTTGTGTCGACCCAATAAGTACTACCAGTGGCTGTTGTCTGATGATAAGGTTCAGTATGTAACGGTATGGGCGGCAACCAATCGGTACTACGCCAATATACTTGAATTATGTCGTGATCCAGACATTTTTTACGACGATAAATTCTGTTCGCTTTTTACGTTTCTGCATAGGAAGTTTTCCGTAAAAGATGATAAATTCAAGCTGCATCTTACCTATCTCAAACGGTTTGTGGTTACGGATTCAGATTGCCCACTATTTACGGAGTTGTTTGACGACGCTGTTCGAATGGTTCGCGATTTCTTAGAGATTAACGAGAGCGATATATAATTTGTAATTTTATCAACTACAAATTATCTTTTAGATACTTTTCTCTTTTTAGACTTTCTAGTTTTCTTAATGCTTTTAGATTTTCTAGTTTTCTTAATGCTTTTAGACTTTCTAGTCTTCTTACCGCTTTTAGTCTTCTTACCGCTTTTAGTCTTCTTACCGCTTTTAGTTTTATTCCCAAAACTATAAAAAGATTCATTAAACCCATCGAGAATTTCCGAAAACACTTCTAACTCTCCAGTAGAAAGTAACTCTTCTAACGCTTTTACATTTTCAAATTTACCTTCGAATCCAGGCTTACTTAAATACTGATTAAATTTTGTTTGGACCGACCTGCCAAGGCGTAAATAATTTTCGTAGGCAATGTCTGAAATATCGTTGATAGTATTTATACGGTTTCTTCTTTCGCGAACCGTATATAAAATCGGATTACGGTCAAAAGGTGTAGGCTTATTATATAACGAACGGTCGTTTTTTTCTTGACCTGAAAGATCGTGAGGCAAAACATAGTATTCCTTTTGTTCATTTGCGATTCTCAGAAGAGGTATTTTAATGCATTGCGCTCCATACTCTTCGTTACTGCCATCAAACGGCGTGCCAAACGATTCGTAATTAACTGTTAAAATTGACCGGCCAGTTGTCGGATCTTTTAAACTCTTTAATATTTTAATGATTCCTTTATTGTGCAGTGCTCCAACGTATGCAATCATACGGGTTATTTGACCAGATGGCTGTCCAGCGACTTGTTTAAAATTTTCAAACAAACGGATCACAAAATACCAGTCTAGTACAGGAGAGGTCATGACAATCATATCACGATCTTTTTTATAGGTTTCCGGGTTTCTTAAAAATCCTAACCAGTCCTCTAAACCTTTTCGAAGGGCTGGTTGAATAACAGGATCTGTTTTTTGTATCATTTTTTCCAATTTGTATTGGTAATAAGGTTTTTCGTGATAAACACCATAAGATTCTGCCTTAAATGACGTGTAAAGATCATCTATAAAAAACCCGCTAAATGGCTCCATAAATTCAATAAGTCCTCGGTAGGCAAGAAGCTTGTTCTCCTCTTTTTTAATTTTTTCCAAAAGTTCCGATAAACGTCTTTCACGCACCGCTAGCACAAATTGTGTCCATTTTATTAGAGATATCGTTTTCTCTGACGCTTCTCGCAAAAAGTTATCTAAACCTTCTATTAGTAAATTCATATTTTGTTTATATTTTGAGATAATGTCGTCAATTTCAGCTGAATGAGACTTGTATTCACCTGCAAAACTCGATGTTACTCCACGTATAATACCGTTAATTGTGGTTGAGCCCAGTATAGCTACATATCGTTCACGTGAACTTAAATTAACAGTCCTTCCCATGACAGAATTGTAGTCCTCTTCCGACAATTTTCCGAGATATGCGATTAACGCATTATATTTCTCTTGTTCTATTTTTTCGTAGATATCTTCCAACATTTTTTTGATTGCTTGATTGTATCTAAAAATTCCAAGTTGTGTGCATACGCGCCCGACCAACTCCTTGCATTCAAATTCAAGTGTTTGTCTGAAATCGATATTGTGAAATCTTGTGTTAGGGAAATTAGCAATGCATCGGCCATCAACGGGCCGGCTGAAACAGCCGTCCTGGTAAAATTCCATAAATGTATTGAAGATGTGGCCGTCCGTGGTTTTTGTTGGAAAGCGGAAGATACCGGTTGAGCCGAATCCAATTTCAGCAAAAATATCAATTGTTTCATCAGGCATATTATCTTCGTAATGCCGTAGTGTGTCTTTGAGAAGCTTAACGTGCGGGATCGTATCTCTATTATCGATACATTTTTCGGTGTTTTGATGACGATCTCCAAACAAATAGATAGTTTTAGAGCCTCCTTCGTATGTTATAGTGATGGGTTGATACAAAACAGGGCCTGTAATATTACGAGACCTAATTGTTTGAATTCCGATCGCTTGTGCGGACATTTTTATTTTATAAAAAATAAAATTAAATCATTTAAACGTGAATATAATATAGAAAATATGTACGATACCATTATATTATCAGGAGGTGGCACGAAAGGCCTATGCAGTCTTGGCTCTCTTCAATATCTACAAGACACAAAACGAATCGATTGTTCCGCAGTCAATGTTATGGTCGGAACAAGTATTGGTGCGATTATTTGCTATTTTTTAGCAATAGGCTACTCACCCATCGAGTTGGTTGTTTATTTATGCTCACATAGCGTATTGGAGTCGCTAGTCATCAACAATTTCGAACAAATTGTTTCAGGCGAAGGGATCTACGACTACCAAATCCTTCGAAACGTCTACGAGAAGATGACACTGGAAAAGATGGACCGAATACCGACACTGCAAGACGTCTACACGCAGTTCGGCAAAGAACTTGTTATTTGCACCTATAACTTTACCGATCGAACGCCCGAACATATTAGTTACAAGAGTCACCCAGACCTTTCGTGTCTGGACGCGTTGAGGATGTCAAGCAATCTTCCTTTTATTTTCAGTACATTTTTGTATAACGGGAAGGAATACATTGACGGCGGTGTCATTGAAAACTTCTCGTTTTCGATGGCAAAATCGTTGCTTCAAGCGGAAAACCCCAAAAAAATAGTGGGTATTTATTTGGATAACAAAATAGTGGAATCATCTGACACGACAGAATATAATCGGCTCACGCCGATACTCGATAAGATTTATGCGATGCTGATGATTCCAGTTTGCGAGCACGAGAAACAAATGGTAAACGCAATTGCCAATAACCCTAATATCGATTTCATCACTGTACACGTAAAACACGTAAAAATATACACATTTAAATTGCCTCATTCCGATAAGTTGGAGCTTTTCTCGCTTGGCTACAATCGCACAAAGGAGTTTTACAATTCGCACAATGATAAGTAATGACGCTGCTGGTCTTTTTGATATAGTAGCACACTTGGACCATTGCCGCCGCCAAGTCTTGTCACATCTCTGTTAGAATTGTAGACATATGTGGTTATTTCCTGAACATTCTGACCTCGATCGTTAATATCGCCATTTTCAATCCAGTTTTGCGATATACCCGCCGCATTTTTCATCATTCCATCGTATGACTGGTACGATTCGTCTGTTTCTTCTGCCAATAAACAGACAATTCCGAATTCGTTCAATTCAAAGAAAAATTTACGCGGATTAACTATATTTTTGGTGATACGATCGTAAATTTGATGATCGATTGTATCAATCGAATAGAGATCGGTTGTGACAATCGTATGTTTTTGCTGACCAACGGTACTTGTATAGTGGTATTGATCGGAATAAAAATGCTCCATCTCAGTTCGGCTATGGTAATCGCGAACCATCTCATACCTAGTCATCAATCGATTTCGTAACGAGTACAACAGTCGTCGCCGGGTGTCGCGATTGCTGACAAGAAATTGATTTTCGTTGTCAGGGTCTAAAAAATTGCATTCACGCAGTTTGTCTATACTTATTGATGGAGTGGTCGGTGTTTTATAAACAATTTGGCCGTCGATCCATACGTTTTTCATAAAGCTTGTTAGATTTTTAGGGTCATTCAAGTCTTGGATATTTCGTTCACGGCAATAAACAGAATAGAAATAGATAAAAAACTCAATTGTGATAGTCGCCAAACGTCTCTCGGTAAAATATCGAGCCAATTCTTGGTTAGAGTCATTAAATCCTATCGTTTTGCCAGTATTGGGGTACATTTCCAGCTCGCCGGGCATTTCAGCCGTTTTTACAGTATACGTCGTGGTGGTATACCCGAACGTAATTTCGCCTGCAGACTGTGAAACTAATTTTAAATTGAGTTGTCTGAATGACTCAATAAGTTCTGTATTGCGTATCTGGTGTGTCTGGTATAATTCAATGTCCTTCATTAGAGGCTTTGCAAGAGGTGGCAATGGACTTGTTAGTATTGTTATTTCCTTAATTCCGTTAATACCCTTAACACGAAACGCTCGCATTTTACCGTACGAATCAATAAATTGCGATATAATACTGGATTCGGCGAATGGTATGTCAAATTCCCGAATCTTTGTTAGCTTACCAGGCGACGACGATGACGACGCCAAAGATGACGAATAAAAATACTGTGTAATCGACTCTCCTTGGTAATTGGCGATACAGGTGTCAGCGTTGGTAAGAGTCTTAATTTTAACGCCGCTACGTTGGCTGTACACAATTAGTTCGCATTTCGGATAATTTCGGGAAAGGTCTACTCCGTAGTGTTCGTAAACACACACGATTGTCTGTTGTTCTGGACGCGGGTGTCTATATCGCAGGTATGCCAGACAATGATCGGGAAAAACAAGTGTTGCATCGCTTTCCGATCCTTTTCGCGAAAAGACTACGATTTTACATTCAAAAATATTCTCTAAAAAAGCGGTCCATTTACGTGGGTCTAAATATGCCGATGTTCTAAAAGACTCGCGGATATCTTCTAACGAATCTCCGTAGTACTCCTGAGAGGCGAGTGCAAATAGACCATTATCCTTAATTCGACTTATTTCTTTGTATTTGGCGATCACTTCCTTCTCCGTTGGAACCGACAATTTTGGGTCTTTAATGGCTCGCATCACGCATTCTAGAAGCGAGTAAGGTGTCTCAAAAACTCCTTGACGCATGTATTCGGAGTTTTTAATCGGGTCCCGTTCAGCCGAACGGAGAAGACGAACCAGGTTGTCTGGAAGAACGCCCAGTTCGGTTTCTTTGGTTCCGCAAAACGGTTGTTTAATACGAATATTTTGCTGTTCTGTTTTTTCGATGTCGCGTGGATGTTCGCCTTTTAAATATTTGTTTAACGACGATCCTTTTTTTGTTAATTGATCATTTTCAAAACAGCACGGAATATAGGGGTAAGTTTCTCGATTCTCCAATAATTCATTAATTTGTAATCCAATATTTGGATATTTTTGGTTAGTTTCGCACGTATAGTTGTGAGACGGAACCCCTTTAATAAGACCATCGGGTTGAGGAAACGTCATAGTACGCGAATTCTTTATCACACCTGCACCCTTTTTAACGGTAGGAAGACGGTTGTTCGCACAATGCCGAGAATAGTCGTGAGCGTATACTTCTGTGTGAGTGACGTCTAGATTTTCAATAGGTTTACAATTCTGGTCGGGCGCACGCGGTATTTCCACTCCGTATTTGCCGTAAATGGTTCGAACGGATTGATGAGTCGCATTGTAATATGTCATAAATTTAGAGAACAGTAGAATCAATGACGGCAATATTTTCATGTTATCCGAATGTTTTATGAATAGGCGAATAAAATGGCCGCCTTCGGGCAATAGATAGGGCGGAATCGATCTAATATACTGGAAATCGTCTGCGCTTGTTTTGCGTACAGATGAGGTGAGTATACATTTAACTTCCTCTTCTTTTATAAATACTCGAATAGACAATCCGCCTTTTGTTTTTGAGGTATACCGAAACTCGTCAACCGCCATAAAATGTGAAAACACAGGATCGTTCATTATCATATCGCGCATCACAATCGTGTCAAATGATTGACAAGGAATAATATAATTCCCTTTGATGTATTCCTCGTCTTCATTCAAGATATTCGAGATATTCGAGATATTCGAGATATTCGAGATATTCGAGATATTCAACGAATTAAACAGCCGCCCGATAATATCAGTTGATTTAACTTTGATATTATTTGCATAGACATAAACAATTTTTAATTCGTTCGACTCAATAGTAATCCGACACATGAGATAGTCTTGATTTGCCACAGTATGCGAATGTTCATTTTGCGAAGGTTTGTTGAATACCATGGCAACAATCGAGTCGGCTTTAATAAAACTGGAATAGTGTGTTTCCGATTTCCATTCATCAGGCAATGTTACGTAGTCGCACTGCTTATAGATAATGCCAGATGTCGAACATAATACGAGTGGGACATCTCTTGAACATTTAATATTCGCAAAAAAAGTTTCTATACTTAGAAATGGAGAAGCCATCGTAACTGTATTTAAGCTCTGTTGTTTTTGAAAGGGCTGCGACGCTACTGGCGGTGTTCTTGATAAGGTGGTAATAATATTATCGAAGATTTCCGCATCTCGCTTATTGGCGTCAATTTTTTCCCGTAATTTTGACATCACAGCCGCTCGTTTTTTGTTATCTTCTAACACTGCAATAATAGAACCGCTTTTATCACCGAGGTCCGCCTGGATATCAAGCAATAAAGCATTTCGTTTTAGCAGATTAACAGCGTTATACTTTGGAATAAACCAAAATAACATAAATTCGTCGCCATCGATCTTAAAGTCGTGGCCGTTTATCACGGTTTCATAAAATTGGGTGTATCCATCCCACATTTTTTCCATTTCTTTGACGAGAACAACAAATGATGAATCAACCCATTCCGGTATCGTATTAAATGTAGACGCTACGCGTTTTGCGAACGTAGAAGATGTATCCAACTCATTCCACTCAAATTCAGTGCCATATATAACATCAATCACTCGAAAACTTCCGTCTTGTTTTCTAATCCTAAAATCTTTGAGTTTAAACTCATTTTTTATATAAGAATTCAGATCGTTGTCCTCACTGATTTTTTCTTCATCGGAAATTTCGTAGTTACGACCATGATATTCTATCTTCATTTAATTATTGTTAAATAATTAAATTTATATTATAATCGTTTACTCATCCCACCCATCGTTCAAGTCTTCATGATCTTCGACGTCGTCTTCTTCTTCCATCTCAGAATAGTCTGCTTCATCGGGTTGGTCGTCATCAGGCTGCTCGCGTTCGTCTTGGTCGTGTGATACGTCAAATATGTCGTCGCGTTCGTCGTCGCTTTCATCTTTCTGGATTTCACGAACTTCTTCGTTATTCGAGAAATAGCATAAACGTTTTTCAATGGATACAACCGCCATATTGTTCTTCAAAACGTGATCGATCTGATACATGATTCTATTGGTATTCTCGGCGATAATACCAATTTCGGAGTCTACATATTGATCCTGGTTCAGAGATCGCTGTAAAAACTCTGCAATTAGGCCATGGTTGTCTTCGTCTTCGTAAAATCGTTGACCTAGACTATCGTCTCGACGTGTCAAAATTTGATAAACAAACACCATGTCGGACGCACCAATTTCAAGGTACTTGCCTTTGACACTTTTCAAGAAACCTTTGAGACGCTTGACTATATTTACAACAGCCAACCCAATTGTATTAAACAGACAGACATTCGGGTAAGTTAGCGAATTTCTCTCCTTTTCATCCGAAATCCGTCCAGGCCGCATTTCTGTGCGAATTTCCGGCTTTTTATACGATGAAGGCAACAACGTGCGCGGTTGATCAGAATGAGGCTGTTTAGGTTGTTGATACACACTGCGCGATCCCTCGCTAAAAATCACATTTTTAGTGTTTTTGATGGTTTCCCGGGCGACCTCTAACGAGAATTTTTCAATTTTTTCGTTATCTTCAAATTTTAATCCAGCTTTTGCAAGTTTGGAACGCAGTAAAATACGCGCGTTATACAGAGACAACATATATGACCATATTTTGCGCATCTCCGTATTTCCAAGTTTAAGGTAATTCAGTTCTTTAATGTCATCGGGAATTCTAATGTCATCGTCGTCAACGTATTCAATCTCACCGGCCGATTTATCTAGACACTTAGCAAACAGATTGACAATAAATTGGGTGTGTTTCACGTCAAGTACGCCGGAAATACCCTTCTTGACCAAGTACTTCTTAAAAAAATTCAATGCCTCTAAGATATCCAAAAAGTGTCCTTGGAGCCACATCTTATCTTGGTAAGAAAAAACGATCGCCGCCCCTTTTTTGCCGTCTTTTTTAGACAACTCAAATAGCTCATTTTGAGACAGTGGATTTACTGTGGCCAAGAGATTGGAGCGAAGCTCTTTCAACTTGGCTGTAAAAATGTGATTTCCAACCAGCCCGCGTGGACTAGTTGTAACCAATAGACGTTGCACGTCAAGATACTGCTTGTTTTTTACATCGTACAAATTCACAGTAGCCTTAATCAAACGCCTATTAATGATTGCGGCACCCTGTCGTCTGTGTTCCTCGTATGCATCGGTAATGGAATTGATAGGGTGAATCTTAATTTCCCTGATAATATCAACCATCTGTTTACCTGGCATTGCTCTTGATAAATCCTTAAACTGTTGTCGGCGAGCCGGCTCAACGATTTTGCGAGCTACGTTTTTCAAGACAAGACTAATCACGGAATTGTTACCCATAAATACATATTTACAAGAATGAACGTCTTCGCTGGACGATACGACCATTGTACCTGTTGAATTGTTATTAATATCATTGAATGTGATAACATCGTTAATCGTGTTCGTTTTATTGAAGTATTTTTGGACAAACAGTTTGTGAATATTTTGGTCGGTTTTGACAATGCGGTTGTTCTCGTCTTCGTTAAACAACGTATTTTCGTGAAGTACTCGTTCAAGATCAGTTGCCTCGTCTGCTGACATGTTAGCAAAAATACCATTCTTCTTGGTCCACTGGTCCAAGTACTGTCTGCCGATCTCAGGTGTCATAAACTTGCAAAAATCTTTTCGTTTCTGCTCAAAATCTTCTGACCGAAGAATTAAGTTTTTTAATTTTAACATTCGTTTTAGAACCGCCTTGCACAAGTTCATCTGAATTGTTGTTTCTTGGATTTCGTAACCTCTCTTTTGTCGATTGTATTGCTGAGCGTAAAGAATTCGTAACAAGAATGGTATGATTGACACATCATCTTGTGTGTAAGGTAGGCTCAAAATAAACTCCATATGTTGAAATTCGCCTGGAAAAGCAGTCCCAACGTCAATCACATCGTCGTTCGATTCACGCGCAAAAGTCTCTCCCGGAATAATAGACTCGGCGTCGAAAGACTTTTGCGCAATCGAGGACAGTGGAAGAATCATTTGGGATGGCAGGTCGGGGTGGCCGCCGGTAGGTGTTGTTGCACCGATAGGACTAACAATCAATGCGGTTTGTTGATTGTCAAATCGTCCAATAGAACAAATAAATTTTGTGCGTGGCGCAAGTTCCATACGTCGCCCATCGTTTGTCTGGTAAGATAGCGGCTGCTTTAATAGGAAAGCGTAAATGTTTCCAGTCTCTAATCCAAGCTGGCCGACGTTTTGGACGTTTACGGTAGGTATATAAGTAACAGGCCAATTTTGGTTAATGTGGTCCAACCCCCTCCGGTCATCGGAATGACGGATTCTGGGTTCGTTAACGGGTTTCAAATGCGATGCGTCCATCCGATCAATGACACTTTTTTGTTTATTGGTCAGTTTAATGTCTGGAACTCCCAACATTTTCACAATTTGGTTCAACGATTTTCCCAGAAAACTGGAGAGATCGTTTTGACCGGTTGTAATCAAGTCGTATAGACGCTCGTACACACTAATTACAAACCATTTGTTTTGAATACGTTGAAGAAATTGTGAACGCTGCGTCATTTTCTCAGCTTCTTTTCGTCGAAACTCCGTTCGCAAGGCCATCATAATTTGGCTGATGGCATGTCTAAACGCTTCGGATTTCGAACCGGCAAAAGACTGGACGTCTTCTGCGTTCTTGATAATTTTGTCGCCTGTTGCGAGAAGTGCTTTTTTGTAAGTCGTCATGCTATATTTTTGCCTGAGAACATTTTCAATCGATTCAAGCAATATCGCATCGAACTGCATCTCATATTGGCCTTCTGCGTGTTCGAGCGCGTCATTGGCATTTTCCATCATTATTTGTGTTCGAGTGGTTGGATGCGTGACCAACCCTCCCGCGGCATAAGACAAAAGCGTGCGAGCCTGCTCATTCTTGCCAAATTCGTTAACTATATCAAGGGGGTACTTAATTATCGAAGTTGGCGAAAGTCTGCTAAAAATAGGATCCGTCTCGATATTAATGTCAGCCATGTCTTTTATTAAATAGACAAAATTTTTAGTGAAAAAATCATTTTTAATTTATTTTTTTTCACACCTAATAAAAATGGTTCATTGCAAGTGCAAAACAAATGATGGATCACTATGCAAACACCCACGCAATCCCAGCTCAGATCACGGCTATTGCACTCAACATCACAAGAAAGATAAGATGCGATGCGTGAGCCTCGCTCGTAAATCGATTGGTTACAACTCCCCCAAAAAGCGGCCAACGTTTCCCCGTGGCTCCAAGAGAAAGAGTGCCAAGAAGAGCGCCAAGAAGAGCCCAAAGAAGAGCGCTTAATTTATTTTCGTAAAAAACAAAAATAAAATTGATTTTTGAGAGAGAAATATAGGGTAAAATGATGCAACTATTCCCAACCATGGCATTCATCACAAAGACTAACGCTAACACCGCTTCCCCCGCCCAGAACGAGATCTGCAAGGCCGTTGCCGATCTCTTCTACCGCGAGACGCAAACTCGGGAGATCCAGACTCGGTCTCCCCCCAAAAACTCAAACTATCGAACGATCCCATGCGTCCACGGCGCCAATTGCCGTTTCATCAACAAGGAGACTGGCGAGGACACTTGCGGATTCGCGAATTCAATCGAGAAACTCAATACAAAAGTGTGCATGCACGACGAACGATGCTACAACTACGCAACCGGAAAGTGCACCCGTCACCACCCGAATCGCGGCCAAACCAAGGAGGAGTACGCGAAAATCAACGGCTTTTTTTTCCCTACCAAGGTCGAGAAGACTGAGAAGAAGGAAAAATCGCTCGACGAGCTAAACCTTGAAAATCTTCAAGAAGACGAGTCGCCTGAGGAGCAAGACATGCAGTTGGAGACAGAACAAAGCATGGAAGACGAAGAACAACGTCGGCAACAACACATGATGATCGAGATGAAACGCATGAATATGGGCCTGCCGCCATCAGACTTTGGCGCCGAATGCAATCGACGTTCGATCAAGATGATGGAGGAGCAGTGCCTCGACGAGATTGACAAGGAGATCGACGAAGTTTGCGACGAGATCGAGATGGAGGAAAACGCCAATGAGTTTATCGACGAAGTATCGCGCCTGTACGAAGACCCAGACGAAATCGAGCTCAACGATCACCTCGCACGTTATGAGATGATTAGCCTCATCCAACAGATGAAGATGTACGCATACACGACCTACGGCGTGTTGTGCTGATTTTACCATACAATTTTTTACACAAATCGCGATCTAATTAATTATTCTTATCATAAAATAACATAAATAACTGAAAAATGAATAAAAACGATTCATACGAAGAAATAAAAAAATCCGGAATCAGTATCCACCCCGTTATTATATGGTTTGAACGGACAGACTCTGCTTTACATGCCTATATTTTGCGTGACGGAGTCGAAGAGATTGCGGTGACAGATTTTGAAAGTGTCGGATTGCTGGGAATAGAAATGACGCAAACTGCTAAAAAACAGTTATCCGTATGTCACCTCCAACTTGTCGAAACCGGTGAAATTCAGCTCGAATGTATCAGAGAAACCTTGATCGAATCGGTAAACTATGAATACCGGCAATTCAGACAACCGCTTCAATATTCGGACCACTACTACACGAACCCGATACCAACCTACGTACGCCGTTTCTATATAGGAAGAAACGACGCTATCTTTGATTTAGAAGCCGTCTACGACCACACACAGTTAAATGAATGCCAGATCTCTTACGTCTGGCGAACAAGTCGATACACATCACTATACCATCTTTTCAACGCCGTTTTGATGGACTACGAAATACTTCGTCTAATATGTTAGAATTTCGGGAAGTGCGAGTACAAGATCACAATTGATCAAATGGAGAAGTATTTGTTGACAATAATAAAAAAATAGTAACCGTTTTCCGACATAAGTTTTAATTAGTAACCTGAAATAAGGTTACTAATATACAATTTAAGACTGTTTCACCTGAATCGTTACTTGCAATGATTGATGTGGCACATTATCTTTTCTAGAAATGGTTTGCGGGATGTATATATTGAATTCCTGCTGACTATCTTGAGTATTGCACACATATTTATCGCCGCCTCCCGATTTTGCCTTCTTTTCTAACGTAAATACCAATACCGTACTCATAGTTACATATCATCGACTGAAAACGAAAAATATTCATTTTTATATATTATTATATATTATATAAATGAGTTACCGCATTCTACACGAAAAAGATATCGTACCAAGTGATGAATATACCCCCCATCGTGTCACCGTCCAAAATTTAGCAGGAGACATCATCATGTCTCTTGGAACGCACCCCAACGATACAGTTCTTCAACTAAAACGATTCATTGCCAAAGAAAAAAATATTGCTTCTTATCGAGTTAAACTTATAGAAGGCCACAATGAACTATCTAACGATCAAGTTATTAACACGGATTTAGAGTTGATTGTGTTCATTAACGACCGTGAACCACTATTTACGCCTGATGTTATAAATCAACACCCAGATATCTTTTTTTATTTATGCCGTAATCCAGGTATTACACCTCAATTTATAATCGACAATGTGACGTCTCTTATCACGCCGCGCAGACTGTTTTCAGACAGGGAGTGGGAATTTTTAAGCTCAAATCCCGGAATCCCACTTGAATTTATAAAACACACATTAAACGATAAGAGATATCACTGGCACTGGACTAGTTTAAGTAGAAATCCAAACATCACACCCGAATTTTTAATTGAAAATATACCTGATGATCAAATTATAGATATGCGGTTTTTAAGCATGAACCCAAATATCACACCCGAATTTTTAGCTGAAAATATAGAAAGAGATTGGATTTGGACATTTTTAAGCGTAAATCCAGGAATCCCAATTTATTTTATAAGGGCAACATTAGACAATCCTAACTATAGATGGGATTGGTCGGGGATAAGTAGAAATCCAAACATAACACCCGAATTTTTAAGTGAAAATATAGACAGAAATTGGAGTTGGACCAATTGGTACGAGTTAAGCTCAAATCCAGGAATCCCACTTGATTTTATAAGGACAACATTAAACAATCCTGCCTATAAATGGGATTGGTCGGGGATAAGTAGAAATCCAAACATAACACCCGAATTTTTAAGTGAAAATATAGACAGAAATTGGAGTTGGAAAACGTTAAGCTCAAATCCTGGAATCCCACTTGATTTTATATGGACAAAATTAGACTATCCTAATGTCTATAAATGGGATTGGAGCTGGTTAAGTAGAAATCCAAACATCACGCCCGATTTTGTAAGTGAAAATATAGGCAGAAATTGGGATTGGTACGAGTTAAGCTCAAATCCAGGAATCACATCAGACTTTGTAAGAGAAACACTAGGTTACAGTCATTACAAATGGGATTGGTTTAGGTTAAGCCTGAATCCCAGTATGGTATAAAAAGTTGACAAAATAATAATATTTTTTTATAATATTATATAAATGAGTTACCGAATGATTCGCAATGCGAGTGATATCGAACATAGTGGATACCGTGTCACCGTAAAGAATTTAGCAGGAGACACGATGGTTTTGGAAACAGACCCCAACGATACAGTTCTTCATCTAAAACAATTTATTGCAAAAGAAAAACATATTGAACCTTATCGAGTTAAACTTTTGCTTCAAATTGGTAAAGGTCACATTGAACTATCAAACAATCAAGTTATTAATACGGATTTGGATTTTGATATATTCATTAACGACCAACGTGAACCTCCTCTATTTACACCAGATGTTATCCAACAACATTTGGACGACCAACCGGCTATGGGAATAGGAAGGCCTGGGCTATCACACTATTTATGCCTTAACCCGGGTATTACACCTCAATTCATAATCGACAATATCGATAATCAGGAGGTTCTAGACTGGCATGCGTTAAGCTCAAATCCCGGAATCCCACTAGATTTTATAAAATCCACATTAGGCACTCCTGGCTACCTGTGGGTGTTTTCCGCAGGAGGAGGCGGGCTAAGCGCAAATCCAAACATCACACCTGAATTTTTAGTAAACAATATAGGCGAAGATTGGAATTGGGGAGCTTTAAGCAGTAATCCAGGTATGACATTGGAATTCATCGAAGAAACGATAGGCACATATAACTGGCATTTTTTCTCTCATGTAGGATGGGCAAATAAAGGAGGTTTATCTGGTAATCCAAACATTACACCAGGATTTGTAAGGAGTCATTTAAATAACCAATGGGATTGGGTAACACTAAGCAAGAATCCAAATATGATATAGAAATATAGAAATATAATATGTATGGGCATATTATATAGATGACATATCCACCGCTTCTCTACGAATTTTTGACAGGCAATGAACTGAATTCTCGTCTACAACATCGACATTGCAAGGACTCCCGATCATTCCTAGAAAAAACATACCAAACACGCAAAACTGAACTATACGGGCGTCTAGAAAAAAACATCGTATTCAACGTTATACTTGAACTATTTCCGATACACTACGACGACTTCTTCCAAAATTCTATCCCCATTTTTGAATTTATCGCCGAAAGGGGAATAAAAGTGTTATTGCTCAACACAAATTATGGACAGTTTTCCCCAACACCCAGCAAAGACGAATGTCGCATCGTAAAACGATTGGCCGAAATCAATGCCGTTAAAATCATATAACGCGGTTGTAAAATAAATAAAATATAAAATATAAAATAAAATATGACCGACAATCGTCGATCTTCCAATAACTTCCGATTTAATCGGCCATATCGCGTTGCTAGTCCATTTGTTCCCGACCGAGATGTTGGTATTATTGACCTTAAAAATATGGCAGGCGGTATAATTCAAGTTGGGATTGTTGCGGCCGACACGATCGCCGACGTGAAACGATTTATTTCAACCCACTCTGACCGTTGCCTTGGAATCGAAAAGACAATAAATTGGACGCGGATCTCTCTTGTACATCTATCTGAATCGGGAGAGTATATTCAGTTGGATGATACTTCTATGGCTAGTATTGCGGATGGTAAAGAGGTCAATATCGTTGTGAAAGACCTACGTATTATTAATGACATCCAACCAAACTCTAATATGCGGTACACGAATCTTATTGGACATGATCTTTCTGACGCCGATATTAGAGGAGTCGACTTCACCGGGGTCAATCTTATCGATTCCAATCTTACCGGGGCCGATCTTAGCGGGGCCAATCTTACCAGGGCCAAACTAGAAAGTTCCGTACTTTCTTTATCCAATCTTACAGGAGCCGATCTTACACATGCCGATCTTACACATGCCAATCTTACCGGGGCCGATCTTACATATGCCAATCTTAGAGAGGCCAATCTAAAAAGTGCTGATCTTACCGGGGTCGATCTTACTAATGTGAACCTTAGTAATGCCAAAAATGTTGATCAGCGGTACCTTCAATAACACAATTAGGTTACCACATGTAATGTAAAAATCTTCAATACTTTCAATAACAAATTTACATATTCTTCTTACTCTTCTTTGGAACAATTTCTCCCTTCTCTTCCTCGTCCGAAGTTCCCAACTTGAAATCGTCAAGCAACTTTTTCGCCTTATCCTTGTAGACCTGTTTCTCGCCTTCGCTCAACTCCTTCCACATTTCTCCAAGCTTCTTTGCATCTTTTACGTTATCCGTCTCGCGCTTATCCTTACAGAAAAGCATGTAAGATCCCAATGGACGCTTGGGAGCGTTGGGATCCTTTTTCGCTTTCTCCGGATTTTTCAACTTCTTGGAAAGAAGTGTTGACGCATCTTTGACCATCTCATCAAATATGGAAAGATCAAGATCTTCTTGGGTAGTAAACTTCTTTTGTACGGCGGCAAACAGGTCTTTGAAGGCGGTTTCGATAATCTTGGCAGACATGATTTTATAATGGTATTAATGGTATAATGGTATAATAGGCAAGATTCATTTTTATTTTTAGAGGGCGCAATAAATCTCTTTACGTCAGCGATCGTGTCATGCGCATCAATCCCAACTTGAGTTATATCACATGCCATATTTTTAAGGTCAATATCCAACATGTTGTTCGTGAACAAATGGACTAGCAACACGATATGGCCGATTAAATCGGAAGTTATTGGAAACTCGTTGCATTTTTATTATATATATTTTATTTTTCAATAAAATATAAATGGGAAATACCGTACAGAATATAGAGAATATAGAGAATATAGAGAATATAGAGAATATAGAGAATATAGAATATTTATGTCTAACCATTAAGATGGAAAAGAATATGAATAATACGAAAACATTTTTTAATGATGAGAATGAAGTGAAATTGGCGAACGATCGACATATTCTTTACAACATTTCGTTGCATGAAGATATTTTCTCAAAGGACAACGGTGTTTGGTTATGGGATCGAGGGTTGATTTCACATGTTTTCCGACCGAATGTTAAGAATGTCAATATTTCTAGCATATGGATGGATGTTATAGGGCAATGTATGAGATACCTTTCGATCGCTCACCCTCAACCATTTGATGGGTTCCTCTATTCCGGTCATGGAGGGACGGTAAACGTAGGGGCGTGGACGCCGGGTCATACACCCTTCGTGAAAACATCAGACCTTATTCGAATGTTTATGGAATGGAATCGAACCTTCACCGTCATGATTTTCGATTGTTGTTATATGGGAGGACTATTATCTCTTCTTGAATGTAGTCATATTACCAGATGGGTATGTGCCGATCCAGGTTATACAGGATGGGATGGGGTCACTTCTACCCGTTCTTTTTGGAATCGTAAAAAAGGGGATCCAATCGGGGAATGGTTGAAAGAAGTAACGACCGAACATCTGTTATCGTTTTCGTCAAAAGACGACTATTCGTGTTATTTTGCATTTGATTTGTCTGTTCTTGCATTGCTATGGAATGATATTTCGAGGCTACCAGGCGATCGCATCATGAGATGGGGATGGAATTCGCGTTATTCTCTTCCAGATGACGAAGTGACCTATGATATGTATTCGGTTCTCATGGATCCCGATACCGAGAAAACAGAGACTGTGATAAGACTCATCGCTTATCTTAGGGAGATGATGAGATATTCTCCCTATTCCAACGCAAGGTGTGTAAAGAGCGGGCCGTCGATCCAATGGGGACGATATCGAGGATCAGAAGATCGGTATGAAGGAACAATATGGTGGGACTTTTGGAAACGGGTTAATCAGAGAACGGTCGCCTTTACGTATCACGTATAAAAATTATTATTCAAATGTCTAATCTCAACCGGGAAGACATAGGAGAAGATCGGACTCGTCGGAATCTCAGCCAGGGCTTCAGCGATCTTATTCTTCAAAATCTCAACCAGGAAAACAATAAATATTTGGTTCCAAATAAAAGGTTTCGTGAAATGAGAAAGTCTTTCTAACATCTGACATGAAACGTTAAATTTTTATAATATTTTATAGAAATTACTCAAAATAGTTTAGCCCGTTTTGGACTCGACATCTGAAATGTCCTCCTTGCATTCAGTCTAGAAATTTGTCTTATCGCCCATCCTCTCTACGCAATTTTCTGAATGAAGTTGTTCATAATAAAGATGAAAACGACAGTTGTCTGAGAATCGAAACTACACTTATTACTAAAAAATTAACAAATTTTAGTAATCATTATTTAAATATACAACTAATATAAATAACATGGACTGCGAATTTTGTAAAAAAACATTTTCGTCGAAAAGCAATTTATTATATCATCAAAAATCAGTTAAATACTGTCTGGAAATACAGGGAAAAGACAATAAAATTATGGAATGTGAATATTGCACTAAAAATTTTACGATGAAACATGTATTGAATGAACATTATTATTCTTGCAAAGAAAAACTAAAAAAAGATTACGGCAAAGAGTATGAAAATGAAAATAAAAAACTAAAAGAAAAACTAGATGAAAAAGAAACACTTATCGCAAAACTTAAACAAGACAAAGACGCAGCCATCGCAAAACTGGAAGAGAAGATAGACTCGTTACAAAAGGCTATCATTGATATCGCTTCTATTCCACAGCCACATAATATTCCAGATTTACTCGACAACTCTATTTCTATTCCTATACCCATAGGAGAACAAATGAACTCTATTGTAATCGAACTCTTGCAAGAAAAAGATAACCGTATCAAACGCCTAGAAAATGTATGCCTAAGTAAACAACGCCGCATCGAATACCCCGACAGAAACGTTATTTACATGCTTACCACCGAAGATCACCTTAAACGCCGTACCTACATCATTGGGAAAGCCAAAAACCTCACCAATCGTCTTAGCACCTACAACAAGACATGCGACCACACCGTCGTTCACCACCGTAAATGCAAATCCGAACACGATATGGACACCGCTGAAAATATGGTCATCAACAAACTCAGAGACTATAAAGAACAAGCCAACCGAGACCGCTTTATCTTACCGGAAAACAAACAACTTTCGTTCTTTTCCGACACAATCGACGAGTGCGTACGTTTCTTTGAGTAATATTTTTTTGAAAATTTTTCAAAAATAGTGACGAGTAACCGTTTAAAATAATTAAGTTTATTTAAGATTTTATTTATTTTATAGCCTGAATATTGTTATACATAAAAAATATTTAAGAATTATTTTCTTTACTTAATAATTTATTTTTATTTAAGAAAAAATATTCTTAAATAAAGAAATATGGAATGCAATTTTTGTAAAAAAACGTTATCAACGAAAATTAATTTAGCAACTCATCAAAAAACAGCCAAATACTGTTTAGTATTACAAGGTAAAACAAACACAACTTTCCAGTGTGAACACTGTAATAAATTTTTTACATCAAATCAAACATTAACAGATCACATATCACATACATGCAAGAAACACAAAAAAAAGTCTTACTCGGAAATACAGTTCGAGAATGCTACATACATAAAAACTATTAATGAAAAAGACGCTACCATAATAAAACTTACACACGACAAAGATGCTGTTATATCAAAACTTACACATGACAAAGATGCTGTTATTTCAAAGCTTACACAAGACAAAGATGCTGTTATTTCAAAGCTTACACAAGACAAAGATGCTGTTATCGCAAAACTGGAAGAAAAGATAGACTCCCTACAAAAAGCTATCATAGAAATCGCATCCCAGCCAAAAACAACTCATAACAATCACAACAGTAACAATAGCAGTAACGTTACAATTAATAATCGGTTCGACATCTATAACACGAAGCAGATCGGCGATGTATTGCAGAAGTATCTCACGAAGGACGTTGTCGCTCGTGGCCAAGAAGGCGTTGCGATTATGATAGGCGAATATCTTCTCAAAGGGCCCAACGGTGAGCCCTTGTACGAATGTACCGACGTCGCCCGTCAGAAGTTCGAGTTTATTAACGTTGATGGCAATGTCGAGACCGATCCTAAGGCTACCAAACTAATACGTAGCATCAACAAATCCGGTCTGTGTGAAAAGACTAATACGGCGTCGGATGATCTTTGGACAAACACCGACGGTCTAATGGATCACGATAAGTACGGTGTGTACGCTGGAAAAATTACCGAGATAATGATGTTAGAGAATGATTCGACTAAGTTACGCAATAAATTAGCGTCAGTTACGGCGCGCCAGAAAGGTAAAAAACAGTGAAACGCGTTTTTGTATTTTCTATATCTTTTCTAAAAATTTTTCATTGACATACACATATATTGTGTGTGTCGATCATTCGCGTGATGCTACTTTTGTAAAAATGTTTTTACAAAAAAACGCGGCGATCGCGATTGTTATATATTTTCTAATTCTATATCTATAAAATTTTTAGAAATTAATAATAGAATAGAAACAGAATTTGGATTTTTTTGAGAAACCTCGTTAAATTGTTTTTATAATATGTATGGACATATTATATTTATACCATACTTGGGTTCTGGTAACCTAATTGTGTTATTGGAGGTACCGCGGATGAACATTTCTGGCATTACTAAGGTCCACATTAGTAAGATCGACCCCGGTAAGATTGGCCCCTTCTAAATTGGCCCCGGTAAGATCGGCCCCGGTAAGATTGGCCCCGGTAAGATTAGACCCGCTAAGATTGACCCCTCTAAGGTCGGCCCTTTCTAAATTGGCCTCGGCAAGATATGCCCCTGTAAGATTTGTCCCTCTAATTTCGGCATGTCTAAAATTGACCCCTTTAAGACGGGCCCCGCTAAGATTGGCCCTTTCAAGATTAGCCCCTCTAAGATTGACCCCGACGAGATTGGCCCCGACGAGATTGGCCCCTTTAAGATAGGCATCTCTAATATCGGCATGTGCAAGATTGGCCCCGGTAAGTTTTGCCCCGATAAGATTGGCCTCTCTAATGTCAGACCCGGTAAGATCGGCTCCTGTAAGATCGGCATCCATTCCCGCTATATATCTAAGATCAGCAAAAGAAAGATCATGCCCGGCAAGATTGCCCCGTATACGAGACTCTGGGGTGATATAGGGAATAATACGTAGTGAATCTACTTCGTCTTTCACAACGATATCGACCTCTTTACCATCCACAATACTAGCCGCAGAAGTATCATTCAACTGAATATAGCCCGATTCAGATATATGTACAAGAATGATTTGTCTCCAATTTATTGTCTTTTCGATTCCCAGACAACGGACAGGGTTGGCCTCAATAAATCGTTTAACGTCAGCGATCGTGTCAGCCGCGTCAATCCCAACTTGAGTTATATTACCTGCCATATTTTTAAGGTCAATAACCCCAACATGTTGGTCGGGAACAAATGGATGAGCAACACGATATGGCCGATTAAATCGGAAGTTATTGGAAACTCGTTGCATTTTTATTTATTTCACGAATAAAAAAAATAAAAATGAAAATAAAAAATAAACCAATCGAGAACCAACCGAAACCCCACCCCGAAATTTAAATGAGCGATTCTTTTGAACCTGAACAAGAACAATCACACAAGTTGAGTCTTGTGATCCGTCGTGTTCAAGAAGGGAAAACGACAATTTGTATCAACAAGATTGTCTCTGAACCCACCCGAGTTCACATTATCCTCACCATGAATACCTTATCCGCAAGCGCCCAGTTTTTCGATCGTTTGAAATCCGAAGTTCGTCCCGAACACATTCTCGTCATGAATTCCGATGCAGCCAGTGCCGGAACTTGTAACCACGCCAAGAATGTTACCATTGCCAAAGAACTATTGCGCGCCAAAGCAATCAAGGTGATTGTTTGTTGTGCCCACGAAAAACGTTTTCGTGAAAGCATTCCCACCTTGTTATCCGAATGTGCCGATTCCGTGACATTGCGCACCCTCCAATTTATGTTTCACATTGATGAAGCCCACGCCTACATTCGTTCCTATCGAGATGAAGTCCGGCGATTCAACGAAATGCAAAATGTTGTCCATATCTATGGCTACACGGGATCGCCTGATCCGATTTTTGACCCCAAGGGAGAAGATGCCTTGTATGGTCGAATTTCCGTGTATGACCCTGAAATGATGTGTTCGGTATATTATTTCGGCGCCAAGAACATGATCCAAAAAACATTTGAACATCTCCCTCCCTCTCACTTTGTGACCGATGCTCACCTGTCTGAAGATATTCCTGATCTTGTCCTTCGTCGATCGGACATGCTTGAGAAAAATCGCAAGACATGGTACAATGAGAAATATCCCTTTCAACTGGGTGATGAACGATCGTTTCTTTCCTTTACTGATTTTATTCTTCGCACCGAACTCGTTCCCACGTTTCAACAAGATGCATTTAGTTATCATTTCATTCCTTCGTATAAACGAAAGGTCACTCAATATTTTTTAGTTGATTTATTTATGAAATATTTCCCCCTCGCCAACGTCATTGTGATGAATGGAAATGGCATGGAAATGTACCGATTAGTCGATGGAACGAGTTTCCAGGTACGTAAAATCGTGAATGGATTCCTGGTTGTGTCTGATAAAAAAGACACGAGTAAACAACGTTTACTTGAACCCGCTCAACAAATTCAAGCATTGGTTGAAGGATTTTCAAATGTTCCGACATTTGTGACGGGACTTGACTGTGTTGGAATGAGTGTGACCTTGATCAATCAAGAGATTGGTAACTTTGATTCGGTAGCGTTTGGTCACGATCAATTAAATCGAGAACAACGATACCAATTGTGTCGTTTTAGTTTCAACTATGCTCGATGGGCGGATAAATCCAAAGTCAAGAATACGCAATGGTTTTCCCTCACCAAGAGTGTTGTGGATACGTGCTTGGAATATGAACAAGAAGTGGAGACGATTTGCCGAGATTTTCAAGGCACGACTCCAACGATTCGTGAGATTCATGGATTGGAACCGTATGTTCATAGTGTAAAGGAGATTCGTAAGAAGGATTTGTCCATCTTGACTCAATTTCTTGAAAATCCGGAGCAAAAGGATCAATGGAAACGATTCCCGGTTATGGATGATAACGAAGAGGAACAGTGGGGGAAAGCACGTGCCTTTTACCAAGTTGTTAGTGGAAAAGAATTGAAAGGAAAAGCCATGCCGAAAAAAATAGATGGATTTTACGATTGTTCAACCACGTCATCGACTAAATCCGGATGTAAATTTCGTACTCGAACGGAAATTGATCACATTCGTCTCGGGCAATATGCCTGGAGCAGTTTGTTTCAATTACGTCAAGGTCAATTGAATTATGCTCGTGTCTTTATTGGGTATACCAATGACAGTGATCCCAGTGAATATACCATTTACATTAAACATGCGGCATTGCAAGATGTTGAACAAGTACAAACCTTGTTGGAAAAATATTACCCGAAAAAGAAAAAAACAGTCGCCGCGGCTGCAGTAGAAGTTGAAGTTGAAATGGACAGTGATTCGGATACTGATTCAACCGTTTCGGATGTCGTTTCCGTATCTTCTGATGAATAGGTACAAAAAAGGTACAATATAAATTATTTTTCATTCCTTTTTGTTTTTCTTGATGATTTTCTTTTATATTTTTCATCCCTAACTATAAAAATCGGCGTTTTAAATCTCCAAAAGTGTAATATGTCAAGTAAATTATTTATCTATTCTATAATAAAATGCCCAAATCGACGAGACGTTCTAAGCCTAAAATAAAGACACGTAAATCGTCTAAAATAAAGAGACGTAGCGTTAAAAAACGAAGTGGGAAATACCGTTTAGGTGTTCAAAATCTTGCGGGAGGCGTTCAAGATATAAATGGGTTTATAAGGGGTAATATTGACGCCACCATTGCAGATCTCAAACAATATATACTCAACACGCAAAATATACCAGTGAATAAGCAGCGACTAATTAAAACTAATGATAAAGGGTACGAAGTACTTGATGATGCCCGTAAAATTTCATCGTACGTTTTTAGTGACGACACCATACATATGTTTGTTGACAACGTGCCTGGTACTTTTATCAGAAAGTTTGGTGGGAGTGGAAGAGGCGATGGTCAGTTTAGTTCGCCCGACGGAATTTGTGTTTCAAACGATGAAATATATGTCGCGGACACGGGTAATAATCGAGTCCAAGTGTTTGATTTAGAAGGAAATTTTGTTAGAAAGTTTGGGATGGGAAATCTTGATGGCCCATCTGGAATTTGCGAGGCGAGCGGTGAAATCTATGTATCGAGTACTGGTCAGGCGAGCGGCCACGGTAAACATTGTGTCCAAGTGTATGATTTAGAAGGAAATTTTGTTAGAAAGTTTGGAGAAAAGGGTGATAGTGACGGTCAATTCTATATGCCAAAAGGAATTTGTGCAAACGACGACATCTACGTAGCAGATAGAAATCGAGTCCAAGTGTTTGATTTAGAAGGAAATTTTGTTAGAAAGTTTGAGACCGGTGTTAATAGCGGTGGGATAGATGTTTCAAACGGCGAAGTGTATGTAGTGAAGATAAATCATTTTATCGAAGTGTTCGATTTACAAGGTAGATATATTAGAAAGATTGGGAAATGGGGTCGTAGAGATGGTGAATTAAATAGTCCAGCATATATTTGTGTTTCAAATTCCGAAATCTATGTGTCGGATAAAGGTAATAATCGCGTCCAAGTGTTTAATTTACAGGGTAAATTTATTAGAAAGTTTGGGATGGGAAATCTTGATGGTCCATCTGGAATTTGTGTTTCAAATGGGCAAGTATACGTAGCAGATTATACTGGTATCAAAGTATTTGATGTGTAATTAACGGGGCAGGAACTATAAAATTGATTACATTTTATAGTTTATCATTGAATATGTGAATATGAGAATATGAACGAATATAAAGAACTATCAAATGAGATTGCCATGCGTGAGTACGGCGATCTGTATAATAGAAATTTGGCTCTTCACGTTATACTATTGCGTTTTGCAAGGGAAAAAGAGATCGATCATGCCGAAAAAGAAGACTTAAAAAATATACTTTTAATCATGAAAAATCGCTCGCGAAAGGTTCATAATTTTTTCATGGGCGAGATGCGATATGTAGATATATATCCGGAGCTTGCGGATCTTTTGGAACGACTTCAACGGTTTGTAAAAATGAACGTGGGATTGTGCGATATCATTTCTAGTTTGCCGGTCTCTTTCACGCAAAAAACTGTGTGCGATGAAGTATATCCTGTTACAAGTGATTGTTAAATTTGATTATGATTATTATAATCAAATAGAGTAACGAGGCGATAAATTGTGAAAGATGTAATGTATTTAAATGTCAAAAACGGGCTCGAAAAAATGAAATGTCGTCGTGCTGTTTGTTCGATGAAAACATATTCTTGCTATTGGCGATAAACTTCTGCAACAACTCCTCGTCCGACTCGGTGTGTAGAACGAGATCCGCGAGATCTTCTTCCGTATACGAGTCGTGTACTCCGTCCGAAGCGACAAAAATAACGCGTTCACCGGGAATGCCCGGAATATCGTCGATGTTGATTTGAGACATATCCCAATTTGATCGAACTCCAATTTTCTTTGCGTGATGGTCGCCGATTGTGCATGTGCATGAAAGTGTCGTCTCTCCGTATTTTTCGTATTTAGGGTTAGAAACAATGTAGGTACCGTATTCTCCTTTTGCCGTGCCAATCATCATGCGAGAGTGATTGGCGTAATTATTGGACCTCTGATAAATCTTTAACGTCTCGTGATAGACCGCAAGACACTTCGTTTGGATCGTCTTCTTGTCTTGATTGTCCGGATCGAGTTTTAGGCTGGCGGTAGCCTGGTGCCACGCCTTTGTTGCCTCCATCATTGAATTGTATTCGGGAAAGTAATTGATTTTTTCGCCGTTGTTGTAGATAGGAATCATTTCTCCGACACTCGTGTTATACATTAGCGTTCCAATACGGTCATTGGTCGTTCGCAGAGATTCGATGCGCTCGTACTCGGATCGAGAAAGAGGGCTGTGATCTGCCGTAATCAAATTAATGTACCCCTTTCCAAAGATGTATCCACGCGAATCTCCTGCGTTGGCGACAGTAAACGTTCTGCGATCCCGATTGAACGAGACGTAGGTTAGAGTTGTACCGCCACGAACTACTTTCCCCGCATTGATAGGGACATCGTCGATGATCGTCACGCCTGGGTCTTTAACGGCCCAGCTGGCAATCATTTCATTCTCTATTTCGGTCGACCATTCACTGACATCCTCTCGACCAGATTTGTGGAGCATCTCGATCTTTTTGCACACTTCTTCCGCGTAGTATTTACCACATACACCGTGTCCATCGGCTAGAACAGCGCCATCAGGTAAGATCTTGACGCAGTCTTGTCCGGACGTGACGTTAGAAAGTAAGCCTGTGAACATATTTTCTGAGTATTCGACGATATTCTGAGTATTATGCAATATTCAGACACAAAAATCAAATTTATTTATAACTTTGTCGAGTCAATTACGCCCCAAGGGGTGGAAATGAAGCGTTTACCTGCGTTTTTTCCGACGTTTTTCAGGTTGTTTGTGCACTCTGTGCGCGAAAACATACAATTTTCAAGCGACGGCCGCCACGAAAGATGCCATTTTGACATCTTTGAGTTGGGTCCTCCGTAGCCTCCTAATTGCCAGTTGGGTTGTTTGTAATTAACATCTGCGACGGCGCCAGTTGCTAACTTAAAGTTGGTTGCAGCCGGTGCAACACCGTTTGAGCCGCAAATACCGGACATCTTATTTTGATACTGCCCTGGAACGGTAACGGACACAGCGCTGGATCCGCTTGATACAACAAAGCCGTCTTTTGAGAAGCTGTTATGATAGGTTTGACCGGCGTACCGAATCATGACGTCGCTTACATAAGATGGCGTTCCTGGACCCTTTGCTCCATCCTGTTTGACTTGGACTTCAAATAGTCCATCATCTGTCTTTGCAAATGTATAGATCGAATTTTGTTGGATGTGGAAATATTCTCCGTTAAAGTTGGTAAAGTGTGGATCGCCGTTTGCCGTGCATGTCCGAAATGGGCCGGTTGGCGTACTCGGTGCAACGACGGCGGCCTTAATGACTATCGCTGTTACTACTTTACGCGTAGTTGGGGTCATTACGACCTTAGGTGCCGATGTCGCTACCACCTTACCAGCTGTTGGGGAGACTACTTTACGAGTTGGGGCCACTACCACCTTACCAGCTGTTGGGGAGACTACTTTACGAGTTGGGGCCACTACCACCTTACCAGCTGTTGGGGAGACTACTTTACGAGTTGGAGCCACTACCACCTTACCAGCTGTTGGGGAGACTACTTTACGAGTTGGGGCCACTACCACCTTACCAGCTGTTGGGGAGACTACTTTACGAGTTGGGGCCACTACCACCTTACCAGCTGTTGGGGAGACTAC